GCTTGTTGGAGAGTAATTACTTTCCAAATAAAACCGTCTTTTGTGATTTTCATAATCGTAAGTTTTTTAAGTTTGTATTATTAATTTGACTCTACAAAGATAATACATTTATTCGAGACTACCAAATTTATTTAGATATATTTTTTAGCTTCTAATGTTAAAGCTTTTAAATTTAATTTTATTTCTGAAATAAAATACCTCAACCCAACAATATTAAACAATATACTTATAATGAACACGGTTTCACCCATAACAGTTAAATCAATTTTAGTAATATATGTGAATGCTAATATAGGAATTAATAATGCACCACAAACCATACTCATTACTATACAGATAATACTATTCCGTATCAGCTTGTTTCTAGAATATAATATTTGAATCTGTTCAACTTTACAATTGTAATTTTTAACATCGGGTTGTTCCAATTCTTTTACTAATATTCTAGTTCTGTCAATACTTCTACCTAATCTATTAGATAATGTTAACAATACTAATCCTACTCCAGATATTAATGCAATTGGTGTTATACATGATTGCAAAAATTTAATTAATTCTATTTCCATTATTTCATTTTTTTCATTACACCTTTATACAATAACTCTATTTCTGTTGGTGTTAAATTACCTTTAATTGTATTGAACCTTTTCGAGCAACCAACTACATTGGAATCTATATATCCTTTTGTATTATCTACTCTATCAAAAGTTAATTGATTGTCATCATTATGAATATTATTCAACTCAGCATTTGTGAAATAACATTTCTTTGTTAATAATAATTGTTTCACTTTTTTAAAGGTCATATCGAATGGTATGTTCCTACTTTTAGCCGAGGTTGAAATTTGACACATCTTGTGTGCTACTTCTATATCACTTACCATAATATTATTCTTTTGAATCTTCAATGATTATTAATAAATCTGATACCATATTACCTATTCCACAACAAGCCTCACCATTCATTGAGTCCTCATCAAAATTCATTTCAAGTTCACGTAAGGTATTTAATTGTTCAGTTAACATTGGTACATCAATATTACTATACCAATTCATAATTGCTTGAACCAATAAAGCTTCTTTGCGTTGAATAGGTGTTGTACCACAACCTTGACTACACATTAACATTTTTACTTTATTTTCTGTGTTGTATACCACTGCATCTATTGGGTGTATGCTGTACTTCAACGGTATTACTTTATCAATGGTTTCACTTTGGTTTGATGTATTAGTAATAACATCAACTTCAGATTTATTAACCCATAGGTTTAAATTTTTAACTTCGGGGTGTGCAACATCTAATGATAAAATAACTTCGTTAGAATCGTTTACAATAGCATCTAGCACCGTTGCTTTAAGACCATTTACCGAACCATAAATACTATGTTTTATTATTACTTCCATGATTTTAATTTTTGAATTGTGAATAACTTAATTTGACTTTGTAAAGATAAGTAAAATAATTCACACTACCAAATATAATGTGAATTATTTTAAATTTATTTTAGTCTAAAGCTAAATCTACTGCTTTTGTCATACCACCTTCGAATTGAACAAATAATGTTTGTGATTCGGGTTCAACTTCATATTCACATCCAATGTATACCATTGCTTTGAAATCTTTATTGAAGAAATCTTCGGGTAACAAATCATAATTTGATTCTGTTAATGTTTCTCTATCTTCGGCTACTTCACATTCAATGATTGTTCCACCATTAATAAATAAAGAATTGCTTTTAACAATATCTACCATATAACTACGACCATTACATTCTAATGTAACACCACCTAAATCATATTGGTTAACATCAACTTCACCATCAACTATAATGGTAACGTTTAAAAATTTTACTGTTTTCATAAGCTAAATGTTTTTAATTAATTTGACTCTACAAAGATACAACATTAAATTGTAACTACCAAATATTATATGAATTATTCTAAATAAAAAAGGTGGAATCCTACATTCCACCTTATACCTTAATTTGAACCTATTTACAACAATCGTCAAATTAATAAAAAAGGACGGACTTTATCGGGTGAGCGAGGTTGTCCGTCCTTATTAATCGTCAAATTAATTAATCACTTAAAAGAGAAGTGTTTTGCTCACCCTTATTTTGAAGCTCTTTATCTATCGTTCCACCGATGTTGTGATTCTTTGACTTATATATTTTAAAAAACTATCTGTACGTGCCATAAATATTGCTTGCATATTTATCTTCCAGACCGTATTGTGTACGTAAGGGAATTTAACCATTAATACAGTTAGTTTGTTTTTTTATTCGTTGGGGTTGCTTGTTAATCCACCCGTTGATATATACGTTATAAACCCACCACCTAATGTACCAACCTCAACATTGTTTTTATATATATGTGATTCAGCTAAAGAATATTCTAAATTACTACCCATAGCACCTTTAATAGAACAATATACTTGCCAATAAGGTTTTTCAACTCGCCATTCATATGTAAATAATTGTGGTTCTTCGATAATGAAATTTTGAAGATGACCTAAAGAATCCCCCATATAAACAGTTGTTTTTTCGGTTACAACCAATTCGTATCTGAAAACATCGTACCCAGTTTCGATATCTGTGGTATCAATTGTTGCACTTTTAAGAGTTGGTTCGTTTTTTTCACATGAAGTGAATACTGTTAATGCAATTACACTTAGTAATAAAATAATTTTTTTCATAGGATTTAATTTTTTATATTGTTATTATTTCAATTTGACTTTACAAAGATACAACATTAATTTGACATATGCAAATTATTTACAACATTTTTTCATATTCATATGAATATTTTTTTTGTTCAGATATTGGTAACTCAGCAACACACATAAATATTTCTTCTTCATTTAATTTAAAACCGTCATTCAGTAATTCAATTACCGATGTATAATGATATACGGTATCATATGCTTCTATTGGTGCTTTATCTTTTGTATTCCAAATAACAAAATCTTCTTTTGATATGTTTTTCAATTCAATATCATTATATTCGATACTGTTACCATCTAAAAACATATCTATTTCTTCTATTATAGTATATGGTGAATCTAACATACATTCAAGTTCACCAATTATTTTACCATTTGAGAATATTGTAACCTCATTTACTTCACGTTCATCATTTTTTGATGTAACATATTGTATTATTTTTGACGTTTCCATGACTTTAATTTTTTAAAGATGAATATTTTAATTTGACTCTACAAAGATAAGTAAAATAATCTACACTACCAAATATAATGTAGATTATTTTTAAATTATTTTACCATACTCTTAACCCACCATATGTTAATGGAATACCTCTATCACCAAATTGTATTACTTCACTGTCAACGTGTATCATATCACCACTTACAGTATCTAAATAATATTGGAAACATTCAGCTTTAGTACCTTGATTAGGATAAAACCCATATATCAAATGATTACCTTGTTCAAACGTTCTAAAGAATACAATACGTAAGGCTGTACGTCCTCTGCCGTATGTATGCACATCACCAAGTTCTTTAAATTGTTTAAATGATATACTTTCATTATATTCAGTTAATAAACCAAGTGTACGAAAATCTTTACCTACACGAATAGTAGCTTCAACAAATAATTGTTCAGCTTTTGCCTTTTCGAAATATTCACCGTATATGATATATCCTTTGTCTTGTTTACAACAACGATAAAAAAGATTTTTTTTGAATTCGGTATTACCCTCTGTGATATTTTCATTCTCTTTGAGAATTACTATATTGGCTTCTCCAAACATAATTGTAAGATTTAAAATGAATACTTTAATTTGACATTACAAAGATAAAACAAAAAAGTGTAACTACCAAATATAATTACACTTTTTTTAAATTATTTCTATATGGTATTATATAGTTATACCTCATCAGCTTCTAAGAATCCATATTCAAACATGATTTGTCTTTCAATTTTTGTCATACCACGTTCAACAAATGTACTGAATGAACCATTAACTTTTTTTATTTGTTTTGGATTTAAACCTAAGTATCTACCAATACCACGCATAGCACGTTTTGATGTTCTACCATAATAACAATCTAATTGTAACGAACCAAATTTTGGTACAAAAACTTCCCCAACTGATTCGGTATTCCAATACTTTTTAAAATCATCATATGAATTTATTTTATCTTTTGGGAATAAATGTTCTTGGTATACACCGTCACCTTTTAGGTAATATCCGTACTCTTCCTTTACATTCTTTTCAGAATAGAAACGATATTTTTTACATACACCACATTCTTTTAATAAAGCGTTTTGCGTATCAATATTTCCTTGTGAAATATCTTTTAATTGAATTGTTGTAAATCCACCCATGACTGTAAGTTTTAAATGTTATTATTAATTTGACTCTGTAAAGATACAACATTTATTTATAACTACCAAATGTTTTTACAATTATTTTAAATAAAAAATGGTGTACCTACATTACATAGGATACGCCATTACCGTTGTGGAACGAAGAAATATTTTAATAAACTCTTGTTATTTTTGTTTGACTTGAATTGTATATACTATCACCTACATTTAAACCGTATAATGGTTCTTTAATAAACATTAGCCAATTACTTTGAAGACCATATAATGGAGATGGGTTACCATTTCGAATAAACATTGGCTTACCATTCGTTGGTGCTTTAAACATTGCACGAGCTTTTAATACTGGTTCAGAATAGTTGGTAGTATCTGTTACCACATCTTTAACTTCTTTCACCACAGCATTTAATTTCATCTCAAGTTTTTCAAGCTGTGATAAGATATGCACCCAATATTTATATTCATTCGGGAATATAATAACAGATTGATTCTTTTTATATGCTTTCATCTTTGCTTCATGAAATGCTATACCACCTTTGGCTTGCTCTAAAGCTCCTTTGATATCTGTAACCTCTATTGGATTACCATTAATATCTGAAATAAATACACCTACCATAACTATAATAATTTAGAATATTTAGATTTCAATTTTCTCATCATTTTTTGGTAGCGTTCTCTCGTAGCTTTTCCACTTGGTAATGAAACATCTATTTCGCAAATGATTTCATTTGTTGTAGTACATCTCAATCCACATGAAAATGGTGTACTTGCTAATCCTGTATAAAATAAAATGTAATTCATATTATATAATATTAGATTCAATAAAACCTTTTGTTTGTAAACTTGTAATGAAAATATTAAACTTTTCTTTATTAGTAAATGTTGCTATGTCGAAAAAATCACTACCATCATTATGTTTTGATATACCATTATGGTAGTTAACTAAATATTTAGCTTTACCAACATTATACATGATATTATATCGTTTGAATGTTATATCCATTCGTACACCACGCCTATTTTTTGACTGAATATAATTGCCGTCCATATCAGTTAAATAGTGATGTACTATTTTTGGGTATTTAGTCTTATCCAAACAAGAAAAGTCTATTATTGCACACATCATTCCATCACCCTCAGTTGATTCATATCCATTATAACCATTGATAAATGTTGCTTCACCTTTATATGGTTTACCATTGAATAAAAATTGTTTCGGGAATTGTTCACCATCATCGAAAGTTTTTATGTTCATAGTAGTAAGTTTTAAATGTTATTATTAATTTGACCTTACAAAGATACAACAAATATTTGTAACTACCAAATTTATTTATTGTTTTCTTTAATAAATTCTTCAATCCATTGATAATAAGAACTACCCATTACCTCTTCAAAATCACCATCGTATTCACGATAGTCAATGCATACTAATTCATTACAAGGTGATGCATTTAACCAATTGATACAATGAGTTATCATTTGTGGTGTTGGTTCCATACCACTAAAATCTTCGATATATGCTTTACCCTCAGCTAAATCTTCAAATAGATTTTCTAAATCAGTTTCGGGTGTTATTCTATTTTGATATAAAGTAACAAGCATATGTTCACCATTGAAATGTAAACAAGCTATACCACCATCTTCACAAATCACTGTAACATCTTTGTCACTTGACTTTGCATTGATAACTAAAAATTTTATTGTTTTCATAATAGTAATTGTTTTAATTTGACTCTGTAAAGATAATACAATTATTTGTAACTACCAAATTATTGTACAACTATTTTTCGTAAAAATAATCTACATTGTACATCACGATTAAATTCTTCACTTTTCCATGAATAATCATATTGTAAACAATCTTTTAATATAATATAGGTTGCCTCATCTGAGATAACAACATTATATCCTTTATTAACTTCAATAATATTCAATATCGTTTTAATAGCATTCTTTTTACTAGAAAAACACATTCTATCATATGTACGAAATTCATTGCCGTTATATGCCATTTGCATATTCTCTAATAAGTAAATGTATTTTTTTCTCATAACAATAAAGTATTAATTAATTGACTTAGCAAAGATACGACAATTTTTTATCAATTCCAAATTTTATACCTAATTTTTTCTCTATTTTTGGTAAATGTTTTGGTGCATCAAATGAATCATTCCAACCGCCATTTTGTAATGATAATCGTAACGTTTCTTCTGTAATATTATTATGTCGTTTTACTGGGTCAACACCCAAACCATTTGGTGTAGAATCTAATAGTTTACCTCTTACTTTTAACATTATATGAGAACAGCTAGTTGGTAATCCTTCATTATGTTTTATGAATTTAGTATTAATTTCATAATAATGATATGTACTAGAATATAAATAAACAAAACTAATTCTATGCATATATGGATAACCTTGTTTTTTTAACCATAGATACATAGCTAAGGCAGAATATCCACATCCACCATAATTAATGTTTTTTATACTATCTAAATATTTTCTTATTTCTTCAAGACCTTTAAGAATATCATTCGCTTTTTTCATTACTGTAGATATATTAGATTAATAACTTAATTTGACAATACAAAGATAAACAAAATAATCCATACTACCAAATATAATATGGATTATTTTTATAAATTATATATTACATAAACATTGTTCAACAACCAAATTCCATGTAGCTGTTGGGTCTTCTTTTTGTATAGTTGGATATAATCTAAGTACGTCTTGTATTTGTTCATCTGTAACACCATAACCTACACTACTTGCAACTTGTTCAACGTCCTCAGCAGTTATAGGACATATATCCTCAGCTGGCTTAAGATTATCAGATAATATACAACATATCGTATCAAATGAATTTTCAATCTCATCGTATGTTGTATTGAAAAAATCTTGTGCTTCATCACTATACCTAGTACAATCTTGTTCTGTATTATCTATTATCGCACTATCACCAAATTTAGCCATAACTATTTTATCAGTTAGTTCTGTGATTAATTCAATCAATCTTGAATTGTCGATATACACTTTTTTCATAAGAGTAAGTTTTTAAATGAATATTATTAATTTGACTTTACAAAGATAATACATTTAAATCTAATATCCAAATGTTTTTACAATTATTTTTACATTAATTCAAAATAATACATACTTGCACACCAACTCATTGCTTCATCTAATGTTACATACTCTATAACAATTTCATTCGTTTTTCTATCAATTACTTTATATTGTTTCATATTATATAGTTTTAATTGTTTAACATATTACAAAGATACAATATATATTTTAAAAAGTCAGTAGACGATAATCAACATATCAAAAATAAATAAAAAAATATATTGAAAATAATACATAAATAATTTGGTAGTTACATTTATTTGTTGTATCTTTGTAGTGTAGTAATAAACAAAACACTACCAACTGCATACACACCATGTGCCGAAAGTCTAGACTCCACCCTACAATAAAATGTTCCACGTGGAACATAACGAAAAGGTATACATAACTTTTTACAGCTACATATACCAATCGGTTTATATCACATGTTACTGTGTATATTCTTATGGGGTTAATTAAAACCCTAATTCTTTTTTAATATATGACACTGCTCTAATATCAAAACTACCAATATGCCAATCAGTTAATTTTGTTTTTGCAATACCTTTACTACCACAATAATTTTTACCATCTTTATAATTATATATTGTTGCAATAGTACCATCTTTAAATTCGATTTCCCATTCAGCATCTGTCTTATACCCATCACCTTTACTTGGTTCACCAAATACTTTTTTAAGTTGTGCAAAACTACATTGAATACTACCTACTAATGACGTACCACTAATATTAATTTCTTTTTGATTGTGAGTTGAAAATTCCATGACTTTAATTTTTTAAATGAATACTATTAATTTGACTCTGTAAAGATACAACAAATATTTTACAATTCCAAATAAAATATGAATTATTTTTAATATTCTAATAGTAAATTCCAAAATTTAGTATAATACTTTATTTGATTACGGTTCTCCATTGGATATAACTTTAAATCTTTAATAATATTATATGTAACACTTAATAGTGTTTCAATTGGTAATACATTTAATTCTTTTCGTATGTGTGCATGAACAAACTTATTTGTTACTAGCATTAATTTCTCCATAATAATAAGGTTTTTAATTTGACATATACAAAGATACACTAAAATAACTACACTACCAAATTATAATGTAGCTATTTTTAATATATTTTTAATGCTCTACAAAACATACATTCTTTTTAGTTACACAATATGTGCAATTTAAACCACATCTAAATTTAATATCACTATCCTTTGTAGCTGGACATATAAATGTATTATATTGATTATGTAAACTCTGACAATATTCTATATTACCATAGTTTAAATTACCTTGTACATAACTTTCAATTAAATTGAAATTATTTAAACACTCAATATAATTAAAATTTAATATACCTTTAACCTTAGTATAAGCATAAAACTTTTTTAATGGAAATAATTTTATTATCTCACACCAAAATTCAATATATTCTTGACTAAAGAAGTCACCCGATGAGTGGATACGAATTACATTTTCTTTATTATTACTTAATTGTAATATTATTAATTCTTTTAATAATTCTTTATTCGTTAAGAATAATTGTAAATTACAATCTCTAAATATACGTGTATCAGTATATTGTCTCTCAGCTTTTCGAGCATAACAAGTACTTTTACAATCTTTACAATTTAAACAAGTTCTTACAGCTGGTAAATCAAATATTAATATATTATATAATTTTGAATTACCTTTTGCTAATCTATTACTTGTTATATAATGATTAAAAACTAAAAGATTTCTACCTTTACTTGGTTTTGTGTAATCTACTCTATTGGTTTTAAAATCAATTTTTGATTCCATAATGATAATATTTTAAATGAATAACTTAATTTGACTTTGCAAAGATATAACAATTAAATTTAATATCCAAATAAATAACCAACTTTTTTAATTTATTTTTTCTATACCATATTATATAGTATATATTATATACCTTTACTTACAGTTTATCACTTTTATATACCCTTATTTGAAAAACTATCACTTTTACCCCGATAGAAAATTCAATTTTACTTACATATCGTAACTAAATCAATTATTTTTAATAAATAATGAAAATAATACCTAAATAATTTGGTAGTCTCATTTATTATACCTATCTTTGTATTGTACTTAAGAGAAACAGTACGGGCTGAGATAAGAAAATATCTTAGGAGAGTAGACTCCACCCTACCTTATACTTTTTAACCCCTAAAATAATTTAAAAATAATTGCTAATATATTTGGAATTGTAAAATATTTGTTGTATCTTTGCAATGGTTTATATTTCATTATCTGTCTTATCCTACGCCATAGGTGAAACAGAACGCTGTGTCCTTAACTCTCTGAGTAGTGTGGAGAAATCCTCATACCCATGATTGTTCTGGACATTTTTTTTATCCCACAGTGAAAAATTCTACATTCACTGACATGGGAGAAATATGTCCATTAATCACTGAGAGTTTTTATTTTTTAAGGTACAATTAATATTGTTCCACGTGGAACATAATATCCCGTTTTTTAGGGGTAAATAACACCTTTTTGTCTAAATTTTACCCAAAAATTTATAGAGAATTTACACGGAACATAACCTACAAACATCATTTTATATATTGTACACTTTTGTGTATCTAATATTCCCACTTTTTACCACTTTTTTTCACAATTTCTTCTAAAGGTCCTATTTTAATAGCGTGTCGGGTTATCTTAATAGCGGAACATAAAAGATGTCAAATAAGGTACTTTTTAGCTATTCTAAGGGAGTCTTTCTGTGGTGTAAGGAAAGCACACACTTTTGTGTATGTAATGTCTTATATGGGATGTATTAGGGGTCTAAAAAGAGGGGTACACTTTTGTGTATTAAGGGGGTATTATATGTGTATGAAATAGTCCGGAAAATTTTTTTCTATAGGTGGATATTATGGATATTAGGGGGGTGAAATGTGTTAAGTACACTTTTGTGTATGTGGGTGTATGAGAGTATATACACTTTTGTGTGTATATTATTTAATTTCATAATTATGTAAAATGATATGGTTTTCATTAAAATAATAGCATCTCATTTTTTTATTATTTATTGTTTCATAAGAATATTTTAATTTACTAAGGTTTATTTTTTTGAGTGTAAATTCAAAAAACCCTAAACTTTCTTTATTTTCATTAATGAAGTTAAATCTAATAAGTTGATTGTTATTAATTCTTTTATAATACCCAGTCTTAGTATAAAATGCACTACAATGAGTTAGGTTTATTTTATCGGTGTTATATGTATAGCAGTCACAAACTTCAATATTATTACGGTTAATAATAAACGATAAAAATTTTATTGAATTATAGTTATTAAAGTTCATAAATTAGTCTATATGGAAAAGTATATTAATATCATTATATTGTATTCTAATAGTATCTAGAATTATAATTTTACTATTATCTATAATATTCCAGAAAGGTTTAAGATTAAAGAATACAAATTCTGGTTCATCGTATGCTTGATAATTTCCGTATACTACTTTAATAAGATTATTTTTATTGAAGGTAAGTGAAATAATATCTTCTATTTTAAAGTCAATTAATTGGAAGCAATGGGGTGTGAAGTATAGTTGATGTGAATGGTATGTATTAATGATATTATAATCTTCTAGGGTTTTAAAAGATATAAGGTTATTAGTAGGAGTATAGTTATTAAAGTTCATTATAAATGTTTAAAATTGAATACTATATTAATATCTTCTAGGTTTAAACAAATATATTCTGCTGGATAAGGTTGTAGAACTTTATAGTTAGCAATAATCTTTTCTATAGGATATTTAAGATTAAAGAATATAGTTTCAGTTAAAATTTGGTCATCGTTATCTTTTAAATAATTTATAAATTCTACACATATAAGATTAGTTTTATTTTTAGATAGTTCAGTTATTTTTGTTAAATTAAAACCTAAAGTTTTAAAACCATAGTGGCTATAATTACATATAGTAGTATTATATTTTCCTATAACATTATAGTCATCTAATGATTTAAAGGTTAATTTATTTGATATGTAATTATTAAAGTTCATTATTTAAAATTGAATAATATATTAATATCTTCTGGGGTTAAGTGAATATTTTTTTCATTTAATGGTTGTTCATTAATGAGGTTTTTATTAATTATATTATCAATTGAATTATTTAGGTTAAAAAATATACAATTATTCATATCGGTATATTTTTCTGTTATTTTATAATCTTTAGTGAATTTAATTTTAATAATATTAGTATTCGAATAATTTAGTCTATATAAGTCGGTTAAATTAAAACTTAGTTTAATAAGATTATCAGGTATATATTTTTTTTGAATGACGGTGCTATAGGTCATTATTATTTTATAATCTTCTAATGATTTAAATGATAGTTTATGTGTATTATAATCGTTGAAGTTCATATTAGAATGGTATTATAGTACGGCCCAATGAGTAACTTTATCCATAGTCATAAACCCTAAGATGTTTTTCATCTTCAACACCGTTTTCAAATCTAACAGCGTAGTAACCTTCGGTTTCAGGTAATCGTTCAGTAACTGGAATCCATACATAACTAGGGTCATCCATTAGTATTCTAACGTCTGAATTTGTTTCAATAACGTTACCTATATTATCCCAACCTATGTTATTTGGTTCTACAATTATGACTACTTTATTTTCGTCACATTTTTGTAATATTTGTATTAGTTGTTTAACTGTCATGATGTTTAATTTATAATATTAGAATGGTGTTTCGGAAACTATGATTGATGTATTGGATGGGTATACTTGTATTCTATATACAGCTGGTATAAGATTAAGGATATATATATCTTCTTTATCTATACGAACATTAATATTTTTAAGATAAGATATACCATTATCTGTTTTTTTAAGATTTTCAATTTCTATACGTAGATGTTTATAGTTAGATTGTGTTATTTGGTAGAATGTAGGTTTTACCTTATATGTATTAATGTATTCTAGATATAATAACTTAATCTCATTAAGTATTGGTGTTTCATACTTAAAAGACATTAGGGTATTAGTAGGTATATAATTATTAAAGTTCATTGAAACAAGTTATTTTATCGACATTATTAAATACAATAGGGATATTCATATATCTATATGGTGTTGCTTGATATAGTTCTTCTGAGTCCATTTCGTTCATATATTTTATTCTATCTATATCTGGTATGTGTATTATAGTAGGTTTAGTTTTATTAGTTATACAGAACTTATAAATTGCCAGTTGTAATTCAATAAGGATAGGTTTATTGAATTGTAGATTTTCTGTAGGTTTATAATCATTAAATTTCATTATTGTTTAATCAAATATTTCTCCACATCTACTACATACTTTTCTTTCATTACCATTTAGGTTAATAATATTTTTATATTTTCTATGTTTACAATTATGTCTGAGTTCAACATAGTCATTGAAATATAATAATTTCAAGATGAATGTTATTATGTTATCTTTTATTTCCATAGTCTATTCTTAGTACGATATCAACATGTTTTATATCTATATTTATTGGTATATTAAGTTCTTTTTTGTGTTTAAATAATTGATTTAAATTTATATTATCTTTAAGTCTGAATCCAATAGCGTTAGTTAGTTTATTAATACTTTCTGGTATACATACTTTTCTATATTGAGAATTTATTCTTAAGTTGAAGTCTACAATGATAATATTATTATTTGATTCAGTTAATTCTAATAAGTCGACAATTCTGAATCTAATTTCATGTATATTATGTGCATTATGTATATCTTCTTTACCACCATATATTCCAATAACATTATAGTTTTCTAATGATTTAAAGGATAGCTTATATGTTGACGTATAGTTATTAAACATTGATTATATCATTGATTGTGTTGATTGTTTTATCAAATGCTTTATTAAGGAATATAATAAATTCTTCATTAGTTATTTCCTTAATATACCCATCATTGATATCTTTTATATTTAGAAAACAATCGTCATTCATATCTACACTTATAGCACCACAAGCATGTTCTCCACCATATATTTTAATACATTCGAAGTTTACTTTATTATTTTCTACATAACCAACACTGGTTAATTTTATAACTGAAGAAGCTGATAGTTTATAACATTTACCTATTAAATTAGTATACTCATGATTGTTTAATTTCTCTAATTCTAGTTTTAGATTATTTACTTCTAATTGTTTTTCTTCAATTTGTTTTATAAGTTTATCTCTCATGATTTATATGTTATTTTATTAATTCAACTTCAAGTTCACCATTATAAAATATGTTACGACAGTCAGTTTTTAAATATGGTTCATTATCTTTTCTCCAATCAGAATATTTCTGAGTAACAACATGAATAATACCATTGAAACGAAATCTATCATGTTTTTTTAGTTTGCTTATTATTGTTTTCATATTTATTTTTTAATGGTTTTAAAATATATTTCAAAAAATATTACCCAGATACAACTAAATAATCCTAAACAATATGGTATAATTTTATCTGTGTGGTAATTAAATATAATTGATAAGACACTCAGTATACCTAATAGAGTATATATCTGTATTATATGGTTTCTTTTTATTAGTTTATCAATATCTATAATATAGTTATATATGAATATTTTACTAATATTTTTATATAATACGAATATTATAAAACATAATATCATAACACACAAATAAAAACTTTCCACCATATTATTATTTATCTATATTTTCCATAGTTTACGTTACAGCTTTTTGTTTGGTCTTCTGGTTCACAATTACAATAGGTGCACCATATTATTTTACCATTTAGGTATGTATCTTTTTCTTCTTGTGTTTGAAATTCTTGTATATATTCTAGTTCCCATTCTGGTAATTGAGTTAATACTGATTTCCTAATAACTCGTTTAGCGAAGCCACATTCTTTTATATGGTATATACCAGTTTTCAAATCAAAATTGATTCCTGTATAACAATAGAATCCTTTTGGTATTTTCTTTTTTAATTTTCTAGGTAATTTATCCATTATTAGTTTTATTAACGAATAAGTAATTAAGGGCACCAATTAACGTTTGTATGACAATATATGCTGTTACACCTATAATCATTACACAAGTTATAAATGTTTGTAAGAACGTCATTATAATTGATGTTACGATGGTGTATGGTGCAAACGTAGTTAAGAACAATAATATTTTACCGGGTAGATTAAGTTTTTTAGAGAACTTAATTAACTTAAAGTAGATAGAATAATCGTCTTCATATTTATGATAACGTTGGTTATATTTTAAACTAAATACGTCATGATATAGCGTTTCATCGTAACATACATCTTTAAAGAATTTTAAAGCTTTAATTATTTTATCTTTCATGGGTTATAATATATTTAAGTATTCATTGAATCTATGTTCTCTAATTGGTCTTACTTCTGGTTTTGTTGAAAATCGTAATAATAGACATGGTGATATTTTATTATATGTATCAACGAATTCATATGAAATTAATTCATTATTTTTTATTCTGTTTTTTATTTTATTATGATATGGATACATTACTTTCTTTATTTTATACTACTGGTATTTCTTTATATAGAATAGTTGTTGTTACGTGGTGTGCTTGACCATCACCTGATGATGTTGATAATAAATTAATTATTTCTATATTATTTGATGAAAGAAATTCATTAATTAAAACTTCCAATGTAACATAACCATGGTTAGTGTTATTAATTGTGTGGAATACTTTTACTTTATACATATTATTTACTTAATTCTGTTATTAGTGCATCGAAACATATATTTCTGTTTTTCCTATCGAATTTTTTAACTGTGGACCACCAATAACCTTCATATTTTTTAATGTTTGGTTCTGGCTTTTTGAAGTTATATTTTTCAGATAATGACGTAATATTTCCAATATTAAATTCTGGTATATATTTATTCACATGAATAATAAGGATATTGGTCTTATATTTTTTATCTATAATTCTGTCTATTGAAAAGCACATAGAATCTTTAATTTTACCACAATTTTCTTTAGAATTCATATATTTTTGTGCTTCTAATAGAATTTCTATTTTTTCTTCGTTTGTTAATGACTTCATAATACATATTTTAAATTAGACATATGCAAAGATATAACATTAATTTGATATAATCAAATAATTTATATTTTATCTAAGATTTATAGTTGTTAAATTAGACATATAAGTTTTATATTCTTCAATAGAATTAAATTTAAAAACATCACCGGAATTATCTGTAGTTGTAATACATTTAACGGTACCTAGTTTTACATTAACAAATAGATATGTAGCACATTTATGGTGATTAAATAATATTCTAAAAATATCGTAAGTTCGGCAAGGGCTAAATCTAGCATCATAATTAATTAGATATGAATATTCACCACCTTTATTTATTATGTCGTAATATTCAAATTTTAGTAATGTTTCTAATTCACGAATTCTTTCCTTATAAAATATTTTATGATTATATTCGTTTAATTCTGAACACACATATTTAGTTTTAGCATCATTATCTTTAAATTTAGGTGAACTATTATTTAATTCATATACAATTTTAAATTCTTCATCGGTTAATTCGAAAACTACTAGTGATGATAAAGCATATTCATTACGAACTTTATCACATTCTTCTTTAGTTCCAACAAACACAATTTTATTGGTTTGGTCATCCGGGTGTATTTCTACTAATTTATGTGTAATCATAATAGTTTAATTTTTAAAATTTCTTTTTTGGTTTATTTCTTGCTACACGTATTAATCGTTCATTAGTACTAATTCGATATCCTCTTTTGTCACAAATATCATCAAAATCATCAGACCTAAACCCACCACTCATATTGTTTTTGATTTCGTTATACATAAAAATAATATCATCATCTGATATATCTTTGAGTATTTTGGCTAATTTAGTTCTATCTTCTTTAGTTAAAATTGACATTCTAATCTTTTCATCAACCCACTCTTTACGTTTTTTATCTAATTCTTGTTGTTCTCTTTCATACACCCAATCAGATATATCAGGACTATCACCTATTGAATCCATAATTATATATTTTAACGACTAGCCGCTTTAGCGGCTCTTAATCTATTTTCTTTAGTATGTTGTATTTCTTTTTCTAGAGTATCTTCAGTTGGATAAACTTGTCTATCTTCAACTGATTTACCTTCATTCATAAAAGGTTTAATAGCTTCTAATTTATCTATATTTTTTTCATGGTTGTTTAATATCATATAATGCTAATACTGGTGTACTACCATATTTCGTTTTAATAATATTTATTGGGAATCCCTCTTTATCTAATAACTTAAGAAGTATCTTTGTCATTATGTTTGTATCATACGACCAAGCGTACTTAATTAATTGTACTTCGGCTGCACTACCATAGATTTTAATATTTTCTTCTAATTGACTTATAGCAATATCTAAATCTTTCTTTACTTGTTCGGTATAATATGACAACAGATGCTGTTCAGCTTGAACCTGTTCGATTTTAAGCTCTGTATCACGTTTTTTAGCTAATTCTCTAAGTTTAAATACTTTTTTCATATTATATAAATGCATTAAGTATATAATTCTCGATAACACTTTCATCTATTTTAAGTTTACCACATTCTTTATTAGATTTAACTATACTTAAAAAATATTCCATATTGGTTTCCATCCATCTAATGTCAAAACCACGGGTATATCTAGTATCAACAAAATAACCATCATTTTCTAAGATAGTCTTATGTTCATTTGATATATCAAATGTTGATATAAAAACAGAATACCAACCAAACTCGATAGCTTCGTTTATCTGTTTATATATTTTCCCCAATTCAGTAGTTTCTTTATTTTTGAATTGGGTTTTAATCTGTTCTCGTGCTTCAGATGCTGTCATATTATATATCTTTGATTAGATTTTTAAATTCTTCAATAGATACTTCTTTATCATTGATTATGATTTTAATATCCATTTTAGTTTTAGGTTCTTGTTTTGGTATTCTACGCCATTTAGTAGGATGCCATATATTAACTGGATATTGTTTACTTTCATTATAATCTAATTCTCTACCACCATCAACGCATATACCATTCCCATGTTTATCTTGAGATAAGAATATACGTTTAGACCATTCACCACTTAAATATACTTCAACTTCGTCACCCTCTTTTAATGGTGCTTCCCATTCAACTGAATCATCTAGGAATAAATCTAGACTATGTTCAGAATGAGTATTAAATCTACCGTTTATGAAATAACCATTTATGCTACCATCTGGTAAAATAGCTCGTAAAACATCACTATTAGATTGTAGGTAAGGTTCTTTTATATGGATAAATTGCGTTATTTTTTTACCATGTCTTGTACAAAGTGGGTGACCTAAGTTTGCTAATTCAAGAGAGAATTTTTTCATTTTTGTATCCATAATTTATTAATTTATTTACTATCGTTTTATATGTATTAATTGGTAGACATTCAGAATGTCCTGAGAATTTAATTAATGGGTGATATTTTTTAATATTTTTTAACAATTCTTTTTCGATATTAAATATCAAAAAAGGAGAATCTTTAAATTCAATAAGTGTTTTGAACCCATAAGGCATTCGAACATTTCTATTATACCTTTCTTTAACACTTTTACTAGTTATTCCTATTTTAAGAAATACTTCATTATCATTATAACATTCTAAAACATAAAATGTTGCTATATTATTTTTACAAATATTATTAAAGTCTGTTCTAGTCCAGAAACCTTTATTACAACAATTTGGGCAACCCTTTCCACTTAAATGAATACTTCTCGTTTGTTTAAATATAGTTTTACAATTTTTACAATATATTGTATACTTTTTTCTTTTTTTCAGACTATCATCTAGAAACTCTTCTAGACATAAACTGTAGTCATATTTATTTAAATGTAAACTATTTGCTTTTGTAGTAAAATTATTATAAGATTTCATATAAATACATTTTTTACATAATATATGTACTTTAGCATTTTCACCAGTTATAGTAAATAAATTATGACATTTTTCGCATCTAATCGTTATTAGTCCATGCGTACCAATATAATTAATATTATAAAATGTAAACCGAGTATTATATTTATTTTCTAATAATACTTTTAGTCGTATAAAACTATTATTATTTTTTTCACAATCACAAATTTTTAGAAAACTTAAAAGATTAGATATTATTATACTATAATTTTTACCACAAGTCTTACATGTAAGAGTAATTTTGCTTTTATTATTCTTATAATTAGAAAGTGACATAATAAAATTATTACCATATTTTATTATTAGTTTTTCTAATACAAATTCTTGTGTGTTTGGTTTTCTACCCATATTATATTAATTCAAAAGGTTCATCATCCCACGTTAATTGTTTTCCGGTAAGTTTTAGTGATGTACCTTTTGGTACTTCTAACCAAAAGCTTTGGTTTATAACATCATACCATCGATTAAACTCATTTCTTTCTGGTGAATTTTCATACATATATTCATCACCATTTTTATCTACTGCTATCCACGCCATATTATTTCTTTTTATTAGAATAATTTATACATTATTTACTGATAACAGATTAGAAACAACTTCAATAAATTTTTCCTCAGACATCGCTGGTGTATTTGAATGCTCTTCATCAGTACCATCCATATAACAATCAGAATTTATCCTGAATAATCCTTGCAATTGTCTAACGTCTTCATGACGTTCTTTTTTAAAAGGCGTTTCAATCTCAATATCTTCAAACTCAATACAACTACCAAATTCATTAGTTGTGGTAGATTGTTTCTTACAGTCTTTAGAACATTTATCACAAGTACCTCTTTCAACAATAGTTATAAAGCCATTGGTTAGTTTGGGTTTAATTATAGAATATAGATTATATCCACCACACGCACATTTATTGTGAGTTTCCATATCAACTTCAATAGATTCAAACTCACCATTAGTATTGTATTTATCAATAAGAGTTTGAATGTCTTGTGAAGATATTTGTGATTGGGTTGATATTAGTTTTTTAGCCATACTTATAGGTGTTGTTGTACCTACAGTAGATTGAATTACCGTTTTCGAAGTATCTGTATACCAATTCATCTTTAGTATACCAACACTAGGAGAACTTGATGTGAGTTCATCCCAATAAAAATCATTAACTTCAATCTTATCTTTAGGGTCCAAACTAATTAGAATGATTTCTTGTGGTATAAAATGTTCGAAACTAAACATCATACGTTGGATTAATCTTAGTTCACCAAGTTTAACATCCGATAATGGTTTAATACATTTACCAATAATATAAATAGGTAATTCAACATATGTTGGGTCACACAATACTGGCCGTACAGTTATTTTATTCATAATTATTTCTTTTTATTATTGTTAAACCATTCTTTTATATTTGCATTTTGAGCATTTGTATGTCTATCGAAAAATTCAGATAGTAATTCCTCAACTTCATCATCATTATATAATGTTTTCTCTTCAGCTTTTCTAGCATTATAACCATCGATGAACCCCATACATCTATCTTGTGAATGTTTTTGTCTAATATAATAATCTAGTGGGTAACCAATAACTTCATCTTCTACAATGGTTATAAAACCATTAGTTAATTTAGGAAAGACTGTTTTATATTTCTCATAATTACCATCAGTGGTTGGTTCATTATCAACTTCAATTTCAATATCCACATCTTCAAACATATTATTAGAATTGTATTGTTCAATAAACTTTTGAATATCTTCTGGTGATATTTGGTCATGAGTTACAGTTGTTATTACTTTGTTAAGATAGTCAGTAGTACTAAATGGGAATAGTTCATTTGTAGCTAATACAACGGCATCATGTGTTTTATTAATACTATCAAATGAATATCTACATAATGTCTTATCACCCCATAAAACTAAATCACCATCTAATAAATTTTCTTCTTGGTCTATTGATATGAGGTTTAAATCAAATCCATACCAATTTTTATCAACTGAGAATACATCTTGCCATAAAGACAATTGATTTGTTTTACAGTGTTTCCATAAGCCAACTTTAGTTGGAGAACTGTTATTATTAGGAACCAAAATTGGTGTTGCTGATATTTTTTCCATTATTTTTATGTATTATTTATGCAAATGTACGAATAATAATTTACAATTCCAAATATTTAATCTATTATTTCTGGTATTTCACACCAATGGGTTACAAATTCATCACAAAGTTCGTTTATATGTGGACTATCTGACACTAAATAGTCACAATGATTATCAAGTATATAAGCTGTTTGGCCATATTCTAATGTAGCCTCATTTCGAGTAACCTTGTCATCGAAAAAAGTAATTGTATCTTTATTACGCCAAGTAGTTTTAGCTCTAAAGATGACTTGTTTATCAAATGGTGGGAACTTATCAGTTATTTTAATCATTTCCATATCCTAATAATTTAATTAAGATACAAAGATAATAAAAATAAATGTAATAAACAAGGAAATAATAATAAATCTAATATAAGCACTTATTTAATTATTTTTGTTATGTAAATAGTAAAATCATTTTTTAAATAATCATCAATTATTTCGATATTAGTAAATTCACCAAACTCTTTCATAAATAATTTATACATTTCTTTTTTATCATAACCTCTTATAGCTTCTAAATCAGAATTTTTAGCGTAGGTGGATTCTAAAAAATTAACACCAACACCATATTTTGCTTGAGTAACACCAATTTTAATGGTTTGCATCATATCTTTTATAGGCGTATATACGGTAAATGCTCCCGATGAGATAAACCAATCATATTGTAGTTTAACATCATTTATATCTTTTATAGTTTTAAACATTACATTTGGATATTTATTTTTACATTTTTCAATAAAATCATCATTAATATCAACACCCACATACCCAAATTTATTATATTTTTCAGACATATATTCATATAATGCACCTAAACCACATCCAAAATCTAAAATTGTGTCACCATTTTTAAAACCTATGTTTAATAAAACTTTAAATCTGGTATCTTGTTCTTTTTTAGAATCCCAACCAACAATTTGTGATTGATTTTTAGAATCATGGTAATATTCCGGGTAAAAACTTTTTATTATTTCTAAATTATCATTTTTATATTTTTCAGTTAGAAATTCATGTATAGTTTTCGCTATTAATTTATTTGTATTAATATATTTATCCATAAATTTTTAATTATAATTCATATGATTGTAATTTATCATTAGGTCCAACTTGTAGGATGTTTTTAATTTTCTTCATATTATATAGTACCATCATATCTTCACCCCATCCAAAAGGATTGTGAACCATTTCATAGTCTATATTGTTATCCACATAGAATTGTCTTAAAACTTGTGTATTTGTAGGTTTAATAGCTTTATTATTAAGTATAATATTATTAAAGACATAAGCTTTAACTTTATTATTTTCATCTATGAACCTTTGTAATCTTTCAATTACTAACTTTCTTAGTGTTTTAATAACATACGTATTAATAAATTCTAATAAGGTATTATAATTAAGAACTGAATTATTAATATCATTACCAAGTTCTGCAGTAACAATATATAATTTTCTAGAACCTTTAGCATATTTTTTAGCTGTATCATAGTGTGTAGTTATGTATAATCCGGGGCCATATTCATATCTACCATTTTTCTGAGCTATATTATCATTATAATCATTAAGATTACCACCGTGGAAGAAGTTTTTAGTGTTAGGTATATTAGGTGGTGTAATAATATTTTCATGTAAAAATAGTTTCTTACGTAATTCTTCTTTAATAAATTGTTTTACTTCTTCCTTATGAGTCATATCAAAATGTTTATTAATAAATATCAGTACAAGTTATTTTAGTATAGGTATCATCAATCATTATTGGAATACCACATACCATTGTTGGTGTATATTCGGTTTTTTCCCTAAATCTTACTTCATTAGTTATATAATCATTATAATTAGGCTTATTGAATATAAAATTTTGTATTTCACGATATATCTTATCTTCATGATATTGTGGCATAATAATAAATCTTGGTGTTGTTTCATTATTAGTTTCAAAAAAATCGTTAAGCTCATTTATAAGACTATCAAGACTAGATTCATTATTAAACGTCATGAATGTCTTTGGTATATATTCATTGAAATTCATCACAAACAGTTCTATTTACATAACATTTAATTGAATCTGTATCATAATTAAATATAATATTCATATTGAATAGTATTAAGTTATTTGGTATTATATTACCTAAATTAAATTCTGAATTAACTTCTGTATATCTACTAACTGGTATAAACATAACGGTTGGTTCTAGATTATGTTTATCGATATATTTTCGTTTAACATCTAACATTTGATGTGCTACAGTTTTATTATTAAATCTTAATTGATATCTAGGTTTATAATCATTAAAGTCCATAGTAATTACTCTTCAAAACAAATCGGTTTACCAATACCACCAGTAAATTCGACTTTCATACCAAATATTCTGGTATTATCTATCATTTTATGGGTTTCAAATTCATACATTGTTCTATGTGCATTTGGTAGAAATATTATTCTTGGTTCACAATCATTTTTACTTATAAATTCGTTCCTAATATCGTATAACATATTAAGATATTTTGAGTTAAAATGTAAAGCTTTTTTTGGTTTATATTCTTTAAAATCCATTATTCTAATAAAACATTATCAATATTATCCATGAATATTATTTTAATACCTAAATAGTTATTAAATGTTACATTTTTATTAAGTTTATTTATATATTCAAATAGATATTTTGATGGTATGGTAATAAGTTGTGGTGATTTATTATATTTTTTATTAAAAGAAATTACCTCATCATGAATAATTTCTATAATTGTAACATTAAATTTAATGTTTTTATTACCTATATAATTATTAAAATCCATATCTTAAAATTGTCTTTCAATTTCCATTCGTTTTAAACAATCTAAAGCTGTTTCCTTTGGTAACATAATATACCCACAACCAGTTGTACCACCCTTCCAACTACCTTTACGTTTACCACATTCTTTAGAAAAATGAATATCAATACTTCTATTAACAGTATTAAATAAACTAGTCCATTTTAACCATTTAGGTCTCCATTCTCTTTCTTCAACATATATTATAGTTGGTATTATTTCACCATCATAAATATCTATATAGTTATAAGTCCAAGATTTTTGTTTTTCCTTCCATTCATCTTCATAGAAAGATTTCCTAGTATGTTTAGTCTCGTGTTCCCACGTATCATCTTTAAGCAATATAGATGTTCTAACCCAATCTTTATTAACAAATGGTATTTCCCATGTCCACCATTTATTACCACCATTCATATTACCTTGCCCACCTCTATATATCCAGAACGTGTTATTATGTATTGCGATACCCCATTTTGGTGAATCACATTCATCAGTCCATTTATTTTTAAATGGTAATATCAGGGTAAGGTTAAAGAATATAATATCTAAATTTATTCTAGGTCTATTATCAAAATAGCCACATGTTTCAAAGCTGATATCAAATACTTTACTCCAATAAAATACAATAAACTTATTTTGGTAAATCCACTTTTCTTTTATTTTCATATTATTTTTTCTTTTTAGGTTCCGGCATTGGAACTTCTTCTAGTTTAAATTTTCTATTGTCTCTACCAGCTTGTGGTTTAACAAATGGCCCAGCTATCCATTCACCTTCATTTATAAAGTAAACATAGTCTGGTATTGTTTTAGTATATCGTGCACCCATAACTTTATTCTCTATTTTGATATAATATCCGTTAATTCTTGTGAGTAAATAAACCCGGCACCACTTATCATTTGAATCATGTATTCATCTGTATAACCTCTAGAATATCGTTTTATTAAATCCCAGTCATGTTTTTCAATTGCTCTCAACATACCGGGGTCTTTACCCCAAAACTCAAACACACCTTCACTTAATTCACCATCACACATACCAGCATTTCGTAGTGCATCATTATCTACATTATGGGCACCAATAAAATCAGCCATACCATGTTCAGCTTCCCAAAAATCAATAGGTACTATAACGACAGTTCTTAGGTCTAGACCATATTTTTCTTCGTCATCCAAATAACTTAAATTATCAATCGCAAATAATAATTCATTCGCTTTATATATTTTAGTATCTTCATCGTCACCACCAATACCAAAATGTTCTTCGAAATATTTATCTATATCACCCATAAGTATATTTGTTTATTTATCCCAAACAGATTTAAATTTAGTTTTTAAAAATTTTAATGTTATATTATTTTGAGTTGAATAATAACAATCATTCTCAACATTTTCGAATTCAACCAATAAACTTTCAGCTGGAATATCTTTAAGTAATTCTACTGTTTTATCACCATAGGAATATATACCTTCATACACCGCATTAATATCATTAAACCAACCAGCTAAAATATCGTCAGATGAAATATATTTTCTACTATATTTTTTCCATTGGTTACCACATGTACTACAATGATTTACTTCAGATGTATTTATTTTTGAACTACCATATATGCTACCACTACCACAATAAAGTGAGCCTGATACATTACCTTTACCTTCAACGTTTGATATTTTATTTACAATTTTATTGGAGTTACATAAAGGACATGTCGAGTTATTAATTTTTTCTCGTTCTCTATCATGTTCAATACAAGATGATGCTTTTTTAGTAGCTAAAGCTTTTAATACTGAGCAACCATCATCAATAAGTTTTTGTTGTTCTTTACTTAATATATTAAAGAATTTTCTAAATCTACTCATAGCTTATAATTTTTCTATTATACCTTTTCTATTAGTTATTTCTTTACATACTTTTGCTGGTATAAGATTTTTGCCTATATAGATATATGTACCTTGGTTAGCTGTGCCACCACTAATAAGAATTTGGTTTTTATTAACACTTAAATGTTTACCAGACCAATTTTCAGTTATTTTAATTTTAGCACCTTTCGAGAAATTATAACGAGTTTTTCTAATACTATTATTACCTTTGGTAACTTGTTTTCTGGTTCCATCTGGATTTAATATTGGTGTTCTATATTGTCTCAAATTTTCACCATTAGTCGATTTATTTCGTTTTGTTCTACCAGAATTTAATACATATCCGGTTTTTATTTCACCATCTCTTGAATCAATATATTTAGCATCTCTAAATGTTTGTAATGCTCTATTGTTTCTACGTTCACACTTAAGATTAATAGTTTCAGATATTTTATCTTTGTCAGTACCACCAGCTATAATAAAAGCATCGTTATGGTGAGATTTCTCAATTTTATTATGAATTCTATTAGCTTTAGTAATATAACCGTGTGTATTAGTAATTTCTATATTGGGATATAATTCTCGTAATTGATTAAGAATTCTAGTTTTAATAATATTCATAAATGTAGAATCTTTAAAACCTTTAACTTTAAAACCGTTTTTTTGCCAATCTACTAAGAATCCTTTTTCATGGTTTTTAGCTGTATGACATTTTTCACAAAGTGTTATTAAATTACTTGGTTTATCTGAACCACCATTACGTCTATATATAATATGATGTACGTTTAATACCGGTTTATAGTTTTTATCGTCTTTATGTTTACAATCTGGATTTTGACATTTATGGTCATCTCTATGGAGAATATATTCTCTAATATTCCAATATCCTAATTGTTCACCTTGTTGATATTCAACACTAGTAATTAATGGGTTATTAATTTTCTGAATATCAAAATTAGCCGTTTCTAATATAATTTTAGTTATTGGCAATCTAGTAATTAGTTTATCAATCTGTTTGATATGAGTATCAAATTTGTGTTGAGTTGATGGTGGTAACCAATTATCTTTTCTAGTTCTAAAATCGAATCGCTTTGCACGATATCTAAGTCTACTCCTTCGTAAGCTACGACATCGTTGTTTATCAGATATCAATGATTTGATATCATTACGAAGTTCCAATTCACAACCAAACAATTCTTCTTTAATTGTTAAAGCTGAAATTCCAATGAATGAATAACCGGTATCAATACCAAGTGTAATTGGTTGTATGAATTCTGGTGTATCATATAGTAATTTAATAGTAAATGGTTCATGCGAAAAAATTTCAGCTTTACCATCTTTAATTAATCGCCTAACTTTACCGTATTTTTCGGTTGGCATAAGCGGTTCTCCGTTTTTGTTAAGTACGAATACTTTTTTCATTTTGTTTTTAATTTAAATTAATAAATAAATCAGGGTCGAAACCCTGTGGTCCACTTTGACAATGTTATAAAAGCTTGTAATTTACCTTCCACTTCTCCGTATAGGGTTAGAGATGTTTAGTCGGGTAACACATTGCTACAGGCTAGTGGAGCACCGTAGGTGTGATGACTTAAATAACGTAGGTTTCCCTGAGTCATAATTGTAATCATCGAGAACTTCATTCTCAATTTTAAAAATAAGGTATGTTTTTAATATTTTTATTCTAATGTTTTATATTTTTAATCCTATTTACAACGGAAAGACCTGAGGCGAAAAAATTATGTGTGTTGTTTAATACCTTATTTTGAAACCCATTTACAACACTAACATGTCACAGTAAACAACTTCAACTGTTATTTAATACCTTATTTTGAAACCCATTTACAACAAAGACAATAGATTATCAGCAGATTCATTTGTTGTTTAATACCTTATTTTGAAACCCATTTACAACACTAGTTTCTATATTATAGAATATTATTCTGTTGTTTAATACCTTATTTTGAAACCCATTTACAACATCATAATGATATACAAAATATTATTGAAGGTTGTTTAATACCTTATTTTGAAACCCATTTACAACTCCATTGTTGTTTAGTTTAATTTTTTTATTGTTGTTTAATACCTTATTTGAATCCTATTTACAACTGGGATAGAACTTAATTTTTAAATTAAAACTTGTTTAATACCTTATTTTTGAAACCTATTTACAACTGATAAAGAATATGATAAGGAACTTATTAAATTGTTTAATACCTTATTTTGAAACCCATTTACAACTCATTCGAGCATCTGAAGAACAACTACTTGTAAATTATTATATAAAACATTATGTCAATGAACTTTTTTATTATACTGCAAAGATAAAGAAAAATAAAATACGATGCAAGTATTTTGTAATATTTTTTTTATTTTATTTTAAAATTAAACCCACATTTAGCACCTTCATTAAGTACAAATTCACATTTCATACCTATATAAGGTTTTATTGATTGTCTTTGAAAAAATCCACTACCACCAACTGATGTAGCATCCATTAATACTTGTTGATAACCTTCATCATCAAGACCTCTACTACCTATTTCGAATAGTCTACCATCGTCTAATTTAACATAAGCATCTTTGGTTATTACACCTGTTAATATTTCTTGTTTCATGATATATCGTATTCACCATTAAGGTAGTCATGGAAAAATAATAATGCTTTATATCCGGATAATGGATTTAACATACATTTCCTGAAATAATCTAAATTGTCATTGACTTGTTTATTTGAATATAGGTATACAATATTTTCTTTTTGATATTCTTCAGTAGCATTACATTCTAATTGTTCACGAACTCTAATCATATATTTTTCAAACATATTATTAATAAGAATATCGTAAGGTGTATTAATAAGATGTTCCAATTCTTCTGTAGTTTCACATGAAAATATATGGCTATCATCAGCATATAATAATACATCTTTATTAGATACATCAATATCTTCTAACACACTTAAAACAATACCATTTGGTAATGTAAAAGTAATAACTAACTCACCGTTAGAATCATTTGTAGACTCTGGTAAGGAATATCCTCTTATAATATCTAAAGTTAAATTCATATTATTTTCTACTATTAATGTAACCTAATCTAAAACCCTCTAGTATTGGATATAATATCTTTTCGAATGATGGTGGGTTTTTAATTTTACGCCAAACACTCATTTTAATTATATCATTACTTCTAATTATTGATATTTGTTTTTGATATTTAAATCTACCACCAGCTAATTCGTCAGTATATGTTTCAAATTTATCACCTAAAGCTTCTTTAATTTTTTCAACATGTTCATCTGTATGAGAATCACCATCATCATAACTCATTAAATCTAGAAAGTCTAAATCTGCTTGATTGATGAAAATGTTTTTAAAATTTTCATATGGTTTTAATTCAACCTTATTATCAAGGGGATTGTATGGCAATTTACTTAGATTAAAACCACTAATTCGCCACTCACCATAATCATTAAAATTTGGTGTTGAAACACCAATATGTAGTAATCGATTATCAACTACAAAATACAATGCACCATTGAAGTAAGTAACACCAGCGTGTATATGTTTAATTTCTATATTATTCATATTATTTTCTAGTTTTAATGGTTTCAATAGCCTTTAATATAGCATCTACTCTACCTTCTTTTGATGTTAGAAAACCTAATGGTGATGTATCTGTTATAGTAGTAGCATAATCATCTAAATCAACTATATCCCAAGTAAATCTATGTCCAGTTTTATCTGAAACACTTACTAATGTTGGGAAGACATCTACAAATAATTTATGTTTATCTTCTAACCAATCAATAACATCTTGCCAAGTTGGTGCTGCAACCCAATCATTTTTATATAAATTATTATGAGAAGCTAACCCACTTGACATTTGCGTTTTTGTACAATAATCTATATCATATTCAAAAGGTTTTTTACTCCCACAAGCATCTTTCATATAAGTAGCAAAACACGGTTCATCAAAACCAAGTTCTTTAAGTTCTTTAGCTATTTGGTATGTAGTAAATTTATCTTTCATATTATATAAGTTTTATTTTACCATCAACAATTTCAACATCCCAATCTAATTTAGGTTCGAATGTCTTAAGTATTCTCTTCATACATTTAGTAAATGTTTCATCATTTTCTTCACGTGAAAGCCATGCCTCACTTATACACTCCCTTAAATTATCTAAGGTATATATTTTATGTTTATTATCTTCTAAAGCTTGTGTATATCCATCGTAGAAACCAAATTCTTCTTCTTCAAGATAATTTCTTTCATTAGTATAATCAGATGCTAATTTTTCTATATTAACCTCCCCTATTAATTCAAGTATTTCTGATAATTTTAAATAGGATTCATCAATTGGTGATGTTGAATGTGTTACTCTTTTGCCACCAGCTAATACATTAAGTTTAGATATTTTATCACCAGTATATTTTGATGTATACCAACCTCTACCATGACCATTTAAGCCAATAGCAAAAGTAGCTATAATACAACCATTAATGATTTCAGAATCATCAATAATAGCGAATTCACATGAATCAATTCTAATTAATTTCATTGTTTTAATTTAATACATTCTAAACTATCTTTAGTTACATTTGCTACAAACATACCACCTTTGGGTCCTTGAAACAATTTATAATGCATACCAGATGTATAATAATCTGTTGCGTATGTACCACACGTCATTGTTTTAACACCACTAATTTCTTCAGTGGTATCACTAGATTTTTTTGGTTGTGTTTCATATTCATATATTTTAACACCAACAGATATTAAAATGGTTACGATTATACACATGATTAATATAAAATATATTTTAAATCCCATTGTATTATATTACTAATTTACATTCTTTTACCCATGATTTACCTTCTAAGTACATACCTAGATTGAAAAACTTATTTTTCTTTAAGTCAAATATTATCTCGGTACCATCTTGAGGTGTTACTTTTACTTTAAGAGCTTTAACTGGCTCGTTTTTTAATACATCACCGGTAATGATAATGGTATCACCTTGTTTAATATCGGTTAATGTGGTTACATCCTTTAATTCCATTTTATTGTGCTATATAAATTGATGTTGGTCGAACATATGATTTAAGTCCAGCCGAAGCGTCTGCTTGCCAATCTTCAGTATCTGAAATATTTGGTGTGTCATCACATTTGATAGCATAATGTATTTGACATCCAGCTATTATAATATGATTTTTTTCAGAACCAAGTTTAGCAAACCAATTAGTACTATTTCGATTAGTTTTTATCCCTAAGAATTTATCTTCAAGTATTTCAATTTTACCCCAAGCTGCTCTATAGCTTTTACCGTCTGGTGCTGTGAACCAAGCATCGGTTGTTATTAAATAATTTCCTATCATATACTTTATTCTTCTAAAGGTTTATCACCACAACCTAATATCCAATTAAGGGCATCTTTAATACCTTCTTCATAGCTCATACCGTGGTATATTTCACCAGATTCAATTCTTTCCGATGCTAAGTCAATCTGTTCGTAAATTTCTTCTTGTTTTGGCATAATAATATTTTTAATTATGGATGTTTAAGATAATATTTTTTTACTATTTTACTATTTTCTTGATTAAATTTAATTATTTCTTTGGTTTTAATATACTTATCTATAGCAGACTTTGCTTCATCTAAGCGATTAAATTCGTTTGTGTTTGGGTCATAATAACTATATACATTTTGCCATGTATATTTATCCGTTAAAAAACCGGCCCAACCTAATATTGGTATTAAGTAAAAATACCACGGGTAAAACTCACCCTTTTTTTCAATAGTAAATGTTTCACCGCCACCTTTAGTAACTGTTACACTAATTCTTGTTTCCATAATATATAATTTTTAGCACCTATAATACACAAATTTTATTAGAATATTGATGCATTATTAAGGTCTAGCTTGGTTCTCATTAGCATTGATAAATGCGTTTTAGTCTCTAGGTAATAACTCCCGTCTCTAAACCACTAATTCTTTGAACGAACACATTCCCTTACCAAAGGGGAACAATACTTCTAGGATTTCTCCATAAGTTGGTTTATCTTAGGTCACACCTTAACAACCATGTTAACTTTTCCACTTACAACTTGTTAAACCAAGTTTAGTATCTATTTATACTCTCAATGTTTAGCGAGTGAAGGTTTAAATGCTTAACGTCTATTGTACCTACAAGTAAGACAGTATTAAAATAAGACTCTTGGCGAGTGTTGCAACACCTGAGAAGGTGATTTAACGGTTATACCAGCAACAGAGCTTGACTATCCATTCAGTAAGTTATCTCGGTTATTCTTACTTAGAATCTTATTATGTTTTAGTGTGGGTAGGTCAGGAGTTGAACCTGAAGGTCTAACCTCGTGTACTTAGAAGTTCAAACAACCTATGACTTTTATTAATACTTTGTACTACTTTGTACGCCTACGCCATAGTTTACTTATATTTGTTTATTATCAATGATGACACCATGTCAGTTCCCACCCGAATGTTTTAAAAATAATTGTGATGACAGGATTCGAACCTGTACAGAAACTGTTCAGTTAGACGATATAACCGTCATGCCTAACCTCTTTGAAGTGCTACATAATGTAAATTATAGGCCTAGACTTATTAACCAATTTACCCCTCTAATAGTTTATTTTCAAGGTTATCACTATCGTTTCCTCTCAAAGTAGATGCTTTTGGTCTAATTCAGCCACATCACAATTATTATGGTTTTAAGAGCTGTTCAAACACATTTAACTGACAAGGTGTAAAAATACCTTAATTTGAAACCTATTTACAACTCACTAGACAGCACTCTTTAATTTTAAATTTTAAAAACAATCATAGTAATAGGATTTTAACCTATAAAACAGTTTTCATTAGTTTTTATACTGGGACATTTACGCCAGAGACTTAACTGAAAAGTCCGCTACTATTAGTTTCACCCTAGATTCATTTCAAATCTAAATTACACAATGGGATAGTGTCTTTACATTCCACCACACTATAATTGTTTATATTTTAAAATGATTGATAATCTGACTTCTTATGGCTACAAGATTGTATCAGCTTATGCTGTGTGATAGTATCAATCATTTATATTTTAAAATAGATTTTGAAAGATATAGGCTTAGTCTCTTCATCCTTATTCTGGCGAGATACTGTGAGAGTTGAGTATTTCTACTACATTACTAACCATCGTACTTATCTAACTCAATAGACCTTTTCTTAATCTTCTCACGAAGATATTATCTATTTTATATTTTTTATTTTATTCTGTCAATGAACTTTGTACTTTTAACTACACTGCAAAGATAAAATTATTTTTAACATATGCAAGTATTTTAGATAAAAAATTATGGGTGTTTAAAATAAATTTTTTTAACTATTCTCCCATTTTCTTCCTTTTCTTTTTCGTGTGATATATCTTGTAAATATTTATCGATAGCTAATTTAGCTTTCTCTAAAGAATAAAAATTATTCCTACCAAATATATCATCATTTAAATTTTCCCAAAATAAAAAATCTACTATAAAGAAGGTCCACCCAAATATAGGAATAGCGTATATAAACCAACTTACATCCGAACCTTTTTTTTGCGTTATATAAGTTTCTTTACCATCTTTGGTAATTTTTAAGACTATCCTTGTTTTCATTTATTAAAATGGTTTAAGCTTTTTGTTTTACTTTAATATCAAATACTTTAATATTTTGTTTAATAGTTGAATTACCACTATTAATAACTTTCTCAATATGTTCTTTGATTTGTGATTCATTAAAGTTAACCCAATCACTAACCACTTCAATTTCTATTTTATATACTGATGCCATATTATACTTTTTTCCAACCGCTTAATAATTTAGTTAATTCTTCGTTACTATAATTACTACGAAAATTAGCCATAATAAATTGTTTGTTATTATCCAATTTCATCAATAACAAATTATCTTCTATGAAAATATTAGTTATTTGGTTAACACCAGTTAAAAACTGTATTGGGTCATCATGGGAGTTTTCAACAAAGAAATGTCCTTGCCATTCAATCATGTCACCAATATGTACATTCACATATTTGGTTACACCATTTTCTTGTTCGAATTCATCATAGATTTTATCTATTTTAGACATAACAGCTTTAGGTTTGCCGTAAGCATCTTTGTCATCACGAAACATTTGTTTAGCTTGTTCTCTATTCATAATTATTTTAATAAGACATTAATATATTCAGTTGCTTTTTCATACCCCCAAGCGTGAATTAATTTCTCATACTTAGTAACATCTTCATTGGGGAATAACGCTTCTGCAGATTCTTTTATAATTGAATCACACCAATCGATACAAATAACACGTTTCCTCCAACCTATTTTGATTCTACCTTTTGTAGTAGTAACAACAAACCATGGTAAATGTTTTGAATAATAACTATCATCATAACCATTTGGTATTTGTTCTACAAAGATAACTCTATCACCAAAACAATTAATAATACCAGTTTTTTCATTAATGGCATCTATTTTACTTTGAGGGTTAATACTAATAGTTTCAGCTTGGATAGATTCTATTAATCTACGTATATGATAATTAATATTAGCTTTATCAATTTCAGTAAATTCTCTACCAACATCTAATAAAAGTTCTAAATCTATTGATTGATTAACACCAATTGTCTTAATTGTAATTACTGATTCTTTCATATTTTACGTTTTTTATAAACTTTAATAAAATGAACACACGATATTATACCTGATATTATGAAACAAGACCCACAAAAAAACTGCATAAACATTTTATTTGTTATATATAAGTCTACTAACCAAAGAATTGCACCTAATAACCATATAAGGGCTATATTTAAATTTACATTTCTCATATTATTTTTCGCTATAAATTAATAACCATAACGGATAACCAGATGATGCATTCACAAATGGTACAACAGCTAGAAGTTTACATTTTTTCTTAGTATATTCTTTTAGGAAAATATCAATTTGGTCCATATCCATATTACCAAACGCTCCGGTACCCCAATCTTTACCTGTTGCTTTTTTAATAGCACCTTTATAATCACCATCCCAACCAACAAGTCTATCGGTATAAAGACTATTTATGTTAGCTTTTGGAAATTGTTTCTTTATTTGTTCGAAAACTTCCATGGTTTCTTCAGTAGTTATTTTAGTACCAATAGCATAGTTACTAGAATACATTCCTCTAAAGTCAAATGGGTATTTTATTAACCCATATTTAAGTGGGTGCACCGTAAAATATCCGTAGTCATAATTTATAAACATAATTTTTATATTTTAATATTATAATACAAAGATAAAACAAATAATTGTAACTACCAAATAAATAACTATAAATTATGGATGATTAATATAATATGTTTCACTTATTTTTTTACGAGCTTCTTCTTCTTTATCTTGGTTATAGCTAACTAAGTATTTATCAATCGTTTCTTTAGCTGTTTCAAGTGTATTGAATTTATTAGTGGCTCTTGAATAATATATGGTACTCCAAACATACTTATCGTATATGTAATGAATCCAACCAAATACTGGTACAAAATATTTAAATATATCGTCAGTATCTACATTATCTCGTGATTCGATAGTATATGTTTTTACTGAATAAGGGTTAACATCAATTTTAATTCTTGTTTTCATATATTATTGTACTTTAAGCCATTCTTTAAGACATTTCTCAAATTCTTCTTCTAATTCATCATCAGAGAATTCATTATTTTTATAAAAGTGAAAAGATTTACGACATATCGCTTCAATTTCTTTCATTGAAATAGATTTTTTAACTTTTGGTTTTTTAGGTACTTCCACACGTTTAAGTACTATTATCTCATCTGGCGAATCAGCATCACACAAACCGCCATCTTTACGATATTGGCTAATAGTAAATGATAGTGCCATTGTTTCGGTTAAGTCATATATGTATGTTGTGATTAGATAATCACTACCCATTTTTTATTTATTATCACCGTTCCAAACCATATCGAATAACCCATTTAAATCTTTTTCATCCAATATGTCTTCGATTTCATCTTCCATATCAACATCAGTACCATGTTGAATTAACGCATCGAGTAAATCATTTTTTATATCATCCCAACATGTAATGGTATAAAGTTCTTCATAAGTATATTTTGCCATAATATTATTTTTTACGTTTTTTCTTTTTTGGTGTTATATTGGTTGGTTTATGTCTTACTTTACGTTTATAACCATCTTCATTATAATATAATGGGTCACGTACAATTATTTCGTTTGAATTACCATCTGTTTTAATAGTCCAACCTCTTGGTAATTCTTTACCTTCGTATCTATCTCCTTCTGTCATACTGATTCACCCCACATTTTATTAAGTTTTTTCCAAAACACACCAATCTCATATAAAAATAAATCGGTTGTTTCTTGAACAGTTAAACCACCACTATCATTTGGCGTGTCTTCAATATTCAAATAAAAACCCATAGAATATCTGATATCATCCTCATATTTCCAATCGCCATTGTCTAAATCAATTTGTATTGATTCATCCCAATCTTCTGGTAATGTATGGTGATACCCAACAATTTCAATTGTAAATGATTCTGGTCCTCTATTACAAAAAAACTCAATTAATTTGTTATCAGGGAAAACTTCATCAATTAACACACTATCAATTTGTCTATAACCATTTAGTTTTTTATAAGTTTTTATAAATGGTTTAATTAAATCTTCTATTTCTTTAGATGGAAATGGTAAATATTCATTTACGGTTTTTTTCTTACTCATAAGGATTATTTCAAAAATTCACCTTTAAACCATTTTCGTTCAACACTATTTGGGTCTTGTAAATATTCTTTTAATGAATCTGTTAGTTTATCTATTGATTCAACTGCAAATTTTTGACACCCAACTCTAACTACATACCCAAAATCTAATGATTCGATTTCAATAAATCTAGCTTTATTTGTTCTTGATTCTGCTTCAACCATAACTTCACCACCATTAGAACACTTTGGTTCATCAGGCAATGGACGTTCTGCCATAGGTCTTTCATCTAATACTTCATTCATACTTTTACTTGTTAAATTAATTTATATTATTTTTAAAGTACAAAGATATATAAACTATTTTATTATTTCAAGTTATGTTTTAGTTTTATTTCTTCAGTATTAATTAAAGTCTCTTTTCTTTTCCAATTATTATTTTCATCACCAACTCTATAAGAGAGATAAGTTATGTATGTTTTCTTAACCACTTTGTATGGATTAATTAAATTATCCTTAAACCATTGGAAAACATCTTCACGTTCTTTAGGTATATAATAGGTTTTCCAACCTTCTTGGTGAGACACTAATATTTTTTCATCAAATTCTAAATATTCTTCAAAGCATTCACTAGCCGAAAACATATATGTCATATGCCACCACATTGAATCTTTCCCAGATAACTTTTCAGCCAATTTCCAAATAAAGTCATTAGCATCACGAGCTCTATCTCTATGTTGTAACAAAGTTTTTTTATCATCTAATCCGTATTTTTTTAACCGATATTCATCAGCGTAATAACGAACCCTAATAATATTATAATCAGTACATTTCATAATTTATTCAGTAAAATATTTAACATATCTATCAAATATTGCAACACATTCAGCTTTACAAGCTTCGATATCCTCTAATTTAAAGTATCTTTGTGTAATAATTTCGTATTCAACTTCATTACCGCATTCACCAGTATATAATCTATCACCGGTTATTCCACGTCTATCAATTCTTAGCCAATCTAATGGAACATCTTTATTTCTATAAGAATAATTACCATGTTCACCTTCAGATAATCCAACAGATAAAAATACTTGTCCTTTAAAGTCAACAGATATTCCTCGCCAATAATTATCGGCCTCTGGTTTTTCATATAGGTATTGTTCAATAAATTCCAATTTACCTAATTGTGTTTTTTTAAATTCCATATTATTCAATATTTGTGGTTTCATTTTTATCTTCAGGGCACCCATCTTCTTTCCATTCTTTAATATCATCCAATACCCATTTCACTAAATCTTTATGTTCTTCTAGAATTTTATGATTTTTAGCTAATATTTCAATAGCTTCGGGTGTATCACCACCATTTTTATCAACTGGTAAAGACATTTGACCACCATGTTTTATAATTAGATAAGATTCTATTGTTACCTTAACTCTTACTTCTAATGGTATCCTTTTTAATATATCGGAAATCCTATTATTGTGTTCCATTTAATTTAATTATTAATGATTTTTTCTTAGACAGTTTTAATCGTGATAAACCTTCTAGAACTCTACGTACATATGGTATATTACATTCAAATATTTCATCAATTGATAAAAACGATAGTTTCTTAAATAACTCAATCTTATTATATATGAACTCACCAGTTTCATCATATGAAGTTACAACTAAATTAAGGTCATCAACTGTTAAATTATAGCCATTAAGTTTTAATTGTTTATTATTCATAGCAATCTTTATATCACTAGAATATAAGCCATTAAGTCTTAATAATTTATCAATTGTTAATATATCAGTCGTTTCCATTTATTTTAATTACTTTCTTTAATACCATTAAGAATGAATTCATCGTTCAATTAAACTTATTTATCTCTATGTAAGTCTCATCTTCTTGTTTCACTCTTACTTTACTTTTTAGGGGAGTAAACTCCTTGTCATCCATAATTGGTAAGTCCACAAGCGTATATTCGGACAAACGTTGCCCTATTTTATTTTCATTATATAATCTGTTACCTTCATACTCTATATTAATACTTGCATTAACATCCCTATCAATTTCTAACCCACAATTATCACACTTATATATCCTATCTGATAACTTTAAGTTATATTTGATGTTTCCACAACAACTACATTTCTTTGATGATGGATACCATCTACTAACTAAAACCATTTCTCTACCATACCATTTAGACTTATATTCAATTTGTTTTCTCATTTCATATAAACCTAATTCAGCGATAGCTTTACTTAATTTATGATTTATCATCATTCCACTAACATTTAAATCTTCTAATATAATTATTTGGTTCTCTTTAACTATTTTAGTTGTTATGTTATGAAGGTAATCTAACCTCTGATTCTTTATTTTTTCATGTTTTCTGGCTAATTTTAATTTACTTTTATATCTATTATTACTACGACTATTGATAGTCCAATAAAAATGTTTCTTTTTTTCATATTTATAATTTATTAAATTTCTTCTAATATCCAATCAGTTAATAATGTGTCAGCCATTACTTCATTATAAGCCCACGAACACTTTGTCCAGACAAACGTATCTTTAAATTGTTTATGAATCGTACCATCTTGAGCAACCCGTAATGTAAATTTCTGATATCCTTCTTTATCAGGATATCGTTTAGCATATTTAAATGCTGATGAAAGACCATGGGTTGCTGTCTCATAAATTTTACCTCTTTTAGATACGTTAGAACCTCTATGTCTATGTGGTTGGTAGTATAACCCTGTGGGTACATGTTTTACTTTATATGGTTTCATTTTACTTCTAATTTATCTAATATTTCTATTTGAGCGTTGACTTTATTAAATAATTTACCGAATTCTATCGGATAAGATAGTCTGTAGCCATCATCATCAAAAGCTTGTGATGCCATAAAATCATATAAATCAATTAAATCTTCTTTAGATTTAACTTCTGATAATCTTCGTTCAACAGAAGAAATAAATAAATTACTATATTCATCTTTAGTTGATGAACCTTTGGCCATTAGTAACCATATTCCACTTGAAAACATAAAGGATAAAAATGTAATCATGGTTGTATCACCAAGTATGTTAAAAAATAGTAATATTAATGTAATTAATAACCCACTAACGAAAATAATTAAACCAATTGTTGACATTACATTTGAAAATTTATTTTCTGTCCAGTCATATTTTTTATTTTCCATAATTATTTCATTCTTTTTGAAGTTTCACCATTCCAATTATCTAATCTAGCGTAATATGGGAACATTTTATAAAACATTGCCCACACTCGTTTTGACCTATTTTTCTTTGGGTATCTAACTTTATGACAATTTTCACCACCACTACCAACATACGTACCTTTATTATCCCTAGTTTCTTTTTCAGGACTTTGAGAATACACTAGACCACGTTTATATTTATTAGATTCTAAATTAATAAACATGTCACGAATACTATCATATGTTAACCCAAGTTTAATACCTATATTATAAATTTCGAATACTTTATTAATAATAATAAGCTCTTCTTCAGCACCTTTATGATTAACTAAACCCGTTAATTCTATTTTACGTAGCTTAATATAATTAATATCTGTATGCCTTAAATAGCCACTATATCTAGGTTTATATAAATACTTATTCAGTAATTTCTTATACTCTCTTAATTCTTTAGATTCTACCATAATATTCTAATATTGTTTATATTCACTTAAATCAAAACATTTTAAATTACCATCTTTATCCCACCCAACTTCGTGTCTACATCTACCAGCAAATAGTATCTGTTTCATACTCATTTTTCTTTCATCCCATTTAATTGGATTACAGAATTCTTGTTCGATAACATTACCATTAAGTTCTAAAGATGTTTTAGCTAATTTAGTACGATTTTCTTCTGATGATTTTCTCCACACCTCAAATTCCTCAAGGTTGTAATCTTTGTGGTCTTTTTCAATTAAGAATTTAATGACTTTAGTTTTATCAGCATTAACAAACACATGGCGAGTTAACCCTGAATCCCAATATGCAAAAGCTTCACCATTATATAAAACAATATCACTTGTTACATCTCGTTTTTTTTGTTCTAGTATTTGTTCTATTTTCATCTTTAAATTTTTTAATAACCTCTAATAATTTTTTATCTTCTTTTTCTCCATAGAAATAAGATTCACTATAGTTTAATCTAGTAAGTATTTCTTCTAGTTTATCACCAAAATAATCGGCTTTAGTTTTTTCATACTTGTATGCTGCCTTATCAGCTTTAATAGTAGCGTTTAAGATATCAATTTCACTTTGATGTTTAGTTTTATTTCGTTTGAAGTACCATCTAGCATTATTATGACTAGTATTTAACATAGCTAGTTTAATATTTTCTATAAAGGTTATTAACGTAAAATCTTTAAAATAATTTTGTTTATCTCGTTCAAAAAAATATGTAGCATGGTCTTTAGATATATCCATGTCATTTAAAAACTTAGTTATTAAACCAGTTACTTCTGAATCATCAGTACCTTGTTCATATACAAATACATCAACTACTTTAATAAATAATTCTGGGTCTGTATTTTCAAAATAGTCTTGGACTAGTTTTTGAATTTGTTGTATATCACTCATAATACTTAATTTATTATATAATGTTCTATATCTAACGTTTCATAATATTCAGCTTTTAGTGCTGAGATTTTTCTATCTAGTTCATCAGTATATTCTATGGTATGTTCTTTAAACCATTTAGAAGAAATTAAAGCATTGAAATCGAAGTTATATAATAAACAATCAATTGCATCTTCGGCTTCACTAGTTTTAATAAAATTACCAATACCACCAACCCAAATACATTCTTTACCAGCCACAATGCATTTGCCAGTGTCTAATAATTTTCTTGCAATACCTTCCCATCCGGCATATTCATCATTTTTGAAAAAATGTAATAACAAGTATTCTTTTTGATAATGAGTTAATTTCATATTATTATATTTTAATTATAATACAAAGATATAACAAAGTTTTTACAATTCCAAATATTTTATGGTAAATCTTCTATTCTAGATTCAATTAATTTAAATTTCCTAACACCACATACTATAACGTCACAATTAAAATCAGTTGATATATTAATACAAGAATTTGAATTATGGCCAATTAGATATATATTCATTGAGCTACCAGTATATTGGTAAGTATCCGTTATAGTCTCTACATCACCATTAGTATATGTCACATTTAGTGTATAATGATATAAATGTTTTTGTTTTTTTGTCGAACAAGATAGTAAAATAATTAGTATGGTTATTAAATATATTATTTTTTTCATTTATTGTAGGAATATATAATTTAACTTTGATTTATATAAATCACCATCTATTTTAAAGAAAAAATCTGATGTGTATATACCAATATAATTCCCAAAATCTTTAATTTGACTAACATTATTAGGCAAATAGATTGTGTTTTCATTTTTATATGTTTGTACAAATAAACATTCCATACCAAGTAATGATTGACCTTTAACATTTTCAATTTGTGAAAGAACTCTTTCTGGTAATTCTTTAAGTGATGATTCAATTTTTTCGAATTCATCTTTACTAATAGCTGTTATTGTCATATTATTTATTTTTTTTAAGATAATCGTTAACTATGTTTTTAGGTGTTGGGTCCAAATGGTCACCAGCTAAAGCCACTAATAAATGACCATATTTATCAGTGCATTCTTTATAGATATAATCAAGGAATAACAACAAATCATCTTCTCTTTTATGTTTAATAAAGCGGTCTCTAGCAATAACAAATAATAATGCTTCAATTCTACCCGGTGTTATAATATGACATTTATCCAATAATGATAAAGGTAAAATACTCATATCTTTAGTTTTTACAAACTCTCTTATTTGGTCATCAGTTAAAAACTCTAAGTCTTCCCGTTTTAATTTTGCCATAATTATAAAATTTCAACTGATTGTAAACATGAGAAACCTATGGTAAATGGTCTACCATCATTATCTCTATCGTCAGATATAAAATTAAAACTAGTATCATTATAACCTAATTTACGTTGAAGATGGCCTCTATAATAATATAATATATTATTATTAGGGCCAACTTGTACTGAGACTCTAAGGTTGCTTTCTTCATTGCAAGTTCTTAATAACTCAAGAGCATCTTTACGAAATTGTTTTTCTTCATCAAGTAAACAATTAATTTCATTGTTTAATACTTCTTTTTCTGACGAATATTCACTTCTTATTCTATATGATATTTCGTTTTCAATTTTTTTTAAAGATTCAAAGTTTTCACTTCTTTTAATGCGATTATCTTTATTTAAGATTACTTTTTTTTCCATAATACTATTTTTTAGGTTAATACTATGCAAATATATAACATTAATTTGAATTAACCAAATATTTTAACTATTAATTTGCTGTATGGGTATTTTGTTCTCGTTCTTCAGGTGAAGCATTTTCCCATTCTTCTGTAGTAAATAATTTACCTGTTTTACCAATAACCATTTCATGCATTGCTAATACACTCTCAACATCATTTGGAGTTAAATTCATAGCCAATTGATTTGGATTAGGGTCGTGTACTATATTTAAATCTTTATCAACAATAACAGCATGAGAAACACCATCAAATGTTTGGCTAGGTACTGATGCATAAAAATATCCGTCAACACCACCATCAAAGTGTGTTACTTTAATTAAGAAATCTGTAGATTTACGTTCTTTATAAATGGAACACATACGATATCCTTTATCATGGAGGAATCCATACATAGTTGTATGCCAATTTCCATCTTCTACAAACTCAATAAAATTTGGTACGTCATTTAATTCTAAATCAAGTAAACTAGCAATAGCTGCTTGCATACAATTACCTTTTTCACTATCAATAATTGTTTGATATACTTTTTTCATATTATAATTTAAGATTTGTTGCGGTGTTATATAATATTAAAGCTAATTGGCCTGACATATGAAACTTTGTTTTACAAATATCAATACTATCATATATATTACCACCTTTAGTTCTTTCGGCTGCAGAAACCCAATCAAAAAATGCTTCAACTAAATCACCTAAGTCAAACCCATTAATACCATTATCATGAAATTCTGGGTGATGTGAATTAGTTTTATAATGATGCTCTAATATTTCTTCTAAATCTCCCATATTAGATTTATATTCTTCACTCCCATATACTAAATCCTTTAATTTTGGTGTCATATGGTCAAGAACTGATTTCTCAGGTTCCTCTAGTTTTGAATTATCATGGTTCTCAGCACGTAATTGTAATTGTACTATAAAAGCATTCATAAGTTCTTTGACTCGTTCTTTGTGCTTTAATGTATCTTCTGTTGAATCGTATATCCCCATATTACATTAAGGTATTAAATTTAATCTCAAAATCATTATAATCATCACAAAAAATTATGAAATCATAATAAACCCCAAGTTCATTGAAAATGTCTAATAATACTTTTTTCCATAAACTACCAAGCACAAACATTTTAATATCTGTTGATTTACTTAGAGTAACTATATTAATTACTAACATAATTTCTGCTAATGTTCCAACACTACCCTTTTGTACAACAAATAATTCAGTGTCTTCAGTTAATGTTTCTAGTCTAGAACAAATAGTTTTATTTCTAAATCTATATTTTAAATAATCATTACCAATACTAGTTTTATGTACATCATCACATAAACAACCAATGGTTTCACCACCGGCTTCTTGTGCTCCTTTTGATACAGCTTCCATTAACCCAAAGTATCCACCAGAACTTACAGTATATCCCTTCTCAGCTAAAAATTTACCTATTAGAATCGTTTCCGCATATTCTTGTGTGGTTCTGTCATTTTGTCCACCACCAAAAAATGTAACATCTTTTATTTCATTCATAATTTTATTGTTTATAATTTTTAGGTATATAATTGTAATATGTAAGAACACCTATTAACCAATAAATGTTTAAATCTGTACTATAGATTGTACTGCCTTCTTCATTTTTAACTTCGTAATGGTTATTTAAAATCATTACAGAGCACAATTCATTAATGTAGCAATTATCACCACATTCTTTTAAGCCATTTTTTATTAAAAAGTTTTTTACTATATCCATTTTAAAAAGTATTTTCTATTTTTTTATAATTCCATAAACATAATCTACACATATCCACTTGATAATTAAATTTTTATGTTCTTCAACTAGTGGTGTACTTTTTGTGCCTATCAATGTCGCTTTCCATGTGAACTATATCTATCTCTTTAGGTATAGATACTTCGGAAGTCAATACTCCTACTAACGTAGGCAGCTCGTTCCGATTTTTAAGTCTAAGTTCCTTAGACAAGTTTATTAATGCGAATGATTTGATATTGTTGCTTGCTAACAAGTCTCTATTGTGTGTTGTATGACAAGATTGACAAGTCCAAATTCTATCACTAAGTTTTAATTCTTTGTTTACCACACCACAAGTGCACATTCTACTACTTGGTTCAAATTGACCTATACGTAATTGATTACAACCATACCACTCAGATTTATAATCAAGCATTTCATTGAATTTGCCAATAGCAATATCTGATAATGCTTGAGCAAGTTTATGATTCTTAATCATATTACTTGGTTTTAGTGTTTCAAGGCAAATAGTATCATAATTTGTAGTTAAGTAATGACTTATTTTGTGCAAGAAATCCTCACGTTTATTAGCAACTTGTTCATGTAACAAAGCTATTCTTTCTTTTGTTCTTTTACCTTTAAATCTTGAATATTTACTTTGAGTGTATTTTAATTTACTCATAGCTTTTTTAAGATATTTAGGGTTTTCAATTTCTATCCCATTAGATAATACAGCAAATGTTTTAATTCCTAAATCAATTCCAATAGCTTGGTTTTCACTAATTGGTTTCTTGGTAGGTATTTCTTCATTAACTTCTACTAATATAGAAATATAATACTTCCCAGTAGGTGTTTTACTGATTGTAGATGTTTTTATAATTCCGTCAAAAACTCTATGTAATTTTACTCTTATCCCTTTTTTGAATTTAGGTATGTGTATTTCTTCGTTACACAAGTCAATTTTTGTATGTTGTGGTATACTGAAAGATTGTGAATTATTGTGCTTTGATTTGAAGTTAGGGAATCCTTTTTTATCTCTAAAGAATTTAGTAAATGCGTTGTCTAAATTTTCTAAAGCTGATTGTAATGTTTGTGAATTAACTTCTTTCAACCAACAAGTGGCTTCATTATTTTTAAGAATAGGTAAATTCTTTTGAATATCAAATCGACTAATAGTTTTCTTATCTAACTGATATGATTTAACTTTAAGGTCTAACCCATAATTGTAAATATAACGGCTACAACCAATGTGCATAGCAATTAGCTGCTTTTGTTCTTTGGTTGGATATAGACGATATTTATAAGCTTTATAAATCATAATGCAAATATACAAATAATTTTTGTATAAACCAAGTTTTTTTAGTTAATAATTGTTTTATTCTTACATCATGATTAAAACAAAAACGATAACCATTTACCTCATTAAGTTCTATTAATTTAATATCAGCTACCTCATCTTTTTCAGAATTATTAGTGTTAAATTCATTAATCATTTGAAATAAAGTTTCTTTCGAAGTTATTATATCAAACTGATAATATAATGTAACATTTTGTTTATTAGTTATTTTTTCAGTAATAACAAATTTTGGTTGTTCATTATATTTAAAATCATATTTATCAATGTCTAACCCAGTTTCTTCATATATTTCCCTTTTAGCTGCATTAGCACCAGATTCATCCCAATCTAAATACCCACAAGGTAAATTCCAATACCCTTGAAAATCTGGTGTACCGGTTCCACGTTTATTAATCAATACATATGACTTATTTTTAACTTTCACATTAACTAAAGCAACAACAGCAACACTTCTTGATATCCAATATTCTATACCATCTGATATGATACATTTATTTGGTGTGTTATTAAATTTCTTTCCCATTATTGATTTAATTTAACTAATAATTCATTATATTCATCTTCAGTACCAACAAAATGAATGTAAAACTCATTTGTTTTATCGGTATGGTCTGAAATGTCATGTTCTATCCAACCTTGCTGTTTCATTAATAGCGTTAATGCTCTCACACTTTCTAACCTTAATTTATCGTTTGTGTAATATTCAATCATTAATTGGGCGTTATCAATACCATATTGTATATAATCATCGTTTTTAAATATCGGTGAATTTTTAGTGGTTGATTCATGTAATTTACCTAATTGGTAAGAAAAGAAATCACGTAATTCAGATTTTTCTAATCCAATATGTACTTCATTATCTTTCATATTATTCAGTTTTATTTGTTTCAAAAATTATTGATGTATTACACGTGATTACTTGGCTTTTAATATCTTTTTCAGTACAAATAACATACGATGCGTATTTTATTAAATCATTGTGTGATGATTGATGTGAACTAATTGCATCGAATCGTGCTTGATTATCACCATCACGTTTCATAACTCTATTATACCTAATTAATAAATCATTCTTTTCATCATATGATGCTATAACTGATATTACTTTATCAAATCGTTTATCTAAACCAACCTCTAACCCTTGTGCACATTCAACTATAATATACGGACTTGTTTGTTGAGAATACCAATAGTTTAATTCACCAAAAATTAATTTACCCATGAAATGTTGTATGGTATCCCTCTTATATTTATTTTTGAAGAATATATCTAAATATTTATGGTTTAATTTATAATTATCGGTAAAACAATCATGTCCAAGTACATCACGATACATATTTTGAACTGATTCATTAGTTAGTAATAAATTTCTATTAACGGTATCAAAGTTAAATATAGGTATACCAAGCTCTTCAAATATTTTTGAAACTGTTGTTTTACCAGCACCAATACCACCAACTAATAATACTTTCATTTATTGTAAACTTTTCATGTTTTCTCGTTCAACACCTCTACGAAATTGTTTGTCTTTTTCACAAGTGAATTTTTCGTAAACTTTTATTACGGCACCATCTAATGTTACCACTGCTTTGTTTTCTTCGAATTTAGTTTTATACTTTTTCATATTAAATATTTTTTACAAAGTTACTTTATTTATTTCTATTTTTCAAGGTATTAATAAAATATAATTTAATTTACTATTAAAATCCCATTTTCAACTGTAAATTGATTATATATTAATATAACATTATTAAACTCTATCATAGCAAAATCATTCACATAACTTTCTTCACTAATATCATATCGTGTTACGATTATTTTTAAAGGATTTACAGCTCTTTCATCATCTGATATAAGTTGAATACATTTATATTTATATTGGCGTTCTAACGCTTTATTTTTAAATAAATAATTTATTGCGTTTATAACACTTTGTATTCTAATATCATTACATCTAACGTTAATACATTCATCATTAAATTTATTTAAGTTATAAATACTAGACATTATATTTATAGGAACCAAAAAATATCCGGGTATATCAATTTCTTCGTACTGTCGTTCACGTAAATTACCTTGTGGCATCATAACAAATTGGTTACGATTATTCAGTTCATTAAAATGTTTATTAACGATAGCTTGATAATGGGGATAAGAAATAGTAACAGTAAAAATTGGTATATATTCCACAAAGCAATTTATTATAACCCATTACCTTTAACTAACTTAAAGATAACACCACATTTATTACATGAGCGTGAATCACTAGTTTTATAACTATGATATCCGGGTCCTAAAACACCATTATTTTCATAAGTACTATTATCAGATATATTTTTAGATTTACAAACCGGACATTTAATAACTAATTTTGGTTCTTCTTTTTTAATACGATTATCAATTTTTAAATTATCTGGGTTAGAAAAATATTCATTAATAGTCGTTGCTGCCGATACTGGGTCATAATCTTTTGTATAAAAGCTTTTTTCTATTAATTCTAGTGGAATAAGTTTATCTAAAGCACTTGGTATTTTACCAATAAATGGTTTACCAATAGTACGTTCAATCGGTTCTATTTTTTTCTTTGACATAATTAATATCGATAATTGTTATTATTAAAATTATTTGTGTCCATATCTGCATCAAACTCATTAGTAACAGCCCAATAGAATATACCTACACAAGCTAAGAATACTAATATATAGACTATTACAGCATTCCCACGCATTTTAAATATTCGTGATACTGCATCAATTACTGTATACCCATCACGCATTACTTTAGAACAAATTAATACGTTACCATTACCTTTTTTCGGATATTGTTTTGGTGATTCATTTGTTATGTTTGGCATCCAAAGAATTAAATCCATGTTCATTTCATGTGGTAAACTATCTAATGTACCACCATTAATCACTTCAGTTATTTCTAATTGATTTGCTATTTTAGTAACTACTGACGAACTCTTTGGTTCATCACCAAAATTACCACCTACAATTAAAGTTTGTATATTTTTATTTATTACCATTGTATTGAGAATGAGATTAAACCATGTATTTTTTTGAATGAAAAGAATTTCTCTTTTGGTTTACTAAATTGTTTATGATAGTTAATTAGACGTAACCACATTTGGAAATCTTCTTTTTCTTTAACCGTTAATTTACTATTTAATGTTTCAAAGATATCTCTAGTTATTTTAGAATCATTTGAAACCGTAATTAATTGTGATGCGTTAAATTGTTCCATTATCATATTTTTTAAATAATTCTTTTAATTTAATATTGGTATTTGACTGACATCTATCAAACATGTCATCAATAGAACTACTAATTTCTCGTTTAAATTCAATTATTTGTCCATAATACACAGTGTATGTAAAAGATAATGACAATTTAAATGAATATTCATCATAGATTAAACCACCGCTTACTTCGCTAAAATAAAATATAATACCATTGGATTGTAATCTAATAAGATATTCCTTTATTCCGTGTAATAAATACTGTGTGTATTTATTTGGGTCCAAAATTCTATTTATAAAATTAATATTAACTTCATCAATAATCTTATCAATACCAGTATCAACTTTATTATATTCATCTAAGTTTGAATTACTTATGTAACACCTACCTTGATTACTTATTTTAATTGCTAAATCAATCATGTTTTATTTATGTTTTAATAATTCTGGGTTTTGATGAATATTACCAACCACAATAACATATGATTTAAGTGGAACTAATTTATATTCTCTTATTTGTTTACCATGATTATATTTAGAACCATTTCTAGTACAAAAACAACCATTATAGAATATAACCTCACAATTAATTGTAGTACCGTTATTACCATCTTTACAAGCAACTATATCACCATCATAAATTTTAGTACCTTTACGGTCATCAACACCAGTATACTGACCTAATGTTTGATAAAGTATATCAGTAAATTGGTTAAATTGGTCACCACAAGGGTCTGACATTGTTGGGTTTGTTTGTATAAACTCTACAATTTGATGACAACATTTAGCTGCGTTATAATGTGGGTAACCATAATGCCACGCACCATCATTTAAACCCCGATAGTCAATTTCTCTTTTCATTATTTCCAAGAATATTTAATTTTAAAATCCCAATCACCGATAAAACGTTTTCTAAATACTTGTTTAGCTTTTTGTATTACATCTTCTGGTGTGTCAAATCTATATGTTGGTTCATCAACATCATAATCTTCAAATCTTTTAGCATGTAATGTTTTATCTGATTGTGTAATCATTCTATTAAGTTCAATAGTCCAATTTACCCAACCAATTGGAAAATCACCATCCGCAAATGTATTCCATGTTTTACCATCAGTACCTTCAAATTCTACATCAGCACCCTCAAAGGTAAGTTTACCATAATAATGGATTGCATCACCAGATATACCACGATATGAAGTTATGTTAAGAGTAACTTTTCTTTTTGTGTTTTTACGTACACTTTCTAAACTAGCTGTGTATACTCTTTCACCTTTAGTAAATTGGTCACCATGTTTTACTGAATGGTAATCAATTGTATCAGGAGCATTTTCTTTTGAATCGTCACCAAATATAACTCTTTTCTTAAAATAGATAATAATCTCATCATCACCATCTAATATTTCAACATTATCAAAATCTTTCTCTTCCTCAACTTCTTTGATAACTTCAACTGATTTTTGATTTTCATCATATAATAATTCACCGGTTATTTTATTAACCCAATAATAATTAAAATAATCGTCTTCATCTGGTTCATCGTGTTCTTTAACGATATATTCAGTGCCATCTTCATCCCAAACAGTTACTACAATAGCGTTTTGATTTCTATTTTTAATAGCATCGATTAAATCAATACCAGTAATAACACTTTCAACGCCTCTGTGATGTAAGTACATTGCGTATCGACATTTATATGATTTATTAGACATAATATATTATTTTAAATTAAACATATGCAAAGATAAATAAAATAAATGATAATACCAAATATATTATGATTTATTTTTTAATTTACGTTTTTGGCCATGATATTCAATACCTTTAAAACTATTTTTATCAAAACCATGTGATTCAATTTTAATTAAATCAGTGATTTCTTCTTTTTTTAATTTTATTTCTTCATCGGTTAGGAAAGAATATTGTTTTTCATATCGAGCCCATTTTTTATATCGTCTGTCATTTAATTGTTTACGGTGTCTATCTTCTCGTTTAAGACGATGATATTCTTTATCGTTAACATCATCAAAATGTTTCCAAAAACCACTTACAACTATTCTAGCCCAACGTCTAGGATTATCACGCCAAGTTAAATTGTTTTTAATTTCACCAGTTTCATTATGATGATAACCTTCAGCATAATCATATGATTCGAATGTTACACCATTACTAGTATCTTTTTTACGTTTACGATATCTTTTTTTATATTCAGGATTTATTTGGATGTTACCTTTATCATCAACAATGTACTCGCTTGGATAGCTAGAATATCCCCAGCTTTGGTGTTGGTTAAAGTTATCTAGAAATTCATATTGTTCATAAACTTTAACTTGATTACAATAATAACTAAAGGCTTTATCAAATGATTTACCTAAGAATTTTTTAATAACTCTTTCTGCTTTAACCCAAGGGTAATCACTTTTTTCACTTCTATAATGTGGATGGTCAAAACGTGGTAAATCCCACATATCACCATATTTTCTAGTAATATAAGCTTTTCTACCTTCTTTGAATGGAAGAGTTTCTAATATTTCAATATGTTGTTCCATGTAATACATTATTATAAATAGATAAAAAAAATGGTAGCTTACCTACCAGCACGAGTCTGAAACGCTCCGAGTGTCTACCCAGCCACACCGGTCTCCAACCAGTTGTCTATCAGGTACTTAATTGTGGCAATCGTGGGGGAACAGGCATCGAACCTGTATTTACACTTTGGACTGTCGTGCAATTATTACGCATTTCGTGGCACCATTCTGTCCTAGACTCGGCTTATCCATACGTTATAGTGTCTACCAATTCCACCATCTCCCCAAATGTAGTCTTTTCCTACAGTCAACGTTAACCTATTGCAGTCTAAACGTATGTGAGTTCCTCCGATTTGAAAGGTGTCGCTTAACTCATTCGTGCATATCCTTGTAGGATGAATAGGATTCGAACCTATAATGTGTTGCCCGTAAGACGCTTGGTTGCGGAGCAGTGCTATTTCACAACGCTTACTCTATTACTCTCTCAGGACTCGTGTATACCAATTCCACCACCACCCTATTTTGCTTTACATTGAGATTACATATAAAGTCTAGTTATTATCGGTTTTCTTTCTTTCAATAAACCTGCCACACTTCTGTTGTTTAAAAAAGTCAAACTACTTGGAGCCTCTGTTACCTAGCTTTTATTCCCAACGAAACTGGCGTTTAAGGATGTCCAGTTCAATACCCTACCCATTGTTATAAGTCTTGGGTTAAAGACCACTTGTACCTCTTACAATTGTGCTGCGAATAGGACTCGAACCTACATCCTGAAGTATTTCCCTCCCTGTTCTACCATTAAACTACCGCATCATTGTTGACTCGACTTTAGCCCAGTCTTTTATATAAGCATATAGGTTATATATCTTATATGGCTACCTAGAATTATGTCTAGCTCACATCTAGGGGACTCAACCTTTACACTTGAATCAGAGGTGGTTGGTACTATTCATTATGTGTTAGAGACAGTTGTTTTAAAAATATATCTTAATTTGAAATCTATTTACAACCCATTCCACCACATCACCATTTAATCTTTAAAAATACTACATCTGGTTAAGTGTTCGCCTCCACTGTTCACCAATTATTGAGTGCCTTACTGTAAAAGTAGGTGACCCATTTTACACCCCCGATATCGGTAAACGACCTCCTAATCAGGTTAATATAGTATAAAGTTTTAAAAAGAATCATTATGTTTAGGTTTTTGTTACTATTAATTAGAGTGTTGTTTTCAAAATATACCTTAATTTCAAACCTATTTACAACGATACTCCCCTTTCGGCATGTAACTCGCTCAACCATGCATAAGATTCTCTATATTTTAAAAACCATTAGTCTTGTGATGAATAAACTTCAATGTGCGGTGGGTAGCAAACTCGGCTTCTTTTCAGATAACTTATACTGTTTATATTGTCACTAACATGAATCACAACTTCATATATAATAAGTAGTTCTTGCATACTATTTGGTTGGTATGTAGGCTGAAAGCCAGCTTTAGCAACGCTCTTATTATTGTTAGCTCCAATCTAATGGTTAATATTTAAAAGGGGTTACTCAATGGAACACTATATATTTGTCATAGCTCTTATCACTGTATTAACTTCACCCCAATTTTATGTCAATGAACTAATTGTGCCCGTAGGAGGACTCGAACCTCCATGGTTTTGTTTTATATCATCACGTTAATGACTTTATTATAAACCGTATCCCACGTTCAAGGCTTGCAATCCCATCCTGTGTAGCTTTACCAATTTGCTTATACGGGCATTTATTTTGATGGTCTATTAGGATTCGAACCTAAGTAAATGCTACCATCAGAGCTTATCCCTACTCTCACATTTACTTTCTACTCTCCATTCCCAGTTGATAGTTCGTGCACAGACAAATCAACCTTCTGTAGATATACACCCATTATTTAATAGGTAGTTTATTTAAATATTCTATTAAACCACCAACGTTTTTAATTGCTTCAGCATCTTCATCAGAAATATTTACTTTAAGCTCCTTTTCTATACGCATTACTAATTCTATACCATCAATACTATCGAAACCTAAATCATTATAGAAATCGGCATTATCAACAATATCTTCTAATTCAAGGCCACTATAATCAAGTATAATACCCCTAACTTTTTTTCCTAATTCTTCTTTATTCATATTAAATTTACATTCTTCAATTAACTCATCACATATTTTTGTCGCTTTAAATTTTCAAAATATACCTTAATTTGAAATCTCTTTACAACTGCATTATGTTTGATTATAATGCAAAGATAATATAAAAAATTAACATATTCAAGTAAAACGGTAAATATTTTATCCGTGAATTAAAGTTTTTTTAGGCTCCGATTTAACTACTTTATTGTTATTATAAGAATTACCTTTAAATAACATACTACATAAGAAATTAAGTTCCCATGCTTGGAATAATGTTATTGTTTTAAGACCGAATAATGTTGGCATTAACCAATCCCATAATAACATAACCGGAATAGATGATAATGCAGCTACTAATACTATAAGTATAATACCACCTAAAAACCCAGTTATACCGAGTATAATGTTTTCTTTCATTTGTTTTAATTTATTTTAAAATTTTAATTGCTTTTCTAATATTTTTAATTGTAATTGTTCTTTCTTTATTCCACTTGATAAACTTATCTTCTACCCATTGTTCGGTACCGCTTCTTTTATACCTAGTGTAAAATTTTTTACGGTCATCTAATAATTTATTTAAATGTTCCTCTAATATTTGTATAGCTGTCATATTACGTTATTTATATAATCTATCTCTATTATATTTGACAATATCATTTATTGGTAAATAATTTTCTTTAATTAATTCTAAAGAATTTGGTTCGTCAATATATTGATTTACAATTTCAGCGAATTTAATATTTGATTCAGTAATTTCATCATATGTACCATCAATACATTCTAATATAGCTTCTTCATATTCACTAATAAACATATCAGTATGAAAACCATTTAACCCATATTTTTCAACAAATTGATGTGCGTAGCACCAAATACAGATACATATTTTTTCACGTAATAAATATACCAAATTTGAATCTACTATAAATCTATCAAAACCATATAATCCATCACCACAACCATGACCTAACATAATAATTCTATCATGTTCTTTGATTAGTTTCTTCAAACCAGAATTTGATGGATTCCAGTCAATGACTTCCCAACCCTTGTTAGCATATATAGCTTTTAAGAAATCGGTTGATGTATCTTTTGGATGTATAACTAATGTTTTCATTATATATAATTTAATTACTTATGCAAATATAATACTATTATTTAATATATCCAAATATTTTATTAAATATTTTTAAAAAGGTAAATATTCTTTTTTAGGTATTGGTTCTAATTTAGTTCTTAATTCACTAGAAGTTATAAATAATTTACCAATCCAGAAACCATAGCTACCACCATTATCGGCAACCTTAAAGAAGCCTCAGGGACCTGAACCAATTTAAGATTCGATTTTTTTCTCCTAATGGATATGACCATTTGCCTGTGATTAGAAAGCAAAAAGGTATTCCAATAAGCATTAAAATCATCAATGAAATTGCAAATGGTAGCGTAAATCTCATCCACGTTTTAACAGGCGTTTTTTCATCGGTATAAAAATCAACACCTAATTCAATCCACCTATCACACATATCTTCACTTGATACTTTATTTAGTTCAGGGAAAATTTCTCTGAATTTTGGGATGTAATTCGCATCGTTGTGAGACCAAGTTCTTTTTAATTTTCTGTACATTTTATTTAGTTTTTAAGTTTAAAATTCGATTGATAAAAGGCAGCCGATAACACGTAATATAAAAAATTGGCTATCAGCGTTTGTGGTAACTTGAAAGCGACTACAAAGCCAACTTTTCATATTACCATCGTTACCACCAATTAAGAATTATCGCCACCATCTCCACCATCACATATTATTGATGTTGGATATAATTCATTTTCATACCAATTACCATTTATCCTTATATGCAATCTACCATTTGCGAATAATTCAACTCTACCTGAATCCATTCTTTCTATACGCTCAATTGCACGTATGTATTTTTCTTCATTTTCTGTTAATTCAAATTCTCTACCTTTCGTGTCTTTTACTGTTCTACAATTCATAATTTTAAAAATAACTGGTGGTAACAAATGCTAAAAAACATAGCCATAAAGCTCCTACCTATTATGAAACGTAATTAATTGGCTACGTTTCTTAGCCTGTTACCGTTAGGTTTAATTTACAGTCAGACCTATGTCAAATTCTTTTATCTCCTTATCCAACCATTCTTTAACCATATTATAAAATTCTTCTTGCTCTGGAATACTTTCAACATTTCCAATATTACGTGTGTTAATGTTCATTCCACGAAGTTTTCTTGTTTCTAAATAAAGATAATATTCTGAATAATTTTTTAATTGTTTCGTTTTTCATACTAGCTTTGTTAATATCTAAAAATGATTTCCCATAATAATTAATTAAAGTATTGGAACAAAGATACTACTATTTTTTGACATATGCAATTTTTTAGATATTTATTATTGAAAAAAATATATTTTATTGTTATGGATGATTATCATTCGAAATATTAGACCTAAATAGAGTTAAATACATCAACTCTATGACTTAATTAATGGAGGAAATGTATGAAAACATTTTTAAAAAATAGTGTTGGTTTAAGCACTATAAACAAATGGGAACCAAATTGTTGGGTAAATGTAGAATCACCTACAGAATCTGATAAAAAATATCTATTAAATGAATTAGAAATACCTGAAGATTTTTATAGTGATATAGAAGATATTGATGAAAAACCACGTATTGAAATTGAAGATGGGTGGACTCTTATCATTATTAGAATACCAATTAAAAATGCTGATGAAAAAACTTCATACTCAACAGTACCATTCGGTATTATATTTAAAGATGATGTTTTTATATCTGTGTGTGTTAATAAAACAGAAATGGTATCTGATTTGATTACACACCTTAAAAAGAAAAAAACATTTATTGAAGACCGTTACGAATTTGGGTTTAAATTATTATTATCTGCTAGTGTATGGTATCTTAAATATCTTAAATTAATAAACCAAGATATTAAATCAGCTGAAGAAAAATTAGAAAAATCAATTGCAAATAAAGATTTACAAGGGTTATTACAAATTCAAAAATGTTTAGTATATTTTACAACCGCATTAAAAGGTAATGACTTATTAGTGCATAGGCTTAAAAATTCTAAACTACGTAGAGACTTTGTTGATATTGAATTAATTGAAGATGTTGATATTGAACTTAGACAAGCTTTAGAGACTACAAATATCTACACTAACATTTTAACCGGTATGATAAATACATACGGGTCAGTTATTTCAAATAACCTTAACGTTATAATGAAACAATTAACATCAGTATCAATTATATTAATGATACCAACATTAGTTGCTAGTTTATTTGGAATGAATGTTCCTAATGGCCTTGAACAAAACCAACTAGGGTTTGTTATAGCTATTACTATTTCATTTATATTATCTGGATTAGGGGCTCTTATATTTTTTAAGAGGAAATGGTTTTAATTAAATAATTAATTTCACTGTACCAGTATCGTCATATCTCAAGGTCGGCTCTGCTATTACACCCATAGATGTGCTTCTTTGCCTATGACGTATCCTGATATACTGTACGCATACAGTATAGGTAGTTTTTGTCACGGTACTACCAACCACTTCACCCGAATTTACGGGTCTGTGTAGTCTCACTTATTTCAGAGGATAATATACCTCACCTACCGTTATCTTTTATTAAATCATTACATTCTTCAATCCATTTAGATTGGTCCAATGAAAAATTAAATAACCAAACACAACCGACATTTTTAGTGTTGTCTTTGATATGTTTTATCTGTTCGAAATTATCATCAAGATGAAATATAAAATCATCGTGTTGTGAGAAATATTCACCTTTATCTACTAAACCAGTAAATACTATATGCTCTCTGCTAATACCTATATTATCGGCAATACAATATAATTCATCATTATTATATTCATGACCATATAATGGGTCTTTACTAGGATTTTCAAAACGTAGTGTAACAATCCATACTTCAAATCCTTTGTCAACTAATTCTTTAGCATATGCTTGTACTGATGGTCTACTTAATGTGGCATCAAAATCAAATGATACTTTTTTATTCATATTTATTTTATCTTTTTTAAATAATCAGCGTAATGCCGTAGCTTTCTTACAATCAACTGTTTTATCAGATTGAGATATGTGATGGTCACATTTACCACAACCCTTACTTCCTATCATATTTTCTGTAAATGGACACTGCAACATGCATACATCACCACAAACAATATATTCTAATCTCATAATTACTTATCAATTTTAGATAATATATCGATACAACGTTTAACATTTTGAATCTCTTTTTGAATAAATTCACTACAAATATCAACATCAGGTGATTCAAGCATAGCACATAGGTTTTTCATTGGTGATAACTTATTTCTTATATCAGCACCAAGATTTTCTTTCGTTTCTTGAACCATTCTACTAGCAAAATCACTTAAAGCATATATAGCCTCTGGTTTTGTAGCAACTATATGGTCACCACCCTTTTGTTTATTTTTTAAATATTGTTCAGCTTGTGTATCAAAATCTTTCATATTATTCTTCGGGTAAAGTATTTATAACACCACAAGGACACGTCATAGTTGTAACACCACCACCGAATGAACCACCAAAGGTATATTGGCCGGTATCTCTACAATTAGAACATTTATATTTAGGTAATTCTATTTGTGTTTTCACAATAAATGGGCACCATTCAGGTATAGGGATTTTCTTTTCCTCATGCCATTCAACATAGCTTTGGATTTCTTTTTCACCACCATTTGCTAAACAAAACCAATCATAGTTAGGTGCTTCAAAAGAATCTGGACTAACATATTTCCCACGTCTTTCTTCAAAATGTGGGCATTTTTTACAACTTTTGATATCTAATGTTATTTTTACCATATTATTATATTTTATTTATTACAATTACTGTACCTTGGCCATTCATTATATTAAAAAAATAATCATGAATTAAATGTAATTCAGCAGTGAATTGATTTCCAACGGTTTCATACTCTTCTTCTGTTGCTTCACGACCATATTTTTTAGCGTATTCAAAAAAGAAGAAATATAAATCTTCATTAGGAAATCTGCCTTTACCGTATTCACGTTCACTATATTCTTTAGAATCATACTTACTAATAACCCTTTCAAGTATTCTAGTAAATTTCTCACATGTATCATATTTCATATGAAATCTATCTATTTGAGATTGCTCCATAGCTTCTTGTTTCGCTATATTGTCAAAATAATCGTGAACAGATTTTTTACCTTCTTCTGATTCAAGAGATTCCCTTAATTTTAAAAACCAATCACTTTCCATACATTTATCTATTACGATATTTCAATTTCATTGCCTGTTCGAGGATGCACACGGATATAATCTGAATGTTCCGGTTCCTCACCATGAGTTATTTTGTTGATATTTAAACGACCATCAACACTTTCACTTAATCGATAACTATCTTTACCAATATAAACAATTAAAGTCTTAACTTCTTGTTTTTGAGTTTCTCTTGCTGTTCTAAATTCCATTTTATTATGTATTAATATAAATTTTCTGATATAAGTTCTGAATCTTCACCATTATCTGATGCCTTTAACCCAAATTTAATTTGGTTATTAGCTAAGGCTATCTTCCAAGCCTCTTTCCTATCCACAAATCGATTTAAAGATGTCATAAAGCCTTGTTTTTCTCTACCGGGTGTAAGTGTTTCATCAATACCCAATAACCCTTCTAAAAGTCTATTACAATCCCCATGACGATAACCACAAACTATATGACCATTATAGTCAGCTGCAGCACATAATATAAATTCGTTTTTATCCATTGTATATAATTTTATTCAGCAAATATACAACATTATTTTTACATATGCAAATATTTTAATCAAATCTTTTACTATCTTCAATTGAATCTCCACAAGTCCTACAACAATTATAATCTATTTGTGTAAATTGATTATAAACTAGGTGACAATTATCACAATATAATTCATCACATCGTTCACATCTATATAATTCATCACTTTTATTACCACAAACTGAACATCTATCAAAAAATGTTAAATCTTCATATGGTTCATAAGTAATTTTATTTAAATTATTGAAGAACGACATTATACATAATTATTAACGTTTATGTTTAACATCACCACTCATAGTTGAAACAGAGCCACCGATATTACCACAATCAACATCACCACTCATTGTTTTAACATCACCAGTAACATAACCATGTATCTCAACATCACCACTCATAGTTTTAACTTTAGTTGCATTACCTGATACAGTTACCTTATCACAAGCATCAACGTTTAAGTTATCAACATTACCTTCAACTGAAATTGTTATGTTTTTTGATTCTGGGGTAACATCTTTACCATCAATAATTACTTTACCATTTGTAATGGTAATACTATTACCAACATAACTGTTATTATTTATTCTAATTGTACCCATACTTATATTAGTTTTAATTGAATTACCCCAAAAATTTTTAAAAAAATTATTTAGACCCATATTAATATTTAAATGATTGTCCTTCAGTTATTTTTATAAGTGTTTCATATATAGCATTTACTGTCGCTGTAATATCATCTTTATGAACGGTTTCAACTGTTGTATGCATATAAGCTAACGGTAGTGAGAATAGTACTGATGGACAACCTTGTGGGTAAGCATAGCTATCAGTGTTTGTTCCGGTACCACCAGAACTTGCCATCATTCTAAATTTGATTTCTTTTTCTTTAAGTGTTTCTTTTACAAAACGTAAAAGTTTATTATTAACAGCTGGTGCTACACTCAATACTGTACCTTCACCACCTTTGAATTGTTTCGTTTTATATGCCGGTGAAGAATCTTCGTGACACACATCTATAATAAATGCTACATTTGGTTTCATATTATTTGAAATCATCGCAGCACCCTTTAGACCAATTTCTTCTTGTACTGTATTAGCAACAATTAATTTAAATGGTAAATTAAAATTATTATCTTTAAGTTTTTTCAAGACTTGGATATTAATATACCCACCAATTTTATCATCTAATGCTCTACCAGCAATGAAATTTTTTCCAAGTTCCATGTAGCCATCAACATACGTTACTACCGTACCAACTTCAATGCCCATTTCTTCAACTTCTTTATCAGTCCTCGCACCTATATCAATGAATAGGTCTTTAAGTTCAACCTTCTCAGGTCTTTCTTTAACATGTATTGCTGGGTGACCAAACACACCAACCACTTTACCATTATTACCCCAAAGATTAACTCTTGATGATGGTGCCGTTTGATGGTCTGTACCACCATTACGAACAACTCGTAAGTACCCAGTTTTTTCAATGCTTGATACTAACCAAGATATTTCATCAGCGTGAGCATCTAATAAAACACTATATTCTGATGTAATATTACCAGCAAGAGCGTATGCCGTGCCGTAATTATCTGAATCAACATGTGATGCGTATTTCGCAGCTTCTTTCATCCATACTTTTTGACCACCTAATTCCATTTCAAATCCAACTGGTGATGGGGTGTTAAGATATTCTTCTAAAAATGTCATATTTATTGTTTAATAAAGGTTACTAAATCTTCTAATTTGTCTACATTATCACGGCTAATGATAAATTCTTCAAAACAACCGTATCTACATTTATACCCAAAAATATATTTTATGGCATATATTAATCGTTTAAAAAAACTCAATTTTGATAAATGTATTTGTACATAAGCCTCTCGGCCTATAACTTCATCAATATCTTTGATGATTATTATTTGATGCTCTGTTGAAGAACAATCACATAAAACTACTTCAGGTTCAAATGGTAATTTCATATTTATAAATTACTTTTCCAATTATTACCATATTTTCCAACTAACCAACCGTAATATACTGCAGCGAATATAGCTTCTTCTACTTCACTAGCAAAAATACCCGGTTTTTTATCGTTATCAGCTTCAGCAATATCGATTAAAAATTCTGAATTTTTAATCGCTGACTCATACATAATTTTAACTTTTGCATTCATATTATTGTATTTCAGTTTGTATAACGTAATTAAATATATCTCGTAATTTAATCATAGAAGGGGATAAATCGTCTCTTCTATCATAAGCAATATATATCGTTTTTTCTCTAGGTTTAACCCTATGACCCTCTTCCCTAACTTTGGCATGTAGTCTATATCGATATTTTTTAAAAATAACTGCGTTATTTTTTGTCATAACATTACCTAAATTGTGTGTAAAATAATATAACATATTAAAAAAGTTTAAATTTACGTTTTTTCTTTACTTGTTCTGAATACCAAACTTTAGTTTGCTTAGTATCCTTATGTCTAAATTTTTCACCATAGTCAGCTATTATCCATAATTTAAGTACTGTGATGGATTCTTCCTCAGTTTTAAAATATTTAATAGCACAATCATTATAATCAGTTAATCTATAAAATGGTAATCCTCGATGTTTAACAGCCCATAATTCCATTTCTGTTGGATTTGAACTTAGCTCATCAATTCTAACTATACTATAACGTTTTCTAACCTTCTTTAATAATTTAGCCTTCATTTATTTAGATTCAATAAATGTTACGGTTCCTTCCATCATACCAAAAGTACTTGATTCCTGAAATGTATATCTTTTTGGTTTAAAGTTAGAATCACCTTGTTCTGTAAGGTACCACAAATCTGAATTTTTCCATGTTGCATTTACTAACTTTTGATTTGGTTGTAAATTAATAGTCATGTTACCACCAAATGATTTTGCACGAGTTTGTTCCGTACACGATGTAAACCAAATAACTGCGAATACTGATACTGCTAATAAAATTCTTTTCATTTTTTTAATTTTTAATTTTAACAAAGATATAATTTAATTTTAATATAAACAAGTATTTGTTTATTTTTTTTCTGTAATATATTCATCCATTAGAAATGCCCCACATGAAGACCCAATATCTAGTCCCGGAGGGGTGTATATTTCATATTCAACACAAGATACATCAAATTTCTTCATAAAATATTCAACACTAGTTGATGCTTTATAGTTATTACTATCCTTTTCGTTATAGTGTAAAAATTTAACATTAAAATTCGTGCACTCAAATAATACACCCAGAAGATATGCGTTTATTTGTTTATCATTAATATCCTTAATAAGAGCGTAATGTATTTCTACATCATTACCGGTATATGAATAAAAGAATTTAAGAGCTTCAATTGATGGGTCAATATTTAAAACTGCTGGCATCCATTCTCTTCTAGTTATATCATCAGTATAATGAAGTGAAAAATGAAGTTTAACTTCCAAATTACGTTCTTTAACTAAGAAAACAAAGTTAAAAAAATCTCTAATATTTTTTTCCGGTATACACGTAGCAACACCAAATTTAACAACACCATCTGTTGTATCTCTAATAAAACGCATTGATTCAATAACATTTTCAACATTAGCCATTGGTTCACCAACACCCATATATGATATTAATAACGGTATATTATTATCTTTTAAATTCAAATTACTATATATGAATTTAATCCCGTCTGATATTTCAAGTGCCGATAAATTTCGTACCTTTATTTTACCAATAAAATCTGTTGTATGGCAAAATTTGCAACCTAAGTTACACATTGTTTGACACGGCACACAAATAATATCTTTACCATCATTTTTATTTATGTATGTGAATTCAACTACACGATTATCGTCTGTTAAAAAAACGTATTTTATCGCATTATCCGTTTGTGATTCTACTTTTTTACTTAATTCCATATTATTTTTCTTTACTTAGTTCAAATAATTTATTTTGTAATATTTTTTTACCTCTATGATATTGAGATTTTGATGTAGATACTGTGATACCTAAAATTTCAGCTATTTCTTTATGTTTATAACCTTCGATAGCATATAAATTAAATATTGTTTTAGTACCTTGTGGTAATACTTTTAATGTACTTAATAGTTCCTCTAAAGTAAAATCAGACTCTTTAATATCAATATCTTTAATCGTTGATTCATTAATTTCAGTAATATCTTCTTGATTATAATGTTTTAGCTGGAGATTATAATTTGTTATTGCTGTATTAACAATAATTCTTTTAACCCATCCATCAAAAGAATTACCTTTATTGAATTGTCTTAAATTTGAAAATATTTTAATAAACCCATCTTGAAGTATATCATTAGCTTCATCAGAATCTTTGGCATATCTAAGACAAATAGAATATAATTTACTACTATATAAATCATATATCTTCTTCTGCGATATTCTATCATTATTAATAGAGCCAGATATTAAATCATTTAATTCAACCATATTATTTATTCTCAATTATAGTATAATTTTCTGATATATTATCATCTAGTTTTTTAATACAATCCAATAGCAAATATAGATATTCGAAACTAGAATAATCTAATTCACTTACATTTTCTAGTTGAAACTCAAGAGCTTCTACTACAATACCATTACCAGTATCAATGGCAGTAATTAATTTGGTATTACGAAAATGTTGAGCCCAAATATCTGATTTACTTGATTTAAGAGTATACTTAGTTTGTTTAGTCTCATTAATTTCTTTTACTATTAGTGTATACGCATGAACACCGGCTGTATCTCTTATATGATATTTACGTTTCATTTGATTCAATATTTAAAATTTTATAAATTTCTTTAGTTACTTCTTGATATGTATTATATTTTTTAATTAATAAACCCTCAAATAAGGTATACCAAGGTGAAACATTTTCACCAGTTGGATTATCACCATTCATTTCTGGTATTACCTCAAAATATGGGCTATCGTATAGTTTAACTATATTGATGGCCTTTTCTTCCATGTTATCCTCACAAATAAAAATACCCCACATTAAATCAGCATAACAATTGGGGTATGGTTGATGGTTTGGCACAAATTTAATTGTTTTAACTAAATTTATTTCTTTAACTTTGAACATTGCGTGTTCACCAGATAAATCACCAAAAGCTTTTTTACTTCTCTCACACTTTAAAACTTCATATAAAACCTTCGTATCATCAGTCAATAAATGGTCCCCATTCATTATATCAAAAATATATGGGTTATCATCTATATGGCCGGTAATAAGTATACCGTCAGATGTCGTATGGATAGTGTAATTTTTTATACGGTAGGTTTGCTTCATAATGAATTTATATCATCAATAATCGAATTTATTTGTTCAAAACTAATAACATCACCAGTAATTAATGTGTATTTTAAAGATATTTCAATCGTATCAAGCCCATCAATATAACTATTATAAATTAGTTTATTGATATGAGTTTCAATCATAAATGCTGGTACAATAATTTCATTTCTTTTCATTTAACAAAGATAAATAAAATATCTGACAAATGCAACTAAATACTATCTAAATATTTACAAATAGCATTATAAATTACATCAATTTGAGATTCATTCTCACCACTTTTATAAAATAAATTTCGAACTTCATTGTCTTTATAGTACCATATCTCACATATAAACCCAAACCGAGTCATATTTAAGCTAAAACCAGATATTTCTTTACTGGAAATAAAATTTAACACTTCCATGCACCAAATTAAGTTTTTGTGGAACTCTAATTCCCGGCAAGTTAATTGCCCGTTAAATAATTCTCTAAATGGATTTTCTTTATCATGGAATACCCAACGATATGAATTTATCGTTTTACATGGTTCAATTACAGCACCAACAAATTTGGCTATCCTTTCATTATATTTTTTCTTATCTATTTTCATTTTCACATATTTTTGTTATTAAAAAATCACGGTACTTTTTATTGTTAGTACCTAAGTAATACCAAAGTTTTTGTCCGTTATCTAATAATTCACAATTAAGACGGCACAAAACTTTAATTTTTTTCTTAAGTTTTCTAGGTATTTTAGAATTACTAGGGAAAAATGGTGATATTATTTTTGGTGCTATAAAACTCATTTAATTAAACATTTTAGTTAACATAGTTTCGAATTCTTCTAATGTATTTGGTAACATATTATATGTTTGTCTAGCATTATCACGATACCTAGATTTATAGATTGGTTGGTGTAGACGTTGGTCATAATTACTTACTTCATTATTTAAATAGTAATATAATTGTTTAGCGTATCTATCAGCTATTATTTCCTCATTTATAACATATTCGAAGAATACTTCAAAATCACCTTTCGAAAGTTTAACCAATTCCTCATCTATATTATATTTACGATTACGTTTGTTATGAGCTATTTCATGTAATATAATAAAATAAAATTGTTTAGATGTTACATTTGATGTAATTCTTGAATCAATATATATTTTATTATTAAATGCCATACCAGCAGCTCTAAACGGGAAATTTTTTACTTGGATATTATATTCACTCATAATCTTTTCCAAACCAGCCCAATTTAAATTGTTTGGTACTTCATTATAATAATTAATGATATCTTTAATTGTTCCCATATTAAATAATTTTAATTAGAATACAAAGATACATAATAAAAGTGAGATAACCAAACTTTTAGACAAAAAAAAATGTAATATTTTCATATCACATTTAAATTTTATTCTTCAGCTCTTTTACCTAGGTTTTTCCTAATAACTGATGAAGTATCCATCATTATTTGAGCTATTTTAATTAATTCTTCTTCATTGAATTCATATTTGGTGCCTTGATATTCTTCTCGATTTAATTTCTTTCTGAACAATGACCTTTGTGATGCATCATCTTTTTTACCTTTACCCCAAAGCTTATCAATAATTTCTGAATGATTAAATATATTATCACCTAATAATCTTTGAATTCTATCATATTGTGCCTTTACTTTTGATGAACTTTGTTCTTCATCCCCAGCAGCTTCTCTTAATAATTTTCTAGTATCTGTTTTCATAGTATTCGTTTTACTATAAATATTACGTTTTTATTTAAAATACTAGAAATTATACTTGGTTTCATCAGTTTCTTTAGAATATAATGGCAAGCTTAGGTAGTCCCAATATTTAACCACAGATTGGCTCATATTATTATATATAATCTTTTCTCGTTGCCACTCCATTAATATCATATGAATCATATGATTATTTAATCCGTACACGGTAGATATCAACATATGTATATCTTCAGCTTTAACATATTTTTCATTAGTTAAAGTAAGATTATTATCTTTATTAGGAAAGGTATAGAACCTACCATCCTTTATAACTGTACAAACATGTCTATCTAACAATTTACACACATTATAATATAGTTTCGGTTCTATACCTAAACAATTAAGTTCAGCTAAACGTTTATCAATTAATATTTTAGTCTTAGCGTCCAATTGTTAATATATCGTTAAAATCCATAGTACTTTTACCCATGATTTTTTTCAATTTCACAAGAGATTTATCACGAATTAGTCTAACACCTTCACGGCTAATATCAAGCATTTCACCGATTTCTTGTAGGGTCATTGCTTTATTCTCACTAAAACCGTATGATAGTTCAATAATTCGTCTTGCTCTATCATCAAGTTTAGCTAATAATTCAGTTATAATAAATTCTTTATCATCAATTAATAAAATACTATCTGATAAAAAATTATCTTTAGATGGTATCACATCTAATAGTGAACAACCATCTTCATCAATTGGTTTATCCAATGAATTTATCGAATTTAATTCAAGTTGAATTAATTCATTAACATCACCTATTTCAATATCCATGAATTCGGCTATCTCCATATTAGTTGGCTGACGATTATATTGTTGTTCTAAACTATTAATAACACCCTTAACTTTATTAAGTTGTGCTATTTTATTACCCGGAAGTCTAATAGTTCTAGAGTTTTGATTTTTATATTCATTAATTTTTTGACGAATCCACCATACGGCATATGAAATTAATTTAAGGCCTCTAGTAGGTTCATATTTACCAATGGCAATTATTAAACCAATATTACCTTCATTAACTAAATCTTCTATAGTTGAAGATTTATCAACTGATTGTTTTGCAACTGATACAACAAAACGTAAATTAGATTCAACTAAGATTCTGAACGCATCCTTATCACCGTTTTTAGCCTTTATAGCATATTCAAACTCTTCATTCTCATTAAGCAACGGGATTCTACTTATTTCAACTAGATACTGTTTGAATGTCATTGACCCCGAAGTCAATCTTTGTTCTTTGAAAAATGGTTTCATATATTAATTTTAAAAGTTACACAATTATTTTGCGAAAGTAGTCTATTTTATTTAGTTATCCAAATTAATTCATAGGTTTTTTTAAGTTTTTTATTTTCGTTATACCACATATTTACAATCTCATTTATTTTATTATAATCAATACCAAAATATGTTGAAATTTCTCTAATTATATAAGGTAAATAAACTACTGAAAGGTTATCAATAGAAATTATATTATAAACATCATTTTTAAATTCAAATGTGTAATGTTTATCTAAATATTTATATATTAAATCTTTCATTATTAATAAAAATCGTAATTTGTTTTTAAATATTCCTCTTGTTTACCTTCAAACCAATTATTAACGATTTTTTTACCCTCATCATAATTAGCTATCACACCAATTAATTTTTCTAAGGTAATCTTATCACCATATTTATCTATTACTACCCAATCAAACCTAGTCATTTCAACACGGCATTTATTTAAATACGATATTAAATCAAGTACAATTAACTGTTTATTACACGTGTACCAATATTCACATAGTAATCGTATTTTACTTATACCTACACCAAAAATATTTTTAATATGTTCTATGAATTCTTCTAAAGTGAAACATATTCTTTCATCTAATTTATCAGATATCCGTATCCCATTTTTAATGGATAAGTAATAATGCTTATTTAAGTATTTGTTAATAATTTTTTTCAAAGTAATATTAAATTATCTACAAAGATATTAAATTAATTTTACTATTTCAAGTTAAAATTATAAATAATATACTTGTAATAACAACACCAATAAGTAAGTCCCTAATAGATATTCGTTTATATTTAGTTTCTTCAATTGAATTTAATATACAAGCTCCGAAAATCCTTTTACTGGCAGACCCAATGAACTCTTTAGTTATTGGACCATGTGCCGAGATACATTGACGTAAACCATTATTTATTCTCTCAACCTCAAATCTTCTAACTCTTTTAAGTTTTTCTAATGTTTTGGTATCAAGTTTTTCTTGTGATTTAAATATTTCAACTAAATTTTCAACATTTGGTTTAGGTTTATTTAATTCTTCAGTTATTTTTCTAACTAATTTTTCTTCTTTTGATTTTTTCATAAAACTATTTACTAATAAATATTTGAGTATTTCTTTTATTATACCCGAATATCATTATACTAGAAATACTTTGGGTTTGGTCTCCACTTAACTATATTATCGTTAGATAATACTATATCAGTACCATAAATGGTATAAATATTATTATCACCATCTGATGCTCTCCAAGCGTCAACTTTTTTACCATCTTTTAATTTAATTGATACAACCGAATAATAATCAGGTAATTCTTTTTCAATGTTAACCCAAGACATAGGAATTATTTTAACGATATCCTCATCACTATCCATTCTATTATGCCTAAATACATGACCATCATTTGTTCGTGTACCACGACCTTTACGTTTATTTAGATATGCTACTTCATGGTCATAATATAATATATTAGAATCTAATGGTTTAACGTACTTTAACTTAACACCTTGTTTTGATATTAATATATCACCCTTTTTACATGTATTTAAATCGACTTCTTTAATTTCAAAATAAATATTAGTTGTTGTCATACCAGTTGAGCTCATATAATTTAAATTAATGGATTTCTAAAATTATTTTTGTTTATTATTTCTTCAATTGCATCCAAGCAAGCCACTTGACTATGATGTAATACACTTCTAGCACTTACCAAATCAATCCAACGAAACCCATCCATTTCCGGGAACCCACCACAATGTGGTAATACATTACTATTACATTTAAGTTCAAAACTTGTAAAGTCAATATGGTTTTCACATTCAAATACAACATACGGTGTTAAACGTTTTGCTTTATTTTTAAAAGTTTGCTTTGTTAACTTATAAAAATTAATTGGTTCATATCGTAAATCTACGTTAACTTCTTCCCAAGTTTCTCTTATGGCACCAGTTAAACTATCTTCATCAGAATCAACTTTACCTTTTGGTATAGACCAAAAATTTTTATGATGTCGTGTTGGATGTGCAACTAATAATTCATTTTGATTATTAATCAAAAAAATACCACTTGTTTTAATTATTCCCATATTCGTTTTCTTCTAATATTTCTAGAACTTCATTAGGTTCTAATAATTTATATTTTATTTTTATGTTTTCTTTACCAGTACCACCCAAACTATTATACGCTGAGTCTGATAGCATGAAATGATATTTTGGTGTATCCATATGTTTTCCTGTTGAATCGACCTTATATGGGCCCCTATCGTTTATTTTAACTATTACACACGAATCATTATTGGGGTTAATTATTTTAACATACGTGTTAAACTCCATATATGGTGAAGCTGCAGTTAATTGATATCCATTATATGTTTCACCACTACATGTTACTTTATCTTCAAAATTAGAATTATAACATGATGCTTTAGGTGCTATTGAATGTGAATTCAATATTATATGTACTAATGCTATTAATTTAAACATAATTTTAAGATTTATAAGTTAATTCAACACCACATTCAGAAAGTAATTCATAGGATAATTTAAAACTATCACCCCATCTTTTATCTTCAAAATCTGGTTTAGTACAAACAACTCGCTTTATACCAGACTGTATAATTGCTCTAGCACAATCTACACATGGAAACCATTTAAGATACATAGTACAGCCTTTTACATGAGAACCATTTCTCGCAGCTGTATAAATACTATTTCTCTCAGCATGTTCAAAATATGCGTATTTTTGAGGTCTTTCATGGCGTGAATCAATATTATCATTAAAACCAACCGGCATACCATTATACCCCAATGAAACTACTCGTTTATCTTCATCAACAATAACAGCACCTACTTTAGTGCTACGGTCTTTAGACCAATTACCAATATATTCAGCCAAATCGATAAATCTTTGGTCCCAATCTGTTTTGGTGGTTGTTTCAATTTCATTAAATTCTTCGAAATGAACTGTATTAAATTCATATCCGGGTAATTCTTCTAATTCAACCGTTGATGACCAGTTATGTACATTAATTTTTTTAACGATGTATGTAACACCAACTATTAAATGCGTATCAGCATATTTTTTATCGTAATCAGTACCATTTTTACCGGTATAAATTATTTTAGTACCTTTTTCTGCGTATATATTCATATTATTATTGTTTTATATAATTTCCGTTTTTATCAAAAAATGTTGGGTATTGTTTTTTGAAAGCATCGTTTGCTTCCTCTTCCGTTTTAAAACATAACCAATTCATCATATCACAATTACAACAACCATTTGGTGATTCTTCATTTGGGAATGGTGTGTCACAAGCTACACATGGTACTACTAAACAAAAGTTAGATGATTTAAATTTACCCATAATTATTTATTTTTTACAAAGATACAACAAATATTTAACATATGCAAAAAAAAAGCACCCTATTTTTAGAGTGCTTAGAAAAAAAACAATAAAATGAACAAATATTAAACTAAAGTTAATCTACCTTCTAATATAATACCGTTATCTTTAGGAACGATTTCAAAATCTACTGCAGCTTTGGTGTTACCAAAATTAGTATGAATCCATTTAGAACTACCATATAACGAACTTACTTTTTTATAACGGAATCGTTTAGCATATCCTATACATGTTTGGTGTAAATCACCTGAAATAACATGTGTGTATTCAGAATTTATATTATTGTTGTGTAAATACTCATTAATATATACTTCAGTTTTATCATTTAAAGTTAATGGAAATCCATATGCTTTATCTTCTTTATCTTTACCATGTGTTAAAATGAATGTATGAACACCATATTTAAAATATTCTATAAATTTATTGAATACTCTAGCATTCATTCCCGGATATCTCTGGTTTAAATATGTTTCAATTGTTTTATTTGCGGCCCAACCAAAATCACCATCATGATTTGAATCACCAACACAAATATAATCTATCGAGTTAGCAACATCTATATTATGTAATGTTTCAAAAAAACTAAGCATACCTTTAACAAATATTTCGAATTGTTCTTTATTTGTCATATTTTGAGGTAATTTATGACCACCACGAGTTGTTTGTGCATTATAACCATCTAAAGAATCACCTAGATTACAAATGATTACTTTATCAAATCTACCAAATATTTCGTATTGTCTAGTTATTTCATCACAAGTTGCTCTAAGGCGTTTATTAAATTCTTCAGAATTATATGTGTTTTCATAAATTGACTCATCTAATGTTTGTGCACCAACATGCATATCAGATAAATAAACTATTAGAGCATTATCAGATTTAGTTTCCTTTTTAGTAATTTCAAAAGGGATGATATCATTAAGAATTAATTGATTACCCATGGTTTCCCACCCATGAATTAATTTTTTAAGTCTAAGGATTTCTTTTTGAGCATCAGAAAGATTTTTTGCCGTAACTTTTCCACTTTCTTGGTCAAGTTTTTTTAATACGTCATGCTCTTTATTAGTATAAATTATTTTTGCTATTTCATCAGTAGAACTTTCTTCAATTGTATGCGGTGCTACTGGGTGTGATGTTTTTGTTATATTGAACGCTCTTAATATACGAATGAAATCATCATAATCTATCGTTGGGAACATCCTAGAAACTGCTCGTCTTGTTAATCCAGCACCATAAAGATTAGAATATGAACGATAAATTGTTTCCATTTCTTCTCTAGATAATGAACCAATTAAGTCTGGTTTATTTCTAATTTTTATTCGGTATGAATATTCACTAATTTTATTCATAACAGTTTTACCATCACTTAAAGTAAATTCTTCACCATTACGAACCATTTCACCTTTAAATAAATCATCATATGAATCATCAGTATATGCATCGTAATCAACTAAGAAACTGCTTTTATCTAAACGGTTTTCTTTTATTAATTCAGGTTTATCAAGTGATTTATGTTCATTACTTAAAGTTTGTTTTAAGCTTAAATATTTATCATAAATTGTTAAAAACGTTTGTATTAAAATTATATCATCCTGATTATCTGATGATGGTACTTCAGATTCCTTATATTCCCAAACCATATTAGCTATGAAATTTCTAACTCTACCTTTCTGAACACATAATTTATTAAGTGATGTTTTAGTATCAATGGCTTCATTGATTAAGCTTATTGCAGCCTCAATTAATTTTTTCTTGGTTTCTGTCATACGATTTTAATTTATTTAATTTTTTATTTCTTCAAAAGTATACAAATAAAATGCAGATGTCAAGTATTTTAATAAAAATTTCATAATATGTGAGATATTTATAGAAAACTAATATAAAGTATAGAATGAAGTCATTTATAAAATCTAAATTAAGAGTATTATTAGAATCAGATATTAAAACTGTTTCTAACCCAATGTCGGGCAATGAAAAACATAGTGCAACTTATAATGATTTAAGGGTGATTACAGCTAAAGTATCGTCTGTACAAAAACAATTTGGTAGTGATAAATATTTCCAAGATGCCAGAGAAGGTGATGGCGTTTATTTAATCATTATTAGTAAAAATGGTCGAGTAACTGTTAAAACACCTAACAGACAAATAAGTGACCGTGAAATTGGTGGTGTTACAACAACTAGAGTATTTGATAATATTGAAGTTCCTATTAAAGCTTATTCTGGTAATGATGAACTATTACAAAAAGGTAGAGGTCAAGTAACCGGACAACCTAAAACTGAGAGTGGTGCGTCAGATGCACGAATTAAAGCTTATGTAATTTTTGGTGATATGATTATAGATAGAGTTAAACAAAATGTAGAAGGTGCTTACGATAAGTATACCGGTGATGATAATACATTTCAAGGTAATAATGAAAAACAAATCAATCGTAAAGAATTTATTAATCAACGTGAAAAAGAAAGGGAATTTAGACAAAAAACTAAAGCACCACTTAGTTTACCTGATGATGAAGAAAATGCAATACTACAACGTCAGGCTCAACTACAAGCAAAATATGAAAAAATGAAGGCACAAAAAAGGGGTTATTAGACCCCTTTTTTTATACTATTGTTGAATTACAATCATTAAAAACTACATCAACCTTATTTTTAATCTTATTAAAAATTGGTAAACTAATTACCGATATAATATTCCGTTCAATCGTTAAGTTAGGATTTTTACGAGCAGCATGTTTTTCTGGTAATGAATCTAATTCTTCTTTAGTAAATTCCTTAGATGTTTTAACACGTTTTACATATGTACCACGTTTAAATTTAACGGGTAAATCATTCCAATTAACATTTTTTTCAAGCATCATTTTATCTTGAAGTTCATTACCATTTAATTTTTGAAGTGAATTATGTGAAAATAAACTTTGTGCAAGCATAGAAATACTGTTCTTAGTTGCATCATTTTCACGCCATAATAATTGTGCTGCAGCATCACTTAAAGTTGGTACCTGATAAATACGACAATCAAAATTAGCTAATTTATCGTATTCTGGTAAATATATTTTTCTATTCTCATTAAAAAATGTAACACATTTACCTGTCAATTTAGATAAAATTTTTTGTTTTTTACCGTCTTGATAAATAGAACTTTCTTTATCACCAGAATATAAAATAAGTGTTATTTCATCACTTTGTGTATACCCCATAACTGCATTAGTTTCCTTAACTAACATTTTGGTGGTTTCAACCATTAAATCCGTTAATCGTTCATCAAATGGTTTAACCAATCCTTTGGTCCAAGTTGAAAAATTGTTACCATCTAATCGGATGATAACAGGCAACGTTGGTATCATAACATCCGGTGAGAAATTCTTTTCTAACCATTTACTCCATTCGGCCAATGTCTTAAAATTCATTTTATTTAGCTTTTAATAATTCTACACTTTTATTATTATTTATACCAATAATAGCTCTTGAAATCTGGTCAGCTATACTGATAACCTTAACTATTGATTTAGTCTCAACCTCAATAATTTGTTGTTTTGTTGGATTCATCATTACCTTTTCCGGTATTTGTATACTATCAGATATAACTAATTCTTCTAATACAGATTCACTTATTCTTTCATAAGCCGGTCCAGATAACAATCCATGTGATGCAATTGCTCTAACCGATGCTGCACCACCATCTTTTAAATGTTGAGCTGCTTTACATAATGTTCCGGCTGTATCAACCATATCATCTATGATAACAACATGTTTACCATTAACATCACCAATTAAAACCATTTCATCAACTATATTAGCTTCTTTTCTAGTTTTATCGATAGTAACATAATATATCGGTTGTCCATATTTATTTGTGATACGGTCTTTAAGATGTTTAACTCGTTTAACACCACCAGCATCAGGTGAACATAGAATTACATTATTGTCGTATTTCTTCATCAACTTAGATACATAATCAGCAAATAAATATTGACCTTCCATATGTGTTACTGGGATATCAAAAAACCCTTGAACTTGGTCGGCATGTAAGTCAAATAATATTACCGATGTTGCACCACGATGTTCTAACATCTCAGCTATAATTTTAGCACCAATTGGTCCACGAATATCTTTTTTGTCTTGTCTTCCGTATGGGAAATACGGTACGATTGGTATAATTTCTTTAGCAGATGCTCGTTTAGCTGCATCAATTGCTAAATTAAGTGTCATAACTAAATCACTATTAGTTGGTGAACATAATAGATATACCCTTTTACCTCTAATACTATCAGCATATAATGTATTAATCTCACCATCTGAAAATGACTTGATACTAATCTCACCAATAGCTAACGTTTCATCGGATGTTGTATTTCTATTAAAATACTTAATTATATCGTTAACTAGTTTAGTCCTACCGTCTAAGGTAAAAATTACTGATTTCATACTTTCCATATTAATTTAAGTTATTAGTTATTATTTTGATGCAAATATATAACTTTATTTTGATACTACCAAATAAATTAGGATAATTTTCTAACCCAATTTCTTTCATATGTTCGTTTAACGAAATTACCGGGTTCAAAACTACCAGTAAATAATACAATATCTAAAGCTGTTACAAGTTCCTGTAATAATGTATCCCATTCAGCTATTTGTTCATCTGAATAACCATCATCCCATTCAGAATCATGTTTAACTTCTTTAGTTTTACCATTAAGGATTAAATCTATATCTTCATATAAATCAGTATTACCAAAAAGTCTCTTTTCTTCAATTGATGGTATACCGTTATTATTAACAATATAAATTTGTCTAATTAATTTAATATGGTCTTCAGTTAATTTGAATGTTTCTATTGACATAGTATTATATATTATCTTTTATGTGATTGAGACGGTCTTCAACGCCTTTTATTATTTCTTCTTTAATTTTACTAGATTTCAAATCTCTAATAATTTCCTCAGTAACTTTAGCAATTTTATTATTAACATGAATTCTAATACTATCAATCTCTTTATCAATTAATTCTTCTAATCTTTGACGTTCTTTGATAAAACCAAATTCAACAAATGGTCCTATTTCACTTAATAGGAAATCCATCACTACTTTTTGAGCTTTTTCTGGTGTTACTGATTCACCATCTTCACTATATTTTACATCTTTGTGTGGTATAAATTTACCATCGTTTGGTTGCATTGCCATTTTTTTCATATTAATTTCTGTTGATAAATCAACATTATTTTTGTTTTTTGATTGCTTCGAAGACCATACCCCAACTATCGTTGTACTCAGTCTCTTTTTTAATAATTTCATAAATTTCATCCCATTCTATATTATATTTATACGATTTAATATTCCAACCAATACAGTTAATAGTTTTAATTTTATAATAATTATTTACCAACCTAATGTTATCACTGGTGATAATACCTTTATTAAGTGAACTTCTAAATTTACTAAAAGATAAATTATTCAATACAATAAACTCAATTAATTTAGTTTTACCTGTAAAACAATATAATTCATTGTTAGGTGATATTAATATATATTTATACAATCTATATTGTTTTTTTACGCTATTTATTTTTTTTTAAAAATAATCTTTGTTCTGAGGACATTTTATGTCCTTTATTCTTTAAACTAATTTTATGTTTAGTCTCATCAGAACGAATCATTTTTTTACTCAATAATATATTACTTATTTTACTACAAACATCCTTTGGTATTGGATTTACTTTATAATATTCTTTCATAATATTTGATTGTTTATTTCTAAATTCATCTGTTATATACCTACCAGAATTATTATCACCACCATTAGTCAAATTAGTTAATGGGCCTGTATTAAAATTAATTCTACCAATTAAAGTTATTATTTCTTTTTCTAGTATTAACGCATCATCTTCAATTAAATCATATTTTAATTTATTAATTATAGGTGTTAAACCTTCATTTAATATTTTTTTTATAGTTTTTGTTTTAATTAATTTAACATTTTTAAGATTATATTCTTTAATATGGTCATCCAATCTATTACCTTTACCTTTACCAACATAAAATGGTTCATAATCAAATTTATAATCACCATAAATATATTCACCGGGTTTTCTAGGGTCTAAATAAACATATACATAATATATATTTAACATTTTTTTAAATAATTTAAAATATCCAACCAATCAACGTATGGGTCAAACGATGCTTTATCTTCGAAAAGAATGTTGAAATAAAATTTTTCTTCATAATAACCATGTTTAGTATCACCTGTTTTAACTTCTGGATTAGAATTTACGTAGTCGAATTCGATACCATGAAATCTAAATAATTGTCTGTATTGGTCTATCTCATCTGGATGTGAACACGTGTATAATATTAATACGATATCATCCCTTTGATTTAATTCGTATAGTACCTCAGTTGAGTGTTTATAAAATTCAGTACATATCCCATCAATTTCATAGTCTGGTTTTAATATCGTTCCATGAATATCAACAGCGACATATATTTTGTCCCAACCACGTTCTTTTTTAGCTTTAAATGCTTGTTCAATTGCTCTAACTATCGACATATATTTCTTTTAATTTTATTGCAAATATATCAAAAAAAAAGGATAAACGCAACATTTATCCTTTTTATTTTATTTATTTATATATTAATATTTAGAGTAAGTATAGTTTTCAACTTCCTCTTCAGAAATTATTACCTTTTCACGAATTTCTTCATACGTATATTCTTTTAAAATAATACCATTTTCAAATACTGGAATCAATTCATCAATTGCTTCTTGAAAACCGGCATCTTTTGAGGTTAATGTTATGTAACCACTTTCGGTTTTAACTAGTTTCATTCGACCAGATTTTGATTTTTTGAAACTTTTTTGCATTTCACCGTTAGCATCTATTTCAGTTGGTGATTTAGCAACATCTCTCTCAACACCATTAACAATTACAAAGGCTGCTTTAAAAGCGAAGTTAAGTGTATCACGGTTAATATCAGCTTGTAATAATTTACCACCCATACCAAAACACATGTTTTCAATTGATATTTTTTCTTCACGTAACATATCACAAACAGCTTGGATTGAATTTATATTTACACCATCACCTTGTATTACTCTAACCTGACTTGGTAATACTTTATAACCTTTAGCGTTAACTGTATATCCAAAATTTTCGAATAATGATTTAAATATAGCTTTTAACGTTTCAATAACGTGACCTGAATCAGGTCTTATAACTAACGTACCTTCTCTAGCTAAAATTTTAGCTTTAAGGTCTTTACCCCAGTATTGATTAACAGCTCTAAGGATATTGTAACTATCAGATACACATGCAATAGTACCAGTAGGATATTTATCCACAACTCGTTCAAACATTTCTAATTCACCAGCCTCACCACGTAATGTCATGATACTATGTTCTGTTGCTGGGATTGATTTAATAAACACACCTTTTGTGTTGTATAAATCTTGTATTAATGATTGTGCCGCTAAGTTATCTGAACCCAAGAAATTAATTGCGTGGGCAGAACCACCATTACGAGCAGATTGTACTGATGATACACCACGTAATCCAAAATCGTTTAACGCATATTCAGTAACTATTTTAACAACATCATATGGTAAATTAGATGTATCTTTATATGCTTTAAGGATAATTTTTTTAACTTCTCTTGATAGGGTAGCAACGGTAATAGGAAACCAAACCTGAAGCATTACTGTTTCTAAGAAATTAACTAACCAAGTACATTCCGGGTCAGTTGACTCAATAGACATAAGAATATTTTTTGTTGTTACAACCGTACCTTCTGGTACTGCCATAATTCTAATTGGTAATTTACCGCCATGTTTTTCAACAATATAATCAAATTTACTTCTATCAAAAACATCGTTACGTCCAAATACTCCTTCAGGACTATTAAGAACTGCTTCAGCTTCATCAACTTCTTCTTTAAGGATAGCAACACCTTCAATAAATTCTTTAAGGAAAATTTGTAAACCATAGAAACATGTAGTAACAAATACACCACCACGACTTTCAAGATAAGAATAAAACCCGGTAGTATTATCTTCATAAAACTTATGATGCGAATATTTGTAAGCATCACCAAGTAATACTAAATTGTTAGGTTTATCTAATACTTTATTAATTAAGTATTGTACATCTGTTAGCCCAGCAAAATCTTTATTTTTTATCGCTTCAGCTAATCTTCGTTTAATTGTTCTCTGTAAACTCATTTTATTTTATTTAAGTTAATAATTTAATTGATTGCAAATATATGAAATTTTTTCTAGTAATGCAAGTTAATAAATAACACATTTGGGTCATCGTCATATTTAGCACAACAAAATGCTGGATGATATTGTTCTAAACTTTCTTTTACGATAACACCATTTTCATCTTTAAATGTATTCTCACCTTCTTTTAGGTAAACACCCCATTGATGTTTTTCATAATAAACATCTTCGATTCTTTGGATAACTACTTTAGAATCATTAGGTAAATTATGTTTATACAAAAACTCTTTCAAATCACCAACGGTTAAATAATATGAATAGTCATTTGTTAATTCGTCTTTTGTAATTTCTTTTATATTTTCTTCTAATATTTTACCTATATTTTCTGGTTTACCACAAACAACACATAATCTAGGATGTGGTTGATTCATAGCTTTACTATAACGACAAATATGGTTTTCCTGTGTTATTGTTTGACAAAATAATGGTTCTGTATAGTCAAATAGTTCATCCAATTCGTCCCACATTGGTTTAAATTCTGTGATTACATTTAACGCTTTTTTAAATCTTGGGTATCGCAATTTATATTTTTTGTACATACCACTACCCTTACTTTTAGAATATGTTCCATTAGCCAATCTATCACATAATTTACCAAAAATAGCTAATCTACCTTCTTCAACAATACCATCATAATATTTTTGATTTTCTCGTTCATCCGGTGTTTTACCCTTTTCGTTATGTAATGCATAGGAAATATTAGCCACTATTTCACCACAAGTTTCTTTAACATCATTATATGTTTCTCTAGCGTCACTGATAATATCGTGGCACCATAAACCACCTTCAGCGAATGGTTTTTCATATTCTGTTAATAAATAAGAATATTTGTGGAAGAAAGATATACCCATTTCTAAATGGAATGAATAAGGTTTACCATCATAACTTTGATTCACAAATGCATGTCTTTCACAAGCATAATTTTTACATATTGTAACTAATTTTTCCATTTTATTATTTTTTAAATCCTTCTAACTCTTGATGTAATACAACTAATTTTCTAAGACCACCACCATATAAGTTTTTCATATTCATTCTATATTGGCCCCTTACGAATAAAAACATAATGCATTCCATAATAAAATGTGGTGTGGCAAAAATATAGTGAAATATAGATATTATAGTAGATAATATAACACCACCTAATATTTTTGAAAATAAGGTATTAAAATTCTTAAACCCAATTTTCATTCTTGTCCAATGTATTTTTTCTTTAAGAATATACACTTGAATTAAATTTTTATTGTTATTTTTCATTTTCTTCTTTTTTAACCTTATCTCTATATTCATTAACATGTCTATAAAATTCAGTATATTGGACCTTATTAAGATATAAAATATCTTTTGTTTCTATTTTAGGTATACTCATATCAGTAACCCACTTATTACCGTCAGTTATATATCTAGTTTTTTCAATGCCATACCAACTATTAGTATCTATTTGAACAATTGAAACATCATCCCAGATATATTTTTCTTCTTGAAACTCGGTATCATAATTCGTATGGTATGTAATTACACCAGTTTTATAATCCATATAAAAATAATCCGGTGTTGAATCACGAGTTATTACTGTATCAGCTTTGGTTGCACCAACCTTTTCACCTTTTTTTGTAACTGTTATAAATCTAACAGTAGTATCTTTATCAAAAAAATAATATGTAATTGGTAATAATTTAGATTTCTCAGTGTAAATTCGTTCTGTTGGTAAATAATTCGTGAATACACTTGAAACTATTAATGTACCACCAAAAGTAAAACAAAGAACTGTTATAGCTACAGTAGCCAATTTTTCATTGAACTGTTTTCCGTATAAGCATTTTGAAATTATAACTCCAATTAATGCTGAAATAAAATATGTATACATAAATTCTATTTTTAAAGTTAATAATTAAACAAGAAATATTGGTATACTGATTAATAATCCTATTATCAATATAGCAACACTACCAGCTGCAAATCCTTCATTTCCTTCTTGTATTACCCATTCTCTATCGTATTTTTTTGTATCAGCGTTATAAGTTTCTTTTTTAAGTAAACGTTTATCTTTAGCATAATTTCTATGAACAAAATAACTAATAAATATTACTAATATAATCCATATAAAACCAAATGCTATTTGAATTATGTCTTCACCAATAACTTTATATATAACTAAAAACATAGTTATTTTACCCAATTTAGTTTCAGAAAAATCTGAAGCAGTTTTAGTTATTGCCGTTAATGCACCATCAAATGCATAACCAACTTCTTTACCTAGACCAACCCACTTGCCAATATTTTCAACTTGTGTGTCTGTTTCAGTTATAGTTTTAACTGATTTGATTTGATTCTGAACATCAATAGGTAATTTATTTAATTCCTCTTGACTTAAACTTGTTTGAGAATACGTTACTAATGAAAGTAATACGATAAACAAAAATGACACTAATTTTTTCATAAAATAATTTTTAAGATTAATAATTTAATTACACTGCAAATATAAAACAAAAAAGTGAGACTACCAAATATAATCTCACTTTTTTTTAATTTATTTTAATATTATTATTTTTTCCATGTAATACCCGGACAATAATCTTTTTTCGAAGCTGAAAAGTAATCACCAAATATACCAGTGAAATTCTTCATACCTTCCCAAAACCATAGACCAAACGATTTGAATACTTTAAGGCATAAAAATCTCCAGATGAAATGATTAAATATGAAATTTAATGGGATTAGAACTAACCAATATAATGGAGTGTATACAACATAATATAATGGTTTAACAATACCTAAATATAATACTTGTATGTACCACACTGAACCACCATGTTTATATTTTGCCACAACATCTTCAATATGACCAGCAATTATTTGAAACAATTTATATAATAAGAAAACTATTACAGTACCAATAACAATAGCTAAAATAACCTGTAAAATAATTTTCCATATCGACATTATAAATATACCACCAGCTATTAACCCTAATGTTAAATAATTAACTATGAAGTATGTTACAAATAAGAATAATAATGTAATTAAAACACCAGTCACTTTTTTAGCTACTTTAATCATAGTAGTAAAATCTAACGATGATAATTTTTCTAATGAAGATGTGATTGAATCCCAAGCATCACTAAGAAATCCTAATTTATTGTTAATTTTTCTAATTAACTCATCACGTTTTTCTTCTTTTAATTCAGCTTTACGTTGACGTTCATATCTAAGTTGTTCACGTTCATCTCTAACTTTTTTTAATTCAATTAAAATCTGTTCTCTATCAGACATATTATCCCAATCAAGATTTAAATTTTCTTTAGCCCAATCAGTTAATAGTTTTTCGCCACTAACATTTACCTTTTTAAATTTTTTAGGTATTCGTCCATATGAACCATAATTATAAATCTCATACGCAGTATATGCATCTAGACTAATTACCCACTTCTCTAAACTTTTTAAAGTTTTTTGATAAATGTATTTGTCTACAAAATTACCAATCGCATAGATTAATTTAAACAATAGTTTAAACGGACCAACAATAGGTACCATAATTACACATACGAACATTAGAATCCAAAAATACCGGCAGAAGTTGAAGGTATTACTTGGTTTTGGTGAGTTATCACCTAAGAACCATAACATTAATTTATAATGCCAAGAGTTCTCACTTAATTCAATCAATTTGATTTCATTTTCCATTTTTAACTTTTTTTAATTTATACTTATTTTACGTTATTTTTATTTTTATATTACCAATCAATTTTTATTGCATATTCACCAGCTTCGATAAGACCTTTTTTATGTAAGTCATTAGCTACCGCTTGTACATTCGGGTAAAAATTTCTTTCCCAGAATAAACCAATATGACTTTTATCTTCACACCATGACTTTCTATCACTTGTATCATAATAATAATTACAAGTTTTAAGTTCGGCATCAGATGGGTTTAAAGGTGCTTTAGGGTCTCTATTTAACCATACATCAAATTTAACACCCATATTTCGTTCATCATTTATGATTTCAGGTATTTTATCATTCATATATTCATCAGAGTATTCTTCTGGTATGGTTATGTATATAAGGCCTCTACCTCTACAACCATCTTGTTGTTGAATATGATATAGTCTACCATAAGTGTTTGAGACCAATTCATCCCAATCACAATCTTCAATCTTTTGTATGTTTTTAGTTTTAATCATAACTCTATAATTTAATACTATTTAAAAAATTTTCCATTAATTCAACATGTTCTTCCATAATAATATTATGTAATTCCAATTTATCACTAGCTTTTTTAAGGTCATTAATTAAAACCCATGAAAGTTCACAAATATCATCTGTTGGTATTGGTGAACCAAAAATAAATGTCCCTACAAATAATGTTGACATAATACCATCTTTAGCCCTACGATATCTCCAATCATCAATCTTTTGACTGCAGACATATCTTAAATCACCTATTTCACAACCACCAGTTTCCTCACTAAATTCTCGTTTAGCAGCTCGTTCTTTACTATTATCACTTGGGTCAACAAACCCACCAATGAATCTCAATTTGTTTTCATTAGGTTTTTTGGCTAATAGAACTTTACCTTCATTATTTACACATGCAACATCCACAGTATTATAAGCTGTTGGGTATCTGTCAGCCTTACCATATATAACACCAGCTCTAAAATCAGAAGAACCTAATATTTCTCTAGTAACTTCTTTTCTAACTTCAGTACCACTATAAAATGTATCTGTTATTAATTCAACTGTTTGGTGTTTACCGTGATAATGAGGTATAAACGAATCCCTACTACCATATAATAAAGCTTTACCACCATTAAATGTCATATCGATTTGCTCATCGATATTTTTAGACCATTTATTGTCATCACGATTATCTTTAACAGGTAATATAATTACGTTAGGATAATCATTTTGTAGCATAGCCTTACGAGTAGCAAAATCTAAAGGGTCTGTTTCTGGCCGATGTATTGGTGGTATACCTAAGAATAAAATCACTTTTTTATGATTTTTACACACATCTTCAACTAATTCTCTTTGTGATGGGTGTAATTTATGCACTTGGAAGCGAGCTATGATACATCCAATGCTATAATCATTTGGGTTAACAACTCTTTTTATCTCCATAATGTTATTTTTTTATTATCCATTTATAATTTTTATATTCACTTTTTTTCATTTTAACAAGATGATAATGTAATTCTTTATAATAAAAACCATTCTCATTTTCTGCTTTAGCTATACTTGGGTATGTACTTATTAAATTACCTTCTAAATCATATTGTTCTATCTCAATAGAAATAGCACTTTGTAAGTTTTTACTCTTTAATGTATCACTTATTTGCTTTTTCATGTTATCAGTAATTATATAACCACCATTATTTAATCTACTATTCTTAACCTTTTCAATTCTATTAATTTTTACATTAAATTCAATATCACCCCAATAATTTTTTAATGACTCACCTCTTTTTTTTCTAGTTTCGTCACTTTGTATTAACCCAATATGACCTAACCTATTTGCCTCAACATGTTCGTCACTTAATTTTCTACCAGTTAATGATTCCGATATTTTCTTCTTAGTTTCATCACTTCGTTTCATACCAATATGAGAATTCAACCCAGCAATCAAAACCATATTTAATTCTGGTTTTTCATAATCTAACCATTTTTGTTCTGTTTCAATTAATATATTAATATCTTCAACATACTCTAATATTTTAAATTCAAAACTATCACCACCATATTTATTCCAACTATTCTGTAGTTTTATTGAATGATGTTTATTATTATTCAATAATCCAGTATGTGTTCTTTTTCTTCTTATAAAATCAGTAGTACTACCGATATATTTTTTACCGTTTTGTTTATTAGTAATACAATAGATTACTTGTTCTTTTTTATATTTCATATTAGTATTTTAATATAAATATAAAGCTAGCAATCAAAAACCCTACTTCATAATATTTTTATTTGAGAATACAAAGATATGGTAATTTTTTGATATATGCAAATTTATTTTGATTTATTTTTAGATAAAAGTTCTCTAACCATATTATTAGCCATTTCTTCGGTTATATTTTCAGTTATAACATCAACTTTAACCCATTTACCACTTTCATTTTTCTCGTGGAAAGTCCAGTCATCTTTAGGTATATTAATAAAATCTTCGGTATAATTCCAATCAGTACCTTCATTACAATTTATTTCAATTGTATTTTTTGTAGCATATTCTCTAATTTTACTAGTTTCAATCATAGCAAACTCAGAACATTCTAAATTCCATATAATATACCAATCTGATTGATTGTTTGCTTTTCTAATAGGTATGTGAATTGTTTTGAAGTTATTTTTAATAGCTGAAAAAGGTCTTCTCATTTCTGTTTCGAAACTTACAACCGTACCATCTTTAATAAATTGTAAATCCCATTTTTTATAACTCTCTTCATCAATATCACCAACTAATAAATAACCTTTAGCTTCCATCATTTCTTTTAGAGCTAGTTTAGATGGTTTATCCATACCATCATAAGCTTCCTTATTAAATGGTCGTACTTTTGTCATATTAAATATTTTTGTTGTAATTCAACTGGTAATGATTTTATTCCAGAACTACTATAATGAAGATATTCTACATCACAAAATAATGAAACAATCCTAATATCCGGTTTTATATCTTTTAAAAAACTATAAAGGTTTTGTTCGTATGCTAAATCAGTTGCATTACGTAAACCTCTGACTAATACTACACTACCATATTCTTTTTCTAATAATGTTATAAAATCGGTCAATAATGTCCTATAAGGCATTACAATATTATTAGGTAACTTTAGTCTTAATTCATTAGCGATAATAATATTTTGGCCTTTACAATCCTTTTGACTATTTACACCAACACCAACAATAACTTCATCAAAAATATCCATTGCTTTACCTAGAATATCGTAATGTCCTTTATGAAATGGGTTAAAAGACCCAGCGTATAATCCTACCATAATATTAATTAATCTCTATTAAAACCAAGTCTTTTCTTTTCTTGAGCCAATTGGCTACCATAAAATCCACGATACGATTCTTTAATTAGTAATAATGTATCACTTAATGTCCAATCTTTTATGGATTCACTCATAGAATTTAAATTATGTGATAAATTAGCTATAAATGCACCAGTTACATTTATTTTATTACCCAGTTCATCATTACCTCTTAAAGAATCATACACTTCTTTTATTTGCCATTTAGTCTCTAAATGTAAATTACAGACATCTTCTATTTGAGTACTATCTAGATAACCAAAATCTAATATCATATTAAATCTACCCGGTCTTTCTGCAGCACTATCAACCATATCTTTAGAATTAGTACTGGCTAAAACACTAATTTTATTTTTTTTAATACCATCAAAAAATTGAAGGAACGAATTTAATGCTGACATATTGCCATTACCACCGTTACCAGTTCTATTGGCTAAATAAATATCAACATCATCAATTACAATAACACCGGGGTCAAATATCGCACACGATTCTAATATTTGTAATAAATCATTACTATTATAAAAATTAGGTATTACAAATGTTGCATTACCTAATAATGAAAACATTATTTTACGAATACTTTCAGTCTTACCAGAACCGGGTTTTCCATTAAAAAGGAAACGACATGTATTATTATTCATAACTGATGTTATAAAATGGTCAACAAATCTTTTTTGTGTCGCATTTAATATAATATTTTTATTAAAATCTGATGTATTTAAAATTTCAATACCCTCAAATCTACTTTCATATAAAGTTATTTTTAATACTTTACCTTTATATTCAGAATTATTATAAGCTAATCTTTTAAACTCATTGAAAATTGAGTCATATTGTTTTTCATTTAAACCATTTTTTGTTGTGATACCTAAAACATTACATAGTTTACCATAACCATTCAAATATTGTCTTGTTTGAATTATAGTCATATCATCTATTTTATCCCAAGAAACGCTAAACCACCATGGGTATATGTCTTTTCTTCCACCACCAAACGATATTCTTCCAGTATTTGCTTCTGATATACCATAAGTATGTACTTTAATACCTAAATCATTATCATTTAAACATTTAAATAAAAAATTATTTATTATAGCAAATTCAATTATAGATATGTCACGTTCAGCTAATTTATCTGTTTCATAGTCTATACTTTCTACACTACCAACTAATTCTACTTTAATTGGTTCTTCTTCAGAACATTCATCTAATGTATGCATTATATTTTATTTTTTTCAATTAATTCTAATTTTTGTTTCAATTCTTGTAATCCACCAAAATCACCTAATGTTGTTTTCGATGTAGATAATTTAGGAACTTTCTTTATGATTGGCATATCAATCGTTCTAGGCTTATTAAAGGCTTCTTTATTTTTGGGTGGTGTACTAACCACTTTTTTATTAAACATGTCTGTATTGGCTTGTTTAATAGCCCAATTAATATGTTTATCACCTTTAAGAACTTTATCAACTAGCCATTCATAAAATATTTGATATACTGGCATAGCTATGAATGTATCAGTATCATTACTAGTAATTCCCATACGTTTATCACCAAACGCTTTTACTAACGGATGCTCAATTTGTTTTCCATCAGTGTTGAAACCACTTTTAATGTGTTCCATCATATTTTCAAAATAGTCATTACTACGTGAAACCTCAAAAACTTCTTGAACTGATAATAAATGAATATCACTTATAGCACATTTAAATCTTCCTTTTGGTTTATCAAAAACTTTCTCAGCCTTTCCTACTGGAAAATAGGCTTTAATTAAATGTGTTAAAAATTTTCTTGATTTTTCACCACGATGCATTTCGTCTAATCGTTTATACACATCTTCTTTTGTAATCATTATATGAATATGTTAAAAGTTAATATTATTGTTGTTATATGTAATAGTTGGTCTAAACCTAAAACTCTAAAAAAACCACTATAATTCTTTTTAGCGTAAAATTTAGAAGATAATTGACTTGTGAAAAAATCAATAATAGTATGTATTACACCGTTTATAACTGAATATTTAATTACTAAAATTATTGGTAATATTTGCATAAACATCACAAGCGATAACGCAATTAACAAACCAAACGATAATGTATATTCGCTACCATGTATTAATAGATATTTAATGTTTTTACTTTTATTATCGGCTATTTCACGACTTTGAAGTAAATAATCAGCTATATAATGTATAATAGCTAATATAACAAAATAATTTAATCCTACTGCCATTACGATAAAAATGTTTTAATTACTTCACTGGCCATTTTACCATCATATTCACCAGCATAATTTTCTGATAAGTATGACATAACTTTACCCATATCTTTCATAGTTGAATATGAATTATCTTCAACAATCCTTTCAACAATACTAGTTAATTGTGTTAAACTCAATACTTTTGGTAAATAACACTCCAAGTAAACATTTTCATCAATTGTATTACATTCAACATTCGATGAAATTAATTTCTTAATTATTGATATGGCCTCACCATCAGTTACCGGTGATGTTCTACCAACTTCTTTAGATTTTTTATCCATTTCACCAATTAATGTAGATAAAACATTTTTTTGTGCTGTATTACCACTCTTTCTAGCTGACAACATATCGCCAGTAATTTTTTCTAATAACATATTTTTTAATTTATAGTTAATTTTTACCAAAAATACTAATAATAAATGACTATTTCAATTATATTATCAATTATTTTCTAGCATAGACATAACTTGTTCAACAATTATTGGTACCGTACTTTCTTTACCTTCTAAAACAGTATATTGTATATTATGTTTTCGTAATAAATCAGTTATTTCTTTATCTTTAGCCTTAGCACCAGCTTCATCTTGCATCCTACCATCTGAAACATAATGTCTTACTCGTTTTATCAAATAATTTACATTAGTGACATCATTTCGATTGAATTCATCAACAACAAATTGTTCGAATGATGGTGATATAACATCGAAATCAGCATATATAACACCCATTAAAAATGGACTATCTGTAATAACGACATCAACCTTATTCTTTAAATGAAACATTCTATTATGCTGTTCACCTAAAATATGTACCTGATTAGTTAATAAATTAGTTGTTTCCGACCATACTAAATCCTTCGCATATTCCGTAACTAACTCACAATTAACAAACTTCCTTTTTAATTCATAGAACACACCAGCTGCAGATGTACTTTTACCAGCTCCGGGTCCACCCCATAGATTAACAAATATAGTTTTTTTATTTTCTTTCATACCCTTGTTTTTTTAATTTTACCAGTTTGTTTCTTTATCCATTCAACATACTTAGCTATTTGTGGGTGTGATAATAATAATTCTTTTGTATTATAATATCTCCCCATATCTTTCTCAGTAATATATTTATGTATTGTTGAATGACAATCATCCTTACATATTAATATCTTACGATTCTTCATATCTTCTTTGGTAAAGTTCTTTATAAACCATTTATTATTATGATTTATTTTAGGAATTAAATGATGTTCGTTTAATTCATTTTCCCTACCACATAATTCACAATTACCTAACATGTTATTTTTTATTTATAATAGGTTCAATAATAAACCCAAGTTTATTATATCTGGGAATACCCCTAGTAACAAATTCATTATTAATGAAATTAGCTTTATTATTAGCAACTACCACTCTTTCATCATTAGAATTAATGTAATCATATTGAATACCTTCTTCATCGTCACGATAATCCCACACACCACCAATATATTCGGTACCATCACTATCTTGCACTACTTCAAGTGCTAACCCAAGAGGATGTAGGAATTGTCTATTTAGTTCTTGAAGGTAACCATTCTCTCTAAATTCCTTAATATCAATTTTTTTAATTTCATTTTCCATATTATATCATGTATTTAATTGATTTTATTAAATCTTCAATGTTATCAACTTGTTTAATGTAATAACGTTGTGCTACAATATCTACATTACCTTGTCTCCAAAAACCATCAGGACAACAAATAATCATTTTATGGTCTTTAGCAAATAAACCTAATTCCAATAATGATATTGGTGACATTGTACCCGGTTGTAAATATAATACAATTAAATCAGCTGTTTCTAAACCTTCCAATTCCCATTGAACTTGCCATCTAAATTGGTTATTACTTATATCTTGCTTCCAAGATGAATCCCAATCATTTCTACGTGGATTTAAAAATGTTATATTATCTTCATCATTAAATGAATTTATAATTTGTGTCTGCCAATCAATAGCGACACCCATTTCAATTGAACCAGCTAAAAAAACGCTTTTATTACCTTTAGGTATTACTATCTCACTTGGTGGTTTAATTACATTCATTGTTTATAGTATTTAATTTTTCTTTTAATTTTAAGAATCTTTGAGCACAATCAATTTTTTTATTCTTTAATCTATATGCTCGTCTTATTTTTAGTCTTGTAAATGGCATAAATAAACCATTGATAGTATCTATATGATTACCATCAATCATAACATCAACACCGTACCAAAATGTAATACTAAACGAATCTTCACACTTAAATTTAAAGCTAACTCCACTAATGTCATTAGATGTAAATTCAGTCCAATAATCATCATAATCATAACAAATTTTGGCTGTCCATGTTAGTTTATTTGTTTCTAATAAATCATAAAACAATAACTTATATTCTCGAAGTATCTTCTTTTTTAATATTATAGCATTCACATTATCAATTTTAGATTACAAAGATATGTAAATTTTTTAATATATGCAAGTAAATAAATAAAAAAAGCCCACCAGCGATAGTGGGCTTTTTATTAATATTAAGCTTTTGGCTTAATGTCCTTAAGAATCTCACCAATTTCAACCTTAACTTTCGTTTCAGTTTCTTTTGTATAATTCACTTGAACGTAACTTATAACTTCAGACATCTTACTCTTCATCAATTTAAAGTTTGGTATAGATATTTTAGTTCTTTCATATCCCGGAAACATATATGATTTCCATTCATGTACAGCTACTTTAGCAGCTGAAGTATACATACCCTTATCAACTAAATGTTTTACCATTTGACTTAATTTAGTTAAATCATATATACTCACATTACATTTTTCACCATTAAATGTTAATTTAATTGCATGTGGTACACCACCAATTTTAACTGTTAATACTTTATAAAAATAGTCAGTGTCTTTATTAATAAATAGATGTTGACTTGTTTTTTCGAAATATTTCATTATTTCTTGTCCAATTACTTGTGACTTGTTTTCTGTTGTTTTTACTATTGTTTCCATAATTTTTTTATATTTTAAGTTTTTTATTATTAATTGTGCTTTATATAGCACTTTTTATTGTTTTTATTATTTATTTTTTACCATTTAATAGTGTAATTTATTACACATTCTAATGTTTTATGGTGGACGATATATCTATTTCATATTGGTAAAATTAAAATAATTGTGATTCTTCTCTTAAAGCTAATGGTAAATTAGATAATAACTTCCTAGATGCTTCCGATGGTTCGAATGAAACAGCTGTAATTTCATTATCAATATCAGGTTCTCTGAAGATTGAAATGTTAATATTTCTTAAATTTGCTTTGAAAATCAAATCCTCTAAGTGAGATAAATCTCGTGCAGATAAATGTACTAAGTACTTGGATTTGTCATGCCATTCTTTGGCGATTTCTGGATGTTCATGTTGGAATTGGATGCCAGCATGAGATAATTGTGGTGATTGATAGTTATATGGTAATGAACCATTAACAACCACGTACAGCTTTTTAATCTATGTTTCTTTCATAATGTTTAATTTATTAATTATATTATCTTTATATGTTATTCTTATTAATTTAATACCGTTATCATTACAGTAATCAGTCTTTATTTTATCTTTTTTAACCCTATCTTTTAAACCTTCTTCACCACCCCATTCATTAACTACCTCAAAATGTTGTCTACCATCATATTCAATACATGTATTTAAATCCGGTAAATAAAAATCAAATGGTAGTACTCTTAAATCAACGCAATTTTCAAATATTTTATATTTTATGAAGTTAATATCATTAGATATTAAAAATTTTTTTATTTGTTTTTCACCCTTTGATTCATTACATATTTGGCAGCCAGAACCTCTAAGATGGTAATCAGGTTTCTGTTCAAATTCACCATGTATTGGACAAATTATCTTAACAGGTATTCTCTTATTTATATAATTAACCAATGAATAATCATATTTATAACCATGGACTAATTCAGCTTTATCTATAAATGTTTTATTATTATGTTTACACCCACTACAATAAGGGCACCCCGAACCATTTATATGATGAGATGGACTTTGTTCAAATTCACCATGGATTGGACATATAATAATAACTTTTTTATGAGTTGTTTGATAGTAAACTTTAGAATAGTCGTATTTAAATTTATGAATATTTTGACTATCAACTATAAATTTAAATAATGACTTACGTAAAATATCATTTCTTATTATATTACCACATTTTGGGCAATTACAACCTTTTAAATGATTATTAGGTATCTGTTCAAATTCACCATGAATAGGACAAATTATTTTTACCTTAGTACACCAATCGATGTAAGATACTTTAGAATAATCGTATTTGTTATTATGAATTAAATTAGCTTTTTCAATAAAATCGCACATATTAGAAAATTTATTTATATTAAATAAATATCTAGAATTTTTATAAAACACTGTTTGTACAGCTTCATATTGTTGACCTAAATCTTTTCGGTCTACAACGTACAATTTTGATTCTTTTGTAATCTAGTGTTTCATAACTTTTCTTTTTTAGTTTATATTAATAAATATGTTACAATTTTAAAAAATAATCCTCAACTGCGTTTAACCTCTACAGCATAGTTTTGTATAACGTGGTATTATTTCAAATACCTTGTGAATTATTTCGTGTCCCTAATCGGGTTCGAACCGATGCACACAGGCTTTTAGAGGGCCCGGCTCTGCCACTGAGCTATAAGGACATATTTGGGATAGTGGTTAGCAAGCCACATCTAGAACAATATTCAGTATCTGTTAATCACGTGATTTGAACGCTATGCTAGTATCACACTAACCAAATTAACCCAAAATATTGGTGATTACCGCTATAGGCTCTCCCCTGACAACTTGTTTTCCCTAGTAAGGAATTCTTTAGGTTACTAGCCGGGGGTTCGAATCCTTCCTATTGTTCTAAAATGGTAAGATAACAACCATAGGCTTAATTTGGGAAACACTACACTAGCTTTTACCTTTTATTAAGTTGCATCCACCAACCACCCCATCTAGAACTTAGGTCTTGGTCTATCGTATATGTAATTAAATTATGTCACCGATTAATCACTTCGGCTAGGTTTTGTATTGACTTGCGGTCCGTCAGACCATTTACTGACACCTTGATTACATAATCTAATTACTCTACAAAGATAATTATAATTTTTGAAAAAAACAAGTGTTTTATCAATTATTTTTAAAAAATATTTTCATCTTCTAAATTAATTTCAATTTCATTATGTTTCCAACCTAATTCTAAGTCTCTACAATTGGTTAAAGCACTGGTATAATCTTTATAATTCTTCCAATCACCACCACAATTATAAACCACTCTAACAGAATCTAAAGAATGTTCCGGTATTTCTTTAATAATACCATTTTCAAACTTATTTTGTATCTTTAAATGCTCTGGTTGGTAACATACCTTATCACCTATATTTACTGTCGCTATATTAATCATTTTATTATTTTAAAAGATTATCTAAATATTCCTTTGAATTTATCCACATCATGGTTTCAACATCATATACTTCTTCTACATTTTCAATAAATGTTTTTGAATGAGTTGAAATAATAATTGGTTTACCTGTTTCTTTTAATTTATTTAAATATTTCAATTGATTTCTTAAAGATAATCCTTGTTCTGGTTCATCTAAAAATAACATATCAAAATCTAAACTTAAAACACCTAATAAAACACCTTCTCTTGTTTCACCATGACTTTCAGCGGCCCACATAAAAATATTATTTACCTCTTGTGCACTATGTGTAAAACCTTTTTCTGGATTAGGTGTAGTTACTTTAGGGTTGGATTTTTCCATATCAACATTAAAAACCTTTAACCCCTTTAAATTTTCTTTATTAACTTTAATAAATTGCTTGATTAGAGTTGATTTACCACAACCATTATCACCAACCAATAAGTTTATACCATTTTTTAAAACAAACTCTGTATTCGCTTTATATAAGGTTTTATATTCACGTGTAATATAATCAAAACTTTCTTTTTTAGTTAACTTTGCTCTTTGAAAAGATTTTAAACCTAATTCTTTAGACTTTTCACTTATTTTTTTATTCAAACTTCTTTCATCTAACTTTTCATATTTCTTTTCAGTAAACGTATTTTTTCTAATTGGTGAATAATCCCAAGTAGTTTCAATAACATAATCTTCTTCGAATTTAATATTTAAGTTTTTCATATTATTTTTTAACAATATATTTATATTTTACTTCTGTAATTTGTTCCACTTCATCCATACTAAGGATTATACTATTATCACTACCCCAAGGATTTTCATAAAGTATACGATAATGTTTATTTAATATATTATTAAAATATATACATTGTACTAAATCACAACCCGGTCTGGATTGTATAACATCTGTTGTTATTAATTTAAAGTCAAATTGTTTACCTTCGAATACTTCAATTGCAAATTCATTAGTTAATTCCATAATATATTATTTATTAATACTTCTGCAAATATATAACAAATAAATGAGACTACCAAATAATTTTAGGATTTTTTTAATATATTGGAAATAAATTTTGAGCTACTAACAAGAATTGAACTTGCATCTCACCCATACCAAGGGCGAATTCTACCGTTAAACTATAATAGCATTATTTGAGAACATTTTTTACAACACCTGTAATTTGAAACCTTTCAATTTCTACCCAATTAGTTATATCATTACTCATTACTGGTTTACCACCATCATTTACATTAACTGCGACTGTTATGTGTGGTATTTTATTGTTTGAATGATAACCTTCAACTCTAACAGCTAAAGCTTTATTACTTACCCCTCTGTGAGTTACGGTTAATGTAACATTTTTAAATTCATCATCATTGATATTTAAATCTGCCAAACTTTTACCGAATTGTATTGTCATGTGATGAGCAAATGGTTTCCAACCTTCTGGAACACCAATTTTACTTAATAATATATTATGACTTTCTTCATCTAAAACAACAGCACAATATAAGATATTGTTATCATACGATTCCCTTAACTTCTGTTTTATTAGATTTTTCATAGTATAAACTTTATTTTAATATAAATATATCTAAAAATAAAAACATATTGGAAATAAATTTTGAGCAATAGAAGAATTTTGAAATCTCGACCTTGACATTGGCAATGTCACGCTCTGCCTCTGAGCTACTACTGCATGGAGCCGGCACTGCGATTTAACAGTGAATCACCCGGCATTTGTGGGCTAGAGGGGATTTAAACCCGTTAGTTAATCACATACTTTTTATAGCTAATTATTATATGTAATTCTAACCTAATTAACCTTAGTCATTATAGACAGCCACCTTTATAACGATGACCCGAATTCATCACATTCGTAGCTAACCCTTTTGAGTCGATAATCAGAATCGAACTGACATCCTCAGTTTGGTAAACTGACGCACTAACCGTTGTGCTATATCGACATTTATTTTAAACCATCTTTTATTAAAAATTTTAATTTTAATTTAGCTTTATCGTATTTAGCTTTAGTCTTTTCAAACTCTTCAGATGATACATTATCTTTAAAGTTTTTACTATCTAAACGTTTCTTTAGAAATTCAACATATTTCTCTTCTTGACCTATTAAATCAATTTTTTTATTTTTACCCATAATTAAAAATTTTATTGAGCCTTCTGTCAGATTCGAACTGACGTGTCATTTGCATGAACCGGGTTACAAATCCGGTATAATCGACCACTATATGAAGAAGGCATGGTCGGAGGTAGCTTTTCCCATTCGTTCCGCTTCAAAAGCTTACGGTTAACAATGGTACCCCCGTTTGGAGCCACAAGAGGGACTCGAACCCCCAACACCCTGATTACAAGTCAGGTACTCTACCAATTAAAGCTATTGTGGCAATTATTTTACATCTATAAATTCAATAGATGTTATTTCAGAATTGTTTTGAATAGATTCAAAACTCTCATGTAATGTTTTATTTTTACACGATTCTAATATTTCACTTAACCAATGAAATGCTGATTTGTCTACTATTATTTTCATATTATGTTTTTTAGTGCAGTAATTCGGACTTGAACCGAAAACCCTCTCATTGGAAGTGAGACGCTCTTCATTGGAGCTATTACTGCGTTATTTATTCTAAATCCTATGACATATATTCAATATCATGTTATTATTAATAATTAAATAGATGACCGTAGCCAAGGTTCTGTTTTAATCTAACATTTATCTATATATCATATGATATATCCGGTTTTTCATTCCGGTGCCACTACCTGTCTATCATCGCAATCTGAGGACCCTTGCTAAGACTAATTTGTGTTGCATCCCATGTTGCAGTGGTATAACGTATAAATTAATATACTTCCACTTCTCAGAGAGATGCCTTGAACTTCCTCTTCACCACATTTAGTATTATGTGATAAAGCGTTAGAATGCCTGTCTATTTATTATTTATTATTTTTTAATTGTTCTTTAATTTTATTATCCCATAAATTAGTATCACGTAATTTAGTTAATCGTTTACAAAATTCTGATTCAGTTAATACTGTTTCACTTTGTTTATTTTTACCTATTGAATGTGTGAATACAGCATCATTAGTTGATAACAAATCTTTCTTAAAATTTTCATTAGTAAATAAAGCTTCGTATGCTCTATTTAATAATTCTTGGTATTCTTTAGATTTTCTCTGGAATGCTTCACCTTTCCACCATAATGTTTGTCCTGTTTTCCAAGCTTTATTACGACCACTACCTCGTTTCTTAGCACCAAACCCAACCAATTTACAAACCTCAGCTTGAATAACTCATTCTCGAATTTAAAGGATTGTAATAACCCTTCCATTGATGCACATTCAACACCATCAAATATAAATTGTCTAGCCGTAAAATTACTTAGTCTACCAGCAACACCTTTATTATTTCCACCTATATCCATATCATTATATTTTAATCAAAGTTACTACTTTTTATCTATTAAAACAAGTAATTAATACTATTTTTGTGACCCACGTTTGGAATCGAACCTAACACTTTTAATAAACTCATAAATGATATTTATTAAATTACCGAAGTCTTTTATTTGCTAGTAATACTCTTCCGAGCCCGTAACGATACCAACAGCAAGACGCAGACCAATTTATTTGTGGGTCACAGGGGTATCGAACCCCACGTCATCTTATTCACATAAGATTTACCATGTATGTTATACTTTAACTCAACGTCAATCTCAATACGCAGCCCATATTGTCCATCCGGTTGGATTCGAACCAACGCAACCCATATTAAAAGTATGGTGCCTCTCGCTTACGCTCCACTCGGCCACGGATGGAAATTTTTGTGTATCCGGTGGGGCTCGAACCCACGTTGAACATACTGTTCCTACATTAAAAGTGTAGAGCCTAAACCAACTCGGCCACAGATACATTTATATTATGTCTTTATACCAATTAAATTGTTTAGCAGTTCTTCTCCTATGACAATTGGCACATCTAACATCACATTTTTTAATTTCTTCTAATATCACACCCCAAGAATACCCAGCATTAACCATATTACCAACACCATCTATTTTATCAACATTATCTTTATGGTCAAATTCTAATACAATAGGGTCTTTTTCACCACAATCAATACAATATGATTGTGATAGAACATCGAAATATTTTCTTTGGTTTTCTTTTCTAATTCGTTTATTTCGTTCACCAATAATTATTTTATGTTTTTCTCTATTATCATTATAATATTCTTTAGATTTAAGATTACTACATTCACGACAAATATTACTATGTCCATCTTTACGAGTTTTATTTTTATTAAAATCAGTTAATATCTTGATTTCTTTACATTTAGTACATATTTTAGTTTCCATATTTTTTCATTTAATATAATAAACTTTTAAACAAAAGTAAATGTTAAAAGCTATTGTTGTCACCCCAAAGAGACTTGAACTCTTGACTCCGATATTAAAAGTATCGTACTCTACCAACTGAGTTATGAGGTGAAAAAGAAAGATGAATTTAAAGGAGGGATTAAGTTAGAAAAAATCCATCTCTCAAAGGATAACATTATCAGCACAATAATGTCAAGTGTATCGTATGTGGGATTCGAACCCACGAATCGATTACTCGAAGCCAGCTTGAAAAGCTGGTGACCTAGGCCGCTAGTCTAATACGACATAATATTGTAGCCCGTAGGGGAATCGAACCCCTGATTCTAGGTTGAAAACCTAACGACTTAACCGTTTGTCCAACGGGCCATTTAATAAAATTTATTTGATTTGTCACACATACCGGATTCGAACCGGTGATTTTTTGGTTGAAAACCAAACGTCCTAGGCCTCTAGACGAATGTGCGAAATTGCGAGATAAACTCGCATTATTAAAGGGCAACCGGGTAGGTCGACATGTATAATTACCCTTTAAAATAAGATGAATTAGCAAATTTAGCTTCTCTTGCAAAATCAGTATCATCGTGAACGTATTGATTGAATTCTCTAGATTCTAATTGAACAATTGTTTCAACTTCCATAGTAAACATTAGAATTAATTTATCGTATTCTTCTGTTTTATCTACTGGTTGTATTAAATTTAAACGAATGTTTGTATCACCGTTATTAGCTTTTTTTAATAAGAATTTTAATTGTTTTAAAGCCTCTTCTTTATAATCGATTAATGCTTGTTGATAATCAATTATATGTTGTTGTTTATTAGCTTTAATTTTTTCAATTAAGTCACTTTTGTTTACATTGATAATTCTACTCATAATTTTTATTTTTAATTTATGTTATTTTAAGAATAACAAAAATATATAATAAATTAAAAGATATCAACTAAAAATTCACTTTTCTTTTATCAGTAACTAAAATATCATCATTTCTATCTAATGTAATATATTCTAAATTTACTAATTCAAATTCTTTAAGATGTTCTATAACTTCATTAGCTGTAAATTCACTACAAGAATATATATCAAACTGAAATTTTTGTGGTGTTTCTGAGTCCCACACATGCATACTGGCATGTGATGTAGCTAAAGTAACAGTACCGGTTACACCTTCATTACCTAAATCATCAACATATACTGATGTTGGTCCGGCCACAACTTTCATTCGTACTTTTTCAACTAATATACTTAACCATAAATTTAATTCTTTAACTGTTTTAGGTGCTTTTTTACATTCACCCTTACAAATAAAGTGTAGGTGATTTGGCTTGAAAATTTCATTCATTTATTAAAATTATTACGATAATATTATTTAATAAATAAATATCAAGAAAACCATTAAAATTGTTGCGATAAAAGGATTCGAACCTTTGTTTGCGGTCTCCACGACCACCGTCCTGAACCACTAGACGATACCGCTGAAACTCATTAAAATTTAGACTGCATTCTTAACTTTTTTGAGATTGCTTAATATAATTCCGATATTTGCAGTTACGGTTTCATATCAAGTAATTTTGTGGGGCTGATGGGATTCGAACCCACTAAGCGTAGCAGCGGTTTTACAGACCGCCTCAACTCTCCAACGTTGACGCATCCCCAAATAGAGTGGGAGTAGTTGGACTCGAACCAACGAAGACCGAAGTCGAGGGATTTACAGTCCCTTGCAATTGCCGCTATGCGATACTCCCAAGTTAGAACAGGTTTGTCTTTTTGCGTTCTATTGCTCTACCAACTGAGCTATACCCCCAATATTAATATTTGTGGGGGCAATGGGATTCGAACCACATGACCCATAGATTTACCTAGCTTTTTATTTGCTGAATCAAACCTTTATCTAGTCGAGTATGCTGGCATCGAACCGACCAAGCGATGCCTCCAATGCACCGCTGCCTAAACCTTGGTCAATACTCGTTAAAGTTGTCCTACTAAGATTCGAACTTAGAACAACGGTATCAAAAACCGTTGTGTTACCATTACACCATAGGACAATGTTTATTTTTTTGCAGACCCCGTAAGACTCGAACTTACAAACCAATTAAAGGCATTAGATTCAAAATCTAACGTGTTTACCAATTCCACCAGAGGTCTAAAATATTTTTTTTATTTTATAATTATATTAAATACCGTATTACTAAATGATATTTATTAGTATAATACTTAAAACAATGAAATTAAATTATTCTGATAAAGTTAAATTCCTTAGTGGTGAATACCAAGATAAAATTGGTACTTATGTTGACGAAAATTCTAGTGCTTTTTTAATTAAACTAGATACCCAATCTATTATTATAATAGTAAGTAAATATAATACTGAAACAATTATAGAAAAAATATAGAAACAGGATTGACGTTGTTTCAATTAAAATTTGATTTTGTTTATTGCTGAACCAATCCTTTATTCTATTGTCGAACTAGAGGGATTTGAACCCACAAACTAAGTTAATTACTCTTAGTACCACCTATGTACAGTATCACCGTAACAGTTAGCTCGTTATTGTCGGGATGGTGAGATTCGAACTCACGAACCGAAGCTTCCAAGGCCCCGTTGTATAACCATCTGCATAACATCCCGTTTAGTCGAGTGATTTGGCATTCCACCAAATATACTAGGTCCCGATGACCACTGCACTATACTTGTGCTACACTCGTTATTTTATTCCCAATATGTCAATGAAAATTGGTTTTTGTAAAATATCTAGATATTTATAGATATATACAAATTATTATGATACCATTATACACTGAAGAAGAATTTAAAACCGCCAAATCATTTGATGAATTATCATGCCAATGTTTAATTTGTGGTAAAACATTTAAACAAAAAAAATACATTGTAAAAATGGCTTTAAGTCCAAAATATGAAAGGACTGGTGATTTTTGTTCACTTACATGTCAACAAAAATCTAATATAAAAAAAGATACATTTAAAATATTTAATTGTTGTAATTGCAATAAAGAAATTATAAAACAATCGTCAGCCAGTAAACGTCATAAAAATACTTTCTGTTCACATTCATGCTCTACAAAATATTTAAATTCACATAAAACTACCGGTACAAGACGTTCTAAATTAGAAATGTATGTTGAAGAACAACTTACATTACTTTACCCTAATCTAGATATTAAATATAATGATAAATCAGTTATTAATTCTGAATTAGATATCCACATACCATCACTTAACTTAGCATTCGAACTTAATGGTATATTCCATTATGAACCAATATTCGGTGTTAATAAATTAGACCAAATACAAACTAATGATATATCTAAATCAAAAGCCTGTATAGATGCAAAGATTGATTTATGTATAATAGATACATCTGGTCATAAATATGTTAAACCTAAAACTAGTGAAAAATATCTTAATATTATAATTAAAATTATTAACACTAGATTAGCCTAACTTTTTAAAATTTATCCAATATGTCAATGAACTTGTTTTTTTAATTCTATGTTTAGTCTATGAATTAATAACGGTCTAAAAACAAAAAACCCAATCTACATTTCTGAGGATTGGGTCTTTATATTATTTTGAAAGAATACTCTAATTCTTTACATAAAATTATATAACATACCCAATCCGTTTTGGCCCTCGCCTTTCGGTTGTTTCGTTCCTTGATATGTTGTATACGTTTTCATTGTTTTAATTTTTATATTTTTAATATTCTATTGTTTGTTTATAAATATACTGCAAAGATATGAAAAGTTTCAATACGAGTCAAGTATTTTCGCATTTATTTTCAAATTATTTTTTAATGTGTTGATTTATAGCTATTTAATTTCTTTCATTTTATCTCTTAATATACAAGCTAATTCATATTCTTCATTTTTAACAGCGTCATCAAGTTGTTCTTGTAGAGATTTTTCTTTAATTGGTTCGATATCTGTTCTACTATCATTAAAATTAAGAATAAATTCTGTTGGGTTATCTAATATTAATTCTTCAATAACTAAACCCTTATTTTCTTCTTCTTTCGTTAATTCTCTATGTCTAATTAAAACACCCTCACCAAGCACCCAAGTTTTTTCTTCAAATAAACTTTCATCTTTTAAAACAATTTTAACACTTATTGGTTGACCTAATACATTACTTATTTTAGCATCTAATTCCCCATGTGTTATATTTTCTGTTGACCAAGCTTCAATTTGATTTTGTATTGATAATATCTCTGGTGGTGTCGTATTAAATTGCGACCCGTAGAATTCCATAAGTTTATTTATATATTCTTTATATTTACTAGATATATGCTCATCGGTATCACCAGCATCACCACGAAATTTGTTTATATCATCTGGATTTTGGTTATTTGGTGTTTCACCTCGTTTACCAAAATCATGGAATAAAGGATTTGTATCATCATTACCTTTACCAAAAAACATATTACCAAATAAATCGAAAAAATTTTCATTCATAATCTATATTTTTAATTATACACAAATTTAACACTTTTTTTTTAATTAAACAAGTAAAACTATAGGTTTTTTATAATACCCTCAATAATTTTTTTTGCTTCATCATCAACATCAGACCCCTTTTTAATATTTTTTCTGTGTGGTATAAACCTCAAATTTTTAATATTCCCAATTGCTTCTGGTGGAATTTGATTCTTAAACTAAGTGTTTCCAACTTTTATATGTTACAATATTAAATACACTACTTTGTGAAATATTAAACATTTTAACTAACTCTTTTCTACTATAAGTCTTATCGATGTAATATTTTCTCATTAATATTACATCACTATCAGTCAATTTTGACATTGAATGATTTTCACCGGTTGAGGCTTCCTTTATTTTATTAATAATATCGTCATTATGTTTTTTACCATACATACCATTATTACTACCACTATTTTTATCGCTTATTTTTTCCTTAGTTATTGAATTATGATTCTTCCCTGACATACCAACATGATTAATTTTCATTAACTCAATAGTATATTCACTTGCCTTTTTACCATAACATGGGTTTTTTGTACCTGAATATTTTAAACTTAAATCACGTTTGTATTCATCAGAATGAATATGATAACCACTAATATATTTATTCCATGGTATAGAACCACATGAAAATCCATCGCCACCATGAGTCATATTTGTTAAATAAAAACCCCATGTTTTAAATTGAGATATCCAATATGTTTCCCAAAATTGCCATTCATTAATATCTACAACATCTATAACTTCTATTATTGGTTCTTTATTTTTATTTAATAATGAATTTACCCAAGCTTTTTTATGTGATAAGGTAGAGTTTTTAGATTCGTTAATATGTCTTTCAAATCTAGTTTTAATATCACCGGTTTTACCAACATACCTAACCTGTTTTGTATTTGGGTCGGTTAAAGTATATATAAATATTTTATTCATTTGTACTTAACATTTTTATTTCAGAATTTATAAAATTCCTTATTCTCTGACTCATATTAAAACCATTTTTATTACAAATGGTTTTATACGTTTTATGGGTTTCGTCATCTAACTTCACCAATATTCTTTTATCATTCCTCATCGTATATACGTTTATATATAAATATATACTAAATAATAAAAAGGGATGGTTAAATTATTTTTTTGATTATATTATTTATCAGATTAATTGATTCTTCGGTTATTTCACCACCTTTCTTAATATTCTTTGTATGATATATGAATCTAAGATTATCGATATGTGCTATAGCTTCAGGTGGTATTTGATTCTTAAACCCGGAATGGATTGGGTATATATGGTCTAAATGATATTTTCTAAAACCTCTTTTTTCATGATTCCTTAATATTGTTAAATCGTTTGCCTCTGTCAATAACCATACTTTAATATAATATATTTTTTTAGGTATATTTTTAATTGATTTAACTCGATTCTTAATATAAGGGTTTTTCTTTAGTAATATCTGTAATTCCTTTTTTTGTTCTAATTCTTCGGGATTTACTATTATTACACTAGCTTCTTTTACAAATTCATTATTACGTCTTACCCAAGTTCCTTTAGGGTCCCATACATATTCACGTTTCCCCTTATAATTTATTGCTCTATATTTAGTATTATCCATACTTATAAATATAGTGTTATTAATTATAATATCAAGGTTTTATCTTATTAGGGTAATCCACTATTACAATATAATCATTTAATGGTTCAGACCATAGTTTAGTTGCTGGGCAACCATTTATATGACCAGCATTAATTGCTGGGTGCAAACTATTTTTATCTATAATTTTTTTAATTTCAGAAATAGTTAAATTTTTCATATTCTATTTGATTAAATTAGTGATAGCTTCAGCAATTTCAGGTTTACCAATTAATCTTTCAATTGGGTCAGTATCACCATATGTTCGAAATAAGTTTAGATTTGTTTTTTCTAATAAATACCCAATGTGTTGATTTTCACGAACCATTTCAACATTATCATTAGCTATAACGGCATCGGAACCACTTTTATCCATTGATTCAATAGCTATTGTAAATAATTCATTTAATGTTAAACCAACTTCATATTTAAAACTAACTAAATAAACATTGGGATTCCATTGCTTAATCATAGGTAAAACCTTTGGGTTAACTTTAATAGTTTCTCTCATATATTCTATAAAACCTTCTGGGTCATTACTTTTAAGTTTAACCGGTTTAGTTCTATCAAAACCAAAATCACTAACGGCCATTGCGTGAATAACCACATCCATATTTGGTACTAACTCACTCATTATGGCTACTAGTGAGTTTACATCACTAATCTCATGATATCTAATATTTCTATGATTACCATATAAGTTGTATAGTGTTGGTTTACGACTACCCGTTGCATAAACATAATATACTTCATAACCTAACTCATCAAATTGTTGTGCTATTTCAGTACTTAAATTACCAGTACTAATATTAGTTAAAACACGAACATCATCAATATGTTCTTTAGTACCACCAGCTGTTATTAAAACTTTTTTCATATTATATTTCTTTTGAATTAATTAAATATTGTGTTGGGTCTAATAACCCTTTAGGTTTTGATTCACCTATAAGCCAATCACCATTGTGTAGTGTATCTTTATCATGTAAAGCTAAATGTAACATACTCATTGGCCTACCTTTATCATGTTTTATTACTGTTCTAACTAAACCAATGGAATCACCAGCTTTAATTATATTACCAACTTCTAAATCCTTAAATACCTCAATTTCACCATACACAACAATACCGGAATTACCTCTTGCATAAATAGCTTGTGTGTCATTCCACCATGGATAACCAGCAGATGGACCGGTGAAAGCACATATTTCAAGTATTTCACCATCTTCAACTGCTTTAACGATAGCACCATCCGGAGCATATAAATCAACACCTTTATGATGGTCGTGTCTTCTACGTACACCTAACGAACCAACGTGTGGGTATATTGGAATATCACATACTTTAGATAAATCAATTTGTCTATTTTCATCTAAATAATCCAAAAATGAATAAGAGTCATTTGTTGCTATTCGTTTTTTCGAATTTAATGGCCATACCCATTGTTTACTATTATTATATATTTCAAGTGATTTACTAACAATATACTCTGGGTCGGGTAATTTACCAATCCCAATAACACCACAAGCTAATAAACCCTCTGTCGCACCAATTATATGATACCCATATGATATTAACCCATTAATATTACTTTGAACTATGGGGTTATTATACATCTCAGTATTCATTGCCGGACAAATAATTTTAATTGTATTTTTTGGTATAGCTAAATTAATTGTTGATACTAAATCATCTGCAATACCATGATAATATTTACCAATAATATTTGCTGTAGCTGGTACAGTTAAAAATATATCACACGATTGAGCTTCTTCAATATGTGAAATATCGTGTACATTTTCAACAATAAATTTATTAGCTAGTACCCCTACTACAGTTGGTGTTATAAATTTAGTAGCGTTATCCGTCATAACAACATGAACTGTGTGGTCACAACCTTTAAATATATTGATAATACTAGCTACTTTATATGCTGCTATACCGCCAGATATGGCAATTAAAACTTTCATAATTATTACATTAAATAATTTAACACTGACTCCCAATCGGGAAATTTTTCTGTTCCAAAATGAATATGTTCCCATTCAGGGATAAAATGACCTGATTGTGGTACATCATCAATAAGATAATTACCCCTAGCAATTGTTTTATCTGGGCATAATATAAGACTATGACACATTTCAAAACCTAAATGTTTCTCAATCCAAACCCGTTTTTCGGTGTATGATAATGGATTAAGAACTGATGGTTTAGTTAATATATAAACTCTATATTTTGTTTTAAGTTTATTTACACCATCTATGGCACCCGGAATAGGTTCTAGATTTTCAAAAAATTTATATTGGCTCTGAGGCAATTTATTTCCGGGATTTTCGTGTAATGCTTTCCAAGCAGCATCTCTAAATTTACATATGGTATCGTCCATATCTACATATACAACTTCCCGATTATCAACTTCTTCAATCATATTACGATTTTAATTTTGGAATACCTAATTTATCTCGTAGTTTAATTAATTCTCTACGTTCTTTTGCACTAATAGCCATTGCTATTTTTTCTTCATTTGTAGGTTTATCTACGAAGCCTAGATAAGTAAGCATTACTTTATTCATAGTTTTTAAATAATTATTTATTATTAAACAAAGATAATAAAAATATTTGAATAAAACAAATATTTACACTTAATTTTTTGTGGAGTATGGTGTTTTATCACCGTTTCGTTCTCTATTTAAAATAGCATATTGTCTTTCAGATGCCCAACCATTTTGTTTTTGCATAATTGTATTAAGTATATCTAGTGCATATTTACTACTTAATACTTGCCTCCAATATTTTTCAGATTTAATCTCTTTAGAATAAATTGGATTATCAACTAAACCTTCTCTTAATCTATTTTTTATAAATTCTTTCATATACTATAAATATAATTTAATATAATAAAATAACCTAATAACTAGATTTAATTCCAATTATTAGGCATAATAAATAGATTTTTTTTATTTTTAATCTAAATATAAATCAAAATTGTAGATACAAAATGAATCAAACCAAATTCCCCGGTTATACCAAAGATTTAAATCTTCTTTACTACATAATTCCATTTGATTTAAAATGAAATCACCTACTTTTTGTAAAATTTTATTTCTTATTTTTATCATAATATTTTATTTATTAATATCCGTAAGTTAATTGTTTTATTTGTGCTTTTTTAAGTTTAAATTCAACATCTTTAAATGTAAATTTAAAACCATTTTCGATTATACTAAAATTAGTGCATTCGTTATACATATAATATTCATCAAAGTCATCCAAAACGTCTTTATTATCTTCATTTTTAATTGTGCCACCCCAATAAAAATCTAAATTAAAACTACAATTAATATCTAAAGGGTTAAAGTCATTAAAAATACCAGAAGTTGTTTTATTTGTTATTAAATGTCTTGCTGTAAAATCAAATGATATAGCTTCACTTTCTAAATTTAAATAAAAGAATAACTCATTAACATTACTTGAATCATTAAAATTAATTTCTTCTATTATAGCATTTAATACGTCCATATTAACATTACCAAGTATAGTACAAGCTTTTATAGCATTATCGATATGTATTTTATTTATTAATTTATCATTTAATATTAAACCAATTTCATCTAATGATAAATCTTTAAAATCTATTTTATAATAAATTCTAGATGGTCTATTTTTTAAAAAATAATTAACTCGATTATCAGCATTTGAGGTCATTAAAACTAAAATTTTATTACGCCCCCACCCATCTAATAACGGTAATAAAACTTCCTGATGTTCATTATCATAAACTTTCTCAAATTCATCAATAAATAATATAAATTTTTGGCTTATTTCACTAATGAAACCAACAAAATCACCTTCATCATATGCTTTATTCAATATAATTATAGGTAATTTAGCTTCATTACATATTAATTTAGCTGTTAATGATTTACCAGAACCTTTTTTACCATTAAGTAAAACACCTAAGTTTTTATCTCTTTCATAATACCTTTTTAATACTTTATCACAAATTATTTGGCAATTACCATATATTTTAGTAGGCATTTCAAATGTACTAATATCATTCATCATAAGAGAAAATTGTTTAGTTAATGGATTTTGTATTACAGTATATATACCTAATGGTAACCCTTTAATAAACTCAGCATCTGCTGAATGTAAACTATAATTTGTACCTTGTCTTAAAATCTTCATACATTTGTTTTTAAAATTAATAAAAGTGATGGTAATGGGATTCGAACCAACATACGTCATGACCTTCCGATTAAATGTCGGGTGCTCTAACCAGACTGAGCTATACCATCATAAGTTTTTTAGTTGGTCAGGGCCAACATAGAACCGTATTTACCAAACTAAAAGCCCCACATGTGTCGGATGTGAACCGGTGGTTTATATTCTTGATTATCGAGCATTTAAAACAACCTAAAACTTTCGCTACGTGTGGTGATAATAGGATTTGAACCTATGCCATTATAAAGTTAATAGAAATCTCAATTAACCATTCAATTTCATCTTTATAACCTAACCTAACTATCGTTAGTGCTCTCACCGGACTGAGCTATACCATCATTTTTGCCCTTAAGTTGAACACATGAGAGTTCAGTTATTGCCTTGGGACTTTTGGCTATTTAATACTAAATAAATACCCTCATGGACTTAACTACATTACCACTACTCTCTTTATCTCCTACTTATTTTTAGCTCTTTACCTTTGTAGTAGACTCAAGCCTTATTAAAGTGTACGTTCAACGAACAACCTGTGATACTAGATGGACTCGAACCAACAACCCCTTGACCTACTTTACACATCATGTATTTCGTTGCAAGTCCTCTACCAATTAAGAGATATAGTACCAAATTAATTTTTTATCTATTCAATATTCCATAATGTCTAAAGTGGTGATGGGTGGAATTGAACCACCGACACATGGATTTTCAGTCCATTGCTCTACCCCTGAGCTACATCACCATATTTACCTCGGTTACAAACCGAGGGTTTTTTCCACGACCAATTATATTATTAATTAACCTTAGAATTTTATTACATCCAGTAGAAATGATTGGATTCGAACCAATGACCTTCTCACTTATGAGGTGAGTCGTTCTGATTAATATTTCTGACTTCCCTAGAAGTGTTTTACTCTATTAACCCCAAGTTGTGAATCCCATCCCTATTTTACTAGAGCCAACTTAGCCACTCAACGTACATTTCTAGTGGCGATTTACTGAATCGAACAGCAACGGGTATATCTACCAAAGGATTCATGAGGTCCTCGTTTCCACATATCGCCAAATTTAACAATCTCTTACTTAAAGACAATCCACGAATTCCTAAACTCGCTTCTAAGCCCCTACTACTTCTTAAATTGTTTAATATTAAAAAATTAATAACAATATTGATTTTTTTACGTGCTCTACCAACTGAGCTATATTATCAATTACTTGATAATAGGTGGGTTCGAACCACCGACCACGAGCTTAACAGGCTGATTTTAAATTGCTGAAACAATATTTTATATTAATTTAGTTCTATATTGAGGACTCGAACCCACATGTACTCCACTAATAGTAATATTAGTCAGTATTATAGTACCGTGAGATTTTACCCTCACAGCTTAATTAATTAAATGATAGGACTCGAACCTATACTAGACGGGAAACCGGGTTGGGACCTATTAGGCTGTTCTGATTACCGTGTACATACTATTTTAACCCTCGACCAGCGTGTATTCCAATTCCACCACACTTTAATTAATTGTTTTTTTTTGATTACAGATTCATGACTAGTAGTAGACGAAACTACTGTATGTCTTTACGGCTGCCGTAAAACGTGCTTTCGGGCACAAGAGTCTATCCTTGCTAACCAACCCATTGTTTACTAAACCCATGTGGTAAAACGAATATTTCTATTCTCCCACTGATTATTCAACCACATCGCCACCGGGCACTACATGCTTTTCTTTTACCGTACTAACATGAGTATATCGCTATCATATTTCTATGCTTCGCTACCTTAGAACCATTATTTTTTTATATTGCAGTAATGAATCTTTAAATCATTTTAAGTAATTATTACGAGGTGAAGAAGCATATTCTCTTTGAACTATTACCATTCGAGAACCACACGGGTAGCGTGGTGACCAATATTAAACATCATCAGACATTTATTTATATATAGTCTATTCCTTAATTCTTTCTAAAGCGTGTACCTTAATTACTTATTTCTTTTAATTAATCACCAATGGATACTTCTTCTCGCTGCGGTCTTGTCTAAACAAAACTAGTGGATACTGAAGATATTACACCATGGTATTGATTAATTATATTTTTATTCTGTCAATGAACTTTGTATTTTTAATTACACTGCAAAGATAAATATTATATTTGACATGTGCAAGTAAAATCGTATTTATTTTTATAAAATGTTAAAATTATAATCAGATACTTTTTCAGGTAATGTTAATCTTTTACATTTTTCACCACATCTAAATTTATTCCAAGCCATTACGATATAAGCGTTTACTGATGTTTGGGTTAAATCAAACTCTTTATCCATTTTTTTTCTTATCAATTTATTTCGTAAAATTGCTATTGGTGAATTAGCCTCTAACATTTCACCTGAAGATAATTTATGGATAAATATATCAGCATCTTCTTTATTAATAAGACTAAATAAATAATGAAAACTACTTAAAGTTGTTGCATTACATATAGCATATTTTTTATAATAATGTAAACCAAATGTTATACTACCATCTATATTACCCTCTTCACCTAATAAATCATAATATTCTAATATATCTGCATTTGATAAAGTTCTTATAGTACTTCTATTATGTGAGAATAAATTTTTTCGAAAACCAAATATAGTTTTAATTACTGCAGCTGTTTGACAATAATTCTTAACACCAGCTATTGCTAACATATCAGCACCGTCACGTTTATCACCAGTATCCATTACTTTAAACGACTCATTATCTAAACCACGAATAACCGAAAATTTATAAGTTTTATTAGCTTTTACTAATGCAGTTAATCTATGTCGGCCATCAATTAATTCATTATTTTGATTAAATCTAATTGGTGAACCATCAAATAACCAATTACCTATTTCCATTTCTTTCACCAAAAAATTAACATTAGTTTTTGATAACGGCCTATTATTATAAGTGTCCGCATCTAATATTTCTTTAGCCATTTCTGGTGTTATATCTATTTCTTCATAAATACGCTTTTGGTCATTACTACCTTCTAAAATTTCATTTACTATCATATTACATTATTTAATTATTTAATAATGCAAAGATAAAAAAAGAATTTGATATATTCAAGTTTTTTACTAAAAATTAAAATAATTTTTAAATAAAATAAAAAGCATTACTGTTGTAGCTAATGTTTCCAAAGCATTAACCCATTTCCAAAATAAACCCATATCAGTATTAAATGCTGACCGTACTCCTATTATTAATCTAATATTTAGGTAAATTAAATTAATAACACCTAGAAAAATTAAAACATTTATTATCATCTTATAAAATTTAAATTAATACTATGCAAATATAAATAAAATAATTAACATTACCAAATAATTTAAGAATTATTTCATAACACCTAAAAATTCCTTAGTTTTATTGAACCCTATTAAATTTGCTATATTTTTAAGGATACCAGTTCTACTGGCTACATTATGTGATTGATACTGACTTATTAAATTAACTATATCAGCTTCCTTATCTCTATTTAAAGCCATTTTATAATCTACTATATCACCAAGACTCATAAATAATGACCATTTATAAATGTTGAATCTATTAATATTGAACTAGTTGGTCTAACTTTAACTGTGGCATAATCACCACCAGCCTTCGAAGGGTCCCAAATATTAAAAGCTTCTATTATATTTGTTGGCCTGTATGGTACACCACTTTGATATTCTTTGGTTAATCCAGCATATTCCCAATACTTTTGTTCTGGTATTACAATGTCTAAATCACCAATAGTAGAGTTTAAATTGAAGAATTCTCTTAATTTAGGGTATAAATATAATCTAGCTGAACCAGCTATAAAATAATTACGTTGTTTAGGGTCAATACCAAATTTATTGAATACTAATTCATCCGCTTGTTGTAATAACGAATTTAAATTTACATCACCAGATACTTCCTCTTCTAACGTGTTTAAAAAATCTTTTATTATTATATCTTTATTATATCTTTAGTGTATAACTCAAATAATCTCATATTTCCTAATTTTATCTACTTTATCTTTATTATAAATATTATCAAAAGTTAATATCTTAAAAGATAACAAAATAAAAAATGGGTGTGGACCTTTTAAAAATAAAAAATTATATGCTGACCATTTAGCTTTTAAATAATATTTTTCTTGTAACATATCAGGTAATAAATCTTCATTCTCATCAACATACTTCCAGTCATAGGTCATACATACATTATTAACCCTTTTCATGAAGAAGTAGAATTCGAATATTCTTACTAATATTATTATAACTAAAATTATCATATCTATAAATATTTAATACAAATATACAAATAATATTTTAATAAACAAAATAAATACCATAAAAAAGCTCATTAGAGCTCATATTAAATCTTTTATGAGCTCTAATAGGTGAGAAAATGAGCTTAATTTGTGTGGAAGTCATGGGTATCGAACCCACCTCACTCTGATTGCAAATCAAAATCGCCTTGCCTTGGTTCATGCACCCCCAGTTACAGGTTAGTTATTTTTTGACGGATTTGAACCGTCTAGCATTTGAGTTTGAATCAATTGTTTTAACCATTTAGTTTTTGCTGAAACTAACCTTTAGTTTAATTATTATTTTGTATACATATATGTTTACTTATTTACATTTTTGTAAACATATGTGATGACTTTGTGGAGCCAATGGGACTTGAACCCACAACCTCTTCCGTGCAAGGGAAGTATTCTAGCCAATTGAAATATGACCCCATTATTTATTTTCTACCTTTTACCCAACCTTCGTTTTCCCAATTAGGTAAATCGTCTTTTTTAATTTTTTTATTGTTATTATCTTTAGTAATCCAACAAGTACCATATTGTGAATTAGTTTCACCAACACCAGTACCACTTTTAATTTTAGACATTTTAACTTTAGTTTCATTTGAATGGATTTTACCTGTCCAATCAGGTATTACTATTTTACCATCTTTATGCGTGTTTTTAGCTAAATTAGAAACCCTAAGACGATGTATTTCTCGATAATCACTATCGTTCTTTAATCTATTACCGTGTGCCTCACCACCTTTTTTACATTGATTCGCTTTATTATTTAAACCATTTTCATTTATAATGTAAAAACTACCACTACCACCGACAACTAAATTCATACATTCTTTCTTAGCTATTTCACTTAATGTAACTACTTCTTCCTCACGTTTCTTTAATTCATCTCTACTTTCACAGAATTCTAATATTTCTCTATTAAAATTAGTTTTACCATGTTTCTTAATTGCTCTACTTAATCTAGTTCCACTACCTAGATAACCATCTTCTAGGTTATTGGTACTATGCATTCCTATATAATATCTACCACTTAATAGGTTAGTAGTTTTATAGATAAAATGATATTGTTTTTCTTTTCTCGCCATAATATTCGTACTTTATTATATAAATATCATGTCATATTCAAAAAGTACAAAAACATGACATTTGTGCGGCTTATCCGGGACTCGAACCCGGTTCTCCAGCGTGACAAGCTGGAAGGATAACCCATACCCTAATAAGCCAAGTGCGGACTAGAGGGAATTCGAATCCCTGTTTTAGAGGAGTGACAGTCCAATTCTCACACGCCAGTTGAGCACCCTAGTCCATTATTTAATATTTTTACCACCATGTGTATCCAATGTTGCATTACAATTCGGACATACAATACGTAAATTTTCTATTCTATTATCATCATTAATACCATTTATATGGTCTAATATTAATGACATATGTTTACCATCCCATTCTTCACCTTGACCACATAATTCACATTTACGTTCTTTTAAACCTTCTTTATATAATCTTTCTTTAAGGTTGGTAGTATAAATATATGTAGAATTTTCAACTAATATTTCACTTAAATTTTTTTTAGCTGACGGTGTTTTCATACCATTCCTAAAATGAGAAATATCACATTTATATATTTTTATATATTTTTTAATTGTTTGTCTATTACCCATTGTTGTAGATAGTTTTAAATTTCTACAAACATCTACATAATTAATAGAGTTTTTAATAATTTCAGTGAAATATAATTCTTCATATCTTTTATTAGGTAATCGTTTAATACCAAGTTTATCTATTTTTTGTTTAACATTTTTAATGTTTCTACCAGATAATAGTTCAAAGCAGTATTTACAACCATATTCTGGGTAATTGTTATATAAAATATCAATCTCATCCTTAGTCCATAATTTTCCAACCATATATATTTATTTTTTAATTATTTGTGCCTAGAGTTGGAATTGAACCAACGACACCCGGCTCTTCAAACCGGTGCTCTACCCCTGAGCTACCTAGGCTTTTTAAGGTTTTACCCTTATATTTTAATTAATTTATAAGGTTATAAGCTTATAAACATACTTTATAAGCCTTTAAGCTTATATTTTGTGGAACCAATCGGAGTTGACCCGATGTCTAACTAATGATTTCTTATATACTCTAATAACTTTTCATCATTATGTTTATTATGTTCCTCACTATGACAATTACCACATAATAATATACACTTATCTAATTCATTTTTTAACACATCCCAACTTTTATTAGATGAACTAGAAATTGTGAATTCTTTTTCATTTTGTGATAAATGATGAAATTGTAGTCCTGATAAAGATTTATTATACCCACATATTTGACAACAACCACCTTTATAGTCAATTGCTCTTACTTTAAATTTATATCTTCTCACCCTAATAGCACATGCACCACACGTTGACCGGTTTTTAAAATTATTTTCAATTTCATGCCCACAAATAACACAATTATAATTTTTTACTTTTTCATTAGACTTAGTTAAACCTAATTTTTTTAATAATCTACCAACTGTTGTATCGTGACAATTTAAAATTGCACCTATTTTAACATTAGATAAACCACTTTCATACAGCCTTATTAACTCTTTTTCATCAACACCCATATTTTTATATTTAATAATTTAATTATATTTTGTACTCTCGATGAGATTTGAACTCACACATCTTTCGATACCGGGTTTTGAATCCAGCTTGTCTACCGTTCCAGCACGAGAGCTTAATAAACCTATTTTTGCATGATAAACCAACCTAGTTTATTGTGCATAATAACATCGTTTTTACATAATATCATAATACATGTTATTATGCACGATTTATGTTATTGTATAATATTTATTTTTCTACCTTTACACCACCCATTAGATTCATATTCAACTAATAATTCTACCTTAATCTTTTTATTACTATCTTCTTTGGTAATCCAACAAGTACCATAAGATGGGTTTTTATCACCATCATATTTACCTTTCATAGAATTAGATAAATTACTTTTAGTTTCATTAGTATGTTTTTTATTTTTAAAGTTAGCGTGATTAAAATTAATCCGTTTATGACTATCACTTATTTTTTTACAATATTCTTTATACCAATCTTCATCATTTTCTCTCAACCATTTTATAATTTTATGTGATGCTTCATAATTAACCGTTTCAAAAAATTTTTTTCTATGTTCCTCACTACTAAAACCACCACCACCACCAACTTGTAAATTCATACATTCTTTCTTAGCTATTTCACTTAATGTAACTATTTCAGATTCACGTTTCTTTAATTCTTCTCGTGAAGAACAGAATTCTAATATCACCCTACTAAAGTTCTCTTTACCGTGTTTCTTAATTGCTCTACTAATTAAATAACCACTACCTAGATAACCATCTTCTAAGTTATCTGTGCTATGCATTCCTATATAATATCTACCACTTAATAAATTAGTAGTCTTATAGATGAAATGATATAATTTTTGTTTTCTTGCCATGATATTTGTACTTTATTATAAATATCTAGTATTTACCAAAAAGTACAAAAACATGACATCGGGTGACCAAGGTGAGAGTCGAACTCACACGTCCTTTCAGACAGTAGCTTCTTAGACTACCGGGTCTGCCATTCCCCCACTCGGCCAATAAAAGCGGTCCGGAAGGGACTCGAACCCTCAACCATCTCGCAGACAACGAGTTATACCACCATTGTACTACCGGACCATTAATAAAAGTTTCTTATATCATCACATTGGCCAGATGTGACCTTCCTATCAATATATGTTTGTCGACCAACATAAATAATAAGTGATTTATCTCCCTCACTCACGGAGGGCCTTACATCATAAAGATTCTTTTCTGTGACCTCAATGGGAGTCGAACCCATACGCTCTTAGAGCATTGCCTTTTAAGGACAACGTGTCTACCAATTCCACCATGAGGCCATTTGCAGTATAGGTAGGATTTGAACCTACAACCATAGGAAGGCCGTTCCCGTGCTCACCCATCTTCTCGCTTCTATACTAACACCTAAATCTTATTACGTAATTATATAAATAGGTGTGGTGATTACCTTCAAAGTAACCATTTGTCCCCCAAGAGAGATTCGAACTCTCACGCATTTTCAGCCACGGCTTCTAAGACCGCTGTGTCTACCGTTCCACCATCGGGGGATATTACCAATATTTCAATGAACTAAATCCAGTACGACCTGTAGGATTCGAACCTACGTTATACTATTCGCCTCTACTGTGTAAAAGTAGTGCTCTTACCAACTGAGCTAAGGTCGCATTTTTGAGTACCCGGTCAGATTTGAACTGACGATGAAGCTTTCGCTTTGGTGGTTTTGCAGACCACCCCCTTCGACCACTCGGAGCACAGATACATTTTTATTTCAATTTTTAAACTTTAACTCTTTAAAGTATATGCAAAAAAAAAGTCCAATTCTTTTGTAGAACCGGACTTAGTTTTTTATGTTTTTAAAAATTTGTTTTACCAAATTATTTATATAACTTATTAACGTAGTCCGACCTCTTTAACGCATCAAATGCATCAAATAAGACTGCTGTACAATCTAGAAGGGCTAATATGTTAAAAGTTGTTATCATTTTTATATTTTTTGTTTTATTACTACTTGTTTGTTTATAAATATACTGCAAATATACGAAAAGTTTCAATACGAGTCAAGTATTTTCGCATTTATTTTTAAATTATTTTACATTTATTTTTTAAAATGTTGATTACTAATACGTTAATTTACTCTAATAACCTTATAAAAAATATTATTACTACCGTATGGAATACAGTTTACTGATTTACCAACTTCAAGATTTGACATTTCCACTATTTTTTTATCTCTAGTATACGACAGAACTCTTTTTTCATCTAATATATTTATGATATTATCTAATGTTTGATTTTCAGCTAATGTTTTATGATTTGGTTTTGGTTCTTTATTATTAATAGGATTAAATATCGGATTACCCATATTACTACCCATTGATGTATCTATTAATATTAAATTATATAATTTATTACCATCTATATCTTCTTTAACTATACTTCTATTAGAATTTTGTCTTTGTTCGGTTAACAGATTAACCTTTTTAATATTTTTTATTTTATCCGATTTTCTCATAATATAAATGTTTATTATAAATATTTGACTTTTAATAAAAATTAGGTATATTATATGTATGGGGTATGTTTATTTATTACATAATTGGGATTCAGAATGTGACTTATATAAGATAGGTGTAAGTAAACATGAAGATATAATTAAAAAACGTATTAATGGTTTGCAGACCGGTAACCCACATGAGATATTATTAGTTAATAAATATGAATGTGAAAATTACTATAGAGTTGAAACCATGTTACATAATTATTATTTTGGTAATCATAAACGTGGTGAATGGTTTACGTTAGAATTTGAACAAGTGAAAGAGTTTACGGATAAATGTAAATACTTTGACGATATGATTATATTATTGAAGAAAGAAAACCCATTTTATAAATAGTTACATAACAATAAAACAAGCAATATAACTTAATGTAGCTAATATTATAAATAATATAAACCCAGATTTACAAGTATAATACAAACAACCATATTTTGAATTTTTCAACCAAAAATTGTAATTCCAGATAGTATCTTCTTTTTTATATGCTGTTTTTAATCCTAATTTAAGTATAATGATAACTACCAACCAAACACCGAAAAAGCTGTATATTTTAATACCCATTTCTATTTTTTCATTCATAATAAAATCATTTATATTAAATAAGTTTTACTTTTTTGTAATTACAATTCTATGAACTTCTTCTATCCCATCACGTTCTAACTCACGCTTAACTTCTATATCAAACAGTTCTTCAATAGTTTTTACCTTTTTATAAATTTCGGGGCACATATATTTCTTTCCTAAAGAATAACCGTGTGTCCAAACCCAATTAAATCTATCTTCAAGATACCATTGGTACCACTTATTTATATTACTTAACTTGTATACCTTGAGTTCGTAACAATTACTTATTTGATTATCTATTATTTCTATTTTATATTTATCCATTATGATTTAAGTTTTAAAACATCATTAATATAATTATCTACAATCACCCCAATACCAATGACCTTTACTAACCCAAGTTACGGTTCCATCATAATAAGGATATTTCATACCATTATTAGAAACACTTATTTTTAATTTAGTATTTTCTTTTTCTAATTTATTAATCCTTTCTTCGAGTTTTTTTAAATCGTCCATAACTTATAGTTTATTATTTAACATTTCTTCAAAATCATTATAAATAATCTGTTTTGGTGCACCTAATATATATTCTTCGAATGTATCATAAGTTAAGGCGTATTTATAAGTTATTTGTTCTTTAAAATCATTTAATGAATCACCAAGTTCTTTGCCTTGTAAACCAAATCTTCTCATAACTTCCCCACCATTGAATTTAGATTTAATATAAAGCCCTTTACAATATTCATATTCTAATCGTCTAATATTCTCTATTAGGTTAGCTTCCGGAAATGCTTTATCAATAACGTCAACATAATTTTCAACAGTATCAAATGTATATTCTTTTTTAGGTTGTTTATCCATCCATTCTAGGAATGACATATATGATTTGCGTTTAGCATTTCTGTCTCGGTTAATTTTATTAAGTTGACTTAATTGAAAGTTATCTTGATTGAAAAACTTTGATTGGTAGATAAATTCAAATATTTCTTCTAAACTATCAAAACCTTTTTCCCATTTAGAGAAATCTAAATCAAAAAAATTATAGATTCTATCATAATCTTTAGATATTGAGATTGAACCTATGTATGACCCCTTAAATTTATGTTTATACCATAAACCTTCTTGACCATATTTAAGTCCAAATGATTGTGCTAATCTGCCAATAAAATTACCTAAATCATTATATGAAAGATACATTTGGTTTGTGTAGAAATCGTCTGGTGATGTTTTAATAAAATCAACTTGTATTTCTTTATAATCGAATGACCAACAATTTCCGTTATGAAATATTTCATTAGGTGAAAATAATTTAGTTATTAAATCACCAATATTTGTGTTTGAATCTTTGTCTACACAACAAATAAGGTCAATATCACCAAAAGAATCCTTACTTTTGAAGAATAATGGTATTGCAGTGTCCATTACATGACCAACTAATTTACTACGAATTTCACTAGAAAATAAATCAAATTCTTCTCTAGTACAACGTCTCGTATGCGTATTTTTTAATGCTAATCCTCCTAACATGATATTTCAATTTTTTATTTATTATTTTCCAATATATCTAAACCAGATAATAGAATATCCAATTTAGCACCACAGTCAAAATCAACGGCTACAAACCTATCTTGACTACCCCATATTGACAATTTAGTGTGAGGTATTGTCTTACCTTCTTGACCAACAGTTAATCTACTGTCATATTTAGTTAAATCACACGTTAATTTAACTCTTCTTGAATTACCATATTCCATGTTATATTATTTTTTATTTATTATAACGCAAAGATAAAACAAAAAAACGAGACTTACAAATAAATCTCGTTTTAATTTTATTTTTTTAATATTTCCCTAGTATATGGATTAAAATGTTCTGTTACATGACAAGGTAAAATATCGTCTTTAGTTAATGGATGTCCCAACCTATCTTCAATACAATTCATACATAACATCCCTTCACCGACACCATATTTAGCCCATAAATCATGTTGTAACATATAAAAATCACGGTCATCAATAAAACAATCAGTACCACAATCACAACAAATCCATTTACTTACCGGTGTAAGACGATTAGTTTTAGTGTATAACGGTTTACCATTCTTTATCGTTCTAAGAGTTTTTTTAAACATTATTGGTTCCATATTTAAACCAATTCAACTTTATTTAATGAAAAACTGCTATTATGTAATTCCATTTTATCTAATGAAAGGAATTTAGACATGATTTCAGGCTCATATAAGCTAACCTTAATATTATGCTTACCTTCTAATAGATAAGGGTAGAAATTAGCTCCAAACGCTAATTTTGATTGGTCTTCCGGTAGTTTTGATACTAAATATTCCCAATCAATAGTTTTGTTAGCACCTTCTGCTCTACCTTGGTTACCATGTGGTAATAATACGAAATAATCTACTTTATCTTCCCACGTATCGTATATCTCAATAAATGTATCAATTGATTTTCTATCTGAGATTATATTATGGAAATTTAATTTGATACCGGCATTGTAAAAGAAATCCGCTGCATCACCCCAAGAGTCATTTAAATGTGGGTGACAACTTACTGCTACACCACCACAAAATTCTTGTGTTGCACTTAAAATTTTCTTAATTCTTGGTAATGCATCACTGATTGTCTCATTTGGTAAAGTTTGTGAGAACATACCATTTGTTGTATAATTAGGTACAATACCTAAATCATGGAATGCTTTTAATATGTTATACCAATCAGGGTGTTCAAACAACTCACCAGAGCCGGGTATTGCAACTTGAAATGGTCTTTGATTTTCAGTCATTTGACCAAAATAATTAGTTATTCTTTGTGCAGCATCTTCAACACATTTACCATTAACATTACCTTTTAAATAACACCATGGGCAGTTAGCACGACATAAACCATTCATTGTTTCAAATATATCCACATCGTAAAATTCAGGATATTTTAGTTCAGTAATAGGTTTTGTTGGGTCTAACGCAATTCTTAACGTTTTGTGATTATGGTATATACCCTTATAATTTGATTCAGGAAATACTCTAGTTTTAATATTCATATTATTTTTTTATTGATTAAACATTTAATTATAACGCAAAGATAAAACAAAAAAACGAGACTACCAAATATAATCTCGTTTTTTTATTAATTAGTTACTACCTTCTTCTGAGTGAAATAAACTATTTAAATTACTTAATAGTTCTGCAGCTATTTTAGTGTTTTCATTATCTAGTTTACTAGTAACCTTAATTTCCGTTGTACACTCATGACCACCATAATTACTACCGTAACCATAAGCCCACCATTCAGGTTTTGGGTATTCACCGGATTGTATTTTATCAAAAAGTTCTTGTATCTTTTCGTTATAATCATTATCTCGATAAGATATTTCACGGCCAAGATATTCACTCAAAATACCTTCATCTCCCAATTTTTCCGTTCTTTGTTCATCTAATTGTTCCGATGTAATTTCGAATGTAAATAAATCATCGGCTGTTAATTCTGACCCACCAATTTTTAAGATACTATTGATAATACCTTTAACCGTTTCTATACCACCTTCAGAAACTTGTGTGTAAATAGTTGTTGAACTATTAGTTATAACGTCAACTTCACTGTGTAATGTAATTTTTAAACTTTCCATTTTTTATATTTAATTTAATTTATTATGAATCATATTGTGCGTCATGGTTAAATAAATCATTTAATCCGTTTAGAATTCTACTTGCTACAATAGCATGTTCATTATCTGATATACAAGTAACAACCAAATCTACATCTGTGTAGCCGTAATCACTTTCATCGTCACCACCCACTAAACTGAATGTAAATAAATCATCAGCTGTTAATTCTGAACCACCAATTTTTAATAAGGCATTAACCATATCTTTCACTGATGATATAGTACCCTCGTCAGCTTGTGTATAAATAGTCGTTGAACTATTGGTTATAACATCCACTACACTATGGATTTTAATTTTTAATGTTTTCATTCTTTTTTAATTATATTATGTTATTAATTATCTGTTTTATAATTGAATATATCAGACACTGCATTACATGTGTTTTCCATTGACCAATCTATCATAAGAATAACTCTATCATCATCATCCTCTGGTCCGTAAACTTCAACACACCCACCATTACCGGAAGAGTTACCTTCTTCTCTATCCATTTGTATAAATGGTTCTAAGATTTCTAATATTTCTTTTTCTGTTTTACCATCATCAACAACATAAATCATTTCTGAACTATTTGTTATCACAGATGATACACTATGTATATTTAATACAAATTTTCTTTTTTCCATAACTATTATTTTTTAACCCATATGTATTCTATGTGAATTTTTTTCAAAAAGACTTTCGATAGCATCAAATAGTTCGTAAGGTATACTATTATCACCAGTACCGATAATAACAACCATACCTAAAACACCTTCTTTGATTACATCAAAGTTTCTACGAACCCATTCTTTATCGGCTTTGTCGTATAAATCCCAATCTTTAAAGTCATTATATTCCGGTTATTCTGAATCAGTATTAATCCAATAAGGTAAATCCCAACCAGTTAAAGTATCAACCCACTCATCTATATTAGTTTCATTTATAACTTCAACTTTACAAATAGATTCTAATGAATCAATTGATGTGTTATTACTTTTATTATAAACTTCTAAATAATTTAATAAAAGTTCCTCAATAAATGAGATATTTTTATCTGTATTTCCAACAAATAATTCAGTTGAAGAATTAGTTATAACATCAACAAATGAATGCGGTTTTATTAATACAATTTTTTTCATTTTTTATAATTTAAATTCAGTTAACATTGAATCAGCTCGGCTAAATATAACTAATTTATCCCACATAGTCAATGCTTTCATAGCATCAACCTTTGATTTATTCATATCATCTAATTGTTTCATACGCATATGGTTTGAAACAATAATTTCAACATTATCAACATTAGCACCAACACTTTTAATAAATTCAGCATCTTTAATAACCCATTTAGCACCAATATGTTCATGACCAAAGGCCCTAAATTTACCTTCTTTCTCTAATGTCTTTTCAGCAGCCAATAATTTACCAATATCATGGTATAATCCAGCCATAATCAAATCAATATCACCAGTTGTAATTAATCTATTAACTACAATTTTAATATGTTCAAAAACGTTAGCTTCTGGATGCCATTTACTTTCTTCCTCATAAGTTTTAAGACGTTCTAATTCATCTTTAACATGTTGAGGTGCTAAAGCTACTAATTCTTCAAATATTTTAAATTCTTTTTCCATTTTGCAAAGATATAAAATTTTTATTTAATAAACCAATTTAAATTAAAGTATTTTACGAATAATTAATAATTCCTCAACTTTAACCCAATCAACATATGTATGACGGCCATCACTTGTAAGTGGAATACCTAACCCAATATCATCAATTATTAACTGACCATATGCTTTAGGGCTAGTTGTCCATGTTCTTTGTTCTGGATTTGTATTTATACCAAATAATGGTATATTATTACTTTTAAACCAATTAACAGCATCAGTTAAATAGTTACACGTTTCTTCGATAATTTCTTTACCATTAGTTTTTTTAATAATAACATCACTACGCATTGTAAATAATATTAATCTATGACCTTTGTCAACTAATTTTCTCAAAACAGGTTGAGCACCTATATCACTACCAACTATTGGGAATTCATGTCTCACACAAGTCCCGTCAAAATCTACAAGTATCGTAATACTTACATTGTTTTTCTTTTCCATATAAATTTTTTATGTGTTTTACGTTTATTTAAACAACATTGTACAATATGTGATGGGTTAAAACCACATAATGAAGCTTCGGTAGCACTTTTCCATTCTTTAACAAATACCTCATCTAATGTATATTGAATTACTACCTTACTGATTTTATTAATTAAATTTTCAATTTGTTCTTTATTTTTTTTACACCCCTTATTTGGATTTGTATAACCATTTTCATACAATTTTTTATGTGTTTCACTCATTTTAGTCTTACTTTCAATACTAAAATTTTTAGTTTTAGTCCAATGATTTTCACCTGATTGTGATTCACCCTTTATTTTATTTCTCCATTCTGGATGTTTCAAACCTAAATTAGCCTGTCTTATTCTTTCTTTGGTTTCATCGCTACGTTTAGTACCTAATGATGAATTTGCTATCTTACATATATTAAAATACGGGTTTAATTTATCTATATAATATTGTTCTCTAGTAATTAAATTATTTAAATCCCCAACCTCTTCTAAAACATAAAATATAAAAATGTCCTTACCATATTTATCATAAGACTTTTGTAATTTTATATTACCATGGTTTTTACGTTCCAATTCGTAAAAATGGGTACGTTTACGTTTTTCAATATTATTAGATGAACCAATATATTTTTTATTATTTAGTAAATTTTCTATACAATAAATACCACTTAACATTTCTTTATTTGATTAATATAACGTTATATTAATAAATATATTAATAAATATTTTTACCCATCAAAATCTATTAATATATCCATTATTCTGTTATTAACCCTTTTTTTATTAATCTATGTATGTATTTACTATGTTCCATATTTTTCTCATTTGCATACCCAATAGTTAAATGTAACCCCCAATGTGGTCTACCAAGTCCTAATTCAGCTCTAATAGCATGTAATTCATCTCTATTTTCTTCTGGTATATTTAACCACCAATGACCTGAACTATATTTATCGTCAGAATCAGTTCTTGGTGATACATATAATATTATATCAATTTCTTTACCATCCCATTTAGATTTAACCTCATTCCAATTATCACTCATATCAGATGTTTTATCGTTGATGAAAGTAACGTGGGCATTTCTTAATGGTTTATTTAATACTAAACCATAACGTTTTTCAATAAACCAACCATAGTAATATGTTATATCACCATCAATTTGAATCATAGCAGTTCTTTTCCAAGTGGATTGTGATTTATGTTTATTAGTCACATCCACCGGGTCAAATACTATCTTACCTCTTTGTTTTATTATATTTGCTTCCATTATCTAGTAATTCAGTAATAATTTCATGTATTATTTCATCATATTGTCTTTTTGACATATAAACTATAAATTTATTTTTATTTTTCATATTATCTAAGTCTATTCATTAATCCAGCTAAAATATTTTGTCTTCTACGAGTATCCGCATCATCTTGGTCTTCTTCTCCTTCATCTTCTTCCACCTCACCATACCAACCATCATCATATCCAAGACCATCGTCATCGTAACATTCGAGTGGGTTTGGGTTTAGTTTAACTTTAGTTTCGAACCAATCATCTTCAAGTTTATGACACTTACTAAACCATTGTCTAATAACATATTTTGATAATTGCTCATTATAACCAAAAACAGTCATAATATCTTCAAGCATTTTATAACCGATTAATTCGTGTAATGGTTTGGTCCAATGCCTTGAAAGATATCTAAATTCTAATTTATTCGAGTTCTTCATAATTGCCCATAGCTATAATATCAGTACTTACCATTCTTATACCTACATTTCTTATAATAGGAAATGTAATACTTTCAAACACATTTGGTTCTTTAAACCACTCATCATTTAGTATTTGGTTATAGTTGATTTCAAATAAAGTAGAAATATTGTTAGTACGTCCTCGTAACCCATCTAAAAAACCCGTTGCACTCCATTTTTCGGTTAATTCATCACGTAAATCTTCTTTTGTTGGAACAAAAGATATTTCACTTAAATGTTTCCCCCTTAAACCATTCAATTATAACATGTTTAGCTATCTTATCATCATAGCCAAATACATTTTTGATATCATTTAATATTTTATAACCACTTATCTCATCAAATGGTTTATCCCAATATCTAGATATGTATTTATTAACTAATTTATGTTCGTGTTTCATATTATAATTTTTAATTACTTAATTATACATCGAAATTACTTCTTGGTACACCTGACATGGTAAACACATAATCCCTTAAATTATCTATATTAGTCATAGTATCTAAATAACCAACATCATCCTCAACAGGTAAATCTATAACGTTAAAATTACCATTATGATTCATTTCACCAATCACATAATTATTTCTATCAGGTCCATTTGCAACATCAACACTAATGAACATTTGATTAATAATATTTCTATTTATGTTATTAGATAACTCAATAGCTAACATTGTTGTAAGTTGAGCCTCAACATCAATACCATGGAATGCTTGTAAATCCTGTAGCATTTCTGTTGACCAAACAAACTTATATGTTATTACTTCATCAAACCATTTGTCTTCAATTTCAAATTCAAAAAACCATTCTCTAATGATATCTTTTGCAACATCACAATTAACCCCAAAAACTAATGTTATATCATATAGAATTTCATACCCTTCGATATCAATAAATTCTTTATCCCAATGTTTTGTTAGGTATTTCGATATAATATAAAAATCGTCATTCATACCACAAAGATATATAATGACGATTAATATTTCAAGTATTTTATTAGATTATTTATCTAAGTTCTATCGAACCACGTAATCTACTAGCCATAGCTTCTAACGAATCTTCTGGTACATTGTGAGCATCTTTACCACCATGACGATTTTCAACAACTAGATAAAAAACTGTATAACCATAAAAGTTGGCCATTTCGGCATATGGTTTCATTTCTTTATTAGTTGTGTTTGTATTAGCAATTATAATTCTAGGACTATTAGCTTTCATCAAAAACTCACATTTATTTTGACATGCTTTATGAGCATATCCTTGGTTTTCAGCTTTCCATTTGTATTCACCATCAACCATATGGTAATCATCGGCACAACAGATAACATCACCAGTTGCGGTGAAATGTTTTTTAGCTATTTCTTGTGCAACTGTTGATTTACCGCATCCCGGTACACCTCTTAATATGAATAATACTTTTTCTTCCATTATTTCACTACGTTTAAATATGTATTTGTATAATATTCGCTAATTAAATGTCGACCATTTTTTTCGTAAAATATTAAAATTTTATCTTTAGAATATTGTAAATTTGAAGGATTATAAATGTCTCCAATAATATAAACTGGGTAAGATTCAAACTCAACGCTAATTGGTTCTTTTATACAATCTAACAGTCTATTTTTAGTTTCGTTATCAATTGATATTGATTGAATATCAACTAATACCTTATAATATTCAAACTTATTATGTTTAACATCGAAAAATGTTATAGTATCGGTGCCTTTACTTACAGATAAATTAATTATTTCAGTGCATAAGTAAGTATAAACACTATCATTATTTTCGTATGTTTTTTTTCTATTATATGTTTGAGAATAACAAGAAAATGACAATATTACAATTATTAATATATTAAATACTTTTTTCATATTATTTTGTTTTTTTATTAAAAATTAAATGGTAGGTTTTTAGGCCTACCATTTAAAAATATTATTCAGATACTTTTTTTGGCTTCCATACTAAGTAGATGAAATATAATCCTAATATTCCAATACCCGTTTTAATTAACCATAAATATTGTAAAATAAATGGTTTAGTTTTTAAAGCGTAATATGCACTATCATCATTTACTTGGTCTGCAGCAACTTGTGTATAGTTTTGAGTAATTGCGTAATGTCCAAAGCTAAAAAACATGTTAATAGCTATTAGGGCTACGACTATAACTAAGGTTAGAATTATATTCTTTTTCATACTTATTTTATTGTTGATAAACCTTTAAGACCATACAAATCTAACAACGATACTGAACCACCAGCAGTTGTAAACGAACTTGGTACTGGTAATTTTCCTGTTCTAATACCTTCAGCTAAAGCTTGTTTAATTTCTATATCAGCATCTAAGTTCTTTTGAGCTGCGATAGCTTCTTTAGCTTGCATAAATTTATTAGCTGCTTTAACCTCATTTTCAGCGGTAGTAAATTTCATTTCAGATGCGAATTTCTCATTAATAGATGTTTGGATAGATTTGTCTATATAATTAAATCCACCGGCAGCACCAATATTCATTATTTTGATACCAAATTCAGCAAAATGTTCAGTTGTTTTCTTACGCATAATTTCAAATACTTCTTTACGTTGAGCTTGGCAAGTAGATAAATTTAATACACCAAATTCGGCAGTTAAGATATTTTGAATAAAACCACGTACATCATTATCCATAACAGCTTCTAACGTTCTACCATTATACATATATAAAAACTTTGATGCCCATTCTTCTGGGATGGATGATGTGGCTGTTATACCAATACCAAAACCAATAGATTCTTTAGACTCAACTTCAATATCTTCTTTTTTATTACCGGATGTACCACTACCATTAGCAACAGTCCATTCACGAGTAATTGGTGTTCTATCAACTTTAATTACACGAACTGAAGGAATCCATTGACCTGTTGAACCTATACGACCAGTTTGATGCCATTGAGTTGGTGTCATTGAGTTGGTGTATAAATACGTTTCGCAACAACTTTGTTTTTCTCAAGATAATCTTCAGATTTTAATTTTGTTTGACCATCTTTAGTTCCTTCTTCTAATGGAATTACATAGGCTGTTTCATTTGGAGCCACTTCCACGTAAATTTCCTCTTGATAAGGTTTCATACATGATGTCATTGATACTGCTAGAGCGATAACGCTCAAAATTAATGTTACTTTTTTCATTGTTTTTTAAATTTAAATTAATACTATTTGTTAAAATTGTTTATTATTGAGTCGCAAAGATAAATATAATTTTTGATATACGCAAATTTTTTCGTATATATTCTTAAAAAATTATTTAAATCTTCTCATATCTTCTTTAAATAACTTGATATTCTTCATGTTAGCTACTAACCAATCATAAATTATTTTTTGTAAATTTTGTGATACTGGGTATCCACCCATATATATAACATCGGCTACTATTTCAAACTCAGTACCTTTTGGGAACTTTAAACCATGAGTTAATTCTGCATCCTGTAATAGGATTAAAATTTTTTGTGTAATCATTTTTAATTTATTTATAATTTATTATTTATTTCTTTACCACAAAGATGAATTACCATCGATGATTCATATTGCATTTTTTTACCTAGTATATAATCAAAACCCTCTCTACGTGATGGTGCCGAGTATATAAACACATCAAAATTGTTATGGTTAATTTTTAGACCGTTTTTAGTCTTTTTTAAACCTTTTTTACAATGTGGTAAATCTATATCTTGGTAAAAATATTCTGTTGGTCTCCAATAACCTTCAGCTTTTAATTGTTTAGCGAAATCTAAATCAACTGGTGATTCAGAACCATTTAATGGTGGTGTTATTAATATACGTTCAACTAATTTAGCACTATCTTGTTTAATAACCCAATGGTTTTCATATACCTTATAATCATTTGATTCAAATATTGATATGTAATAACCATATTCTTCTAATTTAATTATATCATCTTTAGTAAACCAATTGAATAAATCTTCAAGTTTATCAGTCGTTGATAGATAACCAATAATATTTTCATCGTAAGGTATAGGTAATTTAGTATTAAGACAAAATGTAAATTTATCATGTATTAACCCCGTAAAATTACCATTAATATCATACCACAAACCTTGATTTGTTTCAGTATTAGCAACTCTATAAAATCTTTTTGTTTCCATTGTTAAAATCTTGTAACTAATTTATCAATATCTTTATTTAATACGTTTTTAATCATAGCGTGAGCTTGTATAATATCTCTATCAACGCTGGTTTCCTTTTTTTGTGAATCAAGAATTCTAGATACCAAGCGAAGAGTGTCTTCTATATGTTTCGCTTGGTATTCGTAAATTGTTAGTTCTTCCATTATATACCAGCTTGTTCGTTTAACTTATCCATAAACCATTTTCTAGCTTTATTTGAAATATTACCACTAATATCTTTAGGTTCAAATCCATTTTTAACGATAGTATCCAATTCTTCTTTTATTACGTCATTGTACACCCATTTTATATAAGTACCAAGACTTTTAATATCGAATGGTATGTTTTCTTGTCTTAAATAATCTAGTCCTTGCACTAACCTACCTTCTGCGACAATGGTATTAACTAATTCATTAATTGAATTAACTCGTTCAACATCAACTGGTACTTTTTCTTTAGTTGAACTACCTTTATGTTCTTCACCTTTAGCTTTGAATGCAAATCTATAGTTTTCCCATCCGGGTGTAATACAATTAAATACAATACCTTCACCGATACCTTCTATATCAAATGATTTTGATACTGGACATTCTTTTTCAACTTCGCTAACCATAGAACCAATCTTATCCGCAGCTTCTTGTGGGTTATTAAAATCGATTATTATTTCGAACATTTTATAATCTTCAATATTGAAGATACCATTTTCATGTGAACTTAAATTTTTCATAATTTATTTATTTTATTTTTATACAATACCAATTAACATATTTTATTAAATCATTTTTTTCTAATCTACTTCTATTAGACCCAACATTTTGATATATTTTACGACCATTATTACTATAAGATTTTTTTAATGCCCCATAAGGTAACTTATTTTTCTTACAAAACTCGATAAAATTTTCGTTTATTATATTATAAATCAAGTTATCGTTACAATCGTATATATAATATTCAGATTTTAAATTATTATCTCCTTTTGTTATACCTACCAACTCACCAGATAATAATCGTTCATCAAAAATAGATACTCTCATAGTATTACCTAAACAGTCTTTAACTGTGGTAGTATTTTTATATATCGACACTAAATTACTATTTTCATTAAACTCATCTTTAGTAACCCTAATTTTTTCACCATTTAGTGGATTTATAACACTAACTAAACCATTTTTTTCAAACGTCCTTTTTAATTCACCAGTTGTAAGTCTTATATCGTCACTATTCACTTGAAATGTCTCACCATTTTTATCGTATACAGGTACTTTATTTTTACAAACACCAAATAGAGAATCATTGTTATTGAAAACTTCTTTTGGTATTTGACAACCATTTAATGAAACATACCCACTTCTAAATCCACCAAACCCACCAACCTTAAGATTATAAACATCTGCTCGTTTAATAAAATCACTATTAACAAGTTTAGCCTCCATTTCTCTCATTTCAACTTCATTTTCGCATAAATGTAAAATTCTTTTCTCGAAATTTTCAATACCATATTTTTTAATGACCCGTTTTATACGTAAACCAGAACCCATATACCCATCATCTAAATTTTTAGTTTTGTGGTACCCAATGTAAATTTTATTATTTATCTTATTTTTAATTTCGTAAATGGTGTAATACATAATAATAGTTTATTATAAAAATATAACAATATTAGAATAACACAACCACACCATTAAATATTACGATATTTTAGTTTTAACCCAATATGGTGACATATTCTCATCAAATGGAACTACTTTAGCGTTAGAAAATATAAAAACACTTTTATCCATTTTTGATATACCAACCTTTGATTGTATACCTTTACCAACCCACTCACAAAATACTATAATCGTATTAGAATCTAAATCAACATCGTATTCTTTAGCTAATTGTTTTATTAAATCAACCCAAACCATTCTTTTACTATAAACAAAGGTTGCAAATCCAGCGTTATCCTTTTGAGGTGTGATAATATTTTCTCTAGATTGAACATTTAACCCACGTATATTATCATATGACACACCACCATTTGTACCATGTAATTTAACAGTACCACGATAATTTAATATCGGTAATGGTAACGTTTCATCTTGGATTGGGTCACCATTTTCGTCTTTACCAGCATATTGTGCTCTATATTTAACGTTATAAATTGCGTTCCTGAATTGTTCAATGTCTGGGAACTTATGCATTTTAATTTCCATATTTATTTTAGTTTTAATTATTAATATACAAAAATAGGTATTATTTATCAGAAAAACAAATAATACCTATTAAATTTTTATAAAAAATCGAAAAATTATATTTTAACCATAATATAATCACTTTTATTTTCAATAACATCAAACTTTTTAATCTGAGTTATTGAAGTAACCGTTATTTCATCAGGTAAATTACATCTAAGTGACCAATCACCACACCATTCAGCCGAACAATGCACTTTAAGTTTAAATAATTTATCACCAACCATTACAAAATCATCAACACTTACCCCTTCATCTGGTAAGTCATCACCATAAAATCCGTCTTTGTAACCACTTTCTTCTTTAAAATATCTTTCAATCCTTGTTCTAATATCTTCACCGTCAACTAAATTCTCTAAAACTATCTCAACGCATATTTTTGAGTCTTCTTCGTCTTGAATCCTTTTAGCTTCTAATTTTTCTATTTCAAGTTCTTTATTCATTGCTTCAATGAATTCATCAACGTTTACAATTAGACCAATATCACTTAATACTTTTCTAATGATTGATTCTTTGTATTTATTTTCTTTACCCATAATTTATGAATTTAACATCTTTTCAATTTCTTCAAGTTCAAGTTGTCTTTTCATTTCAGGACTAACTAGTTGGTCAAGACGTTTCTCTAAATTAGCCAATTCTGATTGTTTAGATTTAATTTGAAGTTTATCAAATCTAGTCTTTAAGTCACTTTTCCATTCTTCAACTGTATAACCAGCAATTTTGAAATTGTAATTACACCCTAAATCTTTTGATGCTTCAGCAAAAGCTTTATCATCTGATATAATTGAAGCGTAAACTTCAACTATTTTCTCAAGGTCAGTAATAGTATGAAGATTCATATTACCACCACTTTTAAGAGGGAAAGAACAATTTGTTATCCAACTTGGTTTATCAAGTTTTTCTATTTCAGCTTTTTTCACCTGAATTACGTTAAACAATTTTTTTATTGTTTCATCTGCTTTATCTGCCATAATCTATTATTTGTTTATTTATTATTTACTTATTTTAATTAAAATACTCATCTATATTCATTTCAACACCATTACTTAATATAGCGTATAAATCGATAAAAATCAAGTTTTTAAGTTCAGAAAATAAATATATTTTATCATCACTAACTCTAGAATATGAACGATAGTCGTATCTTGATATGTAATTAATTTTATTACCGTCAATATCAACTCTATATCGTTTTTCAACTTTAAAACCTTTAAGTTTTGGCGGATTTTGATGGTTATACCCATTATATTCATATTCTGGGCAAATAGTAACTTGATAATATGTATTATCTTCAACTAAATAAGCGTATGTTGAATTCCAACTTCTCTTACCTATAAGTTTATCTTCATCTAAATTAAATGGTTTAGTTGTATAACCACTCAAAGTTGAGAAATTTTTACTTTTTTGAAATTCTTCTAGAATATCTGAATAATTTTCAGCTACATCAAGTGTTAATCTTTCACCTAAACTAGTAAAACCCTTTTCTGGATAACATTCTTTATCTTCAATATTATAAAAAATGTGAGCTGGATATATATCAATTTTTTTACTATATGGTGAAATTTCAACCCAATTAAATCTACCCAAATACATTACCTCAACCTGTTTTTTTGTTTTATATAAACAACCCGGCAACATATCAGTTTTAGTAATTTTTTTACTTTGTAATTCGGTAAAATTAGTCGAAGTTTTATATTCATTACAACCCACAGGTAATAATATTAATTCTGGCCCACTCCAACCATATACAAATTCACCTTCTAACCCCTTACCTTTAATAGCTGAAGTTTCTTGTAAAATAAAGAGTAAATTAGGTATACTAATTTCAAATTCGAAATTTCTTGGGTCATAAACTCGAACTTTTTCAATCCTAGTATCCCAACCATAACTACGTCTAGCACCACCAACATCTTTATTTAATACAAAACCTTCTGTTGGTACATTTTCAAACGCTTGTGGGGCATATTCTGGTCCACATATTGTATCTTCCCATTCTTCAGTTTGTTCGTTATAAATTCGCTCTTTTTGACCTTCTTTCCATCGCCAACTTTCCCATGAACCTTCTTTACGCAATTTACCCTTGTTATCCCAATAGATAACATAACCTAACTTACCTGTGTAAGTATCGTCTCTCCCTTGTAACCCAACATTTATTTTAGTTGGTATAAATAATTGATTTTCCATATTTAATTTATTTTTATTATATTATTTGCACTCACCTCATGTAAAGTAATGTTCGTATTTCTAGCTATTAAACCTTTGATTCTAGGTTCTATTGGGTGGATACATTTCCCATCAATATATTCTGATTTTACATTAAACCCATTATCTGTTAACGCCTTATCTATTATTTCTTGAATAGTTGTTTTACCCGATGCTGAACGTCCAATGATACGAATTACAATATCATTAGCCTCTAAATTAATACTTTCTGTTCTCATATTATTTTGTTAAACCTTTAGCCATATTTTCAATATCCAAAATTTCTTGATATGAGTCAGCAACCTTTTTATCAGTTCTAAATTTGTTTTTACCAACTCTTGGGTGCATTAGAGAATGTTTACCCTTACTATGTGTGATACCACAAGATTTAGTATCAACAATACTATGTAATAAGGTATCCATATTATCAGTAACATATCTCATAGTTTCTTCATCCATTCCACCGGGGTCTGCAGTTAATAATCCATCACTAGATTGACATTGTAATGATGAAATTACAAATTCATTTTTAGTGCCTTTATTTCCGTAATTAAACCCAATTATTTCCAAATCAACATCCATATCTAATTTCATCTTAATTTGATACGATGGTTTGCTATCAACCCACTTACCATTAACCGATTTTATAATACAACCCTCTAATCCACGGTCTAAACATTCTTGGAAGAATTTTAATGCTTCTTCAAATGAATTTAAATATACCGTTTCAACTATTTTAACCATTGTTAAACCGTATTCTTTAATTAAATCAGCTGCTCTAGATAAACGTTCATTATATGGTGTATCTGATGCCTTATTATAATATTCGTAAGGTGTTATAGTATCCCATACTGTAAAAATAATACGATTTAATGCTTCATCATATGTGCACCCATGTTTCTTTTGGAACTCAACTTTTTTCTTAGCTGTTTCTTCATCAGTTCTTTCATCAATTTTTTTAGCAATATCAATTAATGAACTCATAATACCATTAGCCGTTAAACGATTTGGTTCACCATCAATAGTAAACTCACCATTTAAAACACAATCAGGTAATTTACCTAATTCATCTAAAAATATAGCACCGGTTAATATAGTTGGTTCACCTTGACGTGATTCACAATCAACATCACCACCACGAATAATAGCATTACCGTATTGCCCATCCATTTTAACTTGGCCATAACAAGTCTGACCACCCTTAAATAAATCTTGTACACTTTTAGCTTTATAAGGTTTACAACCCATATAAGGGGTTTCTTCGAATAAATCAGGTATTACTTTATTAATATTACCACCCATTTTTATTTTAAGGTCTTTAGCTATAATTCGCTCAATAACATATGCATCATCGGCTGATAACCCAGATAATATTGTCTGTAAATGATTTGAAGCTGCTTGACCAGTATACACACGAGATGATAAGTCCTCTAACATTACAAATGCATTTTCTAATGTTAAATGTGGTACATCAGTTTTGTATTGTGGTATTTGTTTAATGAAAAACTTAATTCGACCCGAATTAGCTAGATATAAAACTCGTTGTAATGTTTTATTATCTTTATATTTTCTAAGAATTTCCATTTTATTCTTAGTACCACCCTCATTTGAGATTTCTGTTAAAATTGATTTTATATTCATAATTTTACTTCTTTTTGAATTTCTTCTATATATTGTTTAATTTTATCATTAACTTCATCAATGGAATTCATTTTTGAAAACTCATCTAAGAATGCTACTAGTTGAATAGCTGTTAAATTAACAGCGTTATCTATAAAGTCACCGATTTTAAACCCTTGTTCTGGTCTAGCCATTTCATCAAAGGTTTCCCAATGTTTATTTGCTATTTCAGCTAATACATCACTATCATATATTGTTTGAACACCAAACTTAAGTGGTTTTTTATAAAATTTACTTCTATCTGTCATATTTTTATTTATTATTATTTTTCATCCATTCTTGTACGTACCAAAGCTGCCCACATCCACCGCCAATATCATCTTGACCAGCTGGGTCAAATACTCTTACATTATACCCATCTCCCATAAATGTATTTGTTACGTTATTTATGATATCGTGATTACGAAATCCAGCTGTTTTCATCGTTTCATCAGCCGAACATATAACACTAAAAGTAAAATGGAAAACCAATGGGTTAAATAGGTCTTTTAAGCGATTTATTTCACCATCTGATATGTTTGTACCATCTATACAATAATTAAGGTATACGGGTCTTTTAGTTGCGTTATTCCAAAGAATACCATAATCTCTTATTTCTCTAAGAGTTAATTTATTTTTAAATGGTATTAATTCATTACGTTTTTCATCATAAGCTTGGTGAATACTAAATTGCAAACCAACTTGACGTATTGATTTACTTAAATTTAATAAATGATTTAAAGATATTTCATTATTAATACCAACAGTTGATATTAATAACTGTGCTTTAGGATATTTTAAATGTAATTTAGTAATAGCCGTATCAAGTTCATTAAGATTAAGCATAGGTTCACCCATTGACATAAACATTATTTGAAATTTATCACAATCAAACATGCTTCTCATATCATCAGATTCATTTAAAACATTATCAATTATAGTATTTACTTGATAGAATATTTCTTCTGATGTTAAATTTCTTATAAATTTTTTACCGGTACCACAAAACTTACACCCAACTGGGCAACCACTTTGTACAGAACAACAAATCACTGTTCGTTTACTAAATTTATCGTACTTGTATAGGACAGCTTCAGCTATAGCATTTTCAAATTCATATACGTATTTCCATACGTTACCCTCTGAACTAGGGAATATTTTAACACTATTAATCATATTATTCTTTTATTAAATTAGAGTATACCCACTTAAAATTACCTTGTATAACACCATTGATTATTGTATTTTCATTAACAATTTTTAAGAAATTTTGTAAATATATCTCAACTGTAAAACCTAGTGGGTGCATCAATTTAGCCCAATTCATGCTCATCCCAAATCTCCAACTAACTAATTTCCAACCAAACATATAGGTTTCTTCAATAACGTATGTAGGTAATTCATCTTTACTACCATACGATACACCAAAACTTTTAAAATCTTTGGGGATTGTACCATTTTTATTAAGTTTAGTCATAAACCCAGTTGAATCATCTCTAATTTTTAAAAGATATTCATCATCTTTTAATTCATAACCATCAATATATTCTTTCATATTTAATTATTTTAAATTTCTAAACCAAGTATATAGATTTTTTCTGGTTGATTCATTACCACACATACCTTGTAATTTTTTAAAAAACTTTTTATCTTCTTTTAATAGTGATATATATGTATCAAATTTATGTTCATTTTCATCTTTTAAGTTAGTTCTACGATAAGAAAGGTACATAATATAACTTGATAAAAACATATCGAAATTTTTGAATGGTGGTTCTTTATATTTATTTGATTGTATAATATCTTTAATATCATTTATAAAATTAACATGTGTTAATATTAACTTAATACCATAATAAGTATAATAAAAATCACCACTGAAATCTGACTCATTTTTAAAGTAAAAATCAATTACATTAATATCATCTTTATCATATTTTCTATTATAATAATCACGTTTATAATCTTTTTTTTCCTTATCAGCTTCTTTTTCGTTATAATAAAATTCAATACCGAATTTTACATATAAGAAAAGTTTAAAACCCCTATCAAGAAAGGAGTCAAGAAAATGATAACGATAACCAGTGGTGTCACTACTATATAATTTCCAATTATTTAATTTAAACATGACACCCATTAACTTATCATCTGGTAATTTATCGATTATAATTTTAATATAAACATTTAGATTAATATCTACCATACAATAGTTAGTTAATAACCTATTAAAACCGTCTAACAAATAAAATTTATCATCTTCTTTATACGCAAAAAATAGATTACAAACTAAACCAGATTGTTTAGATTCTAATATTGAATTCTCATCCCTTATATATTTTTCATCAAATTCCCTAAAATTAATATTTGGGTACCAAGATTTAACCATTTCTTGTAAATCCTTATATTTAACACTATATAGCTCATAATTAGAGCTAAGTAATTCATCATATCCAGTATCAATTAATTTCATATAAATTATATTAGTTTGCAAATATACATATAATATTCAACATATGCAAATATTTATATAGAAATAATACTAATTAAATTAAAAAATATGAGTAAGATAGATACATTACACCCAAAAATTAGAGCTGAGGTTCAAGAGTTAGTTAATACTATTAATAATACTATTTTAACATCAAATGTTAAAATGATTGTAACACAAGGTTTACGAACATTTGCCGAACAAGATGCTTTATATAAACAAGTACCTAAAGTAACAAATGCTAAAGGTGGTCAAAGTATACATAATTATGGTTTAGCATTTGATTTTTGTTTAAAAAAAGATAAAACCGCAATCTGGGATACAATGAAAGATTTTGATGGTGATAAACACTCTGATTGGATGGAAATAGTTGATTTATTTAAATCTAAAGGTTATGTTTGGGGTGGTGATTTTAAATCAATTAAAGATGCACCCCATTTTGAAAAATCATTTGGTAATACATGGAAACAATTATTAGCTATGAAGAATGCTGGTAAAGTGGATAAAGATGGTTATATAACTTTATAATGGAAGTTAAAATTATTAGTATTATAAATGATATAGAAAAAAATATTATTTATGTTAAAAAAAGTGATGGTTCATTAAATCAAATAATAAAAGATGAATTATTATATAATGAAAAAAAACTATTAGAAAAGTATATTAGTTTAATAACTAAAGTAGATAAAATAGAAAATGATACTGAATAAAAAAGGGGCTTTTAGCCCATTTTTTTATAACATTTTGTAAAAAATAATTTATTTATTTATCCGGTAAAGGTAAAATACCGTTTATTTTCATAAAATTTATTTTATATTTATAATCATATGAAAGATACTACCAAAATTAATATCACGTTACCAACAAACCTATTAACCAAAATAGAAACCGGTAATTACAATCGTAATAAACTTATTGTTGACTTATTTAAAAAATATATCGATAATAAACAAAAATAATTACGGTTTTTTGACCGTTTTTATATTTTCTAGATATTTATAATAAAGAAACAAATTTATTATGGGAAGAAAGAAATTAATAGAAAAGAAACAAACGGTAAGTATCCGTATACCAAATGACTTATTACATCACCTAGATGGTATAGAAAATAAGTCAAAATTCTTCGAATGGTTATTACAAGAACATTTTAACACAGTTAAGTAATGGGTATGACACCAGAAGAATTAAAACGTAAGCGAAAAGAACGTTATGACGCTAACGCTGAAGAATTAAGACGTAAAAGACGTGAATATTACTATAATAACAAAGAGAAATCAGCTGAATATAGTAAACAGTACCACGAAGTTAATCGTGATAAAAATCTAGAAGTTAAGAAAAAATATCGTGAAGCTAATAAAGAAAAAATAGCTGAAAGTAAAAAGATATGGGACACTAATAATCGTGATAGGATTAATGAATACGTTACAAATAGGAAAAAATACGATAAATTATTTAAACTATCTGAAAACTATAGATGTGCTATAAATAAAGCTATTAATAGATTTGGTTACACCAAAAAATCTAAAACCACTGAAATACTTGGTTGTACATTTGAGGAATTTAAAGCTTATATCGAATCTAAATTTGAATCATGGATGAATTGGTCCAACCACGGATTGTATAATGGTGATTTTAATTATGGTTGGGATATTGACCATATAATACCACTTGCAACTGCAAAGACCGAAGATGATATAATAATGTTGAATCACTATACCAATCTTCAGCCTTTATGTAGTCATATTAATAGAGATATTAAGAAAGATAATCTATAACTCGTTTATATAATTGTTTGTTATTGTATGTAACCATATACTCTTTAATAGAATTATGTTTACCGTCATATAACCCAAAAAATAAACCGGTAAAATCACTAAACCCATTTTGTTTTGATATAGATAATACTATATTAGCTATTACTTTACGTTCAACAATAGTAGTAGATTGTGGTATATAATTAACTATATCTACCCAAGTATTTTCTAAATCATTAATGAAAACATCGTATTTACCTTTCAGTTCTAGCATTTCATCTTTTCTCTCAGGTACATAAACAAGGTATTCCTCAATTTCATTGGTTTTAATAACTTGCATTATTTCATATTGAGAAGATTTAGATTTTAAATGATGTAAAGCGACATATGATGGAGTCTTCATTTTAACTCTATTAAAATTATCATCAACAATAACATAACCTTCAAAAAATGGGTCTGGCATATTCTCAAATGTTCTTCTAATAGCACCAATATCCATTGCATTTATATCAAATTGTTTAACCACTGGTACACGTAACGCCCAAATAATTTCATGTAAGTCATCGTATGACAACTCTTCTAAAGTTTCAAGGTTCCTAACACCTAATAATGTAAGTGAAGAAGTTTCATGTGGTTTAACAACTATATTATATGGGGTAGTTAACTCAAACGCATATGTAAAACCTTTTGTTAATACAGCTTCATGAAAATTAGGTACCATATTTTTAAGTGTAGTCCAAAATAATTTAGCGAATGTTGTACCAAATTTATTGTTTACTTCGCCATCAGCTTCTGGTGTACCTGTTGTACCAACTAACCATTGATTTTTATGCCAATCCCAATATAATTGAATTAAACTACCATCAACTTTTTCTAAAATCTTCGCTGTATTCCAGTCTATTTTAGCTGCATGACCTTCTTCATGATTGAAGAATTTACGGAATGCCAATGACATAACTTTCCAAGTATCTCTTTCAAGGATAAGACCTCTACAGTCTTGAGTTTCTTCAAAAGCCATTGGTGATTCTAGTTGATTATATTTCAACAGAATCTTATTTTCACATACATTAGTTTTAAGCTTAAAAGTTTCAATTGCTTTCGCTAAACCATGTAATTTTATATATTTTACTATTGCTAATTCTTTCATTTTTTATAATTCTATATTATTTAAATTTCCAATTTTTTCGTCTACACCTAAAATAGCTTTTTTATATTCAATCTCTATTTTGCTCTTATAATGGATAAGTTCTGCTTTTCGATAAGCTATATATTCTTCAACAGCTTGTTTAGTACTTAATACCATCTCATTGGTAACAGAGTCACCATCACGACTTACTGTTGTTTCTTTAAAATCATCATATGTAACAATTGTTACCTGACCTTTAGATATTTTAAGAACTTTACCATAAGTATTCCAAGCTTTAAACATTCTATCAGCGTCCCATTTAACGTAACACCCAGCTTTTAATTTTTTACCATCCATAATTAATAATCTTTAATTAAATTTATGCAAATATACAATATTATTTTGTAACCACCAAATAATTTATTATTATTTTATATATTCGTTAAGAATATCTTCATTATCAACCCAACTACCATTTAAATTACCATTTGGATGTAATACCATTTCATACACCGTATCAGGGTGTTTTTCCTTTTCATCATATAATTTAACTAGGTTAGCACCTTCCGAACACATATCAATATTTTGAAATTTATATACTTCAACATAATAATAGTATCCTAATAAATTTCTAATTGGTGTAAATCTATTATCATTATCAACTTTCGACCAAATATCATTTAATAAGATTTTATTATCTATATTATAATCCATTTTTTCTTGGTTAATCATTTTTGTTGTATCAAAATCCATTAATTCACGAAATATGATATTATCCATACCTAAATTTTGATAAAATTCCATATATTTAACCATTTCTTCTAATGAGTCGATACCATCTTGTAACAATATACAACTCATACGTGGTCTTAACCCATTTGCTAATGATATTGTAGCTATTGTCTCAAGCATTTCGTTAGAACAATATCCAATATCATAACGCATAATATCTTTATTAATGGTTTCATCGTAATGTGATTTGCTTATATTCAAATGGTCAAATTTATTATCTATAATATGTTGTAATACTGTTTTACCTTCCATTATATCAAATAACCCACTACCATTAGTAGTTAAAGTCCTTTTACGATACCCATGTTTATTTATAATACGTAATATTTCCGGTAATCTTTTACTTTTAGTTGGTTCACCACCAGTAATTGAAATACTTGGGTTAATAGGTTTTAAGTATTCTAAAATAGCGTCAATTCTTTGAAAATATTCTTCATCATTTGTTATTTTTCCCTTTTTAAATGTTTGACTTCTATTTTCAAATCTTAATTGTGCTACACAAAACTTACAATCAGCATTACAATAATCATCAACAAAAATGGATAAATTTACATTACTATATACCTTTTTTTCCACACCATTAAAATTAAATGGGTATAAATTAAAATCTTCTACGTTGTAAAGTTCTTGTCTTTTTTCTCTAATCGGAGCAAATTTCATACATTTCATTATTTTAAATTTTTTTCGTATTCACTTCTACTAATCAAATCGATTCCAAAACATGTTCCATCTGAAGCATATAGATTAAATTCTTCAATGTTTTGCACTATAAATGGTTTAACATACGTATTATCATCCATTCTCCCATAGTTCTGTAATTCATACACTATTGATTGTTCAATTATCTTATATTCAGTTAGTTTATCAACTAACCAATCATCATCTTTACGTATTCTAACATTAAATTCAACCTTAAAATTAGGTATAAATTCGGTTGCTAAATATAAATCACGACATTTCTTGAATATATCGTTATCCAAAATATAAAGATAATAATTTATACTTCTTTTAATAACCATAAAGATATTTGAACTATCACAAAAATCAGTTAAACGTTGAAGGTGTTTTGTCAAAATAATACCATTCGTTGAAATTGTTATCTTCTTACATCTACCAGAATATCTAGCATATTCTAAGAATAAATAAAAATCATCATGTAAAAATGGTTCCCCACCTTCTAATTGTAATTCAAAAAATTCATCAGACCCATCAATAATTTCTTTAAATTTTTCAAATTGAAGAAATGTAGTTTTATTAGGTTCACTAAACATACAACAGAAATCACATTTAACATTGCATTTATTAGTTAAATTCAAATATATTCGTCTTTTAGCAATACACATAATTAATATTTTAAATTAAACATATGCAAATATACAACATTAATTCGTAACCACAAAATATTTTCAAAAAAAAGTGTTAACTTATTAAAATTAACACCCATTTTTAATTATTTATATTAAAAAATCTTAATATACACCTCTTTCAACTAAAATATTAGTTATTATCATTCTATGAATGTGACCAATGTGTTTAACATTAGCTAGTATATTTTGTAAGTGCTCAGTTTCACACTCGATTAATTTAACATACTTTAACGGGTCATTACCATCTTTACCATAAGTACCCCAAATAAGTTTATTTTTAATTACTTCTAAATCATCAGTATCCATTAATTGTAATGATTCCGATGTGTTATTTTCACCAAAACTACATCTAAAATACTCACCACCTCCATCAACCATTACATGATTATCACAACCACATTCTTTATAGTCATGTACATCCCTAGATGTTATAATATTACCACATTTTTTACAAAGCATGGCGTTTTGTATGATTTTACCATTTTCTTTATAATCTGATTCTTGTTCAACCTCATTATCAGTTGTAGTTGGTAATAAACCCTTAGTTTGTAAGACTTTCTCCCAATCATTTAATTTTTCAGACATCTTAGCGGTTATTTGTTCTTCAGTATAACCTTGTTTGAATAAATTATCATAAACCATAATTAAACTATCAGCACCTTCTTCTAATACATGGTCATCTAATTCTTCCGGGGTTTTAGGTGTCTTAGCAACCTTAAATTCAATTTTTTCTAAGTAAGCTGCTGACCACTCACCTATTTCTTCAATAAGTTTCATAAAACGTGTTGGAACTTCAGCAATTTCTTTATCACTAAATGATTTTATCCTTTCAATAACTTCTTTCATATTAAATATTTTTAATTATGAGACAAAGATACAAATAAATTTTGATATATGCAACAATATTGGTAAATTAATTTGTGACCCATGAGGAATTCGAATCCCCAACCTCTTGGTTATTATTGAACGAGTGGAGGGATTCGAACCCACATTTACAACTCCGTTTACGTTTATATAGTTCGTAGCTATACTCGGTTACACTCGCTTATGATATTATATCTTTTAACCCATTTTCTGACCGTATTATCACTAACACCATATTTTCTACCTATTGCACAATACGACATATTTTTAATCATATCATTAAGTTCTAATTCTGTTGGCCATTCAACTTTCCTAAGGTCTAATCTAATTTTATTTACTGTTCTACCATCTATTTTTTTTACTTTATTTTCCGGTAAACCTTTACTTCCAAGACAATGTGTTGGTAAAGTTGAATTACAATTTGGGCATAAAAACCTTAAATTTTCTAATCTGTTATCATTATTAACACCATTAATGTGGTCTAATATTAAAGTTATTTTTTCACCTAACCATTCACCTTTATTACCACATTTAACACATTTATACTCTAATAAATTATCATTAATAATTCTTTTTTTTATACAAGCCCGACTTATAATCGAATCCTTAGTAAAAAGCACATCATTTTCATACTTTGTTCGAACTCCAATATTTTCACGTTTTATTGTAAAATGACTAACATCTATCTCATATCGAACCAATAATTTCTTTAATATTTTATACGAACCACCAGACTCATTCCTATTTAGTTTTACCAACACTTCTCTATAACTATTACAACCAGCAACTATTATAACCAGCTCACTCTTTTCATATCTTTTATACATATATCGAACCTTTATATATAAATATATCGAATAATATGAAAGTTCGAATTATTTTAAATATTATTAGGTATTCAAAATCATAAAAATATAATATTTAGTGCTCTAATCCGATTGAGCTAATGAGCCAAATATATAACGTTTGCGGAAGAAGTAGAGTCCGAGTCCAATGCCTTACGGCACACATTGTTTAGCAAACAAGTCCACCAGCCCCAGTGGTTCATCTTCCATTTAATAAGTATTTGTTTATGTGACCTCACTGGAATTCGAATCCAGATTTAAAGTTTAGGAAACTCCCGTTCTATCCATTAAACTATGTGGCCATTAAGGATTAATTTGTTGTTGAATATCTTTAATATGTGTTACAATATTTTGAACATTAACATGTTTAACTGCTTTAGTTAAAAAATCTATTGTGGTCTCATCATTTTGATACATATCAATAGCACCTAGAATATTATTTAATTCGTTACGTAATCGTTCAATTGGTGTTTCATTTTCTTCATATTCACCATTTGAAAATTCCATTAAATTTTCTCTAATTTTAATTTTAGTATCTCGTTTCATTGTATTAATATTATATACAATAAATATCTATCAATTCTTATAGTTCTTAACATACCTATCTTTTCTAGCAGAATTTTTATTCTTAGATTTATATGTTCCTAATTGCGAATCACAATTAGGGCATACACACCTTAAATTACTTCTAGTATTATTACTAGCATCACCATCAATATGGTCTAATATAAATACTATAGGTTTATTATTCCAAATATCTAACATCCTACATATATCACATAAATTATTTTGTTCTTTTAAAATATGTGGTTTTATAGCTTTAGTATCATATAATATACCACGATATTGCTCTTGATTAATTAAATAATTTTCATACGTTGAATTCATCTTATATTCACTAGAACATCTTATACTACAAAATTTTTGTTTATCATAACTAGTTGTAATACATTTACCACAATTTAAACAAATAATTTTTTTTATTGTACCAGTATTATATGGTTTAAAACCTTCAGGAAAAGTCTTCCTTGTAATCAATTGTATACCTAAACGTTTACATACTTTTTTTATGTAAGTATCACTAACACCATATATCTCACCTATTTTAGTATAGGGTAATTTTTCTTCAAAAATTAATTTTTCTAAATCACCCTTTTTGTATTTATCTTCAAAATTCATAATATGTTTTATTATAAATATCTAGATAAATAATAAACGAACCAAAAGTAAATATTTTTTTAAGTTTACTTTTGGTTCGTTGTGAACGAGGGGGGAGTCGAACCCACAAGTACTTTACAGTAAACGATTTAGAAGACCGTGACGCTTCCAATTACGTGCTACTCGTCCATTACACCATGAAGGCATTTTTTAATGTTTATATAATTTGAATATAGTTTCTTCTATTTCATCACGAATATCTTCATCCGTTAATTTAATATCCTTCATCTCATCTTCTATCATAATATCCTCATTAATAATAGTCATTTCTATTTTATCATCTATGTTTTTCATATGTTTATCCTTTTACTATAATTATCACAAATATACTAAATAGTTAAGATAAATTCAATATTTTCTTAACCAATTTATTAAAAAGAGGTCTAGGTGGGGGTCGAACCCACATTTACAATATCCATTACCCGTAACAGTTTCGAAGACTGAGGGGATTACAAGACCATTACCCTATTGGTGCAACATATCTAGGGTTTTCGTTTCTTAATATAGCTATTAACTTTCTAATTTCTTTAGGTTGTTCACTATACCAATTATTGGCTTCAATAACTAAATCATTATATTCTTCCTCACTATAACAGAATATTTTACCATCAATTTCGATATCAGTACTAGCGAGTGATAATTCCGGATAGTCAATAATAGGTTCTAAAACAATACCAGCAACGTTAACCCAAAAATTATAATCCTCATCAGATAATTCAATTCTACCGTTACTAAATAAACTATCAATCATAATTTTAGCATCAAATATAGTACAATTAAAATATTTTTTAGCTTCACTTATAGCATTATGTCTACCAAATTTAAATATACCGTTATACGATATTACATAATATTTTTTCATAATTAAATTGTTATTAGAATACAAAGATAATACAATTAATTTAATTTACCAAATATTTTATTTTTTAGTACACCCGGAGGGATTCGAACCCCCAAGAACATAAAGTCACCTCTTTAGAAGAGAGGGACGCTTCCAATTACGTGCTACGGATGCATTTTTAAGAGGGAAGGGTGGGAGTCGAACCCACGATGGAACTTACGTTCACCAGATTAACAGTCTGGACTTTTCGACCACTAAAGCAACCGACCCATGGCGTGATTATTTGAACTAGCGTTCTGGAACTACTAAACCTCGTCATACTCTAATCACAATAACCAATAAGTATGCAGAACCTCGTATTGATGGTGGGATTCGAACCCACGTTTTCAATTTACCACTACGAATATCCAAGATATAAGCTTGGCTCGGTACATCAATATATTTAAAGTGGGCCTACACAGACTTGAACTGTGAATCTTCTCCTTATGAGGGAGGTGCCTTCACCATTTGGCTATAGGCCCAAACTTTTATACAATTTTAATAAATTCACCATTATCAATTGCTTTACCAATCCACCTATTTAAGAAAGATGCTTTAATTTGATTTTCAAAAGATGTTGTACCTAAATCAGCTGATAATTTAATGAATGGTAATTCAACTTCAGGTTTACCAATTACTTTAACAGTCTCAATAGTTTCGATTGGAAATTGAAAAATACCTTCTTCTATTTCTACTGTATAATATAAATTACCAGAACAATAATGTGAAAATTTAGCACTTACTTTAGATTTTAATAATTGTTTTTGAACATTTAATTTTTCCATTTTAATAATTGTTTTTAATTTATTTGTCCGCTTGATAGGACTTGAACCTATAACCTCTTCCGTATCAGGGAAGTAATCTAACCAATTGATATACAAGCGGATTTATTATTTCTTAGGTACCTAAATTGGACTCGAACCAAAAACTAACTAGTATAAGGCTCCACAAGCCTCAGTGCCATCCCGGCTAGGTACATTTGTCGTCTGGGTGAGATTTGAACTCACGTTGAGAATTAATCTCACAGCTTATCAGGCTGTTTTCTGCCACCACTCGAATACCAGACAATGTTAGACTCCGATTTTTTTCTAGGCAGAACGTTGTCTAAGTAAACTACACAAGATATCGACCTTTTATCCAACCTTCATTTTCCCAGTTAGATAAGTCTTCGTTTTTAATCTTCTTATTAATATTATCTTTAGTAATCCAACAGGTACCATATTGTGAATTAGTTTCACCAACACCAGTACCACTTTTAATTTCAGACATTTTTAGTTTAGTTTCATTTGAATGGTTTTTATCTGTCCAATTATAAAAATATTTTCGTTCTAAAACTTCATCATCATATAATTTCTTAATAGTCTTAACAAATTTTCCACTTCTTTTTTTAACCCAATCTGGGTTTGTTTCTCTAAGTTCTTTTTGTCTCTCATTAGATTTAAACGCATTTAATCTTTGTTCTTCTGAAGTAAAACCTCTTCCACCTTCACCACCAATCATTAGATTCATACATAAATCTTCCTTTAATAATTGTTTATTTACAAGCTCTTTTTCACGCTCTTTTAATGATTCTCTATCTGGTAAAAATTCTAATATCTCTTTAATGAAATTTTCTTTACCATAATAATTAATTGAAAACCATAATCGTTTACCTGAACCTAGATAACCATCTTCTAGGTTATTAGTACTATGCATTCCTATATAGTACTTATTGTTTATTACATTTGTTGTTTTATAAATGTAATGATATTGTTTTTGTCTTCTACCCATATTTATATCGTTTATTATATAAATATAAGGTAAAGTACAAAAATGTCAAGTGGGTGTAAGCACGGTATCGAACCGAGTTCTCGTGATTCACAGTCACGCACATCACCTTAATGCTTCAAACACCATATATTTGAGGAAGATAGAAGAATCGAACTCCATACCTACAGGTATCCCTAGGGTTCAAGCCTAGTTTGCCACCGATGGCGGTACCTTCCATAAATTTGCGGAGGTAGTAGGGCTCGAACCCACACGGGTGTTACCCCGACCACGGTTTTCAAGACCGGTACAATACCATTCTGTCACACCTCCATTGCACAGGTAGAAAGGGTCGAACTCTCACGGAAGGTTTTGGAGACCTTAATGCTACCATTACATTATACCTGTATATTTTGCACATCGGTAGGGATTCGAACCCTCATCTAATCTTACGACCCTTAAGGACTGGGTTGGAGCCAGCTAGTCACGCCTAATGAGCCGATGTGTATTTACCAATATGTCAAAGAACTTTGTTGCGGACAAGGAGAATTTCGAAATCCCGACCCTCTGGTTAACGGCCAGACGCTCTGCCTCTGAGCTACGTGTCCAATTATTTTAAAATAAAAAAGCCTGAAACGTTTTTACGAATCAGGCTTTTAAGCTTTTAATATTTTTAATATCTTATCTTGTTTACAAGAAATTAAACATACCTGATTCGGAATGGATAGAACGTCTAATGTTCGACCAATTACTATGAATACTATGTATATTATTATTTCTCATTTTTTCTATTTGTTTATTGTTTAATTCTATTGTTTGTTTATAAATATACTGCAAAGATATGAAAAGTTTCAATACAAGTCAAGTATTTTCGCAATTATTTTCAATTTATTTTTTAATTTGTTGATTATCAGACAATTATTATTTTAAAAATTTAGCTGGTACGTGGTCAGTTAACCAGACACCGTTAGTTGATTGATAGAAAATAAACCCTTCGTTATACATTTCACCGGCTAATACTTCAAATATAATTGGTTTACCATGTCTACTACCGACATTTGTGGCCGTTTCAATATCATTACTTAAATGAACATAGTCTCTTTTTAATTTTAGTAATCCATTTTCATTAATCGATTTAACACTATCAATACTAGTACCATGATATAATATATTAGGTGGTGTTTTACTTTCATATTGTAGGTCAATACCTAATGAATGGCCTTGACTAGCTCTGATTTTTGATTTATCATTATTAAACTCAAATCTTTTTTTATTATTAGTTCTAACAATAAACTCAAGTTCTTCAATGTCTATTTTTCTACCATTTTTATTCATTTGTAATAGTAATTGGGTAACTTCTACCCAACCACTATTATCTAATTTTAAACCTATTGTTTCTGGTTTATGTCTTAATATAAGACTTAAAAACCTACTATTATCGTTACTCATTTAACATTTTATTAAAGTTTTCTAATTCAAGTTCATGTATTTTTTTACCCATTTCAGGTCCGGGTTTAATACCTAATTTTTCTATATCTTCACCGGTAACTGTAAATTTAAAATCTAAGAATTTATCAATTAATTCGATGTCCATATTGTTTAATTCAGCGAATCTAATAACTTCATCATTAGAAATTTTAGATAAAATTTGTGATTTTTTCGCATTATAAACTAAATTTGGTTCAAAATATAAGAATGACATTAAGAAGTATATTTTACCTATTTCATCACTAGTATATTTTAACTCAGCTAACACTTTTTTTACGAGTGCTGGTGAATTACCTTCAAATATTATGGCCATTAAAACAATTGGACTTTTAACTTCAATTAAATTAAAATGTCTAATGTTTAAACCGGGAAAAATAAGTTTAAACATATCATAAACAAATAAACTATTTAAAAATTGTCTAACTGATTTTGCTGTTTTAACACCTTTAATAAATTCATCTCGAATTCTTTCTGGTGACACACCAATTAAGTTATTATCTTTAGTTATAGCACCAGCTGTTTTGGAGTTCATATTAAAACCAAATCTAGCTGAAAATCTAATAGCTCTTAATTTTCTAAGTTTATCTTCATTAAATCTATCAATTGGTTCACCAACAGTTCTAATTTCGCTAAAACGTAAATCGTAAATACCATCAACTAAGTCAACTATTTGACTTTTTTCTATATCATAGAATAAAGCATTGATTGTTAAATCTCTTCTAAGTACATCCTTTTCTATAGTTGAGAATATAACTTCATCAGGTCTTCTTGAGTCGGTATAATCACCATCTTCTCTGAATGTCGCAATTTCATATTCGTCATTACCAGTAATAACATTAATAACACCAAATGCTTTACCGGTTTCCAAGATATTAGTAACAAATGGTTGACCTTTAAGAATTTCAATTATTTTATCTGGTATTGCATTTGTAGCTAAATCCCAATCTTTTGGTTTTAACCCTAAATATGCATCACGAACTGAACCACCGACTAGGAATAAGTCAAACCCAAATGTTTTAAAAACTTTATTGATTTTTATAACATCTTCTGGTAAATCTATTTTAAAATCTAATCTTGTTTCCATTTTATTGTTCTTTTTAATTAGGATACAAAGATAACACAATAAAATGAGAAAAACAAATTATTTGTTAGAAATATCTGATAAAGATGATGAACCACCCTCAATGAATAACTCTGCTAAGTCACTACGTTGATGTGCAACATCTAATATTTTATTTATCACGACAATAATTTCTTCTGGGGTAGTCTTATCATCTAATTCATGGGCTAATTTTAATAAAGGTTCTAAACCATAGTCTGACATCATATATTGACCATTACTAAAGGTAGGTATAACATCATCAACATTTTTAACATCATGTAAAAATTCTGAAGCTGCGTAAAAATCACGATTATTAATATAATCTTTATTTTCTGGTTCTTCTTCATGTCTTTGTCTTAACCAAGCAGAAAATTCACCATTATGTTCTTCACCGGTTTCTTGATTGTAATCAAAAACATCTAAGAATTCATCAATAGGGAAATGTGTTGTATGACCAAATATTTCAGTTGTTGCATTTAACTTAAAAATATTTGTTAAACATCTATACTTCCAAGCTTCTATATATTTAACCGGAAAATGTTGGAATTTACCGTTACCTCTTGTAAAATCTTGTAAGGCCTTATGGTATTGTGTTTTAGGAATTAATTTAAATTCTAGTTTTTCACCAACTTTAATCATACTTAACACTTCTCTAGTCATGTTATAATATAAATCTTCTAAATCATCAGACATTTCTCTGATTAAACTTTCCCTTAATAATGTTTTAATTAACTGTTTCATCTACTATTTGAGTGGTTTCTTGCGTTACATCATTATTTTTTGGTTCAACACCAGCAACCTTTTGTTTTGTTTCATGGTATTTATTAATACCCAATAAAGTTAATTGATGTGTTAATAACATACCTAAAATAATAACGATTTCATTAGGAATTACTTTAGTTGATATTGCAATATATATACCAGCACCTAAAGATAATATTGTTATTATTATAACTAATACTGTTATTATATAAGCTATTATTCTAGTTGAACTAACACTATTATTTTTTTCACATGATATTTTAATTATATTTAATATTTTATTAAGATAATTAAATTTTATAAAATTTAACATTTTTTTTATTTTTTAAATTTGTTATTTACGTCTATAATATGTTGTTAAAACATCATCTGTGGCACCAAAATCAATTACAACGACTGTTGGTTCGCCATTTCTTAATACTTCACCATAAGTAGATATTTTGGCAAAATCACCCGGTACTGGGTAATTAAAATCATTAACAAAATCAGATAAACTCCTAGGCCACCCATCTTCATTGTTAATATAATAATCAAACCTTTCTTGTGTTAATAAATAAAATATTGGTTTTAAACTTCTACTCATACGTAAAAAATCGGTTAATTCTTTAAACCACATACCAGATAATTGTTCAAATCTTTTAGGTGATATTTTTTTAGCTAATTCCATTTCAACCCACATGTAATCATCATCAACATCAAATACTTTAGCGATAACATCATAATTTTGTTTATAACCCTGAGCTTCAGCTTCATTTTGTGCTATACCTTTATTATTTAACGCTACTTTAAGTACTTTTTCATCATCTATTTTAAATACAGCTCTTGATGAACCAGACCCAAGTTTACCTAGCAATTTATCTTTAGCATATTTAATTTTACTAGAATATGATGTTAAATTCTTAAATTCTTCAGGGTTAAATTCTGATGGGTACGCCATTTCATCAATCAATTCTTCATCAATTTTCAAATGATAACCTTCATTTAATAACCCATTCCTTAATAACCCTTTATCATTTTTATTCAACACTTTGTAATTTAAATACCATATCAATTACATGTAATAGTTTATTCTTTTCTATTGGTTTTAATATATACGCTATGGCACCAGCCGAATATACTTTATCTTTGAATTCGGTATTACCAGTACACATAATAACATCAATGTTGGAATTTATTTCTTTTAATTTAACTAACGTTTCAAAACCATTCATATTTGGCATATTAACATCTAAAATAATTAAATCTATCTTATTAGTTATGAATTTTGTAATACCATCACAACCACTTTTAGCTGAAATTAAATTACTTTTAGACCCTTCTAAATAAAGTTTTAATAATGTATGAACATTATCATCATCATCAATTAGTAATATATTTTTTTTATTAAAATTTTTTATCATTTTCTTCAGTATTAAATTCGACATCTCTTACCTCAATAATTGATGGGTTATATATTATAATATGTTTACAATTTTTAAAACCTTCAAATCTTTCAAAATCCTTCTTATCCACCAAAACACCATCAATACCTAACGTTACCATATCTCTAATATATGATATACCGTTTGAATACCCGTAAAAATCAACCCAAACTTGTAGAAAGACATCTTTTTCATTATCATTATATTCAATAAATGATTTAATCGCCATATCTAAACCAATGTTAGGGTTCATATGCCAATTTTGTGCAGTTAATTCCCACCCATCTATCATCTTAATAAGTTTTTTTAATACAGATGATATATTATATGTTAATTTATTGATTGGAGCTTCAGTTAGTAATTTTCTTGGGGATAATTTTAAGGTATATATATTATTACCATATTGTCTGGCATCATTATATATATTTGTTGTGTAGATGCCCGGACCTTCAGCATCATTAGATTTTTCACCACTAACAAATTCATCACTAAATTTAGCAATTTTTGTTGGTGAACCATGATAAACCAAAAAACCTTGATTTTCAATATATTCTTTTAAATATTTTCTTAGTAAACCATTAATCATTATAAATAACTATTTACTATAAATATATTTAAAAATCAAAAAAAAAGCCCTAAAATTTAGGGCTTTATATTTATTTTAATATAATTTTACCAATTCGCTTAACTTTTTCTTCTAAGTCAGATAATGTACCATTATTATCTATTATAATATCAGCACATGATATATCTATATTAAACGAATCCGGACTTTCTGGTGGTAATCTTTTTGAAGAATCAACCCATATTATCAAATCAAATAAATTTTGTTTAATACATTCATTAATTTCATCACGGTCTCGCATACCAACATAACAATCAGAATTTTCAAGAATACTTTTAGCTAATCTAGCTCTATCGTATTTATTATATTCACAAATCATATTATACCATTCAGCTCTATGATTCATTCTATCTTCAAAACATTCTTCAGGTGTTTTATAGCCATATTTACCTTTAAGTTCATCATAAATAAAAATATTTGATGCTTCTAATGATGATGATTTAAATTTTAAACTGTAATGTTTTTCTAGTAACTCAGCAAACGTGTCTTTTCCCCATCTCTTATGGGAAATAATTAATAATTTAGGTGATTTTTTCATTTTATTTATATTTAAATTTATTATTTCTACATTTATTATTTATAGATTTTGTACAAGCATACTGAATAGCACCACCTGTAACACCTATATAGTTAGCAGCTTCCTTAGCTGATTTAAATTCCGTTATAAAATTCCAATTATCATCATACATTAAAACTTGTTTACTTCTAATACCAACACAATTTTTAGTGAATGACCCACTATTAGGTTTATATGTTATTTTAAAACGTTCAGATATCTTATTATTTATTTCAATTTTATCTAATTTAGAAATATCATCATAATAAAACCAAGCAAACCCAAAACTTGTTTTACGTTTACCTAAAGCACAATTTGGTATTGTACTTCTATGTAATTTAAAAAATTTTGTTGCATCATCAGCACATTCAAAGTCATGTACTAAATTATATTCTTTATCGTAACCAATAACTCGTTTACATTTATGACCTTTTTTAAAACTGGTTTGATTTCCAAATGTAGCACCATCACCACCATTTGTATAATTAATAAGGTTAAAACCCCATGTTTTCATTTGACTAATCCAATATGTTTCCCAAAATTGCCAATCATTTATCAATACTATATCAACTATACTTATTATAGGTTTTAAACCTTTTTTTCTTAACGATTCAATCCAATTTTTTTTATGTATTTGATGTTTCCTAGCTCTATTTAGATGAGCCTTATATCGTTCATCAATTCTATTTGCCTTACCAACATATCTAATCTCATTTGTTATTGGGTCAGTTAATGTGTAAATATTTGTTGTTTTCATATTATTCTTTATTATAAATATCACAAGTATTTAAAAAATTACAACCCCATGTCTACCGTGCCCTAATAATAAAATTCTTTTTTTCATAATATTTATATTTTTACAAAGATATATCAAGAAACTTTAGATTTCAAGTTAATATTTATATAATATGAAAAAAGACATTAAAAACCTATTAAATGAAGGTATAATTAACCTTTATGAAACCAAACTTACCAAATCAGTTGGTGAAGGTCCTAATACCCTAGTAAAATTATTTAGAGAATATAATAAATTAACGTTAGATTTAATCGAGGATACATTATATATTGAAGAATTCTACAATCTATTAAAGGAAGATGATTTTGACCCATTTAGTCATTTACAAGGTACTGGTAAAATAGATGATGAAAATGATTGTGTTTTAAGTATATCAAAACCTAATGATAAATTAGGTCAAATAAATGCTGCATCATTAGCATTACCGGCTGGTTATACATGCCCTTTTGCTGATAAATGTAAATCATTAGTTAATAGAAGTGGTGAAAAATTTAAACATGGAACTAATATTAAAGATTTTGGTGATACTAGGTGTTTTGCAGCTAGTGGTGAAAGTAGATTACCAAATGTAAGAAATAGTCGTTGGAGGAATTTTGATTTATTAAAAGACACCTATACCGACAAAGGTATTAATGGTATGACAGATTTATTAGTTAAATCAATTAGATATTATGAATCAAATGAAGGTAAACTAAGATTATTTCGAATTCATGATTCTGGTGACTTTTATTCTCAAGAATATTTTGATGCTTGGATTTCTGCAGCTAAAGCAATGCCAGATATATTATTTTATGCTTACACAAAATCATTACCTTTTTGGGGTGATAGAAAAAATGAAATTCCTAGAAATTTAAGGTTAATCGCATCTGAAGGTGGTAAAGCAGATGAAATGATTAGTAAAGAAGGTTTTAGGAAAGCTGTGATAGTTAAAGATACTGGTGAGGCTATAAAACGTAAATTAAATATTGATGTTAACGATTTCTTAGCAGCATTTGGTGAAAATGATTTTGCTTTATTATTACATGGTATCCAATCTAAATCAGGTGGTAATAATTCACAAGCTATTAAAAATAGTAAAATAATAAAATTTGTGGCTAGTAAATTTAATACTACACCACAAGAAATTGATAGATTATTATCTTATTATACTAACTAATGAAAAACTCAATTAAAATATTATTACGAGAAGGTTTAATGCGAGAAGACATTGAAACTTTAATAGTTGATGACATAGATGATGATGATACATATAATAGTTTGATAAAACAATCTAAAGAATTATTAAAATCTGGTGAAATAAGCTTTGGGCAAGCAGATTTATTTGGTGCGTTAGTTGATGGTTCTATATTAATTGGTGCTACTTGGGCCGATGTTTCAGGTACATTTAGTTTCCATATTCAAATTAAACCAGAATACCGAAACAAAGGGTATAGTAAATTGTTATTAGACGATTTATTTACTAAATATAAACAAATGTTATCGTATCGTGGTGAAGATTTTAAAATGAGAGTTAATGTTGTTAATGATAATCTAGCTAAATCACTATCTAAACATTATGGACTTAAAGTAATTGAAGATAATGGTTCTCATGGTGTTATAATGGGTAATTAATATGAGAAAGATTATAAAACAGTTATTACGTGAAGGTTATGAAGATATTGGTATTGAATATACTAAGACTAAAACACCTAAATTAGATTCATACCCAAATAATTTAGAAAAAGTTGAATTTGGTAATTTTATCATGATAAACGTACCGTATGATGAAAAGACAATAAAATTATATGATTTATTAGGTTCTGTTAAAGTATTTGATAAATATGATGGTACTGAAGTTGGTAATTCATCATATACCGTAGTACATGGATTACTTAAAGCTAGTGTTGATGTTAGACCAGATATGCGTAGAAATGGTATTGCCAGTGCTATGTATAAATTTATTGAACAACTTAATAAACAAACTATATACCCCGATTATCCACATACTGATAAAGCTGAAAAATTTTGGAGACAACCTAATAGAAATTTCGGCCCAAAAGAAATATAGTGTCCGGCCAACTGGATTCGAAAATGGGTTTTTAATATTTTAAGATATTTACATATAAATAATATCATGAAACCATTATATACTGAAGAAGAATTTAATAATAGTAAATCTATGGATTTATTACCATTAGAGTGTTATACTTGCGGTAATACTTTTTATAAATATAAAAAGAAAATAACTTTTGTATATAAACATAATATTGGTGAAAATAGATTTTGTTCACATAAATGTCATAATGATTTTAGAGTTAAAACTAATAATATTATATTAAACTGTACTAATTGTAATAAAGAATTTAGTAAAATAATTTCCGTAGTTAATAAATCTAATACAGGTAATCATTTCTATTCTAAATCTTGTTCAGCTTCTTATAATAATAAACATAAAACTACTGGTAATAGACGCTCTAAACTTGAAATATACTTAGAGCAACAACTTGCTTTATTATACCCTAATTTAACTATTATTTATAATGATAAATTTATAATAGGTTCTGAATTAGATATCTATATACCATCCTTAAACCTAGCATTTGAACTTAATGGTATCTTTCATTATGAACCAATATTTGGTATTGATAAGTTAGGGCAGATACAAAACAATGATATAAGTAAATCAAAAGCTTGTATAGATAATAAGATTGATTTATGTATAATAGATACATCTAATCAAACTTATGTAAAGGAAAGTACATCTAAGAAGTATCTTGATATAATAATCAAGATACTAGATGGGCGTTTGTTAATTTCTTAGTCACCAATAAATTTGTGTGCAGTAACCACTACGTGCAAGTGAATTAACTTTGGTTACCTCCGGCTAGTAGGATTCGAACCTACGGGTTCCTAAGAACGTGGGATATGAGCCCAGTGCGATTGTCCACTCTGCCATAGCCGGTGATATTTTAGTGTAATAATTGAATATTACCTCTTAGTATATCTTTTAATTTAGCTCTTTTATTAGTAATATGGTCGATAACTAAATCATCTTTAACTCTATATGTTCTTCTTTTGTCAGAACGAGCACCATTACCAATTTGTTGTTTTCTAAATTCTATTTCTTCGTCATTTATCTTATTAAAATAAATATCTCTAATTCTTTTTTCTATTTCTTCCCAAGCTAATTCTTCATTTCTATGTCTTTCTCGATTATTACCAATTCTAACCATGATACCTGTAGGTATATGAGTTAATACAACACAAGTTTCAACCTTATTTCTATGTTGACCACCTTTACCACTACTACGAGTGTATTTGCGATTAACCTCATCACGGTTTAATTTAAAATTATATTCTTCTTCTGGAATTAAAGCAACGGTTATACAACTAGTTTGAATCCTACCCCTCTTTTCAGTTGGTGGTATTCTTTGCCATCTATGTGACCCGATTTCTTCTTGGAAATACTTTTCTACATCTTTACCGCTAAAGGCAAAGCATGACAAATCCACTTCTTTCTTCAACTGTTGAACAATCAAAGTTATTAATACTGGCTGCTTTTGTGTAGATATTTTTCATTTCACCTACAAGCAGTTTTGCATCGGCACCGCCTTCAGCATCTCTAAGTTCTAAAAATAGTTTTTTCATTTGGTGAAATTTTAATTAATTATTAATACAGTTATTATTGTCTAGAATTTATTATCAATATTGTAAATGCAATAACATATGGTGCTGCAATACATATTCCCGTTATAATAGCTGGTGTCATATTTTTATTTTAAAAAACAGGAAGAACTTTTTTTTCTTAACCATAGAATTTAATTGCTGAACTCTTCCTTTATTTTGTGGAAGTGATTGGTATTGCTCCAATATTACGTACTCTCTACGTACACTTCCATTTGTTGCGGAGACAGGATTCGAACCTATACTAGCATTAACTGTCTCTTGGTTATGAGCCAAGAATGTTACCCTTACACCACCCCACGATATATTTTATAAGCTCCCCAAAGTGTGCTTCCAAAGGATAGGCATGGGGAGGATTGTTGTAGCGAAGAGTGGACTCGAACCACTGACCTTTAGGTTATGAGCCTAACGAGCTACCAACTGCTACCACCTCGCAAATTTTTACCTACTGTGTGAACATAAGTTAATAACTTATATCCAGTGAACCAGTTAGGATTTATATGTGCCCTTGGGTGATAATGAATCACCAATATTATCTCGTATTGTTACATACAAATAATACAAGGGCAAAAAACAGGAAGAACTTTTAAGTTAAATTTTCAATTTTAATTTTTTTTAATTGCTGAACTCTTCCTTTATTTATATTTTGTGACGGAATGACGGTAAACGTTACGATTTAAGTTCTCATATACCTAGTACTGGGATTAACTCTATCTGAATACCAAACTATTTAACCAATGTTTTAAACTGGGAATATTTAGCCACTTTCATAGTGAGATTACCTTTTTTTTTCTTCATATTAAGGAGAAGTTTTTAACCTTCTTGTTTCTTAATAGTTAAGAGGACTATAATCAAACCTCTCATTTGCTTTTCATATTTGTGTAATTTTTAATTTGCGGTAATCATTCCTTACACCTTTTTTATTAATCAATGAACTTTTTGTACTTTATAAATATAACATTAATCGTTAAAATCTAAGTACACTGCAAAATTACTAAAAATTTTTTAACTTGTCAAGGTTTTTAGTAATTATTTTTAAATTATTTTTTCAACTGAAACCCAAATAACATGAAATGTATTGATATTATGTGTAATACCAGTGACTTTATAAAAAGGACCATTAACATCAAAGTATATTTTATCATCTATTACCGGTGATACTTTAAATTTAACATATTCTTTTACAATGATAGGTTTACTATCTTCATTTGGTATTATAAGATGAAATATTGGTTTATTACCAGTTAATAATTTATATATTTTATATAAAAATAGTTTCATATTATCTTTTAGCTCTTTCAAAGAACATTTTATTATTTCCAACGGTTGTTAATAATTCATAACCCATATCAATTGATTTTTCAACATCTTCAATGAAAATAAATTCACGTTTATTAGAGTGTTGGTTATAATAACCAGCAAATACGTTTAAACAACATACATCAAAATTACATCTTAATATTGCAACATCTGTATAAGGGTCGTTACTAAAATTATCTACATTATATTTTTGAAACACCGGTTTAACTAAATCAAACATTTCATCATTATATAGTTTAATACCGGAACAAAATTCACTACACCAATTATCTGTTGGTGCATCAAATTCTATGAAATACCCTACCTTATCTAATATAGTTTTATCAGCATTTTTAGAACCTTTACAACCAAACTCTTCTTCAACGAAAAATGCGGCAATTAATTTATCACATTTTAATATTAATTCTAAACATATAGCAATACCACATTTATCATCACCACCAATACCATTATTTTCTGCATATAATATAGTTTTAATAGTGTTATCAAATGTATTTGGTATTTGCGATTCCATAATAACCAATCTATTATTAGTTTCAATCAATGGAAGATGATGTTGGTACACAGTGTCCATATGTGCTGCAATACATGGATAATATTCACCCTCATCTAATGTTCCTTTTATTAGATATACATTACCTATATCATCAACATGGACCACAATGTTATTATCGAATCCAAAGTTTACTATAAACTCTCTTATTAATTGTTCACTACCAGTATAAGACGGTAATGACAATAATTCTTTAAATCTATCTTTATTCATTTGACAAAGATATAACAAAAAAATAAGAAATGCAAATTTACTTTAAATTAATTTGTGATATATTTATATATAACAGATAATAACAATCATTTAAAAATATAAAACTATGTGTGGATGTAAAGGTGGTAATGGTAAACCAAATGTAAAAGTGGTTAAAAAATAATTAAATTATTTATCATTAAAAACTAAAAAGGGGTCATAAAACCCCTTTTTTCGTTTATTCTAGTGGAGCATCGGGAATTCGAACCCCGGTCTTTCATATTCTTCAATACCTTTCTACATGTTTAGGATAAAGATTTCTATCTTTCCAATATATTCAGTTTAATATAGCTTCAACTGATACCTACGCTATTGACCCTAGATTAACCACTTGGAACAATTTTAAAGTGGGTTCTTGGTTGTATGCTTCGTATACTTAGGCAGCTACAGCCTCTCCAGCAAGCACTTCAAAAGAAGCCTCAGCAAGGAAGTTTTCGGAAATATTTAACATATTGCCATTTGAACTTTTAACTACTCGTTTAAAGTGAATTTAGTTATTTCACTACATGCTTACCACTTACGATTATACAAAATCTAAAGCCAGTTATGCCCCATAAATTAATGAACTCTTTTATAAATACAAAGATACTATTAAAAAATTAAAAAATCAAGTATTTTAATCAATTTTATATACGTAAACTGAATCAATTTTATTATTTTTTTCAATAACTAATTCAACTCGAATTGGTTTAAGTGGTTCTTTTACTTTTATTTCGTCTGATGAAAATAACCATATACCTAACCAGATAAAACCACATATAATTATTGTTATAACAACACCAATACCAATCAAACCTTCAACTAATCCATTCATATTATAATCACTCATTATAATACCCTCTCCATTTCTCGTTTAGCATCTTTAAGTTTCAAATCTTCACGTTTATCGTAACTTTTTTTACCTTTAGCTAAAGCAATTTCTAATTTTAATAAACCCTTATCCGTTGTGAATAAACGTACAGGTACTATTGTTAACCCAGATTGTTTTACATTATATGAAAGTTTAGATAATTCTTTCTTTGTTAATAATAGTTTCCTATGACGTTTTTCTTCGTGTGCATCACCAAATTTATATTGTGAAATATGTAGTCCGGTGAGCCATAATTCATTATCAATGAATACACAGTAACTATCAACAAAACTAACATTACCATCCCTAATAGCTTTAACTTCGGTACCTATTAACATTATACCAGCAACATATTTATCTAAGAATTGATAATTAAAAGAACCTTTTTTATTTTGAAGATTTACTGTCGTTTTCATATTATTTACGTTTTGTAATAACCGAATCAATTATACCATAAGTAACTGCTTCTTGACTGGTTAACCATTTATCTCTTTCTGTATCTAACATAACTTCTTCAACTGATTTACCACAATACGATGCAAGTTTTGAAAAAAGTTCTAAGTTAATTTTTTCAGTTTCAATCATAGATATTCTCATATCTTGTATATTTCCTTCACTACCAGAAGACACTTGATGTAACATAACTCTACTTGATGGTAAACTAGAACGTTTACCTTTAGTTCCAGCACCTAATAATACAGACCCCATTGATGCTGCCATACCAGTATTAATGGTTGCAATATCTGATTTAATATAATCCATAACATCAACCATTGATAATCCAGATTTAACACTTCCTCCGGGTGTATCTATATGCATTGTAATATCTTCATTATTTACGTTGTCTAGAAACATTAATTGTGCTTGTACAACAGTACTCATAGCGTCATTAACAACACCAGCAATCCATAAAATTCTATCCATCATTAAACGTGAAAAGATATCCATTTGAGTTACACGCATTTCTCTTTCTTCAAGAATATATGGTGTCATTGATGCTTGTGTATACAATCTTGTTTGAAGTTGTTCCCAAGCTCTAAATTGCATTTGAGAAACACCTAGATGTCTACAAGCGTAGTTTTTAAATTCTCCGTAATAATCTACATTACTATAATTGTCCATTTAATTTTTATTTAAAGTTAATACTATTCTTCATCGTCCATTAAAAACATTGGGGTGTTTTCACCCATATAAGCACCTAATACGTTAAAATCGAAGTATTCCATAGCTTCTTCAAAACTCATACCGTCTCTTTCAACTAAAATAGAAAGACATTTAGCTTGACTGTATAAAGCTATTGGTCCTAAACCACATCTTTGCACTGCACCTATAAGTGCATCTTCAAACCCATCAGCCGTTAAGGCATCTGGGTTTAATTCTGCTAATGTTTCGACATCCATTATTGTTGTTGTTGTGGTTTACCATCAGGACCTAAACCTTGTGAAGCATAATATTCGTCTCTAGCTTTCAATTGTGCTAGCGTTTTTTCTTTAGCTTCAACAGCTTTAGCATACATATAATCTCTATCAGTAATAGTTAGTGATTTAATTTCGTGCCAAGGCATACCTGTTAATACAAATATATCCCAATTTTTCTCAAAGATTGCTTTTTCGTCTTCCATTTTAATTTTTTTACGGATACGTTATTGTTCTGCTGGTGCTTCACCAGCATTTTCTTCATTTTGTTTTTTATCGTATAGTGATTTAATTGATTCAACCGTTCTTTCATACGCCTCATAACCATATTTTTTCAATATAGTGCTAAATGTATTTACGTCAGGTTTAGCAATAACTACTCTTTCTTTATCACTATCATAACCAATATAAGTTATTAATTCGATTGCAACCATTTCTTGCATATCTTCTGGTAATTGTTCGAATATAAGTTGATTTAATATTACAACCACATCAACATCATCACTTAAGTATTTAGTCAAATCATTTGTTTTAACTACTTTACCTATTTCTTTTTGTCTGTCGTTACCAACAATTTTAATGTTAACTTTTTGTTCTAAATCAGTACAGTTAATTACCAAATCAAAGATTTTTTCAACATCCTTTTCTAATTCATCAAATTTTTGTCCCATTTTTTTCTATTTTAATTATTATTATTTACTTAGATTGCAAAAATATATATAATATCTTTAATTTTCAAGTTTTTCTTGTATTTCTTTTATTTTTTCTAATAATTGACGTTCTTCTGGTGATATTTCCTTTGGCATTAATATATTAATTTGGATTAAATAATCCCCACGTTCTGTATTATTAACTATAGTCATACCTTTACCTTTTAAACGCAATATACTTTCATTATCACTATAAGGTGGTACATCTAATTTAATTGTGGTACCTTCAATTGTTGGAATCTCAATTTTAACACCTAAAATAGCATCAGGATAACTTATTTCTTTAATATATTTTAAATCCGATAACACCCTTAAAAACTTTTCATGTTTGAATACATTAATAACAATTATTAAATTACCGCTATCACCATTTTTACATGCATTACCTTTACTATATTTTATCATACTATCACCATCACTAATACCAGCTGGTATATTAATAGTTACTTCATCATTGATTGGTACAACACCATTACCGTTACAGGTTTTACATTGTGTTTTATACGTTTTACCATTACCACCACAATGATTACAAGGATATACATTTTGAACAACACCAACTTGTGTATTATAAACTTCTCTAATGATACCACTACCATGACATACATTACAAGTTACTTCATCTTCACCACCAACACCTTTACAATCATTACAACTATCATATCTATTATATTTAAAAGTTTTATTAACACCATTAAATGCTTCTTCTAAACTTAATTTAATATTTAATCTAATATTTTGGCCGACTGGTCTAGTTTGTTGATTAAATTGTTGACGGAATCGTTCACCCCATTTAACAAAATCATCATTATAGCCACCACGATTTGTCTGATGTCCATACTTATCGTAATTAGCTTTTTTATCAGGGTCTTTTAAAACTTCGTAAGCTTCATTAATTTCTTTGAAGGCATTAGCATCACCACCTTTATCCGGGTGGTGTTCTTTAGCTAAATTACGGTATGATTTTTTAATTTCTTTATCTGAAGCACCATTTTTAAGTCCAAGCACTTCATAATAATCTCGTTTAGACATTATTAGTATCTTTTTTTAATAAAACACAATTAATTTTTGTATTACCAAAAAATCTATTATTTAATACACCAATAAATTGATTATTTGGATTACTATTCTCATCGAATGGCTTTGATGGTATAGTTGGTAACCCATTACTATCATCTTCGTTTCTAGTGGTGAAATATTCTAACATTGAATAAAATTCAACACTCTCTTGCAATAATTTTTTCATATTTATTTATGTTTCTATTTATTATTTTACAAAAATACATAAATTAAATGAAACTTTCAAGTTTATGAGGTATAGAATTGTATTAGTTAAAAATAAAATTAAAAAGAAGGTTCTTTTAAAATCAAGTTCATTCGAATTCATTAACAATATGTTTAGAGAATTACGAAAGGATAATAAAATTGACATGCCCCAAAAACATATTAACTATAAAGATATAATACCAGTTGAATACGAAATATTATTAATTAAAGAACGTGGTGAAACTGATGAAAATAGAATTGTTCGTGATAAATTAGGTAAGTTAGTAGAAGAAAAAAATGATTCACCTAAATGGGTTATAATTGATTCGGCACCGTATCAACTAGAAGAAACATTTTGGGTATATGGTTACGATAATAGATTTGAACGATTCACCGTAAGAGATATTATTAAAAAAATATTAATGAAGGGTATTAGGACCAAGAATGGTACTAAAGAAATTATTGTAGTTAAAAATAAATTAATTATTCGTGGTGATGAATTAGATTTCATTATTTGTAAATGTCCTGATGACTGTCTTAGATTACATAATAAACTAAAAGAAATAGCAAAAGATAGTAAAACTAATAAATTACTATTTTTAGGTATAGCATCAGAAAAAACAGCCGGTGATATCTATGACTTAATCAAAGAGAAAACCGGCTGGAATATGACAAAAATATGGAGAACTACTACTCGTCCTTAATATTACCGATATCAAATAATTTTTTAGATGTTTCTAGTACTTCAATTACTTTTTGGTAATCTTCTTTACTGATTAATTGTGGATTAATACATTCAACATGTTCATCACCATCAGTTGGTAAGAAAAAAGCTAATGCATTAAAATGTCTTTCATCAAATACTTTATCAACAGATTTAGCAAATTGATGTACAATTTCACGATTATTTAATATTTCTCTATCTAGATAAAATACTATCACTTTTGGCTCGTTAATGTTTTTTACGTTATTACCTTCAATAGCAAATACTTCATTACGAATTTTATTTAATGTATCTAAATCAATTTCTTTGATTAATTCATCTGTAGAGTCAATTAGAGCGATTCTAAGACGTTTTGACCACTCAAGGCGTGTTACGTTAACACCATGGATGAAATACTCTCTTAAATCACCTATTTCGATTACTGGACCAGTTAAAGAATGGAATTCTAAATTATCATCGATGTCGTAAAATTTTTCAGGCTTTTCGATAAGTATTAATTCATCTTCTAATTCAATAAACCCAAATATATTAAACATTACATCATAAAGTAAGTCAAATTGTTTATGTTTAGAATCATAAATTTCAAACATAGTTTTATTTACCTCGGTTACATCGTGAGCTAATAAATTAATGAATGTTGTGTAGAAATACACCCAATTTATGTTACCTATGGTTGTTATGATTTCAGTTTCCTCAAAAAATTCATTTTTAACATCGGTAAGTGTGTACCAAGTTATATGTGGTAATGGTTTATCCATAGCATTATATAATTCGGTAATCCGAGTAGTTATATCTGGTTTTGTAAGTATAACTGATTTATTACTCAAATAAAGTTCCATTTCTTGTTTGTAATCACTTGAATACGTATTAAAGTAATTCCTAAAATGTTTGTCGTGTATTTTCATATATTTTAAATTTATTCAAAAATACTAAAAATTATTAACACTTTCAAGTTATTATAACAAAAAAAGGACCGAAGTCCCTTTTTATTTTTATTTGTATCAGAATGCTGGGCCATTTTTTGTCTTCTCTTACCATTAACGAGAGTTTTTGTTAGTTTTTTTTCAAAGGGTGTACACAATTTTTAAACCACCTGTTTCACTAATTTAATTTGCTTTTTTTTTAAGATTGCAGTATGCATCCTTTAGCTACAAATACGGGGGGTATCTTTCGATACCCACCTTAAAATTATATCGTTACTTTTGAGTAACGTTCTGAGTTAACAACCTCTAACATCATTGATATTGGAGTAAGGTCTTTACCAGCCAATAACGATGTTAATAAACTTGGACTAAAACCAGATACTAACGCTGTATTTTGTTTATCAAATCTAACTGGTGAATCACTATTATGAGCGTTTAAATTCCAGAATACTACTTTTGGTATTTTATACCCAGCTTTAGTGTATTGAGCTTCAATCATTTGTTGTGCAGTTGGATTCCATGAATCACTACCACATCTATCAAATTGCATATCCGAAAATATAACAATCATAGTTGGCATTTCAAGTTCTGGTACATTATATGTAACCGCTTTATTTAAAAGCATTTTAAATGCTGCTTCTAAGTTGGTATTCATATCCCATTGAGCTCTATGTAATTGTGCATATCTTTCAGATAAAGTACCTTTAAGTACTTGTATCTCAGGACGAGCTGAAAATGTCATAAAAGCATCTTTAAAAGCACCTTCATTTCTTTCAGAAATATATAACCCTAAAGAAATACATACATCCAAACAACTTACATTAGGGTTTTGTCCAGCTGGACAATCCATTGACCCCGATACATCACACATAGGCATTAATCTTTCAGTATTACCAATCATATAGTTTGGTAATGCATTCCATTGTGCGTTTGCACCTTGAGCAACACCATTTTTCATTGATTTAACAACGTCATATGGGTATACAGCACCAGCATTTATTTTAGTTTCACCTTTATCAAGTGCATCCATATATGCTTGGAATCTAATTGAGTCATTTTTACTAAATGCTTTCATATAATCTGCCATAGCTCTTGATGGTAATTTACTATATTCAATAACTTCCCAGTTTTTAGCACACATAGCTTGTTCAACTGTGTTAGATAACTCAGATAACATTTTTCTATACTCTTTTGGAGTTAATTTTAAATGTTTTCTAACTAATTCAGCTTGAGCTTTTTTATCTCTACTGTTTACTGATGGTCTTGGCATCCATTTAGCACATAAACCATTTTTGTTAGCTAGACCAGTTGCTATTGTTTCCAACGCAGCACTTTCAAGTCCAGTACCAAGTAATGATAATACATCATCCCATCTACCAAATTCAGAAATTAATTGAATATTTTTAGCGATTGATGCTTTATGGTTTTTAGCCATATAAGATACGATATCTCTGAAAATTTGTCTTTCTCCAGCACCACCACGAATATCACGAGCCCAAAATAATAATTTCATAGCTACCAACGGATTTTCACCATATGCTTTAGTGAATGAATTAATAAGTCTAGTTTTATCTTGACCTCTCATTGCACCAATTTGGAAAAATAAATCAACACAATTATTCAACGATGTTGAGTTTGTTGTCATACCATTTTCTGTTAATACGTCTTCAGTACGTAAAGCATCTACTAATTTAGTCATAGTGTTAAATTTTAAAGTTAAATATTTTTTTTATTATTTTGACAATTTTATATCCGTTTTATCGGAAATGTTTTGCAAAGATATGAAATAATTTTTAATTTGTCAAGTATTAAATGAAATTTCTTACAAATAATTTTCTATGTGCTTGTATTAAACCAACCTCTTTTATAGATTTAATATGGGCTGCGGTACCATAACCCTTGTTTGAAAAAAAATCATATTGTGGGTGAATTTCATGTAATCGTTTCATATAATTATCTCTTTCTACCTTAGCAAGAATTGCTGCTGCTGCTATACAAGTGTATGTATTATCACCTTTAGCTACACATGTGTGTTCAATTCCTTTGTAAGGAGAAAATACGATACCATCAACTAATATATGTTTAATATCTTGGTTTTTAGTGATTATTAGGTCATCCAGACATTTATGCATAGCTATAAATGTTGCTTCGTTTATATTATATTTATCAATTAATTTAACTGAGGATGCTTGAACAGAATAAGCTATTGCGTTTTTTATTATGATTTCATACGCTTCATCACGTTGTTTTTCTGATAATGTTTTAGAATCTCTAATTAATTTATGATTAAAATCATTAGGTAGGATAACAGCACCTGTAACAACAGGTCCGGCTAAACAACCTCTACTAATTAGCCCACCTCGTCTATACCAACTATAAAATCTAGTTCGGATAGGCAAGGTGGACAATGTGTTAATAATTTATTATTCTTCATTTATGTAACTCTTAATAAAATTTTTACAAATATTTATATTTTCTTCGATTGGTGTATCAGACCATATTGTCAATGTTGTGAAACCAAATTCCCTCGCTAATTTATTTTTAAATTTATCATTTTCAATAGCATCAAAATAATTAATCTTTTTAAATGGGTGTACCCAATTTTCCTTTATTCTATCAGACCAAGATTCATTAACATGAAATTTAACACCATTAAATTCTATAATTATATTTAGTTTTTTAATTGTAAAATCATAAAGATACGTTTTACCGTCTTTAACAATAAAAAACTCTCTACTATTATTATCACCATAGTAAATATCGTTAATATCAACGTAATTAATCAACCAATCTACCAATGGTTTAAAAACCAATAACGATTGTTTTGATGCCTTACCAATATGTTTCTTGAAATTTTTATACTTAATCTTACCTTCAATTTCACCATATTTTGTAATAAAAAATGTTAAATTCCTAGCACAAGTACGTTTATAATTATCATACTTAAACTTACCTTCATTTTCACCATATCGTTTAATGTATTTTTCTAATGTATGACCACAATTATTAGATATATTATCATTTTTTTTATTATACATTAAAAGTCCGTCAATTTCACCATACATATTAATATACCATTCTTTATTTCGTATTATTCGTTTATATGCAGCTGTTTTTTCATTCCACCCACGTTTAATCCAATACGATAATTCTTGCTTACGATATATCCTTTCTAAGTTAAATATATTTTCGGAAATGTATTTAATAGTTCGTTTTTTAGAATATTCGTTATGGTTATTTATTGTTAACAAATACTTATATATTAATTCATCTAAAAATTTAGGTTCAAAATCATCACCATATCGTTCAATTACCCAACATTTAACCATATTTTCAGTGGGTGGTGTAGTAATTCTACTTGTTTTTTTCATGTTCTTTTTATTATAAATATGATATTTATAATAAAAAGTTCATCTAAACCATTAAAACTTCATCGAGGCCGACTTCTAATACACCTATATTTTTATATTCTTTTAACATAGGGCAAAGGTAATCAAAAAATTTTAGAATTACAACTCTTTTTGAATAAATTTAATTACAAAATCATCAAATGGTATTTCGAAAACATCTGTATGATTAAACTTAATACCCGGAATATCCTTATTTGACCTATAAAATAAATCTTCATCTAATTTTCTATGGTTTTCCTCGTCTAATTCATATACTATAACAAGACCATCTTTAGGTATTAATTTATTATTCGCTATTTCAGTAGCAATTTCTATAATTGTATTATATGTCATCATATTAAAACTTTGTAAATAAATTTTTAAAGAAATTACTTAATTTCTTTTTAGTTTGTTTTTCTATTTTAACCTTATTAGGGTTTTTTTTGATATCATCACCTAAACCACATTTTATTTCATTAATAAAGGCTCTCTTTTTTAAGTTAGTTAATTCCATATCAGCTAACATAGCTTTCCTTTCTAAATCAACTTCTCTACTTAAACCATCTCTAAACTCATTCATAATAATTATTTTTCAAAATGTTCTTGTATTGTATGTATTAACCAAACCACACCAGATGTTAAACACCCATCGAGGAATGTCCTTAACCATATTATTTCAACCCCTATTGACCCAAATGGTGTTATACTTACATACCCTAAATAAGTTAATGTAAGTGATAATATAAACCCCACCCATGTTGGTAAACATATCATACACGTGAATAATTGTCCTAAGAACTTTGGATTCCATTTTTGGAAGAAAGTTCTCATACCATCAAATATTGACCCGAAAACTATTATATTCGATATACCATAACTAACTAATAAAAATAATAGTATACTCATTTACATTCCTTTTCCATCCATACATTTAGGACAATATTCGTCTGGCCCACAATTACATGGACCCGTTGTCATTTCAACCGGTAGTTCATGAATTTCAACTTCAATTTTCTTACCTTTTGGTGGTAATTCGACTATTGGTTTATTACCAATTTTTTTAGTTGTTTGAATTGGTTCTTCTATTTTATGTGTGATATCTTCAACTTCAATTATACTTTTAATCTCAGGTTCGTTTACATTTTCAGTATCAGTTGATGGTATATTATCCACTGGTTCTATTTGATTTAAAATATCTTCCGGTTCCATGTTATCAGTTATAAAAGATTCTGACCCTAAAACAAATTTTAATGTTTTAAGTTTGTTTAATGAATTTTTAGAAAATAATATTTGTAATTCTTTAACCTTAGTTTTCAGATATTCATGTTTTTGTTCACGTTCAGTATTAATTTTAATAATACTTTCAACATAATCTAATAATTCATCAACACCAATACCTTCAGCTTGACTATAAATTACTAAATGATTACCACCTTCTTCGATAGGAGCACTTTTAATTATATTAGATGTTGGAGTTACCCACTCTGCTTTAAATACTGCTTCCACCACCAAAATATCTTCAGCATATCTAATACCTACGACATATGGTTTTAATTTATTTAATTTATCTTGTATTGTTGACATATATAAAACTTTTTTAAATTGTTATACCCGTAAAAATACAGGCTATTGAGAATGCTAATGATATACCAAGTAAAATCAAGTCCATATTATTTAATTTATATTTTTCATCAGTGATGAATGATTGAATTAAAAAGTAACCTCTTCTTATAATATTTAGTACAGATACGAAAAATAATACATACAATATTTTATTTAATAATAATATTAACATAATTATATTTTTTTAGCTTTTTTTATTTTTGTTGATTTTCTAACCACTCTTATTTCTGATATCTCATCACGCACAGCTTGTGCAGCGGTTTTAATTTCTTGCATATTAAGTCTAATTCTAGTAGCTGCAGTATTATTATTTCTATCATAAAATTTAGTAATATCCCCACTTGAGTCGATTCTTAATAATAATTCTTTTAATTCTTCAAATTTATTCATTATCTTTTTTACTTTCAATATCATTATTTAAATTTGTCTGAGGATAGTAAGTCATTAATTTACTAAATATTAATTGTGAATTAATTATTTGATTTAAATTTGTTTTAATTAAATCAATTTTTTCTTGTGTTTGAAGTCCATCTTCGTTAATTAATCTTTCAACCTCTTCTTCAGCTGTTAATATATCAATCTCAATTGATTTTGCTATTATATCTAATATTCTCATAACTTAAAGATAATAAAACTTTTTTATAAATAAACAGTAAAATCTTACTTTTTTATACTTTTTTTAAGGATAATTTAAATAATTTATATATCTCAATAATTGTATCGACATCAGACCTTGATTTAGACAACCCATGGTTAAACATAAATTCCCACATTTTTAAAATATTCCCTTGTGAATTAGTATCTTTATTATCAGAATTATAATACACCTCATATAAAAATTCCATGAAGTAATTATATAAATCTTGATTATCATTTATGGTGATGCCCTCATTACTAAAATTAGTACGTACTTTATTCCAGCACCACTTAAAATGTTCTTTTTGTGATTTTTCATTCATAATATCATCACCTAAATACGTATTGAATATTAACATATTCAATGATATTATATAATCGTATAATAAATCACAATAATCTATATCAATATTATTCGCTTCGTATAATGTTGATATCGTACTATGATTTAACGGTGCGTTAATGTATTTTAAAAAATCTGAAGTTCTGTATGACCTTTTCATAAAAAATTATCCCTTATATTAATAAATATAAGGGATAAAAATTATAATTAAAGTATATTATATGAGTTTTTATTTTTTAGTTGTAACTTTTTCTTTACTTGAGACCATTTTAGCTAATTCTTTATGTTTATCTTTATTAGCATAAATGTTAACCTTTGCTTTTTCTTCAGTCATATCTTCATTTTTATCTGAGTCACCTTGTTTTATAGCTTTAGCTTTTAACGCTTCACCAGCTAATTTATAGATATATGCCTCGACATTATGAGTGTTTAAACCTCTTTTTTCAGTGAAATCATGGATATCATCATCTTTAATTTCTCCAAGTTTAGCTATTAATAACTGTTCTAAAGCGGTTTTAACTTCATCAGATAATTCTACCGCACCACCTTCTTTACCCGGCTCATCAATATCAGTTTTTAATTTATCTTCACCAGAATCTTCTGATTCACCATGAATACCATATTTTTGTGCTCTAGATTCTTTTTCATAACCTTCACCATTATTATAATCACCTTTCTTAGGCGTGTTTTCTTCAGGTGATTTATGTTTAGGGTTATTAAGGAAATTACCAATTGCATCACCCATATTCATAGGTGCCATTTTACCGTTTTTATCTTGACCAATACCTTGGTTATTTTCAGTCATTAATGATTTAGTTAAAATTTCATTTTCTGCTAAACGTTCTTTACCAGTAGCGGTACCTAAAGTAGTTTCTGATTTATATTTCATTAACTCTTTTAATCTACCAAGGCTTTCGCTAACCATTGTTTTATCAGATGCCTCTAATATATGTCCTTTACCATCTGACCATGTAACACGATATGTTTCATTACCATCAGTCATTTCAAATGCGTCTATTCCATTTACTCTATAACCTTCTGGTATAAGGTTTAATACATTGCCGAAACCGTTAAATGGTTTTTTAAATTTAAGTCTTTTCATTGTTTATTTATTTTTTAATAACCACAATGCTTCTTTAGTTGCAGCCTCTTTATTATCTATTTGTTTAGTTTCAACTAATTTTTGAGCTAAAGCATCTGAATTTAATTTTAAATCACTTTCAGTTAACCCATAGCCTTTAATAGTCTTTTCAACATCTTCTTGTAATCTAAGAGATTTTGTTTTAGACCAAACATTACCAAATTCTTTGTTTTCATCAATTCTAGCTTGACCTTTAACAATACCTAAAGTATCATTAGATTTATAATTGAATAAATGTTTAATTTTAGCCATATCTTCGTTAACCAATGTTTTATTTTCGCCACGTAATACAATAGCCTGACCTTCGGTTAAAGAACCTTCCCATCTAACACGATATGTCTCATTACCATCAGTCATTTCAAATTCTTTATTATCCACTCTATAACCTTCTGGAATAAGTGTTAATGCTTTTTCCATTCCGTTAAATGGACTTTTAAATTTAAGTCTTTTCATTTTATCTTCTTTTATAGTAGTTTTATTTTCTGTATTTTCAACTGCAACTTTTTTAGTAGAGCCAATTGTTTTGCCTTTAGCAGATTCAATATCATTACCGAATTGTCTAAGAGCTGGGATATTATCTTTAAGTTCTTTTGTTTTTTTAGTTTGTTTAACTAAATTTTTACCAAAATCAGCATTAGATGCACCCCACACAGGTTCTGTATTACCATTACCCTCACCAGTTTTAGGATTCCATTTACCAGTTTTAGTTTCATTACCCATTTTAGAATCACCCTCAATAGCCATTTCTTGTCTTTTTTTGAATGTAGGGTTAACTTCACTATCATATTGTAAGTCTTCCATACCACCATCAAGTTCAGATGTGTTATGAATTTCTTCTTCTTTTTTACTTAATTCACGTTTAGGTGGTACAATAGCATCTTTAGCTTTACTACCAGTTGCTTTATCATATTCACCAAATTTTTTCCCAATTTCAGTTTGGGCAGCTTTATTAACTTTACCCTCTTCACCTTGTACTTTTTTAGTTACATCAATACCCGGTACACTACCTTCACTGATAAAACGATTACGTAATTGGTTCTTAATAGATTCTTGCATAGTATATATTTTTACAAAAGTTTTATTCATTTATTATAAATATCAAATAAATATTATAAATTTCATTATTTTAATGGTTTCTTATAGTTTGAAATTATTGAAGTAACTTCTTCTATCGTTTTACCAGTCTTTTTAGCTATTTCATTGTAAATACCTTCTTTAGAAATTACTGAATTTTTAGAAGATTTCATTTTAACTACATTATCTACAGAACCTTGACTACACCCACCATTTTGTGCTTCTTTATTATTATTTAATTTAGTACAATCATCTAATTTAACAAACTCACCTTTAGGGTATTGGGTATCTGATTGTGCATCCTCGTGAATACCTTCAATCGCATTCTCCGTATCTTGTCCAACCATTTTACCATTTGGCCAAAATGATTTTCTAGCTAACTTATGGTCTTTTTTACTTTTAGCCCAAATTTTAGGTTGTATATATGGTCCAGAACTACCACCATCACCACTAGCACCAGCAACAGTTGTTTCTTTAATACCATTATTTGTACTCCATTGTTGGTCATCATTAGGATTTATACCTTTACTAACTAAATATTTTAATGTGTAAACACCTATATTTTTATCTGGGTACATTTCTTTTAACTCATTAAAATAATCAACCACATCTTCTTTATACTCATTACCACCTAAAATTTTTCTATCATCTCTATTAAGTATAAAAAATAAATACCCATCTTGATTAATTGTAGTAGTTGTTTCTAACTCACCTAATTGTAATTTACCAACAAATGCACCAGAAGAACCAGCGGCACCAGTTGTTTCGATAACTTGTGATAATACTTCAGCTAATTTTTCGTTAGGCCAAGTACTTAAAATAGCATCTTTAACTTCTTTATCAATTTTAATGAAATCAACACCTTGTTCGAAATCATCTAAACCACTACCCATACTCAAATGTTTAATATTATCATTTACATACCCTTGTATTGCCTCACCATCAATATCGAAATCGTAATATTCATAACCATCTCTAGTATGCTCATACGGTACCTCAGAATAATCAATGAAGTCTTTTTCATCTATATTCTCATAATAAAAATAATATAACCCACCATTATTTTCTAATATAGCTATTTCTGGATTATAATATATAACTTTATATGTAATTGGGACTTTCTTTCTTTGAGTGTATTCTGAATTATCATTATACGGTGCACTTGGGTCGTTCTCTGCTCCAGATGGGTAATAACCACTATCTTCATCAATATCCGTTACAGGTTTGTTATTTTGAGTCAAAGAATCGTATAAATTTTTAATTTTACGTTTTAAATTTTTTCTAATAACTCTAAATTCTTTACCACTACCATTCTCTACAATACTAACAATACCTAAATCACGCATTAATTTATACACATCGTTTCTAGTACTACCCATTTGTTCCCATACTGGAGTAAAACCAGCTTCACCCGGTTTTATCATTAAACCTTTTAAAAATTCAATAATTTCTTTTGCGAAATCGTATAATTCAACAATTTGTTGATTATACACTAATGGTGTTTGTGCTGCTTCAACCCTAAACCCTTTGATTTGTTTACCGTATTTTTTAAAATTACTACTAACTTGTTGACCCAATGATTCTAACACTAGATTAAGTTGTCTTTCTGTTATTTTAATATTTTTTGGTGTATCAAACATTTGAAGCATCTTTGCTTGATTCTCGGTTACTTTAATTTTTTTCATATTTATGAAGATTTATTACTTAACATTGTTTGCCAAAAACCTTTTTTTACCCATAAAGCTTTGAATAACTGAGTTATTACGTTTCTGGTAATATCAACGGTTTGATTCTCTAAATCCTTATTCCCTTTAATTTCTTTTGAAACTAATTTAGAAATAATGTCTTTTAAATCTGATGATTTAATGGTTTTAGTAACCTCATCTTTAATTTGGTCCTTTTCTTCCTTAGAGAAAGTTTCACTCAATCTTTGTTTAATTAGGTTTTGATACATATTTTCTTTTATAATAAATATGTAAAAAGATATAAAAAAGGTAATTATATAGTCATATTAATTGTAATGTGTTCTACTGGAGTTTCTGGTTGAACTAATAAATTATAGTAATTATCGTTTAACTCTGTTAATTCATATCGAGAGTATAATAATCTAGATGGTGTAAACCCACATCACACATAACTGGAGTAGTTTGTACTGGAATATATGGCATCCAAACTAAACCTTCCGATAATGTTGGGTTTGTAAAACTTAATTTTCTTCGTGATTTATAACCTAACCCAAACATTAATTATTTTTTAAATCATTAAAAGCTTTAGCAAATTCACCAGAACATATAATAAAATTAGCACTACCATTCCTAGTTGCGTCATGCATTATTTTACAAGCTTTTTCAATTTTTTCTTGTAATTCTGACAATAATTTCTTTTGGTCTTTAAATGTTAAATCTTTTTTAGATTTATAACCTTCACCGAATGACATAATTAAAATCTTAAAAGCGAATAATGAATACCAATACCTATTTGTAACGATGGTTTTAAATTAGAACCAATACCAACACCTAAATAAGGACCAACACCCCATTTTTTCTGTACAACATATTTATTAAACACAGGGTTTTTTTTAGGGTCTATAATAGCACCATCAATATTTAAAGCATTAAAACCCGGATAATCTGACCTAATAAAAATTTCTAAATTATCACCCTTTTCTCTTAAACCTGTAACTAAACTAAAATTAATTTCATCTTTTGTAATTAATGTTTGAGTTGGTATCACGGTTGAATCTTTTAATCTAAATTTACTTACACCTATAATATTTCTACTATTATTTGCACTATATATTGTATCGTGATGCCAAGCTAAACCATATTCACCATTAGGATAAATAATTACAGTATTTGTAATTTTAATGGTATCACCCGGTTTATTTTTAATACCTAATATAAATTTATTTAATTCATATACACGTCCTTTTTCTTTTTTAAGTTCTGAAGCTAAATCAGCATTAAGTTCTTTAAGACCATTTTTTTCTGTAATTAAAACATTTTTAGATGCTTCTAATTGACCAACTTTATTTTTAGATACTCTTACCGAATCAGATAACGCTTTATTATTTTGATTACTTATCTGTAAATCGTTTTTATTAGTACTACAGCTCCTAAGACTAAAAAACAATATTATACTCATACCAATTAACATAATTAATAAAGTATTACGTTGTTTATCAGTATTAAACCAACTAACAGCTTTTTTTTCAATTTCTTCTTTAATATCTGACATAATAAAACTTTTTTAATTTATAATTTTGGTTTATAATCGGTTGCTAACTTTTGAGCCCAATCATCATGCCAACGTTTATAGTAACCAGTTAAGTGTTGTAACACTTCCATTGAATCATCACTTAATTGCATATTATTAACATTAATATATAGGCCATTAATACCTTCTAATGTACATTGGAATTCCATATTTAAATCTGGTATTGTACCGGATAATACAGCGTTACGTGCATTAGGATATACCTTAAATACATTAAATTGGACCGATTTTGATACAATTTGCATAAATTGTGCTTGTTCTTCTTTTAATTCAGGACCTGTAACATCAATAGCGTCATTCGTTGCGTTTTCTCTAATAATGTTTAACATTCTTTTAGTCATGTCATGTTCGTCTATATTATTCATAGTTTTCTAATTTATTTTTAAATAATTCGTAATTAAAAGCCGGACTTAAATCCGTGCTCTGTCTTTGATAATTGCTTTTGAAAACAATACCACGATATTCATAAATATCATCAACTTTTGTGTTGTGTCCAATTGTTTGTAACGGTATCTTAAATTTATTTGATAAATATTTCGAAAGATATATTAATGATTCAATTTGTTTATCTGTATACCCATCCCAATATTCATGTGTTCTCCAAAGTCTTTTAAACATAGTATCAATATCATTATATTCATTACCTACCCATGTTGTTACCACACCATTTAATACATCATTAATTAACCACCCATTATTTTCCATAACTACAGGAATTATATGGTCATTAAGATTTTTATTATTTAAAAAATCTGAAGTATATTTCGGGTCATAATGCTGATATATATTACCATCTTTACTTATAGTAAACGCAGCGGTTTTTTTATATTCACCATAATATCTAGTTAACCAACCATTATAATGGTTCATACCACTAGAAAATGAATTACCTACAACTATTTGTGACTTTTTTTTAGCCGACCTACGATAATTACATTTAGGTAATTTATAACTTACATCATCTATTTTAATATCAGTTTCAACCATTATTTATCTCTAAAAAATATAGTTTTTTTCTCATTATGTGGTCCAACTCTCATGATTTGGTTATTATTTACTGGTGTAGACTTAATATTTTGGTGTGGTGTTACACTATCAGTTACGACTTCATTACCAGATATTACCGGTTCTTCATCTACAACATCAGTAGAAACCTCATCCACAACATCGATAACATCATCAGATATTACCGGTTCTTCAATTATTTCTTCGGTTTGTTTAACAGGGATAAAAAAATCTTCATTAACGGGTTCAACTTCTTTTATATCATTAATAAATTCTCTCGCAATTTCTTTAGCTTCATCTTCCGACATTTTACCAACAGGAACTTTGAATATTCTTTTTCCCGTACTAGAAAACCCCGGTTCTGGTTGTAACAAATTCATAATGTTTTCATCATTAAAATAATCAATTTCTTCAATATCTGATGATACACCCTTTGGTTCATCATTTATTGGTGTTTCGGGAAATGGTATTGGGTCAGTGGTTTCTACTTTTAATTCATCACCTTCTTTATCATTAAAGTTAACTAATAAATGTAAGAATGATAGTGATATTATTGGTAATAAAGCCCCAGCAAATGCTGCTAACCACCTTCTATGTCCATCAATATCACCAGTATCTACCATACTTAACATACTGAATAATGGGTCAACTAATATAACCCAATCTTTAAATAATTTACTTGTTACATCAACATATTGAAATACAAAAAACATATTACCTATTAATTGAATAAATGTTACTATTATAAATGGTAGGTATATTGCTTTATTATTTTTAACCGCTAATCCAGCTAAAGCACTTAAAGCCGCTATTTCAATACCAACCGATAAATATATTGCCCAGCTCATCGGATTTGTCATTGAATACCAAGTTATAACGTGTGATATCGATACAAATGCAACGAATAATATAGGTATAATATAAGATAATCTTATGATTGTCTTATAATTATTTGTGAACCAATTTCTAATACTACTATACATAATTATTTATTTTCTAATTTATTTATTTCCTTCTCATTATCACTTTGACGATTAACATCTAATAATTTTCTATCCGTTGCTTGAATAAATCTATTTTCCGTTTTAAGACCTTCTATTTTAATTGTTTTATTGATTTTTTCTATAGCTACAGCATTTGAATCAATAGCTTTCTTATTCACTACAGATAGTTGTTCTATTTTACTATTTGTTGAACATGTTCTAAAGAACATGATAAATATTAATGGTACTATAATTACCATCCCATATTCATTTAAAAAATTTCTAAGTTTTTTCATAATTTAAAGTTTTATTATAAATATATAAACATATATTATTCTTTTGTAAAGTTTATTAACATAAAAAAGGCCTCAGTTGAGGCCTTAATTTATTCTTTTTCATTATATATTAAATTATATAAATCGGTCATATTATGTCTTAACTTTCTAATAGCCTTTTCTTTAATTTGACGAATTCGTTCTTTAGTTAAATTATATTTTTCACCAATACCTTCTAAAGTCATTGGCTCGTATAATTCATTTAATCCAAAATATAAAATAATGATGTCTTTTTCTCTATTAGTAAGGTCGGCCAGCATTTTATCTAACTCTTTTCTTATTAATTTATCACTTTCTTCATCTTTTTCAGTTTCGTATGTTTCATAATTAAAAATCTCAATTAACTCATCGCCACTTTCATTTATGATAGTACTTAAAGATGTTGGACGTTCATTTAAAACTAAATCACTTAATTTTATATCAGCTAATTCACCAATACATGGACCATGCTCATGAGTTATCTCATAACGGTCAATATTCTTCTTAATTTGATTTAAACTATTAATAACGTTAGCTGGTAATCTAATTAACCTTGAATTGCAGTTTAATCCGTGTATAATAGATTGACGAACCCACCATACAGCATATGATATAAATCTAAAACCTCTCGTATGGTCAAACTTAATCGCTGCTTTAATTAATCCTTCATTACCATCATTGATTAAATCATTAATATTTGTTCCTTGGTATTGGTATTCCTTTGCTATGGAAATAACAAATTTAAGATTTGCTGTAACTAATTCTTCTATAGCACTAGCATCACCATCTTGTATTCTAATAGCTAACGCAACTTCTTCTTCAGGTGTTAATAAATTAGTTTTTTTTATATCCTTAAAATACCTTGATAAAGTATCATCATTTCCATTAATAAATTTTTTTGACATTCATAAAATCTTATAACTATTGTTATTTATACTCAATATAACATGAATATCACCCAATATACTATGTATATTGGATAAAGTCAATAGTTTTACTAAGATTTTTTTGTTAAACACGATAAATATTTTTTATCATAATCAGTTAGTTTGTCTAACCCTTTATCAATCAATTTATTAATTTCAACTTGTTTTTCATTACTACTCATTTTTTTTATTGATTCCACCATAATTTTATCATCTGTGACTATAATAGCATCACTAACCGATGTACCACTATATTTAGATACGTGTTTTATATCTTTAAGTGAAGTAACTATATCTTTAAGTAATTTAACACTCATATCTTCTAGAATATCCGGGTTATTTTTAATTATCTTCTCAAAAAGTTTTTCATTCGTATCTTTACCATCATTAATAAATGCTGCATAGGAACCACGATTCATTTCGAATAAAATAAAACTCCTATTATTCAACTTGAAATAGTCATTTAATTCATTTACCGAAACGGCACTTGAAAATGTTGCTATTATTAAACCTTTAGCTTGTAATAGATTAACTGATGATTCTGAAATTTTTGTTATCTCATCTTTACCACCATTAATATCACCCAACATTATTAAACAATAATTTGTAAATTTCATATTCTTTTTATTTAAAAATACTAACTTTTTTACTATTTCGCAACTTTATTTAGTAGAAATTGTTGAAATATTGTTAACTTTTTTAATAGTAATAATATTATCGGCCCAATCTCTTATTATTGGGTTGTGGGTTATTAATAAAACGATATCAAACATATCTCTAATTTTATCAAATAATAATTTCATATAATCTAAATTCTCATTTGCGACCTTACCTAAGACCTCATCAAATCCGATGAAGTTTGGTTTAGGTAAATTAGAAACTCGGCTTAAAACGCATCTTAATGCTAATGAGGCAGCTGTTTTCTCTAACCCGGAACCAGATTTAAGGAACTTACGAACATCATCTTTAATTATAATGAAATCTAAGTCATTTTTAGAGTTAATTTCCAATTCAATATCAAAATCAGTTACTTCATCTAATAAACGATGTAATTCAAAGTTAATTAATGGTAATACAGTACGTAATACTAGTTTACTAATACCTTTTTTACCAACCATATCAATATAAATCTTATAAATTTGTTCAACCTTATCTTCTTTCTTAATAACCTCAATTATTTTAGTTTTATTTTCGATTTCAACCTTATTTTGTTCAATATCAGCTTTACATTTTTGTATTTTATTTAATGTAATATCACGGTCACCTTCATTACGTTGAATTTTACCATTAACACCCATAATTTCAACATCTAATTGACGATTAAGTTCTATCGCACTATTATTTAGATTATATTTGTTTAAATCATTCCTTTTAGCTTTTAAATCATTCCTTAATGAATTAATAACTACATCACATCGGTCTTTTTTTAATTCTAATTTATCTTTTTCATCAGATAATTCTTTAGACTGTTTCATAACAGTTAAAACTTCAGATAATTTACTTAATTTTTTAATATATTCACTAATATTTTTTTTAAGTGTGTCTATTTTGGTAGAATTTTCACTTATGTGGTCAGTGTGGTCAATACCAACTAATGGTCTTTTACACATAGTGCATATTTCACTATCTCTTAATTCAATATTTAAATTTTCAAGTCGTGTTATCTCCCTCTCACTAGTTTCTTTATCTAATTTAGAGCTTCTTTGTTGTGATAAAGTATCTTCGTATATTAATTCATCAAACACCACATCGCCTATTTCAGTTATTCTTTTACTATATGTTTCTAGATTAACAGCCTCTAATTTACCTTTTGCAATAATTTCATCTATATCACGATTTATTTTATTTGGGTCTAATTGTATTATAGCATCATCAATTTCTTGTTTACTGGTTAATAATTTTTCTTTTTGACTATTTAATACAACCAATTCTTCATTAATTCTTTTTAGATTAGTTTCATTTGTTTCTAATGCAACACCAATGGATATAATATTTTCTCCATGTTCATCAACTTCATGTCCAAGGTCAATAATATTATAATGATTTGATTTCATTGTTTTACTAAACGCATTATACATATCTCTAGCAGCTTGTTCTTTTTGTTCTATAATCTCCAACCCAATAAATCTAGTTAATAATTTACCTCTAGCAGTCGCTTGAGTATCTATTAAATCTTCTAAATTTTTACCTGTGGCTACTATTGTGGTCATGAAATCACTTTCGGTTCCAATAGTCTCAATTATTCTTTGAGTTGTTTCAATACCATCCTTACCATCTAATAATTTTTCTTCACCATCTGGTAAAATTTCATAATAGTTTACAGTATTTTTTATTGTATACCCACTACCGTCTCTTTTAGGGCTTCTAGTCATAAGTCTTTCAATAATGAAATCATCACCACTAATATCTACCATACCCCTAACAGATAATTCATTACTACTACTAAATTGATTAAATATATCTTCGTTTTTATCTGTTTTTGTTGTTGTACCAAAGAATAAAAATAGTAACGCATCAATACTAAACGTTGTTTTACCACCTTGATTTAATGGCTCTGATGTGATAACATTAATACCTTTTAATTTACTAAATGGTATATTATTATCTTCACCAAAACATAAAAAATTATTAATTACTAAGTGTTTTAAACTCCATGTCCTAAAATCGAATTCATTTTGTTTAAAATCAATTGAATCATTAACTTTCTTATCTAACGCTAGTAATCTATCAAAATCAACTATTTTATTTTCACGGGCTATCCATTCTTTAAATAACTGATGTTGATAATTAATATCCATAATATTTTCAATCCCTACACCAGTTAATTGAATGATATTACCATCTTTGTCTTTTTTAACAGGTCTAAAAATTACATTTACCGAATTTTTTGGAACACCATATTTATTCGAAAAATAATTTCTAACTCTATTTCTATCTTCTCTTGAATACTTCTCTGGTTTATCATCCCAATATATTCTAAGTGATGCTTTATTTGGTATATCTATTTTACTCATCGTATATATCTGTCTTTAAATTGTTTTTATCTTTTTTAATAATAATGTCCTGTTTGTCCGGATTAATGTCCGGATTAATAAGTAAATCAAGAATAGGTACTGGTGGTGATAAACTTATTACTGGTATTATTTCATTAGCTATTGTTGGGTTTGTTCTACCTTGGAACATTTCTGGTTTATACCCATATTTTTCTATTGTAAAGGCCCTTTTTAATAATTTATCTTTAAAACCTTCAATATCAGTAATATTATTCGCATTACAATATTGTAATATTTCATCGTGTATACTAGACATAGTTTACGGGTTTAATAATTCTTCACCGTTATTTTCTATATCATCTAGTGATGATATTTTAAATTTATAGAATCCGTATTCTGATATAATATCCTTTTCTTCAGGTACCTTAGTTTCAATATCCCATAATAAGTAACCATGTTTACTAATACTTTCACCGAAATCTTGTTGTATTAAACTAGATGGATACCAAATAGGTACATTATCTTTATTTATTTGTTGCCTTTTATGAATATCACCCAACATTACAATATCACAACCATCAAAATTGTCTACTTCTACACCATCTTCAAATTCATACCCTAAATTTGTTGTTGCACCAACCATTGGTGCATGAAGTAAACCAATAAATGTTTTATTTGGATTTTCAAGTCTTGCAGCCTCGATATCAGGTCTTTTATTCTCTTCAAAAATAGAATAATTACACCAAACAATATTATCGTCAACATAACATAAACTTTCCTTATAAAACTTAATATCTGGGTTATCCATTAATGTTATTACTGGTGTTAAACTATCTAATCTATCTTTATTATTCTCTAATAAATCGTGATTACCGGCTATAATTATTGTAGGTGCTAACTTAGCACATCGTTTAAGAAACCAAGCTATAAAAGTTAATTGTTCATTAGATATAGTTATTTTTTGGTGAACCAAATCACCTACTATAACTATTCTAATCTCTTCCTTAGAAAAACCACTAATTTCTTTTTTAACACTTTTAAAGAATTCAACAGAAATTTCTTGGTATTCTTCGTGTCGTTTAAATGTTCGAACATGAAGGTCCGAAATATGTATTACCTTTTTTATCATTATATATGTAAATAATTATTCATAAGTAGTAATGTACTCATTAGATTAGCGAAACATATCACTTCTATATTCCAAATCATATGTTCTTTATTACCGATTAAATATAATATAAGTGTTTCAATTAATATAAACCCACCTACAATTAATCCAAGATTAAAATTTAATAATGTTATACCAATATAACACCCTAATATACCACCAATAGCACCCACCATGTGAATGATAAATTTCCATTTAGTTTGTATTCTACTAAATATACCAACTAAAGATAATAACAAACCCGATATTAAAAATGCTGGGCTACCCCAACCAATACCACTTAATATAATGGCCGTAGCTAATATCCAAATGAAAAAACGAAATGTGTTCCTATATCTCCATTCTAAATCATAAAATGAAATTGATATAGATTTCTGTATACCGTATCTACCCCATATATATGAGATATATTCTAAAAAATCGACAATACCTAATAACAATGCAATATTTTTAATCAATTCTAGTGTCACCATACTTACTTAATATTATTTAATTTGTTATGACATTCTCTAATAATAAAAGCGTCCCACATTGCATTATGTTTAATTTTTTTAAATTTACGTGGTATTGTAATTTCACCAACAAATTCTTCTCTTGAAATATCTGGGTCAATACCTTTTTCTCTAAAAGATGTACAAATATCAAATGGAATATAATATACGTTCTCAGGTATGTTAAATGCATGACCAAATATTTGGTTAAATAACATCCAATCATATGTTAAACAATCTGACCACATTTCAATTTCCCCAAATTGGTCCAACCATTTAATTAATTCAATGTGTAATGAATCTATATCTCCAAAATGTTGTATATCACCCGTTTTTTTATCTTCTATTGTAGTCCAAGGGTCTTCTTTTAGTATTAGATTTTCTATTACATTTGTTTTAATCCATTCATCTATTTGTAATTCATCATAATCAAATAACTCAGCATAAAATGTTTTACCACACTCAGATATTAAACCAATCGATATTAATGTTGTTTTTTGATGCAAACCAGTAAATTCGGTGTCAAAAAAAATTTTTTTCTTAATAGTCATAATTTTTTATTTTAATTAGTTTTTCGTTATATATGTTATAAATTTTTATTATATTATTTTCAATATTATTTGTAAACTGTACTTCGTAACGACCACATAATATTGATGATTCAGCATTATAATATTCAAACTCATAAAAAAGTGGAGCAAGAATATGATGAGTTAAAATATTAGTACCACCCATTATACCACTACTCTTAAAAATTTTAGCTGATTGTTGATTTATTTTAGTTAATAAAGTTTTATTCCAATTCATTTGATTGTATAAATTATTACCAACCCATTGTTTATAATCCCATGAATTTGAATCAAATAGAATATAATCATATTTAAAACTAAAATTTTTGGTTTTATAATCAATAAAATCCATGTTATTTACCAGCTAATTCCATTTGATATTTATGATGTTTTAATAACTTTTCAGCCTCATGTTTCATATACATCAAATTTATTTTAGAGAATTTCTCAGTCTTTTTATCGAAATATAAAGCATATAATTGTCTACATTTTCTACCAGTTGAAACCTCATACATATAAGCATATACACTTAATTGTAGTGTATATACCACAAATTGACAATCCTGTAAATGTGAAAATGGTTGTTTTAATGTTTGTTTGTATTGTGAATAAAAGTTAAAAACTTTATTTGTTTTAAAATCACCAACATCAAAAAATACATCATCTATGTCTATAACTAAATCCGATGTACCAGCTAATTTATACTCTTCTGAAAATAAAGCTAGTTCTGGGTGTACTTGAATACCTTCATCTAATTCTAATTCATCAAATGCACGACAAACCCTAACATCAAAATCATTATCCGGGAAAAACCATTTTTTAGCTAATAAATATTTTTCGAGTACTTCGTGTACGTGTGTACCATAAGCATTTGCAGTATCATTAATTTCTTGCCAATAAGCTATTAACCTATCTTTAGACATACCAATATAATCCTTATTTTTCTTTGGGTCTAAATCAGATTGTTTTGATATTGCAGTTGCTACAGCTTCTGTATCAAATTCGTGTTCTATACTTGATATTACAGTAGTAACTGATGTAAAAATTTCACCAGTTTCAATATGATGATATTTATGAGCTATTGGTTCTAATACTACCTTTGATTTATACATATTTCTATTTAATTAATAACAAAGATATATAATATTTTATATTATTTCAAGATATTTATGTAAAAAGAACTTAATGGATAACTATATTAAAAAATTACTTAGAGAATACTATGATGACTACAACGATATAGATATTAGCTCATTCACAGATGCTGATATGGATAATATGGCATACCAAACAGTTAAACAACTTAAAATAGATAATAAAACTAAAGAGTTACTTAAAAATATTAATTGGACTGAAATTAAAGTTTCTAGAAAAAGTAATGACTTTTTACGTATTATTTTACCGTATGGTAAATTTTCTGAAGGTATATACGTGATGATTTCAGTTGATTCTGATGGGTTAAATCATATGCATATAGAATTAGCTAAATCATTACAAAGTTTAGGCTTAGGTTATAAGATTCATAAAGCAGTTATAAATTATATAGGTCATATTTATTCACCAGTAGCTGATAGGAAAAATAAATTAATTAATAATGTATATAATCGTCTATCTAACGACCCAGATTTAGAATGTTTTAGAAATAAAGCTAATAGTGATATTTGTTTTATGAAAAATAAGGTAAATAAGATTTTATTAAGTAAATTCTCTAAGTTAACTTAATATTTAAACCGGGTTAACCTCTTAGCTGTTCGTAATACTTTAATTACTTCCTTCCTACCAAAATCTTGGTGAATTTTAGCGATATCGTAATCACGTGGTAATATAACTATCTTAACTAAATGACCTATTGGTGTATAAAATAATTGTTTATATAAATTTTCAGCATCTTTCTCGGCATCAGCATCTAATACAATGACTATATTACCCTTTGCTTTAGTAATTAATGTTTCTAATAATAAATCTGATATATATTTTCCTAATAACGGTATTGAGTTAGGTGTTACAATGTGGTCAAATGGTCCTTCAACTAAATAAATTGTCGCATCCCATTTTATTTTATTTTCGTTAAATATTATAAAACTTTTATCACTTTCATCATTCATGTATTTTGGTTTAACCCAAGAAAATGCTCTGCCAACAAAATAATTTAATTCTTCACAACTATCATACGATGGTATTACAACACGTAAAAAATGTTTACCACTACTTGTATACCCAATGTTATAATAATCTATTATATCTTGTGTAATACGCCTTCCTTTTAAATACTTCATAGCTTCTTGGTATCTGCTATCGTAAATGTATTTATCTTTAAGTGATAAAAAAGTTTCTGGTAATTTAACCTCAACTAATTGCTTTTCTTCAGAACCATATTTATCTATTTTGGAATCTGGTTTTATTATAAGGTATTGTTTTAGATGTTTTTTCTGACCATATTTCCTAATTAACGATGGTATATACCCACTCATATGGTTGGTGTCCTTACAAGACCAACATTTATAAACACCCTTTTCGTAATTTACTTCTAAGTTACCCTTACCGTCACCACCAATTAAATCTTTATCTGCAGCACAGGCTGGACAGTCAAAAGAAATTTGTCCTTTTTCTTCTGTATGTTTCCTAGGTTCACCTAAAAAATCGGATAATATATCTACTATAAACGAGCTCATTATCTGCAAAGATACTAAAAAAAAATAAAAGTAACAATATTTTTAGATATTTATATAAAAATTAAATATGAATTTAAGTAAATTACTTCGTGAACGATTATTAGAATATGATAATAATATATTAACTGTATATCATGGTACTAATTCAAAACATTTAAATAATATTTTGAATAATGGTTTAGTTGATAAAACTAGTAATTATAATAGTGCTTCGTGGTATATGGTTTCAACTGATTTAAATAGTGCTTTATTTCACGCAACCCCACAAGATGAAGACGATGTTGTATATGTAATTGAATTTAATATACCGGTAACCGATAATGATAGGTGGTTTGGGTTTCCATATTTATGGAAAGGTTATGTTAGAAATGATAAATCGACTTGGTTTGCGTTAAAACAACCATTAACTAAAAATATGATTAATAAGGTACATAAAATAGGTAAAGATATTTGGTTAAAACAGAAAAACGATAAGTATTAAAAAGTTAATATACAGTTTAATGGTTCAACGACTATCTTTATGGTTTGTATATCATCATTTTCATAAGATAATTCACCAAAATCTATCAATTTAATCCTTTTAACATTAATTAACCAATCTTCAATTACAACACCAGTCACATCCAAACTTTTAATATTAAAAGAAAATAAAGGTCCTCTAGTAAAAATACTCCTTTTTTTAGGTAATGAATTATATAAATATTGTGACATAGATGGATGTATAGGGTCATACAATTCAATAATAATATCTTCCCATTTTTCACTATATTTAGGTTTACTTATACTAGATATAAAAAATTCGTCAATATTCCTGAAATTAATTAGAAATCTACTAGTTCTTTTCGGTTCATACATTGGTTGTAATGGTATACCAGAAAATTTTGTCGTTGTATCTCTAAAGAAACTAAATACTTTTGTAAACTTATATCCGGAACCAAATATTAGTCCCATAAACCGTCTTTTCTCATTTTACCCATAACTGCAGCATATGCATCAGTCATATCGTAATTTTCCTTCATTAAGACTTTGTTTTTATCGTATAACCAAATTATTTGTGGTTCCAAATCAAATACTTTTTTCCAAATAACCTCTTTTTTATCAATATCATAAGCATAACCACCAAATAAAACCGGGTCTTTCTTAGCAATAGCAGCTGGAGTGAATCTATTACCTTTTTTATCTTCAGTTCTTTTTTGCATTAATTCTGGAAACCCATATGCTCTAGCATCATATGATGATATAAATTCAGGTACTATACCAAGTAAATCGTAACATGCTTTACTAACCATACCATTAAATCGTAATAATGTAGCTACTGTATTAACATTATTAGACCCTAATAATGGTTCCTCAATTATAATCTTTTTAATACCAATATCAGTATATTTCATCAAAAATTCATCACGAAATATGTTTGACTTAATGAATAATTCTTCCATTTTACTTTCAACCTTCGGTTTAACCTTTGGTGCAATATGATGTAATAATTTTAATTCACCTTTTCTACCTTTATCTTCAAATAAAGAAACTCCAATTGTTTTTGTTGACACATCTAGGCCCATTATAAAATTTTTCCCTTTATTAATTTTATCTTCAAACGTTTTATCTTCCATATTTTTAATTTTTATATTCCCATTTATAATTACCAGCTGTTTTTTGTTTATCGTTACAAACTTTAGTAATACCACTTTTAATATTAACACCTATTTGAGCTTCCTTTATTGATTCCCAAATTTTAATTATATTACCATCTAAATCTAATTGAATAACTTCTTTATGTAAAGCTTTAGCTATTTTATTTTTCGTTTCTTTATTATGTTCTTTACCATACATTGGATGTTTATCACCTGAATATTTACCTTTGTGTGCTTCACTTAATTTAACCTTTAATTTAATCCCTTCATTAACACCATAAATTTCTTCATATGTCTTACCAGTTTTTTCTGATTTTTTACCCTTTAATGATTTAGTTAAATTATTTTGGTGTTCTACGGACCTAGGTTTTTCATTTAACCATGGAATTGGTTTACCACTTTTATTTTGAGACATTTTCTTCTTAGTTTCATCACTATGTTTCCTACCTTTAGTTGATGGTGGTTGGTCACCACCAATGGTAGAATTTGTTAGTCTAGCACCAACCATTTTAAAATACGAAATATAAAATTGTTCCCAAAAACACCAATTATCATTTAAAACTTCATCAATAATTATTATTTCAGGTTTAGTATCATTACTAATTATTTTTCTAATCCACCTATCTTTATAACTATCATGTTTAAATCGTTCTGAGATGTGTTTTCTTAATCTCATTATTGGATTCACACTTTTACCAACATATCTTATTTCATTATTAATAGGGTCAATTAAACCATAAATATATACTTTCACATTTTCCATATATTATAAATATATTAAAAATTGTGAAAATCATTTTGTTGACACATCTAATCCTAAAATCATAAAACTTTTTTTAAATATTTATTATACCGTGATTTTAACCTCTACTCTGAAATACATATTGTTAAGTAGATGAGCTTCACTCAATTTGGCTATTGCGACTAACATTTTATCTTTATCATATAACCCAATTTCAGTTAATTTAGGTGTATCAACACCATAAGTAAAGGTTGGGTTGGTAGATTTTCTAAATTCACTTGTTTGAGCATCGCAAACTATTGATTGACTAATATCTGTTACAATACTATTAAATGAAATAGTTGTTGCTGTTGAATCAATTCCTTCAACAAAACTATTAACTATTTCTGGTTGTGTTATAACTATAAACCCTTTATCTAAATAAGCTACACCTACTGAAGTATCAGCAGTATACCCTTGTGAAACACTGGTGGTGTAATTAAATAATGACTTATTACCAAGACTAAAGGGTTTAGTTGCGTCATAACCGGTTGCCCAACTATTAGTAATAGTACCATTAGGTCGTTTAATAACATCTGAGAATAATAATGTAATATTATCACCAATTGTTGGCGTTATATCACTAGATGTTTCTCTAATATTAGTATCTTGTGTTATATAACTAGTATAATTTCTTTGATATGTACCATAACAAGTATATGTTGCAGCACTTGTTGTTATATCTAATTTAATTGTTTTTCCATCAATTATTTCACCATATTGTGAATTTGGTATCGCAATAACTAAAATATTAGTATTTACTAACCCAGAAATAGCGGTATCAAGATAACCACCATTAATATTTAATGTATTATATTTATTAATATCAGTATTTTTTAGTGGTAATCCAAATGTATTGAAAAGATTAACTAATGAATCAGTTGTATAATTTGACTTATTAACTATGTTTTGTTCTAATGTATTACCAGATATGGTTGTTAACCCTAAATAACCTACACTTTCAATAACATCAAATGACCCACTACCAACAGGTTTATATAAATCCCCAACACTATTATATATTAATTTATTTCTAACACTAATATTATTGGTTACACTATTAGTTGAACCACTATAGTAATTTAAGTTACCACCATCACCCGGTACTTCACCACCACTTAAGGTTTTAATTGTTTGGTAATTAGCGTCAGAATCACCTAGTGAAAAATATGAAACAAAGTCTACATTACTAGTTGATAAAAGTTTTTTTCTTCCGTATGGAGTTAGTCTCGCTGTAACGGTCATTGTTGTTGAACTTGATATATATCCCATTTTAAAAATCTAACGACATTTCGATTGTTATTGTTTCACCATTAGCTAATACTATTGGTTGACTTAATTTACCTATAGCTACTAATGATTGTGTTGTATCATAAATACCAACTTCTGTAACTCTAAGGTCTACTTCTGAATTACCTTTAGTTGGGTTTGATGTTTGATTAAAATTATCACCTAAATTTACTGAAAAAATAGTTTTATATATTGATGAGCCGATATATGTTTTAATATTACCGTAGAAAAACCTTTCATCACCAAAATTAAGCTCTTCCGGTGTTGAATTTAAGGGCATATTTAATTTATTATTCAGACTATATATATTACCAGAGTTTGAAATACCTAATGCATTGGTCAATATAAAACCATTTGTTGCTGGTGTTTGACTTTCTAATAATGATGGGTTTATTGTCTCACCACTATTTGTTGTTATAGCTGAACTTGTGAAATCAACCTCTATCCAAGCATCTGTAGATGGTCTAGTATTTACATCACTAACTATTTGGTATAAAAGTTTAAAATTATAAGCATAAAACCCAATACCATCATAACCACTATTTTCAATTTTTCTCATATATGGTAATAAATCAACATCTTCTAAAATAAATTCGATATCTTTTGATGATGCCGTACTATTAGTTACTTTAGTATATTTTTGACATATTAAACTATTTGTTAAACCAGAACCAGTATTATTTTCTAAAGCGTATGTTAAGTATATTGTTTCATCACGACCTAAAATACCTTCTGTTAAACCAGCTGATGGAGCTTTAGTTTTAGCCTCTAAACTTGGTAATGTCCAGTTTCTATTTGATTTATAAGACATTGCCGCTATTATTTCCTCATCATGTATTGAAACAATTTTTAATTGTGGATAAACCCTACCAATAACTAATGGTGTTCTACCATTTACTAATGTTGGGTCTTCAATTAAATCAACGTATTGTATTTGACTTTCACCAACTATTTGGGTTGACCCAGTAGCTATAAATTTCATACCCATTGTTGTTCCACTACCAGATGTAGCAGTTCTTCTATGATACATTAATGTTGGTAGTTCAATTTCGAATATTTTACCTTCAGCACCATTAATATAGAAAAACTCACCATAGAAATTTGAAATTGTGTTATTAGTATAATGAATTAACGCTAGTGATTTACTTGCGGTATCTAATGAACTAGTACCATCACAAACTACCGTATTTAATTGATTATTTGTTGTATTATTTAAACCAAATTCTAAATATGCTTCCTTTTCACCTAAATATTGGTATGAACCAAAACGTTTATAATCTTCATAGCTAGAAGTTACTGCAGTTATTCCAGCAATATTTTCACTCCACACACTATTCATACACCACACTTTACAGTCATTAATAGAAACTGTACAATTATTTACAAATGATAATGTTCCTGTGTTCCAATAAGCTGATGTTGTTCCAGTACCAAAAACATCTTTAACTTCACCACATTGGTATATATAATATTGTATATCAACAATACCGCCAGAATTGATATTTGGTAATTCTCTATCAACAGTTATTTCATCATTATTAATTGATTTGATTTTATACCATAAATTTGGTGCTGCAACATCGTTTGCATCTATTTCTAAATTACCTAAAATATCGTTAGTTATTTTAAACATAATAAAATCACCAATAGTTAATCCTGATTCTATTATAATTACGGTACCACCACTCATACTAGTATTTTCTATTACACCAGTTGATTTAATATAATCATTAGTTGTTAATGTAAAATAACTATCTGTTGTACCAGTAAAGAATCCTCTTTCTTCAGCTTTATTATTAATTATTGCTTTAACAGTTCTAATATTTGTCATTGAATTTAAAACACTTGTACCAGTTGATACAAAATATTTAATATCTGGTTGAACGTCCTTTGGTCTTAATACTTTACTAGCACCCGATAATGCTATAACAGATGGGTTATCTTCTACAATAATTTCTCTATTATAATCAATTTCAGAATCACCAACAGCCCAATAAGTGAAGTTTAATCCACCCATAGCTAATTTTTCTCTACCAGTTTCAGTTAGTTTAACACTAACAAATGGGTCGTTTGAATTTATAATATAACTCATTTTATCTATTTATTTAATCTTATTTTAATAATAAATACATTGAAAGTAAATAATTAATATGAATTAATAGCATTACTTTGGATTTGTATTGGTATTATCTCACTATAATTTATTGTTGTAATAGTATCACCAATGATTGTAGTGTAATTTTTTTGATTTTTAACTCTATAAATATATTTAGTACCGGCTAAACCAGAAAGTAATATATTAGATGAATACACTGTTTGGTTTTCAATATATTGTGTTTCCCCACTAAATAATATATTATTGAAATTAGTATCGTATATATCACTAACTTCAATTGTAAATAAACCGTTAATATTTTCTGGTTTATTAGCTATCACCCAAGAAATTGTCGGTGTGTTTGTAAAAATATCACCAACATATTCAACACCACTATTATAATAGATATTAATTAAATCATCAATCATTAAATCACCATTTAATATAATTCTTTTTTGATTTGTTATTGATTTATAATAATCTATATTTGGTGCTAACGTTAAACCATTTAATGTGATAACAATATTATCATTTACACTAGATGATAATGTAGTATATATCTCGTACTTACTTTCGGTAGTATTAAAATATACTATATTATTACCTTGATTATTTGTTACACCACTAATAATTGGTGATGACACTTCTATTATATCATTTGTAAACCCATGTGTGTTATTACCATTACTAATAATAATTACTGAAATTATGTCATCTAATTCGGTACCACCACTTATAGTTAATGTATTTGATGATAATTCATATTCTACATGATTAATTAATGTTAACCCATTTAAAGTTACTATTGGTGAGTCGTAATACCCATAATTAAAGATAAAATCTGTTTGCCCAGAATAATCTGGAAATAATGAATAACCAAATATTGTCCCAACGCTTTGATATTCAACAGTATTAAAACTAAATATTGGTTTATCGGCTTCCTTTATAGCTAAGAAATAATAATCTGAAGACTTTTTATATAAACCATAAGAATCACCATTTTTATTTAATGTATTACCTTTAACCCCTAATCTATTTAAAAATTCAGTACCATAATTATATATGTTATAACCTTTAATTATGTATTCACCATCAATCAATAAATTATTGATTGGGATTGACTGAGTTATTGCACTTGAAGCACTAAACGTTGTATATTCAAATTCATTACTAGTATATGTTGGTGTATCAAAGAATATATGATTGTTATTATCATATTTGTATATTTCATAACCAAATGTGGAATTATTACTTATAAACGATTCAGTATTTGCTGTGAATTCAAAAATTAAATCAATTGTTGTTGCTGTATTTATAATATAAACACCCGTATCACCCGTATTTAAGATTTGATATACATTACCACATAAAATAGTACATAACATAGGGCAATCACCGGATATTGTACAACCAGTTATTGGATTAATATCTAAACATAATAATACCTCTAAATTCTCAACACCATATGGTTTTTGAATTGAAAATGAACTACCAGTATATGAATATTTATAGTTAAGAGCATCAAATGCAGTTATAATACTAGTATCTATTTGGTCTTGTGTTATTGTATTAGCTGTTAAGTTAGATGTTGTTATTATATCAGAATATATCATAGAACTATCTATATTAACCTCTAAATACCAGATTAAACTATCAAAACAGCTTGTATTACCAGAAAAACAATTATTCATTGATAATATCACCAAATCATTATAATTAGTACCACTAAAAGTACAAGTTATAACCTCTTCACTTATTTTAGTACAACCACTAATATTAAATTTAGGTGTTATGAAAGTTGAAATGTCTGAACTCATGTTAACATTTAAAATATCACTATTTCTAACGCATGAGTTATCATTTTGTACATATATATTTTGTTCGTATCTCATTAATATGATATATTTAATTCAATAAAACTTGTATTATTTTTTAAACCTAAGTTTTTTGGTGTATCATATTCTATAACATTAGTTGCATACGATAATTCTACAAAATACCCAGTAAATCTAAATAATTTCATATAATCACCAATACCTACAGATGTTTGAACTAACTTTTCGTTTGAAATAGTCCCAACCTTAGTATCGAGTATTAAACCTTCTATATTTATTAATAATTTTGGCATATAATATAAATATTAATCTGATATTAAAGATATGTGATTACCACTATTATTTATTGTATTAGGACCTGTTATTATAACTGTACCCCTGAATTCATTACTATTATTTATGTCTACTATATAAAGAGAATCACAACTAATCGTTTCAACACCATTTTCATAGTATTTAACTGATACATTACCAGATGTTTCTGAAGCAATTGTAGTACCAATCCCATCTAAACTTGGGTCACTACATGTAAATAACGTATATTGTTTATATCTAAATTTACTTTCATCGAATATATTATTTCGGTAGATATATGATGACCCCCAAATAGTAGTTGCCGGTATTAATTGTTCAATTATATCAATCCAATAAGTACCTAAAGACTTACTATATTTAATTAAATCATCGTATTTAAATCTACCACTAATAGGGCAATTATAATCAGATGATGTCATATATTTATCATATAGATATCGTAAAGTTGGATAACTTTGAATTGTTTGTCTATTTTTAACATCAATTAACTCACTTTTAATTAATTTAGTAAATTCATCAGTTGAAGTAATATCATCTATTGATGAAGTTAAAATATTATCTAAATTAACTGTTTCACCAGTTAATAAACAACCATTAGATGATTTAAGATATGAAAATAGATTTTCTTCAATGGCTAATGCTGGGTCTACTTGTAAATCTAATTCTTTAGTGTTAATAATTAATTTATCATCATTAGCACTATAATTTGTTTCTCTTAATAATAAATCATATTTTCTTTCATCAGTTGATGCAGTATAAGACCATGATTTTCTATTATCTATAATTCTTTCTAGATTAAATCCCGGACATTTCGTAATTGATTTATTAGATACATCTAAATGAGTACAAACCCTATTAACGGTTATTTTATCAATTAATAATGAAAAATCAATAATTAAATTATTAATATCAATCCCTAATTTAATTTTTTTATTAGTAAATTTACTAATGGTTTCAATATCATTTATTGTAAATTTATGTGTTATCCAACAAGATGAAAATGTGTTAGCTGAAACACTAGAACCTTTATCACCTAATAAATTAATAACCCTATTAGTAGTTTCAGTTATATTATCACCAACTAGTCTTAAACCAGTATTAGTATTACCACTAATATAATCACCTAAATCAGTTATAGTTAAAAAATTATTTGAATACACAGTTGTTAATTTATTTGGACTTTCATATTTAATAAATTCATCAACAGGGTTTAATTCTACACATTCAATTGTAGCTGTTAATGAAAGTCCATTGAAACCATTTAAAGTGTTTGGTTCTTCAGGTATATCATTTGTATTAAATTCTAATAAATAATCAAACTCTACCTCAAGACTACACTCATCACCATCATTTACAACAAACATTTCACCATCATTATCATTAGGGTTAAATATTAATTTTAAATAATCTGTATTACACGATAAATCCTTCCAAGTACACTTACATAAATCATCATTATATGTAAGACCAGAATATGATAAACAACATTCACGATTTAATGGTGCACCAACATTTGGTAAATCATCAAGACTAGTGTAACCATATACGGTACCATTATCTTTTAATATTATTTTATTTATTTCACAACTCACAATTATTCTTTATTATAAATATTAACTTATTATTTTATAGTTTAATACAATACCCATCTGTTATTAAATTAGACCACATGGTATCATCTTGAACTAATGTTATAGGTGTCCCATCATTATAATGAGTTACTATTAAATTACCAACCATCCACACTTGATTACCTATCTTTACTTGACCATATTGATTACCATCATAATCAAAAACACCAGTTTCTGATAATATAGCATCATCTTTGATACAAATAATAGAACAACCATATCTTTTATCGTTAGCGGCACCAGTAAATTGATTAATAGCACTATTATTCAATAATCGATTATATGCGTCAGTTCCATTGTAATCTGTTGATGTCCAACTATTAAATTGACTATTATAACCAATATATGTACCATTAGTTAATCTATAACCCTTTCCTAATAATGATAAACCACTTTTATTTCTATATTCCTCATAATCAACATTACCAACAGAACCTACAACACCACTATTAGTCCAACAAGTATCTAATGCTAATGATTTAGCAACTAATGGTGTACCACCAATAGAACCATCATAATTATAACCATTATTAGTTAAATAATCAACTAATGTGTTAAATTCAACTAAAGTTGGTACGTGCCACCCTATTGGTGCTAATTTACCAGTACCAACTGCATACCAATTATAGTAATATGATGGATAATCACAAGTTATTGGTGGTGGTATTTGAATAGGGTTTTTCTGACATCTAGTTTCACAAGATTTTTCATCTACTGGTGAATACCCTTCTGGACAACAAGTAGGTGATACAGTTTCTTTAGTCGTACCATTTTCCATTATAAATACCGCATACCCATCAACATCACTATAACTAACGTATTCAGAACCACAATTAAAACTTATTGGTGATTTCTTTATATCTATTCTAATTGAATTATCACAATCAGCACATGGACAACCACATATAGTTGTTTCTATAGTTGGACATGGGTCTGAAATTACTATTGGTGTAATACTAAAACAAGGAGATGTTGTATTAGTCTCATCTACAACATCAATATATAATGTAGGTTGCATTGGACTACTGAAATTAGTATCACAAATATCTAATATCGACTCACAGTAATTGGTATAACCCGATAAAGTTAATGAAGTATTTAAATGTAACTTTGTTTCAAATGTTTTACCATTATATATACCATCACAATCACCAACTTCAGGTGTTTTAGTATAAATAACTTCATCATTAATAAATTCCAAAGAAAGTTTTAATGAATCACCACCCAATTGTAAACTATTTGTATAGTCTATTTGAGAAGGTGTGTCTATCCTATCACTACTAGAATAAAATACAGGGCTTGTGTATACTAATTCATTATCTATATAATATAAAGTCCTCCAATCAACATTAAATGTATATGCTGATATTGGTTCGTTAGGTCTATTTACATCTGTATGAATTAATTTAGTACAAACAGGTGTTTCACCACACGTATCTAACACATAACCCTCAGTTGTACAAGACCAACCTAAATTAGGTCCAAAATCAAAATATTCACCCCTTTTTTCTTTTGTACTCCAAATAACGTTAGCCCCCGTTGAACCACTATCTGTTGCCCCCGTTAATGTAGCAAAATCAATAGGGTCATATATCTCAAAACCAAATGATGACGTATTATCTAAATTTCTACCCTCCATTTCGATAATATATTTACCATATTTGAAATCATATGGGAAAACATACCAATAACTATGATTATAATCTGGTTGTGTTGAAAAATCTACTATTAATTCATGATTAATATAGAATCTACTGTAATTATCTGCAGCTAACCCAATATAATAAGTTTTATCTTCAGTAAATTCATAACATTGAGCAAATCCATTCCAACTAGTAGCCGGATTACCTTTAACACCAATAGTATTTAATCTACTTTTCCAAAAAGTATTAGTACTTGTCGCTGAATAAGGTAATAAAACATTACTTGAATCATATGGGTTATGTGGTGATGAACTTCTTTTAATAATTGGTAAATCAACATTAGTTATATTAGTATAAAATTTACTACCTAAGCTACCATATGATAAGTGTGTATCACCAGCTGTTATTACTGAACCATCTCCTAAAAATACCGCTGACATTGAATCAGAATATAAACATTCCGTTCCATCAGGACTTAAAACATACCCATCAGGACATTCTTGTGTTTCACCACTAGTAACATTATTATTATAACAATTTTCTGTTTCACCAGATAATATAGTACCCCAATCAATTAATGTTGCACAACTAGCTGTTGATGTTACATCTAATATGCCGTTAATAACACCATTATTATAATTACTAAATAAATTAGTTGAACCAGTTAAAATAGTTTCTTGAATTAATGTTGTACTAGAAAAATTAGGTATTAAACATCTAAATTGATTCATATATTCATTACCACCGTCATATGGGCCAATATGTGGGTTATTACCACCTAAAATGTCAATATTTGATTCTGGTCCAGCAGTTTGTCTATACCATAAACCGGCTTTTTGAAAATACATATTAGGTGTATTCCCCAATATTTTAGGATAACCGTCACTATCTATTGGTATATTGGTGATATCAGTATTATTAGTATTAATTTCTAACACTTTTAGAAATGTATCCATATTAATTTTACCATCGGCCTTATAAACATGTTCATTAAATCTAATTAAACCATTTGGTGCTCCAATAAATTTAAAAAAGAATTCTATTGCTTTTCTAGTACCTTTTGATTTCCAAATCCATGGTGTATTAAGAATTATTCTTCTCCACATTTCAATTTCAGCCTCTGCTGGTGTTAAACCAGTTGTTTCACCACTAAAATCAGTTGTTGATGGAGTTAAAAACGATGTTATAAAATCATTACCTTCTAAAGAAGATGTCAAATCCCAACCTAATGTTCTAGCTAAGGCCTTTAACGTGGCATCTGGTGTATTATCTTGTTTATTATAGCTAACTGCATTAACTAAAGCTAAACCGTCTGTAAAATGCTTTATTTCGTCAAATTCTCTACCGTATATTTTTAATGTTTTATCCATTTTTTGTTCTGTCTCATCATCATTGTCTTTAGAAACAGTATCAAAATCAGATATAGCATTACTAACTAAGAATCTAGATATTATATTTGTTTGAATAGAATCTGATGCATCGGATAAATCTAATAAATCTGTAACAAAATTAGTATAATTTGTTGTGTTAAAATCTATATTATAACCATCTGTTGATGGCCATGTTATTTGTTTTTTAGATTCAATAGCTAACCCTTCATCACTCTTAACGGTATATACGAATGTTGATGTGTATATAGGTGTTGTTCTTCTATTTAATAGATATTTCTCAAAATCTGGTAATGTAACAAAAAATTCATTAATTTTAACATCACTTGGTTTTATATGAAAATATTGTATTTGATTTAACGTACCACCAGTAAATGGATTACCAATCACTTGGAAATAAATATAATCATTATTAGATGATGTTGCCCCAGTATAACCAATAATATTATATTCACCTGTAGAACCAGAAATAACATAGTTATTATAGTTAACGGTTAAATTTCTTTTATCATTTTCACTAGTATATGTATCTAACGTAACACCATTTTTTAAATATTTAATACCGTATTTATTATCTAAAGTATTGGTGTTAGTTTTAAATGTAGATATGTTTGTTATATTATCATAGGAATAATTTTCAACGGTATTTTCAACGTTATTAATTACTAATGGATTAACAAATATTGATGCCGGCCAATTAGAAATTATATGTTCTAAAGAAATACGTACAAATTCTCTTAATGAACCAAAATAAGCATAATTACTTAAATTACTTTTATCTAAATTTAATTTAATTTTAATATTATCATTTATAACTGCTAATTGTGTTTCAGTTAATTCTAATGTATTTAAAGTTACAAAATTAGAAAACTTATTAGTTTTAAATAATTTACTTACTTTAGGGTCATTATTAATTGTAACATTAAAACTACCACTAGTAAATAATGTTGTACCATCAGAACTTGTGATTTGTTGGCCAACAAGTGAATCTGAAAAATTACGATATTCGATGTTACCATCATAAAACACTCGTTTAGCATAACCAACAACCTTTATTTTCCCATTACCCATTTTTTATTATCGTTTAACACTTTTATAATATCCTCAAAATAAGATATTCTTATTAATTTTATTTTATTTTTAGAACAAAAATCATTTTTTATTTCATCATTAATTTTACCCCTTTTAAAACCAAGTTCACCACCAAATCTATTAATTGGTTTATAATGTTGAATACCATCATATTCAATACAAGTATTAGTTTTAGGTAAATAAAAATCAAATGGTAATAATTTCTCATTATAACACTCATTAAATTTATATTCACTAATAAACTCAATATTATTTAATAATAAATATCGTCTAATATTTTTTTCACCTTTAGATTCTTTACATATTGGACAACCCTGACCTTGTAAATGATTACAAGGGGTTTGTTTAAATAACCCATGTTTATCACAAATTATTTTAATCTTAGTATTACTATTTATATAATTAATATTAGAATAATTATATTTATCACCATGTATTAATTTAGCTTTTTCAATAAACTTATCATTATTTAATTTAAGTTTACCACCACACTCAGGGCAACCATATTTAAAAATATGTGAACTTGGTTTTTGATAGAATTCACCATGTATTGGACACACTATTTTGACATCTAAATCATATTTAATATTATTTTGTGTAATAAATTCATAATTATATTTAAAATTATGTTTTTTATTGGATATATTAACGAAATCGTTGATTGTTTTATCTCTACCAGCACATTTTGGGCAACCATCACCACTTAAATGTCTATTTGGTGATTGTTCAAAAACACCGTGTTCTGTACATATTATTTTAATTTTTGTTTTAGCATTAATATAATCTACCTCAGAATAATTATATTTATCGCCATGTATTAATTTAGCTTTTTCAATAAACTTATCATTATTTAATTTAGTTTTAATATTTTGATTTAATCTAGCACATTTTTGACACCCACAACCATTTAAATGATTAATGGGTTTTTGTTTAAATTCACCATGAATAAGGCAAACGATTGATACTAATGTAGTGTTATTTATATAAATAACATTATCATAATTGTATTTACTACCATGAATATTAATAGATTTTTCTATAAATTTTTTTACATTACTCATAACTATTTTACTTTAATATAAATATCATGAATTAAAAATAATTACAAAAAAATCTATACTATATTCCATTTAATTAAACATTTGATATATCGTTAAATTGTTTTGTAAAATCTATACTTGCTCTTTCTTCTCTAACCTCAAATAATGGTTTACCACTATATTGGTCTTTAATTTCATAAAGATTCCATTGTTTATAAATTTCTTCATTAAAATTATAAACTGTGTAAACACCATCTTCAAGTGATTTAGTTTGAGGTCCTAATATACCATATGCTAATGTTTCAATATCATGTTCAACCATTTCTATTTCAATCATTATCGGATTGAAGAAAGTATTGGTAATTATAATTTCTTGATTTGTTTCACCTATATACGGTACGGCATTTGGTTTTACATTTGGTGCCGAACTTGGTGATACACTAAGAAACGTTAAATTAGAGTTATCATTAAATCTATAACGTAAAGCTTTTTGATTCGAATTACTTAAATTCGAATTTACTGGCTCAACTTTATTATTAGATGTTATAATTCTGAAAAAATTTCTTATTTTACGTTCAGTTGCTGACGGGTCAGTACTAAGATATTCTATTCTATAACCAGTTAACCCACCATTTTCAAATAAACTACTAAATGTACTAGGTACTGTAGACATATCTAATACTAAACCTTTAACATTTGGATATGCTGATAATACACCACAATCAGTGATAGTTGTTCTAATTTCAATAGGTTTAATTATTATAGTGTAAATACCCTTTTCACCAAAATCTTTTGTTAATAATTTTAATGTATATAAACCACCAAATATTTCATTAGTACCACTCGTTTTATTTGGATTTTCCATTTTTATTAATACCTCACTAGGTACTAATTTTATTAATTCAGTATTACCTATTACACCTCTAGAAGGTGTGTAATGCATAAATATCTCACAATCGTTAGGTGAAATATCTGCTGGTCTTATATTACCGTATGTTCCATTTGCCATATTATATTATATTATTTAATGTTATCGAACAGTTACACCTTTTAGATAAATTATCTTCCCAAGGTATGAATTCTAAATTAGTTATATTACCTATAATTTCAGGTTTAATACCTTGTTTAAAACCTTCATTTATTGAAAATTTATGGTCTAAATGATAAGCACCTTCTTTACCACTTACACCTCTTTTATTATAATTATCCAATAATTTAATTACTTGTTTATTAGTTATATATAACACCTCTCGCTTATATTTATTATATTCGGGTAGTAATTCAAGATATTTATCATATGAAATACCTTTATATCTTTTAATTAACCCAACACTAACACCTTTACTTTTATCACGTCTATACCCAGATAAACCTATGTATTTACTTACATATGATTCAGTTAAATTTAATTTTTGAGATATTTGTAAATAATTATTATATTCTTCTTTATATAAATATTCAATCATTTCTTTCTGGTCTTCAGATAATATTACTTTTTTACCATTACTATTTGAATTAATATTAACACCATTAGATTTTAATAATCTAACTATTGATGGTCTACTACTACTATATAACTCAGATATTTTAGTACATGATAGACCTTCATCTAAAAATAATTTTTTAATTTTATTAATGTCAGAATCAGATAATTCAATTTTAATATTATCTCGGTCATTAACAAAAATATTATTCTCTATTAATATTATTTTAATACTGTTTTTACTCCTTTTCAACACAACACCTATTTTAGTAATTGACATACCTGATTCGTATAAAGAAATTATTTCATTAATTTCCTCATCATTATATTTTTTCATGGTGTGTTGATTACTCATTTATTATTTATTTTCAGTTATATATTTTTCTACTTTATTAATATCTAATACCATTAAATATTGTTTGTAAATTCTATTTAGTGAATTTAAAGAATTAGTTATATCTTTATTTTCATTAATTTTTCGATTAATAATTTTAAGTTTAAATTCAACTTTATTCTTAAAATATTTAACGTTTTCATTTGTACTTAATGTTGCACCCATCATTTTATTTAATTAATTTATAATATCCATTACCATATATTTCAAGGTGGTCAATACTTTCAATTTCAGATAACTTTAAATGCGGTTCTAAAACTGAAGTATTTCCTCTTTCTATAAATACATCACTTTTTACTTCTGGTGGAGAAATTATACCTAAATATATTTCTTCTTTAGTTAAAGCCGATAAACTTATATTTGTTTCGTTCCAGCCTTCACTTTTAATTTTAAATGTTGATAGCGGAATCCTTACACTACCATTAATAACATCTTGTTTCCTAACAATTCTTATAGAATTATAATCATTATATAATATACCACCATTCTGATTTTCAGTTCCAAGATATGTATCATTATTACCATCTACTGTATAACCAGTTGGACCAATTAAACTTGTTATTTTACTAATACCATCAATAGTTTCACCTTTATAATTTATATATTCACCACTATTAGGAATAAATGATGTATTATATGGGGTAATTCTATTATATGATTGATATGATGTAATTTTAGAATCAGTATAACCAGTAATTACTGGATTAATAGTACTAAAATAATCTTCAACAGTTAATGGTATATCAGTTGAAACTGATGTTGTAGCACTAAATGTTGCATTAATAGTATCGATTTCATAATTATACATAACACCGTTTAATGGGGTATAATCCGCATCAGTAAACATACCCATATCATCCATATTTTGTGTAATCATAAGATTGACATATATAGTTGATGCCATGGTACCATAATTAACACCCGGTTGTCTACTAATTAAATCCTCGATTAATATTTTTCTTCTAATTAATTCCATTAAAGTACTTTAATTTCATATAAATTTATTGTTGCTGAATCATTATCTAATATTATATTATTAACATCATCTAATTGATAATAATATTTACCATTAATGTCAATCTTTAACGTGTATTTAATATGTAATTTATTAACTAAATTATCAATCGTTTGAGGTGTATTGCTAATCATTAAATTATAAGTTTTTCCATCTTTTGCATTGTTAAAACTACATTTCATATAAATTTCTTTTGGTGTATTATATGAGATATCTTCTTTATAATCATATATATAATAACCTTCTGTAACACCACTTGGTATTGAAATTGGGTCATCTAATTTAAATTCTAATGGTATAATACTAACATCTTTTAATTTATTCGCTGTTGTGTACATATCATTTAAAACTCGACAATATAATGTTGAAGAAAATAAATAATTTTGGCTCGTTAATATAGGACTATCATAAAAATCTAATTTTAAAAAAGATTTTTTCAAAACATTTCTCCTATAATAAAAATCATCGTTTTCAAACCAAGCGTTATCATAATTACCACCATTATTCAATATAATCTTATAGATAATAGTTATTAATTCATTATTATTAAAATCTACTGGTGAAAATCTAACCATCTCATAATCTATTATTGGATTTATTGATTTAGTCATTTCAATATCAACAAAAGTCGTTTCAATTAGTTCAGATTGGTCAATAGGGTATGCTTCTAAATTAATAGGAATATTAATAGTGCTAGCACTTGTTGAATCATTCAACTTAAAAGTATATCTATGAACAATATCCATCCACGTTTTTTTTAATTGTATTATTGTCTAAATTTATTTTATTACCAAAAATATCTGTTGGTTCTATTGTTTTATATAAACCATATATATTAAAAGGGTCTTGTCTCCTTAATTTTAAAATCACATTACTATATGGGTAATGCGAACCATTTAGAAATGGATAATCTAAAATTTTAGATTGACCATCGTTCATACCAATATCTAACAAATCTCTCCATAAATATCTGTTACCATCTATTTTTTCAGCATAATCAGGTATACCAATAGTATTATTATCACCTTCTTCAACAAATGTTGACCAATACCTTAATTCTATCTTATGATGAGGTTTATAATAATAACCTTCAGCATGTTTCATTACGTCTCTATTAACTCTATTAAATCTATGTCTAACTTCACCTAATAACACTTCAGATACATTTAATTTATTATATTCAACGACATCACCATAAAAAACATTATCATTACTTAAAACATTGTTTTCAATACTATCATTACTTATAGTAGTAATATTACTATTATGAATTCTATTAATATCTGGTATATCTAATGGAACTGTATTAAAAAATGGGATTTCAATACCTGAATCAATATTACTAAAACCATTATTATTTTCTTTTATTATTGTTAAATAAACCTCAGATATTGGCCGTCCTAAATTATCTTTATAAATTGATGTATCAATATCTTTATTAAAAACTACCTGACATAAATTATCACTAAATAAATTTTTACTAAATGCTATCGGATAAACTTCATAATCATCCTGACCACTTAATTTTTCAAATACCCTAAAATAATATTCAGATTCTTGTCCATTATATACTCTTTTCATTCTAGAATTAATACCAACAATATTTGATGGTGATGGTAATTCTATAATAAACACATAATCTTGATTATCACCATTATCTTCACCTGTCCTTAACACGTTATAGTTATTATTATCGATATTAACAACATCACCTTTATTTAAACCATGTTTTACTGGTGTGGTTAAAGAAATGTATTCTTTAGACCCAATATTACCAACATTTTTGTTTATAATTAATAAACCACCATTAACTAGTGTATGTGTTTTATCAGTTGTTGATGGATACGTTAAAAACATATTCCAGTTTTTAATTTTATTCTTCGGTGCAAAATTAAAAACTTCCCTTTTAGGATATAAATCTATAAATTTACATGTGTTATTAGTTACCCAAGCTGGGTTAGTATAACCTATCCAACCATTTGAATCAATTCTATAATTTTTAATACAATCAACTGAATTATTAAATAATGTGTTACCATCACCATCAACCATGAAAGTATTACCACTTAAATACCATAACGTATCAGTATTATTAATACCATTATTATTAATATCAGTTAACACATTTGTTAATAAGCCGTTTAATGAAATTATAAATCTATAATTGGTTGATGAATTTCTCTCTTTATTAAATTGTTCACTAACATCCAAAATTCTATTCATATCACCAGATGGTAATAGTCGATTATTTTGTGTTATATTTACACCAATACCAGTATCTGTATTAACAGATGATTTAGATAATTCTTTACCTAATCTATGTTTTATTCTATCACTCATATTATTTACAGTTAGTGAAAAATTTAGAATTAGCTTTATCAATTGCTGACTTACCCGGTATAATACCAAAATAAAAGAATAATGAGCCACCTCTCGGTATATTTAATGTACCTCTCAAATCTCTATATAAATTATAACCGCTATTTATATCATTGTATCCAGTATGTTTATAATAATAACCACTATTATCATAAAAATTATCCGTTTTACTTGTAAAATCATTCATGGTTAATCCCGGAGTATTCATACAAATAATTTGTTTTCTTAATGTTGTATCATTTATATTATCATTATCAATTAATGATTTACTATTATTACCTAAATCAATACCTAATTCACAACAAGTATTAATATTGAATCTATTATTATTACTAACATCAAATCTAATACAACTTATATTATCAAAAAATAATGGTACCATTGTTTGCTCATCAGTAGCATCAGTAGCATCATTAATATATTCTGGTAGTTGGTAAGTTGTTGGTATTAATGATTTATATATATTTGGTATACCATCAGCATCACATTCTTTTATACTACCTAATAATAAAATATCTGTTGGGTACAATAGCCCATTATCATATAACGATGGGTAATACAACTCATCATTATATTTTTTAATAATACCATTATTTAAAGGTAGTGAACCATCATCATTATGTTCGTCAATACAAGTGTCTAGAATATATGCATTATTACAGTCAATATCTGGATTTGTCGCACAATCATAATCACAAAACTTTTCCTTTTCATTTTTTTTATGCTTATATTTTAATAAAGGAAAATATAACGAACCATTAATCCAATCATTATAAAAATCAAATTCAAATATATTTAAATAATCACCTAAAATTAATTTTAAACTATTTTTTAAATTTTCTTTGTCGTTAGGACTACCATCACAACCCGGTTTATATAATACAGTATCTATAGTTATTGGTATACATTCAATTGTATTTACACTAAAATCTTTTGGTCCATCCCCACCAAATAATGAGGAAATTGCACCAATAATTTTATTAATAACATGTATTATATCGTTTATAGCACCAATAATTTTATTCATAGCCCAAATTATTGTACTATTTATTATAGCTATTGTATCAATTAATATTGTTATCATTGTACATATAACCATGAATAATGGGTTTATATCAGTATCAATTCTATTATATGGAAAAGGTGTGTGGCTACCACAATCATCAACATTTTTAATACCAACGAAATTTCTATTATTTTTATTATTATTATTAGGTTGATACCTAGTTATAAGGTTTTTAACAGTATATAATTTATTCCATTTTAATTCAACAAAACTTTTATCATTAATTGTTGTTTCATCAAATGTATAATCAACGTCATTTATATTACTTGGGTTATTTGGTATTAAATAAGCTGCTCTAGTTCTTAATCTACCTTCATCACCCGTTACATCCATACTTACCCTAAATCTAACTTCAGCTCTAGTTGGAACACCTTTATTAGGGTCTTCAGAAATAACTAAGTTACCAAATTCATCAGTAATCATATAATCTAAATTCATAGGTATTTGATAACTCCATGTACCATCATCATCTATTACACGTCCACCTTCAACATCAAATCTTTCAACTTCATTATCTATTGTTCTACGAATCATCTCAATTGTACCTTCACTAGTTACAGTTTCACATAAATCACCACTTTTTTTACGTGGTCTACAGTTTTTATTTATACTATGTTTATCGTTATCACTAAATAAACTACCTATGAATATTGCGGAAGGTTGAAAAAAATAAGGTATATTAAAATCAACTCTAGATATCCCAACTTCACAACTATCAACATCACCCCAAAATGGTTGAACATTGACACCTATATTAGATGATTTAACTTGAGTTAAAGAGTCTAAATTATTACCACTTTTAAATTTAGTTGGTGATTCAAATTGTTTTAATGTTGAACCTTGTCTAGTCATATCATAAGGCCTTTGTGTCAATAAACCTAAATCGGATAAGTCACAATCCATATGTAATATTTGTTGACCGGTTGGTACACCAAATATCATATAATCACCAGAATTATTAGTTGTTGTTGTAAATTTATAATATTTTTCGAAAATTTCTAATAATATATCATTATCTAGAATTTCTCGTTTAGTTGGCATGGTTCCAACTGGTACATGACATTCGTTCTGAGGTTCATTGGTTAATAAATTATATCTAACACCATTACTGTTTTTATCAGTAACAAATTCATATGGATATAAACCAATTATTTCTTGATTTTCTTTATCATCATCACTAATAGGTATAAAAACAGATATTTTAGCATTTGGTACACCAAATCCATTATTAGCTATTACTCTACCAGTAATAACACCATAATCAGCACAAAATTTACGATACACTTCATCCTGTGATATTTTTAATGATAAAATTTCAATAAAATCAAAATCTTGTTCAAGTTTAACTTTAATAAATTTATCACCACCACCGGGTGTTGTTCGTATTCTTATATTTTTATCCATATTATTTTATTTTACAACCTCAACACCAATTAATTCATAATCTTCATTGTTTATTGGTTCTTGGTCATCAATCTCAACTTTTTTTATATTTTTATCTTTTATTTTTTTTATTATACTTAATAAATCTAATGCATCATTACCACTAGTAAAATAATGTTTAAATATAACCACTACTATTACTGGATATAATATAAAACTCATCGCTATAGTAACTAAAAATAATAATATCTTTATTAATATATTACGACCATTTCTTTTTTCCGTTAATTCACCAGTTATATCATCATTAACTATCTTTTTTTTACAATTACATCCCATACTATTAATTTTATACTAAAATATACACTTTTTAAATTAAAAGGAAATTATAATTATGATTTAACCCTAATTTTTATATCTGTTTCAGGTATTTTAATTTCGAACATTGAAATTGGGTCACCGAATAAAGTATATTCACCTAATAAATCTATTTGTTTTGTATCTTCATCAACATATGGTTGTGCTATTTCATTTATAGAATAGTTTGCACCACCAACTTTATTATACACACGTAAATCGATTACATTCAATACACCACCAACATTATTAATATCTTCAATTAATTGACTTAAATAAATATTCTGACCCATTTCGTGGTCATTGATATCCATATACGTTTTTATTTTATTAATAACTTCAGAAATTATTTGAGATTGTTGAAACTCCTTTTGTATAAATAAATCCACTTCAAAACCTAAATTTATTATTTTACCATTAGATATTTCAACATAATCATTAAGCATTCTATAATCGTTTAAATATTCGGCTATATTATCTCTTAAAGTATTTGTAGATATATTTGTTAATTTAGTGCTAGCATCTAATGCTAATATAGCAACCTTTATTTTATTTTGTTCCTCGTACACACCACATCTAAATGGGACACCAAATTTACCCGGCATTAAAGCAATTCTAGATTGATAATCTTTAATAGTAACAGCTCTATTTTGTGCCGCAAAATTATATCTAACTAAATTTCTAATTTCTTCAACAGATGGTTCGTCTCTACCACCTAAACAAGGTATTGGATTGTTTACTGTTAATGAGTTTTTAACAGCTGTATTTATTGTTTGAGATGGTCCATTAATTACCATATCAATAATACCAACTGATTTTAATGTATTAGGCCCTAGATTTGTATTACTACCACCACCAGTTCTATATTGTATAAACATAGTTTGATTTGGTGAAACTGTTATACCTAATGATAAATTATTAATGAAATCACCTATTTTATCAATTAAACTACCATTAACACCAAATTGTGTAATAGAGTCAATATCTTGTGTACCACCACCAAAAATTAATTTTGTAAACCCTTTATCTGTTTTTTCAGTTATGAAACGTTTCATAACTTTTAAGTATTTACCTGTTTTAATACCAGCATTGTCACTATTTTTAGTCTTATCCTCAACAAATATTTTATCCTCAGCTAAAGCATCAACTTCATACCATCTAAGATTTTCATCTAGAAATTGTGATATACTTGGTGTTTTAGTATAATCAGTACCCTCTAAATTTATCACGTAATCAACTGATAATACATCGTTATCTGGTAATAAAACTTCTAAAAATGGTTTCACATCTTCAGATTTTAATATACGTTTATATACTTTAGTTACACCATTCAATACAATTTCTCGTTTTGTTATAGTATAATTTTGGATAGTACCATTACTATCAACATTTGGTATTATTAACCTATTTGGTAACCCACCAGTAGTAAATGGTGATGAAAAATCAATATCATCAATTGTTTCAAATACTTTACCGGCTCCAATTGCTTGTGCACCTTGTCTAATAACAGGTGCATATGATAAATCAAAGGTATCACCATATACAGGAACTTTAACTGACCAATCAACTATACTAATAGAAGGTCGTTTACCCGGAACTTTTAATCCAAATGTTCTAGCCATAGCAAGAACTGATTTTTTCTCTTGAGCGTAATCTATTTGAGTTTCTTGAAACATCCTATCTGTATGAAAACTTAACACATCAGCTACAGCGGCATTAAGTTCTATCATCATCATACCAACAGATGCATCATTAAAATCTGATAATATATCTGGATAATATTGTTGAATAAATCCAATTAATTCTGTACGTATCTCAGCGAAATTTCGTGAATTGTAGTTAATTTTTCTAGGCATAATATTTTATATATTTATAATTACAAAATCTGATGTATTAAATACATCTTCTGTTATTGTATAATCTATTCTAACAATAGCGGTATACTCGTTATCAGTATCTTTATCGATAGTTACATCATTAACTACCAAATTAGGTAAATAAGTTTTAACTACAGTGGTTATTTCTTCTTTAATTCCAACCTCAGTATACCCATCAAGTGGTTCGAAAATATATTTAAGTAAATTGGTACCAAAATTAGGCATGTAAAATCTTTCACCTTTTGTGGTTAAAATTAAATGCATTAAATCAGATTTAATAGCTTCTTTATCAGTTTCAGTCAATTCAAGAAAGAAACCTTTTTTACTATTAACAAATGGAAATTGGATATTTATGTATTTTTTAGCCATTATAATTCTTTATTACATAAATATAATAATAAATTATTTTAAAAAATAAATAGTGATAAAAAACAAAAAAAGCGTCAAGATTTCTCTAAACGCTTTTATATTGTTAAATAATTATGTTTTTAATATTTAAGAGCATTTGCTCCAACCACAATCACAAGATACACACCCATCTTGATATTTCAATTTATCATTAGAACAATCCGGGCATTTTAATCCTTTAACTTCGGTACCATTTTTAATGTATTTTTTCAACATTCTTTTAATACCAGTTTTCCACGATGAAATACCGTCTTCATCTAGATGTAATGTATCCACTAAACTAATCACATTTGGAATTGGCATACCATGTCGTAAAATCCCAGATATTAGCCTAGCATAATTCCAAAACGCTGAATTAAATGCTCTATTAAGACCTTTCATAGTTTGTTCGTAACCATCTTTATCCGTATAAATAAAATCATATCTTGAATTTTCAGAACCGGCTTCTTTAACTTTAAGAATCCAACCCTTTTCAACATAATTAGGTATAGGAAAAGATTCTTGTATACCAGTAAATATCTCATATGGTCTTTTTTCTAATAACCCAGTGAATCCAATCCATTTTTCATGATTATTTTGAAATCTTAAAATATCACACTCTAATTTTTCAGGTCTTTTAGGTGCATTAGTTTCTTTAATTATCTCAGACACTGTTTTATCTTGTTTTTTATCAGAAATTAACACACCAGAGCGTGACCCATCTCTATAAACTGTTATACCTTTACAACCAGATTCCCAAGCCGCAATATAAACTTTAGCTACAATATCTTCAGTTGTTTCTTCAGGTAAATTAACTGTTACACTTATTGAATGGTCTACCCATTTTTGAACACCACCTTGCATGGTTACTTTTTCTACCCAATCAACATCAGCTGATGTAGCTTTATGATAAGGAGATTTTGCTATAAGTTCTTTAAGTTCATTTTCAGAATATTTTTTAACTTCATCAAGGTCATAACCTTTAACTCTTAACCATTTTAGAAATTTTGGGTGTATTACAACATACTCTTCCCAACTATCACCATTTTCATCAGTAAAATCAACTCTAGCGTTTTTATCATTAGGATTAATTTTTCTTCTACGTTTATAAATTGGTAAAAATACTGGCTCAATACCTGATGTTGTTTGTGTCATTAATGAAACAGTACCAGTTGGTGCTATAGTTAATAATGCTATATTTCTTCTACCTATTTTTAGTAATTCCTTTAATTCACCATCAGCTTCGCATAACCTTTGAATCATTGGGTTATTAACTTCTCTTTCGTAATCCCAAACTTCAAATGAACCTCTTTCTTGTGCCATATAACAAGATGACTTATAAGCATTTATTGCTAATATTTTATGGGTTTCAATAGAAAATTCAGTAGCTTTAGGTGTACCATACGTTAAACCTAATGCAGCTATCATATCACCTTCAGCTGTTACACCAACACCAGTTCTACGACCTTTAACTGCCATAATCTTAACATTTTCCCATAAATTTCTTTCAATAACCTTAATTTCATCTGGTTCAGGGTCATTATCTAATTTTTCAATTATAGAATCAATTTTTTCTAATTCTAAATCAATTATATCATCCATCATTCTTTGGGCCATTTGTACGTGTTTAGCAAATAATACATAGTTAAATTTAGCTTCAGGTGTGAATGGATTTTCAACATACGAATATAAATTTAAAGATAATAATCTACAAGAATCATATGGACATAAAGGTATTTCACCACATGGGTTTGTTGAAACTGTTTTAAACCCAGAATCACTATAACAATCTGGTATTGATTCATTAATTATAGTATCCCAAAATAAAATACCGGGTTCAGCTGATTTCCATGCATTATGAATAACTTTACCCCATATACTTTTAGGGTCGGCAAGTTTAATCACTGTTGGATTTGTAGAATCAACTGGATATTGTTGTGTAAATGATGTGTTATTTTTAACAGCATTCATAAAATCATTACTCATTTTTAATGATATATTAGCACCAGTAACTTTACCAGCAGTTAATTTAGCATCAATAAATTTTTCAGAATCTGGGTGTTTAACTGAACATGATAACATTAATGCACCTCGTCTACCATCTTGTGCAACCTCACGAGTTGTATTTGAATAACGTTCCATAAATGGTACTAAACCAGTACTAGTTAACGCAGAATTTTTTACTGAACTACCACTTGGTCTGATATGTGATAAATCATGACCAACACCACCCCTACGTTTCATTAATTGAACTTGTTCTTCATCTATTCGTAATATAGCACCATACGAATCATATGGATGACCTAATACAAAACAATTTGATAATGAAACTATTTGTTTTGTATTACCTATACCCGACATAGGTCCACCTTGTGGTACGATATATCTGAAACCTTTAATAACATCAAAAATTTCATCTTCTGAAAGTGGGTTAGGATAATTTTTTTCAACTCTAGCAATTTCACTAGCTAATCTTCTATGCATATCATCAGGTGTTTTTTCATATAAATTACCATCTGAATCTTTTAAGGCGTATTTATTAATCCACGCATCAGCTGCTAATGTATCACCTTTAAAATATTTAATTGTTTCTTTTAATACCTCTTCTCGACTATAGGTATTATTTATATTTGTTATTATTTCGTTTTTTTCCATTATTTTTTATATTAAAACTATTATTACTCTTTACTATTATCCCCCTCATCTGGTCCGGTAAGGTCCAAATCTTTAGCATTTTTAATTCTATCTTTTAAAATATGATGAGCTAACAATGCTTCATTAATAATTGCTTGTTCTTCAACACCCTTTATTTCTTGTGCTTTTGAAAATGGTATACCACCATCGTTATCATATGTCGCAATATGAACTTTTGAATTATCAAATGTACAATTTCTAAATATAATACCATCAGCACCAAAACGAGATTTTAATATTGCCATAGTTGCTGAATGGTCTTCTTTTTGTGCTAATGTTTTAGCTATAGATACTATAAAGTGACCAATTTGTCCTTTTTTAATTGAACCACCAATTTGATTAGCTTCAACTAACTCAGCACCAATAGAACTTCTATTACCTTGGACTGCAGTCCAACCAACTAATTGTAATTCATCAAGCATTGATTCAAATTGTCTCATAATATTACCCTCAGCTATATTATTATCTGTAAAAGTACGACTAGGTGCTACACAATCTATATAATCTAATAAAATAACGTCTGGTTTAAAACCTTGTGATATTTGTTTTTTTATATATTGTCTAATCATTGGAATTGTAGTACCGTCACTAGGGAATTTTTTAAGTTTAATTTTACCAGCCTCAGCTTGTCTCTCACTTACAATTTTTTTAACCTCAGCCTTTTTATCTTGAAGACTATTTAATCCAATACCAGTCCAACAAGAATAATGCTTTCTTTGTATTACTTTAGGATTATCCTCAAAGAATATTTGTAATACATTACATCCATAATTTTTAGCAGTATTAGCTATTTTAGTAATCATTGTTGTTTTACCAACACCAAATGGTGCTAATATAACTCCTAATTCACCTTTAGATAAACCACCGCCCATATTAGAATCTAAACCTTCTATACCAGTTGGTACAGGTTTTCTAAAATCATCTGATAGTACAGCATCAATATTATCAAATACATCAATAACCTCATCTTTATCGGCTCCAAAGTCTAACGCCTTTTTAAGTAATCCCTCACATAAATGATATTTATTTGTATCACCTTCTTCTGCTATTTTAAGTATTTCTCTAGCAACTTTAACCGTCTCTTGTTGTTTAAAAAATGTTTTTGCAACATCTTGTACTTGTAATGCATTATTAAAACCATATTCTTTAGCTTTAGATAATAAAGCTAAACAATGTTCTAACTGATACCCAGAAGTTTCTTTTCTTAGTATCCCTTCCATACTAATATAATCGGGTATATTATCGTATTGCTCATGATTATCTTTAATGAGCATTACAATACACCTCAATTTTTCATCATCAAAATATTCTGGTTTAACTATGTCAATAACGGATTGGGCATATTTCCCATCCGTTAACAATTGACCTATGAATTTTATTTGAAATGCTTGTCCGAGATATCCTAAAGTGTTTCTATCTTTTTTTTCCATTATTAAAAACTTATTTTAAAATAAATATCTCTAAAATTCAACAACACTTTCACTATCTTCAAATTTATATGTATATTTTTCTTTTGTTAAATAATACCTAACAGAATCAATAATATCATGTATAATATCTTTAATATCAACCTGATATCTAACTTTTGGTGGGAATGGATTACCACTAAATTGGCGTGTAATCACGGTTTTTTTATCTACACGAACTTCAAATTGAAAATTATCAATTTTCTCATAAATACTTCGTTTATTTACTTCTTCAACATCAACTCTATCTTTATAAGGTTGATAATATTTCCACAGATATTCTCTCGTTTTTTCTGTTAAATCTTTTTTAATTGTTTGTACACATTCAAATGCCATGTTATGCAATTCAAATGAATTTAATGCTTTTTCATTATACCCTTTAATATGAAAATATCTTTGGCAGATAATTTTACCATTAATGTGTAATAAGAATTCAAATCTTTGTTCTTCAATTTTTGGTTTTAATTCCATCTTTATAAATTTATTTATTAATAATTATTCTTCGTCTTTATTTCTTTCGAGCCAGATATTATAATAATCTTTCTCTTTATTTATTATTTTTTTAAAAGGTAACATATATTTCTCCCATTGATGTTCATTAATCAATCTATCAAGACCATTTTGTTTCATCTTAGTATAAATATTCTTAACGCTTCTACCTTCAGGGTCTATAGGTAATAATGTCATATCTTCAAACTTCTCAATAGCTGATTCACTCATCATAGGGTTTTTTAGGTTCATTATACGATTATTTATTTCGTATAACTTATTACCTTGTATACCATCAGTTCGTGCCTCTATGATGTTCTCAATGGCCTGTAATGGTGGTTTCTTATTATCAATTCTTTCTTGTCTAATTCTTTTAGCCTCTTCAAGAATTTCAATTAAAGTAACAGGTCTTTCTTTTAACATTGGGAATAATTTTAAAAGTAATGTCTCTTTAACACCTTTAACACCTTTAATACAATCGGAATCATCACCAGCTAAAATTTTAATTAATAATGAATTACTTTGGTGATGGGGAAAAAACTCATTATAATTTTCTAATGTTACAATTTCTTTTAAATCGCAAAAATAGATTTGTACATTTTTATTGATTAATTGAGATAAATCTCTATCTAATGTACATATTGTAATATCATATATGTTTGAATGGTTTTTACAGAAATAAGCAATCATATCATCACTTTCAACTACATAATCTTCTAATTGTCTAATACATAATTGTTCTAGATAATTCCAGATTAATTTTTTTTCTCTAACTAAATCTTTGTCTTGTGAAAATGTTCCAGTTTCAAAATTTTTGTCTCTGTTACTTTTATAATTTTTGTAGATATTGTATCGAAGTTTACCACTAAGTGGTCCGTCCCAAAAGACAAACACACTATGGTAAATTCCACTATCCAATAATTTTCTTAAGATTGTAAGGAATTGGTACAAACCACCAATATGTTCACCGAAATGATTATATTCGTTTTTTGCACCGTGGAACCCAAATTTTAATAAAGCGTTACCGTCTATTACTAATGCATTCCTTTTTAATTCTTTATCACCATATTTAGATGGTCTTTTTTTCACTTTTTTACCTATTAAAGGTTAATACTAAAATAAATGTCCTTACATACATAAGGACATTACAAAACTATCTCAATTAATATGAAATATCAACTTTTTTATCTATTATTTTAAACAAAATTAGACATATCTTTAATTGCTATCACTGATATACATATCTCTAATATCATCTTCAGTTGGTTCTGACGCAATAATTTCAATATCACCACTAATAACACCTAATTTACTTAATAACAAATCTTTATTTTCTTTAGTGTATTCAGCTTTTTTAAGTGGATTCATAAAACCAGTTGGTGCAGATGCAATAACACCTTCAAATTCAATACCATTAACTTGGTTTTTTTCACATTTAATTTTAGTTTCAATACCAAAAGAATATGTTTTACCACCACTTGTAGCGGTTAATGATTTTGTTCCGTGTGATGTAACACCACCAAAATGTATAATAAATCTAGCAGCATAGAAGAACGCTTCACCACCTTTATGTTTTATAACACCTTTACCTTGCATACTATCTAACCATATTTTTTGAACTGCAATAAAAGTGTTAGTATATTCTTTACCTTCTTTTCTAGAAGCCGGTATTTTATGGTTTATAATAGCCTTAAATGTATTCTCTAACGCACCAGCATTCCACATGTTATTCTTAGATTTTGATTTAATTGATTTAAAACAATTAAGTGACCCAATAGAATCCCATATAAAACATAATTCATACGGTAGTTTTCCAGCTGATTGAGCATCTATTAAATCATCTATTAAAGATGAAACATCCTCAACACAAGCTTCACTTCTACGGTCTTTAACGTCTTTAGCTTCATCGTAATCATATTTACCATATTTTTTAAGTAATGCATCATTATCGATATACATAAAAAACCCTTTGTAATCAATAATTTCACCAGTTTCTTCATTAACAACAGGTTCGAATTGAATACCTAAATCTTTAGCGTGTTCCCAACTAAAATTATTTTCTGTATCAATAAAAATAGGTAAAACACCTATCTTTTGACAAGATACCATAGCTTCGTATGCACCGGTTGATTTACCCGTATTACTGAAACCTCTTAATAGTGATACATATCCTTTTGGTAAACCCGGTATTCCTAACGCATCATGAAATGCTGAAGAAAACGGTATCCAACCAATTTCTTTATCTTTAACGGTACTATCTAGACCATTTGATTTTTGAAATCCTTGTAAATCAAATTCATTAACTTTAATCGGTCCTTTTTTCTTTTCTGGTATTTTAGCCATTTTAAAACATTTATTTTTTTCTTGTTATTTTTCAAAATTTAATTTACAATACTCAAAATATTGTAAGTGTCTTTCTTTTGTATCTAATAATATACCATCTAATTGACGATACATCATCCTTTCTTGGTCGTAAATTATAAATCTATGTAAAAACCCATGGTCTTTAATTGATAATTGTATTATATCTAACCAATCTTCTTGATTATATGACCAGTGATGTAAATTATACTCAGGTATTTTACTTAAATAAATTTCAGTATATTTAGAAGCTAATATTTTTTCAGGGAATTTTCTACTATATCTATTAATAATTTCACGTTTATGTTCTGTCGTTGGTTTATATAAATCTTTATAACCTAACCTATGATATTTTTCACGATGTCGTTTTTTCTCATTTAAAACCCAATCATTATCTTCTTTTAAACGTTCTTCATTTATTTTAACATCATTTTTAGTACATACCTTACACTTATTTAAGTAACCATCAGACATTTGTTTATGTTTGTAAAATTCATTTAATGGTAACTCATTACCACATTTAAAACATATTTTTGTTTTTAACTCTGCCATTTAAACTTTCTAGATTATTAATTAATTTTTATATTATATAAATATCTAGAAAGTTTAAAAAGGTAGAATTATTTTACCATTTTAAAATGGCAAATCATCAACTTCTTCTTCTTGTGTTACAACTGTTTTAGATTTCGTTGATTTCTTAGTTTCAATAACATCATTATCCATTGTAATTTCAGAACTTTCATCATTTGCCTCAGCATCTGTTAATGTTGCTTTATCAACCCATTGTTTGTTAACTTTATCCCAAGCTGGTTCGAAACCTTTAACAACAAGTAAAAGATAATCATAATCTTTAACTGAATAAACATCTTCCCATGTTCTACTATCTTCGATTAATGTTTTTAATTGTTCTTTATCTTCAAGTGTTGGAGATTTATCACAATGTACTACACCAGATACTACACCGTTATTTTTATGGTCACGAGCTATATCAATAACTAAATCACGACCTGTTTCAGGGTCTGTAATATTACCATTTTGTTTAATAATAGAGATTATTTTATCAAAAATACCTTGACTTGTATAATCATGATTAAATCTCCAGAATTTAACACCATCTTCTTCATGGTCTCTATCGATAACTCGAAGAACATACATTTTTCTGCTACCAAATTGTTTTGCTAATTCTTTTTCACCATCTTTACCACTACCTAATAAAGCTTGTCTAGCTTCACAGAAAGGACAGTCTTTATCAAAATTGCCTTTTAAGCAAGCAAATTTTTTCCATTTACCGCTAACTTGTTTTGAATGTATGAAAATTTCTTTGAAAGGAGTACCACCATCTGCTGCTGGTAAGATTCTAATTCTTTTACTTCCAGTTTTAACACCTTCTTTTAAGAATGTTGAGAAGTAATTTTTTAAATCGTAGGTTTTAGTACCTGTTGATTTTTTTGGTGCGTGGTTGTCTTCGTACTGTTTTAAGATTGCGTCCACTAACGGGTCATTTTTTGTTGTTTGTGCCATTTTTTTTAATTTATTTATTTATTATTATGTACTATATTAATTGTGCTATAAAGTTTTTGTGCTATAACTTTTAATCTTATATAAATATCTACAAAAAGATGAAAAAGTCAAGTTTATGAAACATTATTTAACAATTATTTCAACAAAGTTATATCAAGAAAAAGCATATTTCAACCTTTTTATTTAATATTTCTAAAATAAATATAAGTATCTGATTATTAAAGACAAAAAAAAGGGTGTTATTCACACCCCTTATATTTTTACGATTTTATTTATTAAAATTCTTCTTCTTCGTAGTCATTAAACATATTTTTAACACTAGATTCGTTATATTCACTATTAATATCATCTTGTGTTAATACATATTCTTTATTTTTTTCTTCACCATTATCTAATACATTGTAAGCACCTTCTTTTTCTGCCCAATAATCTGTTAATTTTAAATTATATGGATAAGAGTCAAAAGACCTCATCTCTAATTTTTCTTCTGGTGTTGGATTTCTTTTTTCTATTTGATGTTCTAAATCTTCTATTTTACTAGATATTGAATTCATATTAGCTAATTGGCTTTCAAGTTCACCAAATTTCATCAATAAATCTTCCATTTTTTGAGTTGCCATATCAGCACTTGCTTTCGCATCTTCCGTACCTTGTACTAATTGAGTAACATCTAACTCTACTTCATCTTCAGCTGGAGCTATTGGTTCTTCTGGAGCTATTGGTGCATCACCTTCCGGTTCCATCCCCATTTCTGGTTCCATTCCGGGTTCTTCACCCATTCCCGGTTCCATAGGAGGTTGATTCCCCATTTCATCACCGTTACCACCATTAGGGTCATTATTATTATCATTGTTAGGGTTAGGATTATTATTGTTAGTATCACCAAACCCATTATCTTCTTGATTTTCTTCATCACCATCTTCACCTAAAATTAAATTATTAGCATCTTTATCATAATCATCGTCTTCACCGACATAAAATGAGTATTCACACATTAATTTATGTTTTTTAAGTTCTGCTTCGAGTAACTTTTTATTTAAATATATATTTCCCATAGTTTGTTAAGTATTAACCATTTATTAATTCTCTACCATCATCGGTAATCATTCTTTTTTTAATTACCTCTACTAAACTTTTGTCACCTTTAATAACACATTGTTCACCAGTACATTCAATAGCTTCCTCACCAAGAAAACTATTTAATTTATCATCTAATTCTTTTTTATTGATTTTATTATCCATAATATTTATATTGAAATCATTGTGATTTTTATATAAATATCCATAAACTATAAAAAAATTCGTTCAATATTTAGAAATACTAAATTACTTTTATTTGTTAGGACCATTTGGTGTTGGTATTTACACCAATCTATTTGATGATTTTGATAATTAATATTACCTTTATCTAATGAAGACTCCAATTCAATTAAACTATTAAGTGCGTTAATCGTAAAAATAGCGTCACCTCGTTTATTTATTATTGTAGCATTTGGGAATGTTTGTTTTAAATTTATTTTTTCACCATTAATTAAAACTAATTTAAATGTAATGATAATTTTTGTATTATCTTCTAAGTTCTTATATAAGAATACATTATTTTTTTTTATATTATATTTATTAGACAATAAATTTAGGAACCAATCTAATTTATCTGGGTATATAAATGATGCTACTAAAATTGTTCTATTCATGTTCTATATAATACAAATACGGTATAAATTTAGGACTATCTATTCTAGCTAAATAATCTTTATATTCTATAAGTATCGTATCATCTAGTAAAAGTCCATTAGATAATGATTTGATTTTGTTTTTTACCTTTTCTTTAGATATTCCAAGGAAATAATCACATAAACCTAAATCAATACCAAAAATTATATTATCACCATAAATATATATAAAATCCTTATGTAAATAAGGAATTGGGTTATTAATAGATTGTAATTTTTTAATTGTTTTTTTTAATGTAGAAAGTTTAAATAGTATCGGGTCTACAAAAACATAATGTAAATCTGAAATAATATTAGTGTAACAATATTGTATAAAATTTTCAACATCGATTTCGTAGGCCGACCTTTTCTCCATAAATGTATAACACCAAAAAAATTTTGGTTTTAACTCATGATTAAGAATATCAAAATCTTCTGGAAATAATTCCTTAGATAACCCCCAACCAATTATTAAAGTTGGTAATCCATCAATTATTTCATTAATGGAACCAACAGTATTAATTTTAGGGTCAAACTGAATGATTTTATTTGTTACTATATTACCAATTATTCTCATTTGGCAAATATACAAATAAAATTTATATTTTACAAATATTTATGCGTACTTAGGTTTAAAAATTTCATTATACTCCAAATTAATAACTTTTTTAATATAATTAATATTTAAATTAGAACCAGATTCTTGTAATGCAATTAATTTAATAAATTCACTAAAGTTATCTACACCATAATCTATATTATCATTTATATTAACACCTAAACCATTTTCAATGACAGATGTATATAACACTAAGTCATTACCATCTTGAGTAGTAACATATGTATTAATAAAACCTTTATAAGTTTTAAAATCACCAGACCTTTTATTACCAATATTAATCATACCAGCTCTAAGACCATAATATATGTCAGAGAATTCAGCAAATTTTTCTTCAGAACTAATTAACCCCGTCCATTGGTCCTTAGTTGATGTTAATGATAGTGGGTTATTTATTGTTTTACCTAAATGTTCTAATGTACCAGCTTCACTACTAGCAATAGGTGGATTATCAACGTCACTAGATTTGACATTAGTTGTTTCTTTAGTATTATGTATTTTACCATTATATAATAAATTATTTTCAATACCAGATTTTATTATTAATTCAGGATTTTTAACTGTGTTATCACTTAAATCTTTAATTGTTAAATGTAGATGTGTACCTGTTGATGAACCTATTAAAGAAACTCTACTATTATCACTCCTAAGAATACTACTTTCTGGTTTATTCTTTTCACCACCCATTAAACCAATAATATCACCTTTTTTAATTATTATTTTTGGTGATACCCCACCACTTAACTTATTAATTGCGTAATCATTTTTAGCTAAATCTTGTATTGTTGTTAAATTTGTTGTATTTAGTATACCTAATTGAGCCTTAAACTCAATATTATTTAATATGGTTTCGGACAAATTAGCTAAATGTCCATATTCACCAGAATATTTTAAACCATTAATTTCATTGAAGTCTACTATAGTATATAACCCATACCCATCAGAATCTATTTTAATTGTCTTAATATAACCATCGTATAATGATTTAACTATTGTTTTATTTTGTACACCACCAATATCTATTCCACTATGTGGATTTTTTCTACCACTTGTTGCACCGAAAACTGAAGTAATATTTATTTTACCATCAATCGGGTCACCAAATCCGGTACCATTGTTATATATTTTATTTTTAGTGTCTGTATCTATTTCACCATTTTTTATATAATCCTCATCAATTTTTTGATTTAATTTAGCTGTACTAATATCTATATCACTTAAACTACCTATTAAATTCATATATAACATACTTCTATCTAATAATGGTGTCATAATTCTATTAACTCTAACACCTTTAAATTTAGTTGTCATATAATTAGGTTTAATTGAATGACTAGTTCTATTAATTAGATAACCACCTCTAAACATTGGTATATTATTTAATTGGAAATACATCATAGGTTGAATCATAGCATTACCTAACATTTCAATCTCTATTTGGTATGACCTAGTAGAGTAAACATTAAATAAATTTTGTCCAACTGGTGTTCTAGTTTGTTTATCACCTTGTAATGATATTTCTTCAATGATTTGTAATGATTCATCCGTTTCACTAAATTCTGATTGGTCCAAAGTTATATTTTTAAATACACTTTGATTACCTTGAGCATAATTAACTGCAAAAACTGGTATTGTATCACCATCTTCATCTTTAAAAGCATCTGGTAAATTGGTATTATCATTTACATTGAATTGTATTGAATCGTTTTTATAATCACCACCAATAATATCTAATTGTTTAGACGTTTGTCCAACGTACATACATATAAAAGTTGGACCAACGTTTTCATCTAACACAGCTTCATTATATGAATATGTTGAAAATACTTTTTTAATTTCATTTTCATCATGATAATTTATATAATTAGGTAATGGTATGAAATCCATATTATTACCAACTAATATTTGACTTATTAAATCATAAAAACTTTGATTTGTATTATTTTTAATCATATCTCTAATTGTTAGAGGGTTAATTAAAAATTTATCACCAATATCTCTAAATGCTTTATCTAAAAACCTAAAACTACTAATTAATGTTTGAGATTGATTATTAGAACAATTACAAATACCTGAATTAACTAAGTTTGTACCAGCAATCCATTTATCATAAATTGCTTTAATAGTTCTATATAAATTTAATTTAATTGTATCATTATCAATTGAACCAAATAGTTTTTGTTTATCAGCATCGGTAGATGTTTTTTTTGTCTCTAAAGCTACTAATGTTTTATTAAATTCAGTTAAATAAGTTGTTATATCCTTTGTTGATACACTATAATTCCAAGTATAATTATATGGCTTAATATCATTAGTATCAACCCAAATTCTCCAAGTTGTATTTGCAACTATAATTGGTTCTACTATAGTATTAATCATATTAGCAATACCATTAGTTGTATCATCTTTTGTATTTATATATTCAATACCATAATTAGCTTTAAGTGTAGTAAAATCTTTATCTTCATTATAATCAAATATTGTTGGTGATATATATACTTTATCAAAAATATTTAAATTTTCTTTATTAATAAAAGATTTTGTTTTTAATAAATTCTTAATTTGTTTACTATCAGACCACCCATTACTATCTATTAATAATGAAGCTTCACGCCATGTAATATTCCTATTAGTAATTAAATTATTATATTCTACTATAGAATTGATATCATCAGTATTCTCTAACTCATATCTTTTTCTTATTGTATTCCAATCATTAATATCAGTTTCGCCATCAGTCCAATCAATAAAATAATTGATTAACGTATTTATAACTTGTTTTGGTAAATTATCAAAAATATCTTCTATTTTAACATAATCACCAGTACCAAATCGTTCAGGTTCATTATCACCTAAGTATGTATTTAATGTTATAATATTTTTTAAATATTCATTTACTGTTGGTTGTGTTATTTCATCTATAAAAAACGTATAATTATTTTTATTATATAAAATTGGGTCCACAGTTTGTTTTTTTCTCCATAGTAAACCACCAATTAATAACAACCATGCTTTAGGTACTTTAACAAAGCCACCACGTTTATTAAATAAATCTCTCTTCCAATCACCTTTATTATACCAACCACCGAAGGCATTTAAATTAACTGAGATATCTTTATATCCAATTACCCAATCATTACCATCATTAACTGGTGAAAATAAACCATATGATTCAGGACCAGTTAACCCATCAAATGGTAATGTATGTAAGAATAAAATTGCTTTTGCTCTATTCGCAATTTTTTTACCAACAGAAAAATCCGTATTATTATATACGTTATCCATTTGTCTAAAATAAAAATCAGAACCAAATAAGCTATAACTTTCACTAGATGCATTAAAACTAATATAATGTTTATCTAATATTTTACTATTATCACTTTTGTATTTTAATACTTCATCACAATTATTACCACCTAATTCATTAATGTTATTAAATGAATTTGATATAACACTAAGGTCATCACCGAGACCTTGTTGTAACGAACTCCAAAAAATTAAATCAACATCATAATTACTTTCCGCACCATCATAAGTATACTTAAAAAATTCTTGTGATTTATATGCACCAGCTAATGCATCAAATGATGAACTATAATTATTTTGATTTATAATATTTTCACTTTTCGTATATTTTGGTATTTCATATGATGGGTATACACTTTCATTCGTAGATGTGTATTCAGTTTCGGTGAATAATTTTATATACGTGTATGTTTCATCATCATCTAATTTTTTATCTTTAATAAATCTACCAGCTTTAGCATTTTTAAGAGTTAACCCATAACCAAAATTATATAAATCACTACTTTCTTGATATAGATATTTTTTTTGATATTTTTCATTCGTTAACATATCTTTCAATAAATCACTTGGTGTTTTTACTTTAATTATATCTTTAACAAATTGATTAGTTGGATATTTATGTATATTATTTGCTTCGATAATAGCCATATTTATAATTTCATCATTAGATAGATTTGAATTTGTACAACCAAAAAACAAAAATAATCGTTTATAAAATTCATCTAAAATTATATATTCTTTAGCTTCATCTTTAATAACATCATATATATTTTCACCACCTAACAATTTAGTTTCTAAAATACTAGCTGGGTACCAACCAGAACTACCATTTTCTAATATCGAATCAGATTCAGACTCTTTTTTTGCTGTTGTTAAAAAACCTATTAATAATTCCTCAATAAAATTAGTTTCTGGTATGTTATTAATTTTATTACCAATCCAAGTTTCAACACCATTTTCATCATAACCCGGAAACGGATATATTATACCCGGCATACCACCACTTACATTACCACTTGTTTCATTTTTAATATCTAAATATTCTAAAGAATTTTCAAATTTTTTATGTCTACCACTAGGATTATTTTCACATTCAATTGCAACACCCCTAATTAAATCCATAAAAATATCAACATGTGTTGCAAATATATTTATAATATTTTTAATTGATGGGTTAAAACCAACCTCACTATCAATAGAGTCACTAATTATATCACCAACAGTATTAGTTAATGTTTTTTCAGTATTTTTTAATTTTAATTTTTTAACTTCTAATTCTGAATATGCGTTACGCCAATCAGTTATTATAATTTTCCTATCATTTGATATATTATTTAATTGATTTTTAATATATTCATATGATTCAACACCTAAAGTGTATGGTAATACATTATCAATTTTAAAATTACCTATAGTACCATCATATATAGTATATAAGTTTTTTTTATAATAATCTAATGTTAACGTATAATTATCTACATCAGTTGATTTATTAGTATCAGTAACTTTAGATGTTAAAACATCTTCTAAATTATTAACATCTATTTTTAATGAATTTGGTTTACTATTATCAAATACTGTTATACCATCATTAGTACTAGCTAAAATACTAGTACCGTTATTACTATCGTATGTTGTGTGGTTTATTTTAAATGTTATAAATGATTGTCCAATTTCTTGAAATTCATCCAACTTATTTTTAACTATTGCTAATTCCTTTATTGATTCATTAGATTGTTTTAATTTAACTAATTCTAAATTCATTTTATTTATTTTACCAATCATTTCGGTAATACTCATAAGATTAGGGTCATTAAGTTTTTTCTCTTCTAATAGTGATTTACCTTTAGTAGTTTCAACAGCTGCTTTAAGGTATCCTACTAACATATCAGTTAAAAATGCATATGTATGACCAACAAATTCACATTTTATTTCGAAATTTCCAGTTTCTGAATTAAAACTAGCATTCCATTTCATTAAATGAAGACAATAAGTTACTGATTTACCATAATAACCTTTTATAGTTAATTTAAAGATTGGGTATGGTAAGTTAAAAAAGACATTATACTTTGATAAATTACCATATTCTAATATTGAACTACCTCTAATATCAATCATATCAATTACTATTTGTGGTGCATAAGAAGAATTAAAATTAATATTAATATTAGTAATACCCAAACCTTCTAAATCAGAATTATTATTAAACACTGTTTTAGGTGTTTTATAACCGCCAATATTAGTATAATTAGTTGTTAAATTTCTAACACCATCTTGTTCTGTACCAGATATAAAATTAACTGTAAAATCACTACCAGTAGTTTGATTAATAATAGCACTATTTTCGTTGGTACTAATATTACTACGTGATTTTTGACTAGTTTGTAAATCAACAATAATACATAAATCCTCCAATGGTACTAAACCCATATCTTCTGGATTTGGGTCAACCATTACTATTCTATTCGCCATATAATCTTTTAAATGTTTCTACTTGATAATTATAATCTTCTATAGCAGCATTAAATGGGAATGGTATTCTAATTATATCACCATCCTTAATATTAAACTCTATACCACCGTATTCTGGGTTAGCTAACATTATAAAGAACCCATGATAAGGATTATTATAATATTGTTGAGACAATTTGTCAAGTCTAGTTTTACCTAATTTATAAACAACTAATTTATCTGTTGACTTAGAAGTTAATTTTATAAATGGTAATGTGCTTACACTACCATTAATTTTAAAATTTTCGTATCTATTAAAATATGTTGCCATTAATTATAACTTTCTATTTGAATTGTTGATTTATTACTAATTGTACTATTACCATCCCATTCAACAATTATATTATAAGTACTACTAGGTAAATAAATTAAATATTGAAAATCAGTAGTAATTGTATTACCCGGTAATAATGTTATTGTAACATCTTGGATATTATTTTTATCATTAGTTAATAATGTCTTTTCACCATTTTTAGGGTTTTGTAAATATATTTTTCCGATATGTTCGTTATTAACAGTTTCATTACCATTTGTCATTAAAGTTATCAATAAATAATCACTATCTTTTTCAAATGCTAAGGTTGAAAATGTTAATTTATTTAACACGTTAATATCATCATCAGTAGATGATTGAATAGTTTGAGAATTAGAACCACTATTTGATTCATCATTAAGAATTGCTTGGTTTATATTTGGTTTATCAACACTCGTAACATCAACATTAGGTTTAATTTCCGTTTTATTTGTTTTACCACGTTGTAATTTACCATTATTATCAATTCTATCAGCTCTTTCATCATACATTTCAGTATTTGCAAAGAAATTAAATGATACTGCATTTTGTAATCTAGCTATAGGCCCATTAATACTTGACCCACCAATAAATTTGAAAGAAATTGTTACATCAACAATCATTGGTTGTACACCTATACCATCTGGATTTAAATCCCATTGTACTTCATTAAAAGAAAAATCAACATTATCTATAACAATTTTAGTGTGATAAAAATCACCAACCCTTAAAATACAAACTGGTGGTTTACCAAATGCTAAGTTACTTGGGGTTACACCATTATCTTTACCAATAGTAGCACCTTGTCTAGTACATTGTAGTAAGAAGTTTAATCTAGAATTAAAACCTTCTGGTGTAATAGAATGAAATGCTGGTTGAAAGAATTTAATTTGGTCTTTAATACTTTCAGTAATTTTAGTATATGTTGTTGGGTCAGTTTCTTCTAAATATTTAAAATAACTACCTTCACATAATAAACCACTTGTATTAACATTATTTAAATTATTATTAGTTGGTATTTCATCTTTAATTGTTTCTTCTGGTTTTAAAACACTTTTACTTGGGTCAGTTTCAATACTTATTTCACTTCTTCTAAGTTTTTTTACATTATAAGCATCTTGGTCTGTAATACCATTAACACTTTCAATTGCTTTTCCAATAGGTATTTTAAATTTTTTAGCTGGAATATTATACGGTGGAGCCATTAATAATGTTTTCATATTATTAGCCCTATCAGTCATTAATTTTGTATTATTTTTTACATTACCGTGGCTACTGGCATATCCTTGTATTTTTAATACAGCATTATCTACCTTATTAACCTCATCAGCATAAGATTGCATTTTACTATAGAATTCTTTATTTAAACCAGTATCATATTTATTTTCGAAATCTTCATTACTTAAAGGACTATCATATTTACCAATACCACTTCCGGGTGTTTGGTTTGTTGGTTCACCATTTTTTTCGTAGTTACCAAAAATACCTTCAAAAGTAGATATATCATTTGGATAATAATAATTTATATTATAATTTAATGTAACATCATTAACTTTTGTTGTAGTACTTTCAGTTTTAGCTTTAGCTACATCAATAGCGTCTTTAGTTACTGTTGAAATTTTACTAGTTATACTATCAGGTATATTGTCACACCCAAATAAAAATCTATTAATTTCATCTATACTCTTATTTTTAAAATTATTATAGGCTGAAGAATGGTCAGTAATTATCTTAAATGATAGATTACCACTACGTTCTGTGTTACTATATGTATACATTGGTTCACCTCTACCTATAAATTCAGTTGATTCCCAATTTACTGAAGATGTATCACTGAAAGTAAGATTATATGGTGGAAACCACATAATTCTACCTCGTTTACCATCGGCTAACCCATCACCCGGACCTGTTTCACATTCTAATAAATCTACATTATCTGACCAAGCTAAATTTTCTAATGAAAACATAAACCTTTTCATATCTGTTTGACCACCATTACCATATGTTGGACCAATTCTAACAAAACCATTAGAATCTAATACAGAATTTGTATTACCATTATCTAAACCTCTATGTTTTTGGAGCGTATTAACAGTATTATATCTTTTTAATGTTGACCAAGTTCTACAAAAAGTACCATCAGTATTAATTACTGCATTACCTTTAGATTGAATTTTTTGATTTATTAAAGAGGAAATTTCATCTGGTGTTCTTTCAGCAACACTTAGTTGATTAATCATAGTTTGTATTTTTCTATCCTTACCACCTTTAAATAATTCTTGTGTTTTATCTAATAACGATTTCTTAGTAAATGAATACTCATAACTTTCTAATACAGCATTACCAGAATTACCCGGCCATGTAACATCACATAAATCACCAGCTGTTGCAACATCAACTAAACCTAAATATGATTTACTATCTGTTTGGTAATTTAAATCATTTGTTCCAGCACCACTATAAATAATACCCTTTTTACTTGGTGTATATGACGGTCCATACCAACCCATCAATAAATTGGCATTTAAATTACGAAATAAAGCTATTTGCTGACCTTCTCCTGTGTTATCTATTATTGTTTGACTACTATTATCATTTTTAATTAAAACTAGCTTATCGTTGAAAGAAAATATACTAGCGTCTTCTGGTAAGAAACTTCTTGGTACTTCAAAACCACTTAATTTTTGTATTAAATCAGTTGATTTACCAATACCATCCTTTGGAACTGTAATATCATTATTTGGTACAATTATATCTCCACCAGATAAAAAATTAACAGGACTAAGATTAATCATACCACCAACTTCTTGTTGAACATTAAATGCTACATTATTTAACATAGCTGCAGCTAAACCACGTTGTGCATACTTACCTAAAGGTGTATCATCAATAATACCAGTCATACCTAACATTCTACCACCTAAAGTAGTTCTAACATCAAAATTAGCATCTAAACCATTTTGACCTATACCAATACCTTGACCATTTAAAGCACTACCAAGGATATTACCAGCTAATTCAAATTTAGTTGTACTAACTAAATTTCCACTAGAATCAATATAACTTTCGTTTGTTGTTGGTCTATATTGAGGTAAATATCCTTCATTATTTTCAAAATTAATAACTTCATCAAATTTTCTATATTGGTTATTTTGGAGTAAATTTAATCTAAAATTACCTGATTTTAAAAGTAATTTATTATCTATATCAATTGAACTATAATTAGATTCATAACCTTTAAAATATTGACTATTATCAAATGTTATACCAAGTAAATTATTTTTTGTTGATGATGAATTAATATATCTATTATTTAATAATAATAATTCTCTATATAATTCACCATCATTAGTTATATCAGTGCTAGCAATTATATTATCATTTAATAAACCTATTTGAGCTGGTTTATCTATACCAGAAGCCCACGCAGTTGAACCATATGATGTAACTGTATCGGATAATATTAAATTTCTATTAAGTAATCTATCTCGTACTATAATTGCTATAGGTACTAATTTTTGTTCAATAGGTATTGGCATATCAATATTTTATATATAAATACTAACTTAATCAAAAATTAAAAGAAATAAATGTTTTGAAATTTTTATAATATATATTATTATTTATATTATTATTTATATTATTATTTATATTATTATTTATATTATTATTTATATTATTATTTATATTATTATTTATATTATTTATATTATTATTTATATATAGTTATATATAGTTATATATAGTTATATATAGTTATATATATATATATATATATATATATTATAATAAAATATAAAAAAAATTATTGTTTGTCAAGTAAAACTTTAATTATTTTCTAATAAAATTATAATTAATTAATTATTAGCTATTTAAGAGTATTTGGATTTAATATACCACCACCGATAGCTTTTCTCAACTCTTGTTGAATAACAGAAGATAATTCCCTAATTAAAATTGGGTCATTAACAATATCAATTTTAGTACTATTATTACCTGATTGTAATGTAATTGAACCAAATTCAATTTTAAGTGGTGCAAACGTAATTTGCATTGATTGTGGTGTTGAATTTGTTATTGATGATTGTTTTTCAATAGGACCACCGGGTTTAAATCCAATTAATGTATCACTACTACTAAATGGTTGTGATTTTTGTCCGGGTCTAGCTATAAAATCTTGATTTGTAGTATTCTCTTTACCTTTTGAAGAACCAAATATATCACCTAAATTATCACCACCTTTATCACCAATATATCCACCAGCAATACCACCAACGGCACCTAATATTGGAATACTAAGACCTCCTGTGAATGGTGCTAAGGCAGCACCTAAAGCTGTACCAATTTGACTACCAAGTATTGCACCACCAGCTGCGGAAGCACCTCTAGTTATAGCCCTACCAGTCTTTTCACCACCACTCATTTCTTTATTATCTTTATTTTCTGAATATTCATTGTAAAGACCAAAACCACCAGCTAATAACCCACCACTAATACTAGCACCTTTAAAACCACCTACACCACCACTTTTTCCACCACCTAAAATATTACTTATAGCTGATAACGGACCTCCTTTACCTGTACCCATATTAAACCCAGTTGCTAAAGCTAATCCATTTAAAACCCATTGAGATGATTTAAAAATACCATAAGTAATTGCCGCAGTCCATGGGTTGTTGGCAATGAATTCACCAACAACACCAGCAAACTTACCAATACTTACAGCAAAATCAGTTAAACCTTGAATAACTTTAGGGTCACCTAATACTTTTTTCATAGCTATTGAGAAACCATCCAAAGCTGGTAATAAAGTAGCTTTAAACATATTTTTAAGATTTTCCCAACTTTCATCAAAACTTTGTGATTGTGCTGCTCGTTTAGCTAAATCTTCTTTTTGAAGTACTAATGTTTTTAATTGTTCAATATTAGCTTTAGATAAATCTTTAATTAAAGTATCTTGACCATCAATATTAATTGTATAACCAGCTTTTTCTTTACTATAATTAGCCGTTGATGTAATAAATTCTTCAGTATCTTTATCAAATTTAAAACCAATCTTTGTTTTAATATCTTTAACTCTAGCTAATTGTCTAGCTTGTTCAGCTAAATCACCAAAATCTTGTCCAGTAACTTCAGCTGCTTGTTTTAATCTATGCATTTCTAAACCAGATATTTCAAATTTACCAGTTTCTTTATTGAATTGTGCAGCACCAGCCGTTGCTTCAATCATAGATTTTTGTAAACCAGCCATATCATTCCTAGCTTGATACATTAATTGGAATGGGTCAGCAATTTGACTCCAAGCACCACCAAGCACCTGTAATTGTGCTGCGGCATCAATAGCCCCTTCAGGTGTAAATAGTTTATCAGCGAAGCCGGCAACAGCCTCCATTGAGATTTTAAACTTCTGACCTTGTATGGTCATATCAGTTATTCCTTTAATACCACCTTTAAAATTGTATTTTTGTGCTGTTTTGAGATTATTTAATAATTTTTTAGTGATAGATTCAGAATTAACACCCATTTTATGAGCTGAATCAACTGTTTCTTGTACTATATCTCTAGCACTAGTAGCACTAATACCAAATGCGTCCATTTCAGCGGCTAATTGAGCAGCACCATCAGCACCAAGCATAGTACCTTTAGCCATTTCAGTCATAGCCATTAAACCATCTTGTGATAATACAACTGCTCTACCAATTTGTTCACTATAATCTTGTTGGTATTTAGCTAAATCTTTAGCGTTAGCACCAATTAATGATGTTTGTACAGCCGATTTATACATATTTTGAGAAAAAGATAAACTTTGATTAGATAAAATACCCATACTAAGTTGAGTTTTTCTAACTGCTTTATCTTGCTCCATTAATGATTTCCAACCATCTTTAAGAGAAGTACCTATCTCATTTTTAATAACCCAACCAATTGCTTGCCAACTTGATAAAGATTGCTTAAGTAAAGATATTTGTCTTTGATATTTACTTATAACTTCATTATGTAAATCAATTTGGTTTTCAATTTCTTGACTTTCCTTTTGTAAGGACCTAATTTTACTTTTATGTAGATTAAAATCAACAATACTAAGTGTATTATTTGCTCTACCAACTCTAATTTGTTCTTTTAAATCATCTATTTTAATTCGATTATCATTAACTTTTTTACTTTGTTCAGCAACTTGTTTAAGTTGTATGTTAAGTAATTTTGTTAACCTACCAGCATCACTAATAGCAGATGAGAAGGTTCCCATAGATTTGGAATTTCTCTCAATTAGTGAAGCTAATTTCTCTTGTTCTTTTAAAGATGCTTTTAATTCTTCAGGTGTCATGATTAAAATTTAATAATATTTATTTTAGCTTTACCATCACCTTGAGTTATTGGTTTTATTAAACTACCTTCTTCTTTATATGAAACTGGTACTGTAAAATTACCACCAGTCCCAATGTTTTGACCTTCTATGAAAAATACAAAATCAACATATTCACCATATCTAGTAAAACTTTTTTTATCTCTACTTAAAGTAGCACCATAAATTGCGTTTTTATTTAATTTTTCTGAACCACCAATTATATCTGATTCTAAAACTTTAAATTTTATTTTATCTTTAATATTATCATCAACATTTAAACCAAACTTATGTAATATTTTATCCATTGCTAAATAACCACTAGGGAAAAAGAAAAAATTATCCATACCTAAAAATCCGGGTTTATAAGTCATAGAATCATTAAATTTTTTAATTTCAGTTCTCCATTCATCCATACCTTCTTTAGCTACTTCAACAGCATTTGTTTTAGTACCACTATCAGTAATTTTAAAAAATTTGAAATTACCAACTACAATAGGTTTACCTAAATTTCCTTCTTCATCAACTGGTATTACACCAAGATTAGCAGTTTGGTTTCTAAAATGAATACCAGATACACCACTTGGATATAACATAACAACATCACCAGAATTAAGATTATTATTTATATTATTTTGACGAAAATCAGTAACAAATTTTAATTTAAGGTTAGAACCGTCAATTTCCATTATTTGAAAAGTTGATACACTTTGACTAGTAACTTCAGCATCAGGGTCTTCATTATTTTCTAACCAAAAAACAAAAGATATGAAATCACCAACCCTATGTTTAGTTATAGTGTTTATAAATGTTTGTTTAATTTGTTTAACAAATTCGTTGAGTGCATCTATACCATCATTTTTATCTGCTTCAACAATTAAATAATTTTGTAAGTTTTCTAATTGAGATTCAGTAAGGATTAGTCTTTTCATATAATATTTTATTAATAAATATCATAGAATATTAAATTCTACCACTATAATTTTTTACTGCGTTACCACTTATACGTGTTACACGTTTACCTTTACCATTACTAGCAGTTGCATTTTTTTGTTGTTCTTCAATTACTTCTTTTTGATGTTCTATTTGTTCAGTAAATATTCGAATAAAAAATCTACGTTCATATGTAGGCATACCCATAACATCAACATAAGACATATTCATATGTTTTATACAGGCAAAAACTTCTTGTAAAAATGGTTCTTTAAATTTATAACTTAGGCCAAAAAAAGTCGAGGTTAATGGGAAGAAAGGTTGTAAAAGGCTCACCCCCCGGAACCTGAATTTCAATATTCATATCAAGACCACTTTCTATTTCATTAACATATTTTCTTAAAGCACGAGAATCACCAACACGTAAAACTGAAATAAAATCTCTAATATAGTTAATATCTCTATTCCCATCAATTTCAATTATTTGTTTTTCTAATGAAAATGTTAAACTATCAGCATATTCTTTTTTTAATGTATTAATTTCGTAATCTCTTTGTTTACTAATCTCTTCTACATCACGAACACTTAATAATTTAAATTTACATGTTTTTGCTGAGATAGGAAATTTAAAATCAAATAAACCATTATTATCAGGTATAGCACCTAATTTTTTTGTTTTGATATCACTTAAATCTATTTCTGTTTCAATTAATTCACCATTGTATGGGTTAATAACTTCAACTGGGTAATTGGTTCCGTATGCTGTAGCTCTTAACCAAACCATAATAGCGTTTCTATCACCAACATGTAAATCTCGTGGATTTATATCTTCATCAATTATTTTTCTTCTTAATAAAATATCTAAAAATTCACCACTTTCTAATAAATGAGGTGATGTTAATATATTTTCATCTGATGCATTAAGAAATGCAACTTTAATTCTAGCTTTTTTACTTGGGTAAATTAATCCCTCAGATGGTAATGGAATTAAATCATATGGTGCATTAGCTTGACTTGTTTCAATCACACCACTACGTATCACCGGGGAATCTACAACTCGTTGTGGTTCTGGTTTTAATGGCATACTATTAATTATTTCAGCTTTAGCAGCCCTTTCAGCTTGTTTTCTTAAGGCTTCTTCTCTATCTTTTAATTGTTGTTCTGTTCTTCTCAACATTTCTTCAGCTGCAGCTTTTTCAGCGGCACTAACAGCATATCCAGTATGTTGTTGACCAGCTACTTCACCAGCTCTATTAGCTTCTTCTATTTGTTCTTTTGTTGGGATAACATTAGGTTTGTTTGATTCCATAATTTAAAACGTTAAATAAATATTATATTATAATTGTATAATATAAATACATAAAGTAAAGTTTTTTTAAAAAATGTTTGGGATTGTAATTTTTTATTCGTACATTTGTAAAAGTATTAATTAAAAATTAAAATTATGAAAAATATTTTATTAATAATTGTCTTAATTATAAGTTTAATTTCTTGTGAAAAAGACCCTTTAAGTAGTTATACTGATGGTGGTGTATTACCAAATGCTACTGATAATCATATAACTTTAAAAGGTACAACTTGGGTTTTAACACATTTCACTAAAGGATTTGTATCTGCATCCCCCAATGATACAATAGTTTTTAATAGTTATAACACATATACGTTAAATGGTAGAGAAAACCCAGAAGCATATAAATATATGATTGTTAAAACTGGTGAAATTGGTAATCCAGCTAATTTACAGTTATATGGATTCTCACCATTTGGAAATAATGGTTGTTGGGGTACCACACTTCCAAATACATTTGTTGATGATGGTGAAATTATTTTAAGTGAATTTAAATCAGCGTATGGTAATAATTCTTCAATAGTAAAAGCAAATTTTATAAGAATAGAATAATGAATATCAATATACCTATTGATTTACTGGATGAGTTATATAATACAACATCAAATATTAAATTAAAATCAGTTTTAACTAAAAGGTTAACAGAAATCGGGTTCATTAATAACGTTAAAACTAACAATAATAAATGTCAAATATTTATTAAATTAAGTATCATAATTGAATCATTAAATGAAGGTTGGAAACCCGATTTTAACGATAAAAATCAATGTAAATATTATAATTGGTTTAGAATAGAAAATAGAAAGTTTGTTTTCGATGATACTTATTGTGATTCTGGGCATATAACTGTACCATCGACCCTTTATTTAAAGGATAAAAAAACAGCAATATATTGTAAGAATAATTTTTATGAATTATATAAAGAATATTATATGTAATATATTTGGTATGACTTATAATAATAATTTTAATGTATTTATAACGTTATCTAAATTATTATTAATATCATCTTCCCAGAAACGAATTAAAATATAACCATCTTCTTTAGCTATATCATTTTTAATTGAATCATTATTAATATTATGTATTTGTATTGGTGTTAAAGGTAATTTATGTATTTTAGGGTTAAAATGGTACCAATCACCGTCTACCTCTAGTAAAACATTTTTTGATTTAATAAAAAAATCAAATAGATAACCTTTAATTGGGTATTGTGTTTCATAAACAATACCTAACGTAATTAATAATTCTTCAAAATTTTGTTCTAATTTTGATTTCTTATTAAATTTTTTATTTTTATAATAATTAGCTCTATTATATCTTTGTTTTAATCTTTTTTCATCATTACACCAAGATATTATTTGTGACTTACTTAAATTTTCCTTATGTTTTTTAGATTTATTAACACCTGTTAATTTTTTAGATATGTTTTTACCACGTTCAGGATTTGACATTACTTTAATAATATTATCTTTAACTCTTGAATCATCAATTGTTAAACCCTTATTCCATATTACCAACTCACCAGTATTATACATTTTCTTTTGAGTTTCGTGAGATTTACTAATAGCTTCTTTATTATGCCCCCAATTGTTATTAATTCTAGATGCGTGACCAAGAACATGACCAACAAATCCTTTTTCAAATGATAAGAAGTTAGTTTTAGTACCACACCCACATTTACATGGTGGTTGTATACCACCAAGAACATATTCAACATATGTTTCTTCAGATGATATTTTATGTTTTAAAGCTAAATGCCTACGTAATGAATCCAAAGACTTAAATTCTAAATTACAAATTTTACAAGTTATCATAAATAATTAAAGTTATCCTAATATTATTTAAACAATAATACTAAAATAACTTTAATAAGTCAAGTTTTTGACGTTGCAATTTTATTAAATCGTTAATAAATGTAACTATCTAATAATAAGGGTTTTAAAACACGAGTATAGCTCTATCGAATCTTAAAGTAGCTGTAATATCAGCAATACCATCGTCATCCATAGATAAATCACCAAAATTAACTGTTGTTAACATAGTACCTTGTAATTGCCATTTTTCAATAACAACACCGGTTGGGTCTAACATTTCAACTTCAACATTTTTTTTGTAACCAGCTGCGTAACCTTGTCTTCCTGTAATAGATTCACTATGTAAACGAACCCACTCCATAATAGCTTGTGCTGCAGAAGGACCTATAGGGTCTCTTAAAACTAAATCAATTGATGCCCAAGTAAATCTACCAATAACCCAAGTTGATGTATTTAAGAATTGAATTTCAGTCTCATTTTGTTCTATAGTAGGTCTAGCACCTGATGATAACCACCATTCTTGGATACCTAATTCAGCTGGAAATCTAAATAACCATCTATTTTTTCTTTTAGGCTCATACGTGATGGGCATTTTTTGTAATAAATCTGACATATTTTTTTAATTTTAAAATAAATTTATTCTTTGTTTTATTAATAAATATTGAGATTATTAAAAATTCTTAACATTTATTATATTTTTTTAATTAAATTAAAGAATGATTCATTACAAATCATTCTTTAATTATTTTTTATTTATATATTATCGAAACTTGCACCAGTTGGCATAATATTGAATTCAACAATTATGTATTCTAATGCTCTTGTTGGTTTAATATAAATTTTACCAATTAATTCATTTCTATCAATAGATTCAGGTGAACTATCAACTGTAACTCTAAAGTCTGTAATACCTCTTTCTTTTCTAATACCTTCTAATATTGGATTAACCATTGCTAAGAATTGATTTCTTACTATATCATCATTTTGTTCAAATAATAATCTAATAGCAACAGCAGAAATAAGTTTTCTAGCTTGAAGTAATAATCTTCTAACATTAATTCTATTAAGAGCCGTATCAGCAACTTGAAGTGTTTTATTACCCCAGATTTTAACACCTTCACTTGCGAAAGTAGCTATTGGGTTAATTCTTCCTTCATATAATGTATCTCTTTGGTCTAAAGTTAATTTAGTTCTAGCTTTTATACAATCTACATCACCTCTATTAACACCAGCAGCTGCGAACCAAGGATAAGATATATTATCTGTTCTAGCAATGTTTCTAACAGCATCTCTTGTAGGTGGAACCCACATATATTGGCTATTTTCAGAATCATTAATTTGAATCCAAGGCCAATAAGCTGCAGTATAGTTACTATCAAATAAATCTGTAATACCATCAACAACATCAGCTGGGTCCATAATATCACCAGCAGAATCAGTATCTGGAACTGTGATAATATATAATGAGTCAGCTCTTTCTTGTTCAATTATTTCAATTGTTTGTTCAATAAGACTAGAGTTATCAGTTGTATCAATACCCGGTGTTGCAAATACATTAATATTTACCGCTTCTGGGTTAGCAAACGTTCTTATAGCCTCTAAATATGCGTAGTAGTCAGAATTGATACCATTTTCACCATTTGTTAATGGTAATGGAGAGAAGTTAGATGGTGTTCCAGCTAAACCTTTTAATCCATTAATAGCATAACCATCAGTGTTTGTTCTTCTAGTTCTATAGATATCCCAACCATCAAAACCACCATATGGTGCTAATGTGAATTTACGAGCTCTAATATTTTCATAATCAGTTCCTTGTATACCTGTATTAGTTCTAAATGCGTAAGAACCAACATCAAATCTATATACTTCATCAACACCATCAATAGTTGCAGTTGTAGCACCACTATCCATATGGAAACCATCAGTTAATCCAGTCCAAACATTAGTATTAGATGAATCAGCTAAACCTTTATAATTAAAGAAACATTGGTCATACCCTATACTATCAGCTAAACCTAAATAAAATTTACGTTTATTTTCATAAGTACCATATTTTGTTTATAAGTTATTGTTGGGTTTTTAACGCCAGTATTACCAAATGCGTTAGCATCACGTTGAGGTATACCAACAAAACCAGCTGGGAATGCATCATCGAAATCAGATTCATTATCTAATTCAACTAAAACATAACTTGATTTTGATGCAAATTCACCATCTAATGTACCAATTCTACGGCCAATAAAATTATCTGAAGACCTATTCATTGTACAACGAGTAAATCTTTCTAATTTATTTGGTCTTTCATCAGTATCATAGAAACTTCTAATAACAACATCAAATTCTTTTTCATCAGGTTTGATATTTTCAATAGATATTTTAATTTCCGAGTTAGCTGTATTACCATCAGAAATAGTCCATAATCTGAATAATCTAATAATATTAGAACCACGAACTTCAGAAACAATATAAGGTGTTACTGCAGCTGTGTATTGTGTTTTATAATTAGCGTATTTATTACTATAATTAACTATTGTTGAATTTATACCTCTAATTTTACCATCAGTAATATAATCTTCTAACATATTTGTGTAAACGTCTTCAACAAAAATAGCTGTTTTACCATCTACTTGTGTTTTACCTAACACTCGACCAATATAATTTTTCTTAGTTGAATCAAATGATACATCATAAGTCATAGTACCTTGTGTTTGTGAATTGGCACTTAATCTGAAATCACCTAATGGATTATTGTTTGCTGTTGTTATTGTATTATCAATTACAACATCAGTATCACCTGAACATTGGAAATTTAGAACTTCATTACCATCGTATGAACCTCTACTTCTTATTGTAGCAACTAAAAGGTCTTCAACATCACTGTATGAACTACCAGAATAGTATACAATAGTATCAGCACTTGTAGTACCAGTAATTAAACTACCGTTTAATCCAGTTTCAAGTACAGTATATGTAAATGAAACACCACTAAATATATTATTGGTTTTATTCCACACTATACCAAATGATGAACCAGTGTCACCACTTTCTTTTAAATATAATGAGTTTAGAGGGGTATTTAAATCACCATTATTAAATAATGTTTGAACTAAAGCTTCTGTACTAGTTAAAGTATTAATAGTACCACCAGTTGTTACTTCATATGTGAAGAAATTTGCTACTGTTGTAGTAGGGATTGTTTCACCACTTGTTGTAGCATCTAACGCAGCATCTAAAGTAATACCCCAACATTTACCAGCATCATATCCTGAATAACCTAATACTCTAGTTACAAATAGTTGGTTAGATTCACTTAAATAAGATTTAGCTATATAAGGTAATTCATATTTAGGGGCACCATTATCTATTATTTTAGTTGTGTTTAAACCACCAAAAAATTGTTTGAATTCATCATAATCGCTGATGAATACAGGAATGAAAGCTGGGCCTTTAGTGGTTTCACCAACTAAACCCAAGGTTGTAACACCAACATTACGTGTTACAAATGTTATATCCTTTTCCGAAGTATAAACACCCGGACTTACAAATACGCTATTAGCCATTTAAATTTATTTTTGTCATATTATTATTTTTCTTTATTTATAAATATACTTTTAAAAACCAAAAAACTGATTAGTTATTAAAATTCATCTAATTATTAACTCATTTACACTATAATAAAACTCTATTAGTTTTCATAGTCCAAGTACCACCACTTACTGTTGTAATTAATCTAAGATTATCACTTGAAATATCAACATTTAATATAACACCTTGGGTATTACCTATATCATTAGTTGAAATTTCATAATATTCAACCAAATTAGTTGTTGCTGACCAAACACCTGTTATTGTACCAGCCCTTATACCACTACTTGATTTTACAACGTAATCCCAAATGCATGCATCACCATTAATATCAGCGAAAGTATCAATTATAGAAGTACCAGTAATATTAATTACTATTTGAGTATCATTACTAGCTATTAATACACCACTAGAGTTTATTTTAACGTCTCTCGTTGTTGAACCACTTAATGAATTAATAGTAATATCATTTATTGCTGTTAATGATGGTACTATTAAATTACCTGTCATTGTATCACCCGATGTATGTACAAAACCTGTTACACTTGGTATATTAATACCAGTTAATTGAGAACCATCACCATAAAATGTTGTTGCTGATATATTAACACCACTGAAATTAATACCGTAAACAGTATTATTTTGTGTTGCTGTTATACCACTACCACCTAATATAATTGAGTTAATTACATTACCATTAACTATATTACCACTACCACCTAATATTGATGAACTAGTTGCACCAGTATTAATAACTGAAGAATCTGAATGTATAAAAGAATATTGGCCATTACTTGACGAATTATAACCACCAGCGTGTGAACTATAACCAAAAGCTGTAGTTGAATAACCTTCACTATGAGACATTTGACCAAAAGCTGTAGTTGAATAACCTTCACTATGAGACATTTGACCAAAAGCTGTAGTTGAATAACCTTCACTATGTGAATAACCACCATACGCTTTAGTTAATTGACCTTCAGCGTGTGATGTATTACCTGTTGCCTGTGTATTACTACCTTCAGCATGCGAAGCTGAACCATAGGCTTTACTACTAATACCTTCAGCATGTGCTGAACTACCAGTCGCAACTGTGTTAGAACCTTCAGAGTGTGTGTAATTACCGCTAGCGGTAGTATAATTACCTTCAGCGTGTGATGATTCACCAATAGACTTTGACTCATCACCTTCAACATGTGATTGATTACCACTAGCCGTTGTGTTTCTACCTTCAGCATGTGAATTATGAGCAATAGCTTTTGTATTATAACCTTCGGCTATACTGTAATTACCTGTAGCATCTAAACCACTATTATTATTAGCTTTTATTGAATATGTCCCAGATGTGCCAGATATCCAATATTGGGTTTGTAGTGGTAAATTAATTAATTGAGAACCATCACCATAAAATGTTGTTGCTGATATGGTGTTTGCTGATATACTAGTACCGTAAAGTGTACCAGTCATTGTATCTCCAGATACATTAACAAATATACCGTTTAAACTTTCTTTAGTAAAATGA